GCCTGCTGGGCCAAGGCAAGATTCGCCTTACGGTTGTCTCCACGACGCGTGTATCTACCAGAAACAACACCACCTTGGATTCTATCAATCAGAGGCGGAACAACGGTACCCGTCATCTCAGGTCTTCTGGAAAAAAGTTGACCAACCTTGCTCATTCTATTTAAGCACGAGAATAAAATAGGTTAGAAGCAAATGTCTACGCAATCAGTTAAAGAGAAGATTTTGACCGCGCTTCACTCCTTGAAGCAAAAGGCAGTGGCTGAAAATGAGCCTTTTAAGGTTCGGGCATATAATAAGGCAATCAAGGAAATTGAAGGAGTTTCCAGCATCCAGTCTGTTGAGGATATTAAGGGTTTGCCGGGGATTGGTGCAAAGATTCAGGCAAAGATATCTGAAATTCTGGAAACTGGATCACTGCAGGAAGCCACCGATGCTGCTGAAGCCTACTCCCTAGATGCATATAACGCACTCCAGGAAGTTCATGGAATTGGTCCTGCTAAGGCTCGTGATCTCATCACAAAGCATAAGATTCTTACAGTGGATGCCTTGAGGGCTGAAGCTGATAAAAATCCTGATTTGTTGACGTCTTCGCAGAAGATTGGTCTTCATTTCCTGGATGACTTGCAGAAACGCATTCCTCGTGCTGAAATGGAAAAGCATGAGGCATATGTGCGGAAGATTCTACCTCGGGAGTTTGAGATGGCTGTCGTAGGTTCTTATCGTCGTGGTGCTGTAACTTCAGGTGATTTTGATGTCATGATCACAAGTCATACTCTTCCTGAGGCTGCTGCTGCATCTGCCTTTCAAGATGTTATTGAACATTTTGAAGAAATGGGATATCTTAAGGCAGCATTCGCTAAGGGTGCTCATAAGTATATGGGTGTCTGCCGTCTACCTAAGGTGCATACTCATCGGCATATTGATCTTCTTCTCTGCAAGCCTGAGGAGTATTGGTATACTATCCTTTACTTCACCGGCTCTGATGTATTTAATGTGTCAATGAGAAAGATGTGTCTTCAAAAGGGATATTCACTCTCTGAGCATGGTCTGAAGATTATGCGGGAAGGTCTTCCTGTTCCTCCTCTGATGAAGTCTGAAAAGGATATCTTTGACTTTCTGGGCTTCACATATGTTAAGCCGGAAGACCGAGGGAAGCCGCTTGAATAAGCCATAATTTGACATCCTCATTCAATTTAAGATGTTTAGTTTGATTTATAGTAAACCACCCAATTCCTGAATGATCTTTTTCACCGCGGTTAAGTTGCGGGGGTTCATCCGTATGAATAACTCCGATCCAATATGGTCTGCATCTGAGGTAGATTGGTCCGCTTGTTATTTTATAATGAATCCACTCCAAATATCCTGATTCTTCTTTCACTTCTCTGGTCGCAGTTTCCAATGAATTGATATCAAAGGTCTCTGCATGACCTTTTGTAAAACCCCATTTACCTGTTCTTTTGCTTTGAACTAGTAAAATCCTGGACTGACTATCAAGCAGGATGATTCCTGCGCGTTCAGATTCCATCTACTCTGCCAAATTATTTTCTAATCCCAGAATATAAATGTCAGCAACACGTACTCGCGCATCAAACAGACGTGGTGACCAGTATTTTGTGAATATCGTTGCGCTAGCCGTTGCAACCTCAGGCAACGCCAATGACGTATATGACTCAACGGGTGCCTCATTGATGACTACAACTAGCTTAACGGCTCTGCAGCTCGGCTTCACCGGCGCCTCCCCCGCTGCGGGCACAGTTATGGTTCGTGATATGGGCACGCAGGTCACAGTTCCGGGCGACTACCAGGGTGCCAGCGGTAACACGGCTCGTCGCGTTCTCCGCAAGGTTCAGCTCATCGCGTCGGATGCATCTTCGCTCAACACCGCTGCTAATAACAATATTAATGAAGGTGTCAAGGGTACCGCTACAGGAAGTACGGTTACAGCACAGGGCAATGTTGCCAATCCTGGTTATGGCTGCTTCTACATTGAAGTTGGTGGCATTGCGCCTTCCAACAACGCGGTTGGAGGCGTGAACAAGTGGGCTTCCCTCTCCCTTCCGCAACTTTAAACTTTGTAAAAATTATATTTATTATACCGATTTTAAGCATATAATATGTTTAAAATTGTTTCATGGCTTTTTTGCAAATAAGAATAAACCAATAACAATCTAGCAGAAATAATGTTATTAATGCTGCTTTTGTTTTAGCGTTTGGATATTCATTGATTATAATGATTTGCCAAAAATAATCCCAAATACGGAACTTTGTAAATGTTACCATAAATGCAATCCTATTTACTAATCCTAGTCCCTTACCTACTCTGATTACTCTTTCCCTGAATAAAGTCATGAATCCAAGAAAAATTGTGCTTATTTCCATATTAACGATTGCATTTGTCTGCTGACTGAATATCTCATACTGCACATTTCTTACAGATGTTAGAAAGAGTATTGTTGAGACATGATGAATGAACATATCCAATTGTGTTGTATAGAATAAATCAATGTAAACATATGTTGATATAAGATGATTTATTGTGGTATATGCTTGGATATATGAAAGACCTAATGCTAGGGTGGAGACTGTTATTGAAGATGCACTCTTTATAATCTCATATTGTCTATCCATCTAAGGATAAGTCTGTAGGAAACTTTAGGCACATTAGGTAGAAATGCCTAGACATGCAGTAAAAAAAATAGTACCTGCTTCACAAACTCTTCAAGTTCCTGCTCAACAGTCATTTCCTCCGCAAAAAGAGGAGCAAAAAAGATCAGTTATTGGAGATGCGCTTGTTTCTGGTCTGGGATCGGGTGTTGGATTTAGTTTAGGGAATGCTCTTGTAAGATCATTTTTTACTTCTTCTGCTTCTTCTCCTGCATCTGCACCATCTTCATCAGCTGCCCCCGATGATTGCAAAGATGTCCAAAAACAGTTTCTAAAATGTAGTGAAAAATATGATAGAGAAACTTGCAGAGATATTCTGGGTTATAATCAATGTCCTGTGGATTAATATTATGTTTGTTAGATAGAAATGTCCAGTTTCAATATGTTTGTTGGTGTTATGGTATTTTATGCTGTATTATCTTATATTATCATGCCCGCTGCTTTTTATTTTTTTGTTGAAAAAAATCTTAATTCTGCAGGAAATGGTTTTATTGTAGGAAGTTTACTTTCTGTTGTGCTATGGTTAAATTTCCGCTCTATTATACTTAAGTAGAGTTAACACGAATAGGCCAGTTTGAAAGGAGACAATCAAAGCGCTTCAGAATGACTTCCTGAATGCGGTAATCACGAAGTGTCTCCGGCGAAAAGATAACTGCAGGAACTCCCGGAAAGTTGAACTGTACCTGCTCAAACGGCTTCTCATCCGCAGAGATTAGAGTAACAAAGTCACGCATATATGCAAACATCTCATTTGTGTTAAGAGACTGCTGGTGCTTGATCTTCTCATCCTTATTATTGTAGGTCAGACCAAAGAACTGACCATCTGGCTTTACATGGATACTATCATCCTTTCGGGGATCAGCAAAGTTACGAATTACATTGATTGAGAAACCAGCACTTACAGGAGATTCATAGATTGACATTTCGGATTCACACACTTGATTATTATATAGTCAAATGTCTAATCAAATTTTTTAGTTTTACAGAAAAAATGAGTTTCTATCTTACTTGCAAGACGGGTCCACAAAGTAAGAGTAATAAGGATAATATAAATCACTGAAGCAAAATGCAAGAAACGCATAAACTGTGGCAAGTCCTTGACTCATTCCATTTGAAGTATTGAAGCACCAAGATAAACGCGCAGCTCCAAATCTAACAAGAAAAACAAAAATTGTTCCTAGAAGAGCAACTAGAGAAATAATACCTACTAAACCGGCTTCCTGAGGATCTACCATCTAATATAAACATAGAATAGATGGCTGATATATCACAACTTTTATTCTCTTTGACTCTCTTGCAGATCTGGTGGATTTCTGTTTGGGGTCTTTTTGATCTTACATTGAGAAGATTTGTTGGTCACAAACCTCTTAATCATGTTATCATTTATTTAGTCTGCATGGCTGCTATTTATACATATTTATTGGCTGATCCTTCTTCTGTGATTCATCTATAACTGCGTTCTTCCAAATCTCAAGATCTGCATAATACTTTACTATCTGATCTTCATTTTGCTTTTTTACTTCCTTGCACTCTCCACAAACGTTACATGAACCATATCCATCTTCCCACTCAATAATATGCTTAGATCGGATTGGCTCTGGCTTTTCTGGAAAGTTTCTGTAATCCCGGTGTTTTGGATACAGCGTCTCATTATACTTTACTACATGATGGTCATCTGGTAAATAATAAGGATAAAGGGTTGGAAATAGATCATAATAGTACTCGGCTGTATTGCCAGGAGGGGATTGCCAGATAATTACCAGTCTTTTAGTTCTAGCAGGATTTAGATGCTCTTTACCATACCAAGTTGGAAAACGGGGCATTTGTTATTTAAATTAAACAGTTGAAGCCTCAATTTTTTCAGGAGACCTTAGTTGAAGTTGTGATTGTCTACGCTCAACTATTGTTATCTGCCTTTGAATCTCTTTGGTACCTCTTTCTTCATTTGGTCTCTTTCTTCCAATAATCATGAAGCAACAGCATGCAAGAATACAGAATCCAAAAATTGCAGATAAACCAATCGCAGCATTATATCCTTCAAGAATTGGTCTATCTTGATAGACAATTGTTATATTTGTTGAAGGAAGCGGCGTAAATGAGGGAGTTGCTGTTAATGTTGATGTTTTCGTTGCAGTAAACGTTGCAAGAGATGTTTTTGATGCTAAGGCTGAAGCAGAGGATGTTGCTGTTGCTGATGCTGAAGCTGAGGCAGAGGCTGAGGATGTAGCTGTTGCAGATGCAGAGGATGAGGCTGAAGATGTTGCTGAAGCAGAGGCTGAGGCTGATGAAGAGGCTGTTGAGGTCGCAGTTGCTGAGGCTGTTGAGGTTGCAGTTGCTGAGGCTGTTGAGGTTGCAGTTGCTGAGGCTGTTGAGGTTGCAGTTGCTGAGGCTGTTGAGGTTGCAGTTGCTGAGGCTGTTGCAGCAGCAGGGGCACCACCAGTGATGATCAGAGGGCAGCAGAACTGATCTGTTGTAGAGTATAGACCACTAGCAAAAATACATCCATAAGAGGCGCCTCGTAAATTACAATTTGGTCCATTGATAATTTCCCAACTTGATGCAGCTGTTGAGCAGAATTGTTGCGCATTTGCTTGAATAAATGAGCAATCAGGATTGCCCTGATTTGCTGGACAGCCTGACATAGTATGGGTTAATTGTGTAAAATCTGAGCATCCATATTCAGCAGCCGCTAAAGAAAAGATACCTATGAATGAAAGGAGCCTTAACATTCTACTTTAACTTCCGATTTTTGGTTTATCTAGAAATGCAAGCCGAGCTGCCCTCAACTCTTCTCTTGTTAACTGCTTTGTCTCTTCTTTTGCCTCAGGTTCCGCCTCTTTAACCTCCTCTGCAGCAAGAGATGCCATAATAGCGTCTTCAATCTCCTTAGATTCAGCCTCCTCATCTTCCGCATCCTTGATATTTAGAAGATCAATCTCATAATCAATCCGCGGATAGACTGCTCCAATAATCTGATCCATATCATATCCTTCAATAAAGGCTGTTGCTGAATCAATGTACTCTTGGTCTACACTAAGACCAGAATCAAGCGCACTCTGAATCTTCTGCTGGATCTCTTGCAAGTCAGTAGTTTCATGTCCTTGAGTCTTCTCATTTGAAATGATATCATCAAGACCTACAATTAGTAGAAGCGATCTCCGAGCATTAGGTGTTAGACCAGGCAACTGCTCCATGACTTGCTCAAACAGATGATTTCCCGCATCTTTTCTGCTTTCTTCTTTTGCCTCTTCCAAACCTGCGCCTTCTAGACTTGCCTTAATTGCAGCCTCTAGCATATTATTATTACTAATATCAATATGCTGGATTGTCGCTAGAGTATCATATTCAAATTGCTGCCGATTTCGTTTTGGAGGCATTTTCACTGCACTAGTTTCTTACAGTCATCTGTTTCAATTTTTACGGGTCTTTCTTTTGCTCTTGTTCTTCCTTTTACTATTTCTATTTCCAGACTTTGGCTTCTTTCTATTTGGTTCTTTATTTCCATTGCCGTTTCCATTATTACTTCCATTATTACTTCCAACATTTGAAAAATTTAATTGGGGATGTCCTCTTTGTCTTGGTGCTGGTTGAGGCATCATATATTTTGGTTCTCTGTTTTCTATCTCAGGTGGGGCGGCTGGTGCTTTTGCAAACCTTACAGGACTTCCTGCTGCATTAAAAGGGTCAGGTTCATTTTCTTTCTCCATAGGCTCCCATGTAGTAATGACTCTTCTATGCTCGGGATCTGTAAGAATTGCACGAATCATCAATTTTGCATACCACAGTTTAAAATCAAGTGATTTTTCTTTATTTGATTCTAAGATTTTTCTTCCTTGTTTAGTGGACATTGTACCAAATGCTTCAGCCATTCTTGGGATCGCAAGATACTCATCTAATTGAACCTTTTCTTCTTCTGTTAGTTCATCAAATACAGGCTTCAAATGCGGATTTTCTTCTACAATTTTGGCAATTGAACTCATCTACTTTATGTTTATTCTTTTATTGAAAGTTTGTTAAGTATTTTTCGTAAAGCGGTGGAAGATTTTTATTATCCTTAATTGCAATAATTTCAAATTCTTGATTCCTTCCAAAAAGATCCTTGCATGTCTTAATTTTATCTTCAATGTTTGAAATATCTGTAAATTCTTTACTATTATATTCTTGATGTGCAAAATTTTTTAATTTATTTGATATAAATTCAGAATTTCCAAAATAACTTAGATGCCAGCCACTATTATAAAATGCATGATTAGTTACTTCCCTTATTTTATTAAAAGTTAAATCACTTTGCTTGTACCATCCATATTTCATAATTTTAGAATGATACCATTTTGATACAATTCTACATCTTAAATTATAATAATAAAGGTCTTGCTCTAAGGATACCAGATCAAATGGAACAACTTGTTTATTTTTTATTCCTCGTAATAATTCTGGATTTGGTATTTCATCAAGATCAGAAAGAATCAAAATATCATCTTCATTAAGTTTAATATGATCTAAACCTTCAGAGATACAATCTCTTTGATAATTTTCATTCTTCCAGTACTCATTTTTTTCTATGCTGCATGGATATTTATGAGGCAATTCTACGATAATGTGAATAATTTTATCATTAAATTGTTTAAATCTTTCTGCATTTTCTTTAAAAAATAAAGGTTTTTCTTTACCAACATGTGTTTGATGTGCTTCAACAATTATAAAATAATCTACATAAGGATCTAACAAATTAAGTCTATAGTTTAACATTTCAAGTTCATTATAAAATGTGAAACAATCAACTATTTTCATTATTCTTGGAAATTTATTATTTTACTTTTTTAAACTTGCTTTCTTGTACGCTTTCTTTGTTTACGACTACGTTTTCTTGATTTCTTATTTCCGTTTCTTGCATTATATGCATGCAAGAGTTCTTGAATTTTCTTTAATCTATCTTGATCCGGACCCCAAATCTGTAATCTATCCATTATTCTATCCACTTCTTTGACTGCTCTTTCCAATTGAATCTTCTCCTTATCAGGATTTCTTGCAAGAATCATTTGAACTATTTCTAAACACGCTCTTTCAGCCGCTTCTGGTAGAACTCCTTGACCGTAACAACTTAATGTATATAAATCTGCACCTTTTTCCAAAAGTGCATTAAAGATAACAGGTCTTGTGTGTCTTGCAGCAAGATATAATGCAGTTTCATTACCTTGGTCTTTCTTTTCAGGATCTGCCCCCGAATTAAGTAGTTCTAGTGCAACTTCATCCGCATCATTTTGAATTGCAATAAAAAGTGGAATCTCATTTCCATTTCCATTCACATCTGCTCCAGACGATAGCAGGAGTTTTACTGCAGGAAGTTGTTTATGTTGTGATGCAATCCATAATGGCGAATAACCTGTATTATCACCCATGTTAATTGTAGCACCCTTTTCTAGCAGAAGTTTCATGACTTCAACGTGACCATTTTGCGCAGCCCAATAAATCGGTGTTCTTTGAACTTTATCCAATGTGTTAGGATCAGCACCTTCTTCTAAGAGTTTGGAGACTTCTTTTACATTACCTATTTCCGCTGCCTTTGCTAAAGGTCCAAGACCGTAGTCCCACTGTGGTTTTCTGCTCATCTACTTATTTAGATAGAAAATCAGCGTAAATTTTCATAGCATTTCGCATACCGGGTGTTTGAAATTTATGATATTTTGCCCTATAATACATGGTTCTTGCAGTTTGCTTCTGTTGCTTTCTTGTTTCTTTACGAAGACGTCGGATGGTATTACGCGCTTTCTTTGCAGTTCCATATCCTGCCTTAATTCTTGGAGGATTTTTAGGGTTATTAAAGACACCCATCTACTATTATTATTTTTAATGTTTGCATTCCTAAATATTTAATATTTACGAATGTGATATAATGATTTAACGCTAAAACCAAACAATAAAGATGCGGAGGTTTCTAGTTGCTGTAGGCAAGTCCACCCATGCCAGACATGATACGGAGAACGTTGTAGTTCACGGCGTATACGCGGACCTTGGCCGTGTTCGTTGAGCTGACCGTGTTGTTGGTGAGCGTCAAGAGGAGCGTGGCGTTGTCAATGCGGGAGAAGTTGCATGAGCCTGAGGGCTGGTGGTCCTCCGGCTTGAGGGCAAAGGAGTAGACGTTGATGCCAACAGCCGGCACGTTGGTGTGGTGCTGGTAAGGCTGGACCAAGTTGAAGTACTTGCCTTCACGCTCGGAGAAACGGTCGTGGCCGTTGAGCTGGATCTTGGCCGTGACTACAGGGTTGTTTCCGGCAAGGCCCTCAACGCGGGTGAGTGAGTAACCAGAGTCCAAGACTGATCTGTCCCACCAGTCGGAGTAGTTGAAAGGCTGCATGCCCTTCCAGGCCGCGGGGGTGACATCGTCGCAGGCAACGAAGGAGTCACGCTGGACTACCCACACAAGCTCCTTCGTGGGGTGGTTGAAGTTGAGCTTGATCTTGTTGTTGGAGGACGTGACTGACTCAGCGCCAGTGTACTGGAGCTGCTCAATGAGGTACTCGTGGGAGACCTGGGCGAAGCGGCGACGCTCGTCCGTGTCAAGGTAGATGTAGTCAACATAGAGGGAGGCTGAGACGAGGCCAGTTGAGGCAACGCGGGTCTTGATGGCGTTGTTTGTCGCGGAGCCCGTGACGTTGTCCCAGCAGAGGTACTTAACATCCGTCATCTCAAGGTTGATCTTGACCTCGTGGTACTGGAGGGCGATCAAGGGGAGCGCAAGGCCCGGGTTACGGCAGAACCAGAACTGGAGCGGGATGTAGAGCGTGTACTCCGGGGCGCAATTCCTGACCTCAGATGAGGCACCAGGCTCGCCGCCCGTGCAGTAGTTGTCGCAGCCCTCGCCACCCTGTACGAGCAAGTTAACGAGTTCCGGAACGTTGCCAACCATCTCCGCATAGCCAGACTGCTTGCCGGGCTCCTGTGTAAGTTCATTCCACACGTGGAGCCAGTCGCCGTAGTGCTTGTCAATGCGCTGGCCGCCAACCTCGAGCTCAACTGAGTTGATGAGGTTGTGACCGACGTAGTTGAGCCAGCGGAACTGGGCGCCAGAGCCGTCGGAGGCCTGGAGAGTTACCTGCGGGAGCGTGGCCTGGAGGTAGATGCGGTGGATCAAGTCGCCGTTGCGGCTGATCGTGCATGTAACGCGCTTGCCGAAGTTAGCAGTGCCGTTGAAGGTCTGCTCAATCGCCTCCATCGCGAAGTTGGTGTGACGGCGGTACACAACCTTGAAGAACGTGATCTGCGGGTTACCTGTTAAGTAGATGTCCTGAGCGCCATAGGCTACGAGCTGCATTAAACCACCACCTCCCATTTGTTATATTCATCGCAAAGAAAATAATTTGGCAGATTTGGGAAATTCTGACTTTTCCCGAAAAATTTCTGGATCACCGGGGGCTACCGGGAGCCAGCAACCCGGGGGATTCATGTGTCCAAAAACCGCGAACTATCTTTTTGAACATCCACATAAGGATGGCTCCTCATTAGTAGATAGCCAAATGTCTGGACAAAAACCTTTACACATGGTTCTCCAAACAATGGAGGCTCCAACTCAAGAAGTCACAGATATGCCCACCACATTGGAGGCATTCCATTCTGAAAAGATGAGGACTATGAATGAACGTCTTTCAAAAAGAAGTGTTTTAGAGAAGGAGATTGAAAAGAAGGAAGCACAGATTGAAGCCTTTAAAGGTGCTCTTCATTCTGATGAATATAGACTCTTGCAGGAAGAGTTACAAGATTTAGAACAACAAGTTGTCCATTTGAATAAAGATAATGAGCGTCTTGACTATTTCTTGCAGGTTGGTGATATTTTGTTCAATTATTATGAAAGTCAAGAGAAAATTGCATCCGGGAATCACACAAAATCCAAAAAAGCTCCTAGCAAGTTAAAGACTCCTCAAAATTCAGTTTTGAATTATTTTAGTTCAAATGACGGGTCTGCTGATACACCGACAATAGAACTTATAGATAAGATTGAGGTTAAAAAAGTTAAGAAGGCTCGGGATATTGAAGATTCTAACGGTTTGCAGCGTGATAAGGCTCTTGAAAAGTATTTAAGTATCATTGAACCAACTTCTATCCGTGGAGGAATTCTGCCTGGCTCTGGTATTGAACCTGATTTTGGTGCATGTCCTCATTGTCCATCCGCTGAGATGGTTTTCTATCATAATGAAGCTACACTTGGTTGCCCTGAATGTGGATATCAAGACTTTATCTTGGTTGATTCTGAGAAGCCTTCTTACAAGGATCCGCCCCGTGAAATCTCCTATTTTGCTTACAAGAAGATCAATCACTTTAATGAATGGTTGGCGCAGTTTCAAGCAAAGGAAAGTACTGAGATTCCTCCGGATGTTTATGAGAACATTCTAGCTGAAATCAAGAAGGAACGCATCTTAGATCCTAGAACTCTGAAGCCTCAAAAGTTGCGCGAAGTCTTGAAGAAGTTACACTTAAACAAGTTTTATGAGCATATCCCGCATATCTTGCATAGAATGAACGCGTTCTGTGCTCCGACCATGTCAAGAGAAATGGAGGATAAGTTGCGTTATATGTTCAAGGAAATTCAGCCATCTTTTATTCGTCATTGCCCTCGTGGTCGTTCAAACTTCTTGTCATACTCATATGTATTATACAAATTCTGCCAGCTATTAGAACTAGATGATTTCTTACCTTGCTTTCCCTTACTAAAAAGCCATGAAAAACTCTATATGCAAGATAATATCTGGCAGAAGATTTGCGTTGACTTGGGTTGGGAATTTATTAGAACAATTTAATTTGTAAAAATAGGAATGGCGAATATAAATCCAATTGGTCTTGGTTTACCTTCAGAATCTGTTAAATCATTAGGTGAATTATATTTAAGTTTGGGTTCTACTCCCATAAGTAGGAAAAAGATAAGCCAAAAAAGACCTCAACAAAAGTCGCAAAATAAAATAACTTTCGCACGTAATAGGTGGTATAATATTCCTAAAAATGAAAATGGTAGGAAAGCACCCACAACTATTCATCAGTTGCCTAATGGAAGAGGTGGTTTTAGAGAAAAGGCACTTTTTACTAATAATGTTAGTAATATAAATAGAAAGCCTACTGGTGAAAAGTGGACTCCCAATAATGCCCGCAAAAAGGCATTAAATCTTCAAAATGAACTTGCTAAGAATGAAAATAAAACTAGAAAGATTCATAGAATAAGAAAATAATTCGTTTAATTAGAAATGTCTGGACCAATTGGACTTGGATTAGGTAATGGAGGTCCATCATTAGCCGAGTTACTGCAAGTTCCTGCTCGCCCACAAAATTCTAAGTATACTGAAATTATGAGCAGAATTCCTAAGAAATATTTATGGACATTTGTAGGTTCATATAATTATTATAAAACTTATGAAACTGAAGAAGCAACAGAAGCATTTTTACAAAGAATTTTAGATAGAATAAACAGGGTTCCTGCATCTTCAAGTAGTAGAAAGCGTACGAGAAAGCGCAAGCAGATTAAGTGATTTGAAAAACATTCTGTGTATGCCCACGATAAAGACATATCCACATTGAACAATTCCCAGTATTACATACAATATATTGAGACTTGGACATAATAATTGTTATTGCTAAGAATAGTTTTGAAAATCGCAAATTTTGATTAATATCAAAATGGTCTACTGTTGCTTTTTGTCTAGGTATATGACGAATTTCATCATGGAAGTAGAAGGAATTTGGTAACTCTAACATTTTCTGCAAGAATTCTGTTTCATCACTTTGGACTAAAAATCGGACATTAGGATTTTGTTGTTTTATTTGTTTAGCAGCTTCTAACAAGGATTCATATGAAGGAAGAGTAACTTCGGTTGCTTTATCATTTCCTCTATAAAATAGGACACATGTATTAGGATAATCTATTTTATATTTCTCTTCTATATCTTTGATTAACTGTTTGACTTCTACTGATGGATAAAAATACTTTCTAATAAATGGAACATAATCTAGATATGGAAGACTATGGTAATTTAGATATTGATACCCATTTGTAAATCTTATTTCTTTATAGTTAATTGTATGATTATTTTGTTTTTCAAAGTATTGATATGTTATATCCGCTGTAGAATACATTGGTTTATACCATTTAAATTGATCAGAACTGTCAACTTCTTCAGGTTCTTGCTTATTTAAATTGAAAAACTCAATAATCTTTTCAAGCCGTGTTGAACAACAACTAAAAAATCCTTGCCACATATCTTGTTTGATTTGTAACATTTAATTTTATGCATTTATTTATTTTATTTTATATTCGCAGATGGATTCAATTGTAATTCTCAGTATTTGTGTTGGTGTTTTATTTTTGTCTCAATTTTGCTGTTATTGTTCCACCGTAAGAGATATTAATGCTCTATTAGAATATCAATCTAGTCATAGTAAATGTGTTGTTTGCACATATGAAAAACATATGGCTAAATATCATCGCCAATTCATATCTCCTTTGCAGAGTGTGCATATTCATTCAGGATCTGAAGATCCTTCAGAGTAAGTCTTATTTAAAACATATACTAGTCAGTAAGATAATGACTATTATTTGTTCTATAGATCCTGGTATTAAAAATTTAGGAATCTGTGTTGCAGATCGTGATATTAGTGGAAACATATTAGATATTCTTTTATGGGAAAACTTCAATTTAGTTTCTGATACATCAGCCCAAGCATCTAGCAGATGTGGTTCTTGTGGAGGACCTGCATCATGGTCTTACAAAGGAGAAAAACTTCTCTGCAAGAAATGCGCTAAGAAAGGATATTTAGGTCTAATTTGTGTTGATCCAGAAAAGATTGGTTCCCTTTCTAGCATCAGAGATTTTGGTCTGGAGTTGGGATGGACTGATGCAAAGAAAAAGACTAAAGCGGCTCTTATGGATGAAGTTGCTAAGTTTTATTTAATGCCCTATAAGGCTGCAAAAGTTAAGAGTATGAGTCCTTCTGATGCTTTTTCTAAGATTCGTGTCTTTGTGGAATCCCGAATTCCTATTCTTAAGAAGACTTCAGTAATCCGTATTGAAAATCAGAAAAGTATTGCTCCTTTACTACGTGATATTCAGATGCAAATCTATTCCTTGATGCGATACATTTTGGAGAAAGATGGGTGGACTGGTACCTTTGAATTTATTCATCCGGGTGCCAAGAATAAGGGCGATGATATTGCCGCTGGTTCTGCACAGTATAAGGATAGAAAAGATGCAACTTTAGCACGTATTGAAAAGAAACTAGCTTCTTGGGTTTTGGCTAAACCGGTCATGGCTCTACCTTGGATCCAACTTTTTAACAGTGTTTCCAAGAAATATGATTTGGCTGATACATTACAGATGATTTTGGGCTGAGCTAAAACATCTTCTGCGTAAAGAAATCTCAAATAGTCTAGAAATAAGAAACAGAAGATGTCTAGTAGTTTTAGACCTGGAAGGGAAGAAATGATTGAATTTGCTAAGAAAGCCAACGAAATTGAAATCGGAGGCATCACAGATCTTGCAGATGATATGGGTATGTCCTTATTAACAAATCAGAATAAGGTGAATATCGGTGTAAGACAGGAATCCGGACATGGTGAAACAATTACGATTGAGCAACCGAGACAAACTTCCTTTTCCGATAATCTTGAGTTTGTGAACTTGGATAATATGGAAACAGTTGGTTCTCAGTCACAGTCGCAGCCCAAGATTGATATTCCTAATTTTAGCGGTTCATCAGAACCATTCGGATCTCAACAGCCTATGACATTTGCTTCTGTGCAGCCCTCAGCACAAGTACCTTTAGAGAGCCAACTTTCTCCTGAGCAGGAACAAAGAGAAAAGAATTCATATTTGACGAGGCTGCAGCGTCTTTCTGGCAGAGGAATGACTGGACAACGCATGACGATGACGAATTCCCTGGAGGAGATTAAGGCTGAATATGGTCGGGTAGTTGATACGCGCAATTTAGAGGCTTCCCTTAAGTTCCAGCGTAATGCTCTAATGACATTTGCGACAGGTGCTGAATTCTTAAATAATCGTTTTAATCCTTTTGAAGTTAATTTGGAGGGCTGGTCTGAGTCAGTACATGAAAATGTAGAAGACTATGATGAGATCTTTGAAGAGTTGTATGATAAATACAAGGATGCTGGAAAGATGCCTCCAGAAGTTCGTCTTGTTATGACACTTGGTGTATCTGCTGCAATGTTTCACGTAACAAATACATATTTCAAGTCCAAGATGCCGGGTATGGATGACATCTTGCGCAACAATCCGGATCTAATGAAGCAGTTTGCAACAGCGGCGGCGGGACAAGTTGGACCTGGATTTGGACAGTTTGTTGGAGCAGCAATGAACACACAAAGAGGAGGGCAGCAGGGTCCCCAAGGTCAGCAGGGACCTCAAGGACAGATGGGGACTCAAGATATGGGTGGAATGCCTTTCAACATGAGTAGCCGCGCCGCCCAAGCACAGCAGATGGGTCAGGAAGAAATGCCTATGCCTATGTCCCAACAGCAAAGACCCAATTTGCGTAGGGAAATGCGTGGCCCCGCTGGAGTAGATGATATCCTTCAGGCCTTTGAGCAGGAAAGACAGAACCAAGGTCAGCCTCCTTCAGTTCGTATTGATATGAATGCTGTACCGATCTTTTCTCCAACTGATTCCGGATCTCCGCAGACAATTAACATGAATATCTTGCGTGAAGGTGTTGGAACTGAAGTTGATCCGCTAAGAGAAGTCTCTAACATTCTAGATGAGATGCAAAGTGTTGCATCAACTTCTATGTCCCAGATTGATGGTGATAAGAAGAGAAGGGGCCGCCGTACAGCTAACTCAGTTACAGGTGGAACTCTAACATTGAATGTTTAACAAGGATTTTAATTATATTTTAAAGATTTAAATTAGAGTATGGCATATCAAATAGTTGATAATGTAGGAGTTCAAATACAAGGATTAGTTGTTGGAAATTTTTATTCACCGTCCGCAAATCCTCTTCCAGGTCAAGGTAATAAACCTATGCTTGGTGATATTTTTAGTGTAGTTTTTTTAGTTGGTCAAGATGTTGCTATTATTAATGTGATGCAAGGCGCTCATCAAGGCCAAATGAATATAGTTGGACGAAACTATCCTGCTGGTACAAGATTCTATAGATACGCACTACTTGGTGGACAAATGCCTAGAGGAATTGCTGGTGGGGCTGGACCTCCTCCTGCTCCTCCTGTTGCTCCTGTTGCTCCTGCGCCTCCTCTTCCTCCTGTTGGCCCTGCTGCTCGAGAAAATAATTCAATGGGTAATATGAAACCTATTAATAACAGTAGCCAAAGAAGTAGAAAACAACGCTCAAGGAAAACTCGTAGAAGATTACATAAAAAAACTCGTAAACATTGAGTCTTCTTTTGCTAGAAGTAACATGCAGAAAGTTCTTAAATTTCTGTCTTAATAAATAATTTTTTGTGATTTAATCACTGAAAATTAGTTATATTTATTAATTTTAAAACATTTTCATGTTTTTAAGATAATTTGCTTCTTCAACAGCCAAATTCGGATCAGGAACTGCTAGAGGTCCCTTCATAAATAGAGGAATCATAGAAGGTGATCCTGCTGGTGCCGAAGGCTGAGGCTGAGGCTGTTGTCCCTGTTGCTGCTGAGATGAAGGATAATCCGGAGCCTTAGGCGGTTCATCTTGTTTGGGAATCACACGGAGTAAACATAGAGGACTAGCCTCATAGAAGATTACATAGAATACTAGCATAAAAGCCATTGTTAGCCAGAAAGCAGTTATAATATTACGAGTAGCTACAAAACACAAGCAGAAAATGATAATGGGTCTTATCCATGCAGATCCAAGCATCTTTTCCTGCTCAGGCGTTAAATTCATGGCGATATGTTTTCCACCCAAATTTACAATAACATAACAAAGTCCAGCAATCCAAGGACTTGTACTGATTAATCCAATAAGTTGAGCAGTGGGATCTACTGCAGATGTGGCGGCGACCGCTGCTGCACCTGTACCAACGGCAGCACCAATTGCTGTTTGTATCGCGACTATTGGAGGTGTATTATTAGAGTTCTTCCCCATTCCCTAGAAATATATGATATTATTATGTATAATCTGGTTTAGCCAGATAAAAGGTGAATGTCATAAAACCAGAAGATAACAATCAAAAATGTTAGAGAACCAACCACAGGATTCCACTCCATTCCTAGCAGAACTAAGAGATAGGCTAAGAAACGAAAGAACGGTTGCCGGGCTAGATAGCGTAACTCTTTATTGTAAGGAGTCTGAAAAGATAAACTAAAAAGAAGAACAACAAAAAGTAATGCTAAAGATGTTCCGCCCACTAAGATATTTTCAGTATCAATCATTTCCCTAATAGTTCTTTTGAGAAAAAGAATTTTTAGTTAGCCGGAGGATATGTTGTTACCGTCTTATCAATAATTGCAATAGGTCTTTCATCTAATATTTTTTCAACTAGCCATTTCTTATTTGATGTTACAATGTCAGTAATCTGTTCATTATTAAAATATTCCTTTTTATTTTGCTTGTGGTGCTCTGCGATTAAAGCAAACATTAAGATAAAAATTGCTGTTCCTAAAATTCGGTAATGCGTAAATGCAACTAAGCCAAGACCAAAAGTTCCGAGAATACCTATCCATGATGCAAGAACTGTACGGATGTCAGAGGGTAAACTATCCGGTCTTGCAGCCACAATTAATATTAGAAAGGATGTTACCCATTGGACTGGAAACGGGAATAAGAGTTCTAGCGACATATCCTAACTAAGACCCACAATTTAATGGATTTATCCAATCTTTATATAACGTATCGGGTTCAAGCGATTTTTTAATTCCAATCTGATTCTTATCAACTTCAAAAAAAGTTTCCTTAAAATTATTCAATACAATCATGCCATCTCCTGTTATGTCACTTGCAATGTAGCGCATTACCTGATTAATTGCAGCCGCTGCTTCTGAACATGTAGGGATTTTATCTTTTTGTGTAATATTTTCAAACATCTCTTTTGTTGGATTTGCAGAACTTACATACAAAAGGATTGCTGAAAAGAATACTGTTAATAAAATAAAATTTACAATTTCTATAGTTTCCATTTTCCTTATTCTAGTTTACTTTATTTTTTGTCTAAAAATTCAAATCCTACGATAGGGAAGTAAATGAGTTATGCATCTTTAGATGAAGCATTTCCTTCTATAAATCTGGCAGCCACTACTAAGTCTGGTAATTGGATGCCAGGTCAAATGGAAGATATAGGAACACCATTAAAGAAAAATAAAAATAAGAAACGTTCTTCTCGTTCTATGCCTGAACCTGCTGTTATTGAACCTGACAGACCAGGTGCTAGACCTGTTGAAGATGTTGAAATTCTACGAGGATCTCCGAATGAAAATGTTAAATCAACTTCATTAAGTAATTATTTAGTGGCGGCAGATGATCCTTCTGAAGATTATTTCCCGTATCCTCTGGGTGCTGATGGTGATAAATCAGAATATATGCTACAGCCTGATTGGACTCAACAGATTTATAATAAGGGAATTGGTCGTCATTCTGAAACACCAATTGCACCTCCAACTCCTGTAGATGGATATTCAACTCTTTGGAGAAATATTCCTAATCCGATGAATGATGATGAATACAATCAACGTAAGAGAACCGATGCAACTGATACTTCTGTTAAAGATGATCTAAGAGAAAAAGTAGATCGTATTCTTCAACGCCTGGACTCTCAAGAGTATAAACTTGCTGGAGCAAAAGATACGTTCTCAGAGATTTTATTATTTATCTTTATTGGTGTTATTATTATTTTAATGCTTGATTTGTTTTTTCGTGCTCAGCAGTATGCGATTGCACACTTACTGACTACGTCTATGAGACAGAGTGGTGGAGCCATGGGCTTTAAGAAAAAGAATGGACTATCTTCTATGATGCGAAAACTTAAGATTGCTGGCTTTATCTAAATACTAAATAAAAGTTACATTTTTTGTTGTGCTATCATCTTGAGTCACATATTGTCCCATTCCTCCGATTGCCTTATACTCAGAAGTCTTTCGTATTGCAGGTTTGATCTTCTTTTCATTTGCTGTATCATTTACAATCATTAACTGTTCCCTTTGCGACTGCTGCCGTTTAATTGCTTGCTCCGTCACGTCAATGAGTGTTTTAATATAAGGCGATTCATTGATCCGATAATTTCTTGCTTGTTCCTTCCATGATATATACAGTGCATTAGGATGAGTATAGGTAACAAAGAACCCTGTAGATCTTAAATTATAAGCTAAATAAATAATACACTGTTTCATATCAAAACGCGGCACTCCAGGTATAAATTCAGGAACTAAATAAATCAATTGTTGTCCATTTCCTGGAAGCTTATTTGTAGCACGAATTCTATTATGAACTTGTGCTAGAATTGTATTATATGTTTCGCAACGTATTTGATCTTTTTTGTTTTCTTCTGTGAAAAGTGATGATGCTTCAAGACGCGGTGGGTTCAGACCACTCATTCCTGTTTTTAGTATAAGAAGGTTATATGGCCGAAACACCGTGTAAGAAAATCCTTCGGTCAATTGTTCTTAGCGGAGGAGGAACACGATGTATAAGTTTTGTTGGTGCTCTTCTTTTCTTACGATCACGTGGATTTCTTGCAGGAGTTACTCGTTGGTATTGTTGTTCTGCTGGATCATTAATTGCTATGCTTTTTGTTCTAGGTATATCTGATGCATTAATTAAAAAATTTGTTTTAGAATTTGACTTTGAAAAGAGTCGTGATATCAATGCAGAAAGCGTTTTATCCTTATCTGAAACTTTTGGTGTAGATCGCGGATTTGCTCTCCGTAGAATGATTTCTAGATTATTAGAATCTCTACGAGCTAAAGCAAATACTTGGACTCTGCAGGAATTAAAAGAAGAAACAGGTCATGATATGCATTTTTTTATAAGTAATGTTACAACTTCCCAGCCTTTCTTTGCATCCGCTGCTTCTCATCCTGATTTATTTGTTCTAGATGCAATATACGCCACGATGGCAATTCCCTTTTACTTTCAGCCTTACAAATACGAAGGTCATCTATGGTGCGATGGAATGCTTGGACAAAATTTTCCTTGGGCTTATATTCCCGAAGAACATAAGGATACTGCTCTTGGTTTCTATTTTCCTCGTCTTCCTCCATCAGATAAAGCTCCATCCCTATTTGAATATCTAAATTGTATAATTTCATTTCGTAATAATTATGAGACTGATAAAGTTATTGCTAAATGGCCTGCAAATTGTATTGAAGTTCCAACATCTGAATTTCCATCTATCCTTTTAACTCTGAGCAAAGAAGATAGGAAATATTTATATGGGGTTGGACTCAAACAACTTAAAAAGTGGTTTTCTCAAAATGGTGACATGTTTATGAACAGTTTGAAGTCAAGAAATCATCCATTGATGCCGTATTCCTCGGTCCATCGTATTCGGTCACAGAGCCATTCGGCGCTAGAAGAGCAAGTGTCGGATAACCGGAAATCTTTACCTTTTCCTTATAAGGATTCTCCTCCTCTTCAGGGTTTATTGCAACCATCTCAACGGCGTTGCCGCCGATGGTCTTTGTAGAACCTAGTGCTGCAAATTCAGGCTTTGCCTTTACGCAGTGCGGGCACCAATCCACGCTAAACATTAAAAACTTATAAGGACCACTTTCAAAGTTTTCGCGCGTCATATTTACGAGTGGTGCTTCAACAAAATACTTGAACGCTGTTACACCCACAAAAACAACTATAAGAGTTGTTAAGGCAACGTACCAATAGAACATTCTACTTCTTAAGATGTTTTTTATCTAAACAGGAACCGCGATTAAGAATCAGGTATGTTATTCTATAAGAATAAGTTGTATCCATTACCGGAATGTGACCCTCTATGGTCAGAAGAAGAAGTGTATCAATATGGATATCTCTGCTTGTATCTTGCAGAAATGAATATTCCTTCTTCTTATGCTCGTTGTCTCATATTCAAAAAACAATTTCCGAAATTACTTTATTCGCCGGAAATTGAATCTAGACTTGCACTTTTAGATCAGTTAATATTTAAAAATAATTAAAATAAAGCCTAAACGGGCTATAATAAATATAGTAAAATGGATTTAATATATGTGTTTGTTAATGGATCAAAATGGGAAGATTTAATCATATTTTTATCAAAAGAAGAAGCAAAAGCAAAATCTATTGAATGTCCAACAGTTAGAGTAGAAATATTTGCAAAATCAATAAATGGTTATATCCCGACTTATAATTATTATCTAAATGGTAACTATGTCAGAACAATATAATTATAAAAATCCACCAACTTGTTTTAAAGTCTTACGCCTCTTCACTTTTATTGCATCTCTTTGCTTAGTCTTTGCTACTCTGCATGTCTTACCCTTTGTGCATGCACTACTAAATGCTCTTGTCTCTTTTGTAAAATCCTTGTAGTTTTGTTTTCCTTGTATTCTGTATAACCAAGCAACAACTGCCTGCCTTCCTTTTTCTAATGGTGCTTTGCCTTCCTTTTTTTCAGCCGCAGACCATTGCTGGCGCCATGCAGGAAATGGAAGGGCTTCTCCAATTGAGTTCCACCATTCTTTTAATTCGGTTTCTTTACTTGATTTTGATTTTGATTTTATATAGGCAACCGACTTGAAGAAATCAAATCCTAAAATATGTTCTGGAGGGTTTGTTAGCCATGGCTTATACATTTCCTTCACTTCTGCAAAAGTTGGATTTGGCGTTTTAAGAAGACCTTGTTTTCTTAATTTATTGTTTACATCATTATGAATGTCATACATCCATTTTGCTAGATCATTTGGATACGCATCTCTTAAAGGAGATTCTTTATAAAATTTTCTTAATGATTCTCTGCAGTACTTGCAAGGTAAAACATTAGGTAGATTTTTAAGAAATGTATAAAGTTCCGGTGATCTGTGATCTGAAAAAGCCATTAAATGTAAAAGACGCCATGCACTTGGACCCCAGAATTTTGTGTCCATCCCTACTTTATCATCTTAGTATTCATTGAATAGTAAGATGATTTATTTCTTAATTTTTTATTTTTTAATTAAAATCCCCATGAAGATGTGGAGGCAAGCATCGGTCTAGGCGGATTTAAGTCCTGATAATTTGACTTGCACTGCACATTCGGTTCCGGACATCTTTCAGGTACAACTGTCGGGCACGGCGCACACGCCTTTGGCTCAGGACACTTCACAACAGGGCATCTAGGACGCGGGCAAGGCGGGCATTCACCAATCTTGCAGGGTTTGTTACAGGAGGCAATGCAGGGCGGGCATACAGGAACAGATGACTTCAAAACATACTTTGACATATCAGGGAAAGGAGGGCATTCAGTCTTTAGCATATACTTGGATAAGTCAGGAAGAGGAGGGCATGAAGGAACAGTAGCTTTTAAGATATACTTGGACATATCCGGGAAAGGAGGGCAGGATTGTTTAGCCGGAGGAGGAGCGATTATTTGAATAGGAGGCTGCTGTTGGCCAGTCGGACCTTGCTGTCCTGTAGGCCCCTGCTGGGACATATTCTGCGCAAGCATCTTCTGCAACATCTGCATTTGACCTATGGATCCAGATTTATTATCATCTGAATCATCATCATCTTCATCAGACTTTCTTCCGGTTTTATTTCCAGACTTATCGCAAGAGCAGTCTTTATCCTGTCCGCACTTGTAACAATAAGTTTGATCGGCAAAATTCTCAGTTGTAGCCATTGATTTAATGCACACTACGCCTAGTGCTAAACCCAGGGCAAATACTGTAGCCAGTAAAAATATTAATTGTGTTGTGAACTTCATCCTACAATGTATTTGGAAAATTAGAAGTCCTATCAAGAATTCTAATTGTCTATTTTATTCTATACTTACGCATACGGCCTATATGTTTGCGGAATTTTATTCGGTGAAAAGAAACTTTCTATCACTACAGGTGGTTTCTGTTTACTTGTAAAAGCTTCCTTTCTCTCCGCAGTATCTGCGATCCAAGCATACACAAAAACTGCTACCATAAGCGCAGTTCCAATAGCAGGCATATTTTCAACAGTGACGTTGTCCATCTATTTAATGGGTAGAATATCTATCGGTTGGGTCATTGACAGGACATCCAAACATTTGAGGATAAGCAGATCCCCAGGTATTTTGAAGACGATTGCAAACCATTGAATAAGCTCCCTTCCACCCGTAATCATTGCCTACCATGGATAAATCCTTCAAGCACCCTAAATCTTCACCACTACCTAGACCAGAGGACGTAATTTGTGAACATAAATTACTTAATTTAATCTTGTAATCCGGACCTGTTACATCAGCATAATTGTAAAGAGCATATGTTCCAGAACCACGTTTTATAATATTATCATCTGTTTGCATTGATAAAGAACCAGGTCTTATCTGTGAATTATCTCCACCCGCTTGTCCTGCATAAGAACCATGTGATGCGGCATCTAATTGCGAACTATCAGGCATATATCCTGTATTTGCGTAGGATGTCTTAAAAGAATTTTTAGAAGGATCACTTATATTAGCATTTGCTGCTTGGAATGGATTTGTATTACTGAAACCAGAAGGTCCGAGTTTTCCTTGGATTGCTGAAAGTGCGGCCAAAATATTTTGGGCATCCTTAGATGTAATCTTCTTATTTTGAAGCAAGTCTAAGATATTGTCAACACGTGCAGCCATTTGTTCACGAGAATATGCATCTGAATCAAAACTTACTGAGATTGTTCCCTTTAGGAACTGCGCCATCTTCATCAGTTGATTTAGTTGTGGGGTCTGAGCCGGTGCTGCTGCTTTCTCCGGGGCAGGAGCAGGTCCCGTAATTAAATTGGGAAGCTGCTGATCTACTTGCAGACTTGTTGCCAAGAATGCACGAGCGTCTCCTACCTTAATTGGAATTTGTGTGGGATCAAGTGATCCATTTCCGATTTTAGTTCTCATATCCTTCAAATCATTGTGTAAACTTTGCAGTGTCTGTATTCTTGTTAGAATTACCGGATCTTTTGTATTTAACGCATTAAGACTATCTAAAAAGCCTTTGACACGCCTTATTAAATCTTGCACATCTGAGGGATCACAATAGTCTGAATCCCCCTTTGAAGGTGCAAACTTTGTATTATTAGGATTTGTGTTATTTAATACTGTGCTTGTTGAAACACTTTGTGTTGTATACTGTTGTCCCGCAGGTGTTGTAACACTTGAACTTGGTGTGCCAATTGTCTGCTGCATAGGAGGAGGCGGTACACCATAAATTTTTTCATTTACATATTGTTTCATTGTTGAACTTCCATTTACATATAAGTTCCAATTTACTCCTGCAAGATACTGTGCAGCATAGGAATAGATTTGTGTCTTTGTTTGTGTTTCACCAGAATTGTAAGGGAAAGCACCTCCTTGTACCCATGAAGGAACCTTAGGAAGTTCAGACCATAATGATGTTAAATAATTTTTATCATCGGATGATAATTTAGATTTTAATACAGATTGTCCACCTAAAGTTGTAACCTGCTTTGAAAAATTAAGAATTGCATTTATAAAACCTTGCTTATTAGTATTTGATACTACTCCTTGAGAAGGATCTGCGACTGTTGTTCCAGGAGCCTGTGCAGCATTTATTGCACTCTGTAATGTGCACGTTGCATCAGGAGTTGGATTTGTTAGAGATCCACTATATACATATGCAGGTGGGCATACATCCTCAGGTAAAATACGGCATTTATCAACTTGTATAGTAGAATCAAATTTGTATCCAGATGGACATGTTGGTACCACAGAAGGACTTGAAGCAGCAGGATATACACACTTTCCTAAACCAGGAGTATATGCTGTAAGAGGTGGACATGTACCATCTAAAAGAATAGGTTTAGGAGCAGTTGTTATCGGATTTCCACTTGCATCACGTAAAGGATTTCCACTTGCATCAGTCGTAGGTATACTAGTATCAAATCCTTCATAAAACTTACTGTTCTCATTTAGAAAAATTATAGCGGATATCACAAAGATTGCGATTCCGATTAAAAAGTAAATGCCTTTCATCCTGTCAAATCTGGCGAAAATTTAAATAGATGGCAAGTAACCTTTGAGATCTTTTATCCATTTTGTTGTTACTGCATTTTCATTCCATGTCAAATTGGGGTTTCCTTTTAATGGTCCTTGTGCTAAAGGATTTGGTAAATATTTATTTGTGTATAGAGGTGGATCTGTTATTTTCTTAATTCTATCTGTAGTATCTGTAAATGCTTCTTCTACTTGTCTTTGAACAAATAGAAGAATTATTAAAGCGATGGCTACGATTACTAAAAGTTCTTTCATCCTGTTGTTTAATGCTATTTAAACAGAGCAACCCCAGCAAGGTATTTCTTTTCTCTTAATCCATATCTGCGGGTCAGGAGGAGGACAATACTTTTGTATATACTGAACTTGAACGGGCGATAGTTTTTGGTTCTGTTGCATAACTCCTTTAGAAATTCCTTGATTCTGCATTTCTTGCATTTCCTGTTGCTCGGCTCGTTGATGTAACTGCTTCTTCTTATGCAGCGTTTGTAGCTCCTCAAGTTTCTTCTTGTGACATCTAGTAGTCTTTGCATCCTGCGCTTCTTTTGCTGAGATCTGTGCTTCCAGAATATCATTGTAATTTGAATTATTCTTTACAGGTTGTGTTCCACAGCCTGGTTCTGGTGACATGATTGTGCTTGCATTCTTTTCGTCCTTCTTTGCTTGTAACATTGATGCAGGCGTTGTATTACGCATTATGCTGGGAAGCATTTTATCAGAACTTATAACTTGATCTGTTTGTTGTTGTACATATAAAGAAGGTACAAATTGTCCTGTAAATTCTCCTCTAAATCTATTCATACTTTGATCAGATGTTTGTCTTGCAGTAACAACAGGTCCTGCAGGAGATGGTGTGCCAGGATAAGATGCATTTATAGGATTTCCTTCTGCATCTGTGTCAATAGGCTGATTTGCATAAGGATTTGAAGCCCCAGAATTACCAGATGCTATGCCTGTCTGCTGACGTAATAATTCTGTTTGATCTTTTATTGCCTGCTGTTGTTCAGGTGTTAATGATGTATATTTTCTTATTAATTCTTCAAAATCTAAACTTCTAGTATATAGCTCAAACTCTTCAACAGGGTTTAACGCATAAAATATTAATGTAAGAACACCAATTGCTAGAATTATCATAGTAAATTTCTTCATCCCTATTTATACATAAGAATTATTAGAATTCCTACAGAAATAGAAATTGGAATAATTACAGGTGGCTTATAATAAGGTGAATTTGAAACTGGTAGATATGTTCCATAATCTGTGTCCTGCTGGTAAATATAACTTGAGACTAAAATGAAAGCCAGACTTCCTAGGAGAAGACCAAAGATTAATACTTCTAGCAGATCCATTCTAGAGTCTTAAATTAAATTAATCACAATCATCATCATCAGGCTGCTTAATGCCTAAAACATTTTCAATTTGTTTTTCAGTAACAGGTGCATCATAATTAATCATTACTGTTTTTGCACGCATTCTCTGCTCAAATGATTCTCTTACTGAAGCAAATCCATAAAAAATACCAAAAAGAACACCAATTGTTACAACTAAATGAGGAAGACACTCTTTCATTTCCTTATAAATTTGAAAGATATTGTTTTTGCCTGTACCTTCAAAATGCTAGACTATAAATATAAGAATGATGATGTGCTAGAAGTTGGTGTAGATGAAGTAGCCCGTGGCTGTCTATTTGGTCGTCTTTATACTGCTGCTGTAATTCTTCCTGTAGATAAGGATGATCTCTTTGATCATGGGGCTTCCTTGCATTGTATTAATGACTCCAAGAAACTTAGTAAGAGAAAGCGCCAGATTGTTTACGATTACGTAAAAGAAATTGCTCTTGATTGGAACGTCTCTTTTGCTGAATCACAGGAGATTGATGATATTAATGTTCTTCAGGCAGATTTGGCTTGTATGCGGAGATCTGTTTCCGCTTTGCAATTCACACCGGGGCGTATCCTTATTGATGGTGATCGGAGTCCATTCAAAGATAATGCTGAAATAGAACATATTCTTGTAACAAAGGGTGATGCAAAGTATATTAGTATTGCCGCTGCTTCTATTATGGCAAAAGTAGAGCATGATCAGTGGATTAATGATTTGTGTGCTGTAAATCCCGATTTTGACACCAAGTATGGCTTATTGTCAAATATGGGTTATGGTACTGCTACTCATATGAAGGGCTTAAAGGAACATGGGGCAACTTCTTATCATCGCAGATCTTTTAAACCCGTCGCTGCTGTAGTTGGCTGGAGCGGTGAATAATTTACTTGCGTGACTTGCGGGTCTGCTTGCGCTGCTGCTGTTGCTGCTGACGGTGTTGCTGTTGCTGCTGGTGTTGCTGCTGGTGTTGCTGCTGGTGTTGCTGCTGTTGCTGGCGGTGTTGCTGCTGTTGCTGCTTCTTAGCCGTCTTCTTCATCTTCAATGTCTTCTTCATTGTCTTTCCAGCCATTATATATATTATGCAGAGAATTAAAAATTGATCTGGGTATTTTTAACGCACCGATTATAGTCAAATTAAGAAATGCGTATTCTTTTCGTAGATACAGAAACTAATGGTGTTCCTCGGTCAAGATGGATCAAAGAGGAAGATTGGATGCAATGGCCAGAAATTCTCCAAATTGCATGGGAAATTTGGGATCTACAGGAGGGACAGGAACCTAAATGTGTAAAATCAGAAGATTATATTCTGAAGCAATCTCCCAATATTAAGTGGGATTCTATTGCTGAAAGTTTTCATAAGATTCCTCTTTCACTCTGCCAGAGTTCAGGTAATGAATGGACACCTGTTCTGCAGATGTTCATGGATGATCTTCTTTCCTGCCAGAATATGGTTGCTCATAACTTGGATTTTGACCGCAAGATTATTCGCGCTGGTCTATCCCGCTGTGGAATCAAGGCTTGGCCAGAAAAGTCACTCGTTGAATCTTGTACCATGCGGGGAACTCAAGGTTTCTTTGATTTTGGTCTTGATAAGAATGGTAATCCAAAGGCTCCCAAGTTAACGCAGCTTCATGATGCTTGTATCCCAGGTACTTATGATTGTTCGGGCGGTGGTCCATGGCATGATGCTAAGCATGATCTCCACTGTTGTGCTCTTTGTTATTGGGTGCTTTGTCTTTCACCTCGGTCACCAGAGATTCTTACAAAGTGTTGCCAATTAACTGGTTCTCAATTCACCAATAAAGAAATTGCTCTTCTTAAATCAATCAAGCCCTATACTGGAAAGTAAGAATGAACAATCCTCTGCCCTCTTTTCATTTGTTCCATCACCTATCATAAAATGACCAGTATTAGGATCTATTCTGCATGCAACTTTATTCCATCCATTTTTTCTCAAAATATGACACCATTTTAGTGGCTCCCAATACATTACTTCTGTATCATGAAGACCATCTGTCGCTAATACTGTTACACCTCCACCTATCGCCTTAGGAACAGTTAAGATAGGATCTAATTTTACTGCTGCATGAAATCCTTCAAATGTTTCTCCTACAAAAAATTCATCGCGCTCAAAAGGTGTAACCGGAATATCATAATTTAAGCATCCTTTCAAAACATCAACATAGGGTGCTTCCGCCCATACTGCTCCACATAATGATTTTGGATTTGTTACTTGCTGAACCGCATTTGCAACATGAAATCCTCCAGCAGATCTGCCATATAAAATTGTCCTACTTGGTTTTATTCCATAGGATACTTGTAGTCTACCAATCGCTGAAATATAATCAAGAAGACCTACTGAACGATTATTTCTACTTCCTGCATCCCATGCTTCTATTCCATCATCTCCTCCACCACGAACTCCAATAAATGAGACAGCAAATCCTTTCTTAATAAAGGACCACCATCTTGGAACTAAATGAGTCGGTGTCGGAATATGATAATGACCATAGACATAGGCAACTAATCCTCTTGGTTCTGTTCCTCTTAGATATACTGTTGTAACAGGAATATGGTAACCCTTTCTGCCAAAAAGACTGTAGGCTGCAACTAATCCTAAGTCTTTAGATTTTTCCTGTTTGAGTTCACCATTAAATGTAATAAGTCTTGGTAAATCAGTGGATGAGAACCAAAGGAAATTAGCCTCAGTTGCTTTATCTTTTATTTTAATAAGTTTTCCAGCAGAATTTGGTGTGAAAATAAAACGTTCTTTTCCATCTTTCAAAAAAGAAAGTGAAATAATTTGCTTTGTTAAATAAGTTATTAGAATGCCCTTCTCAAATGCATGGATCTCCAATATAAAATGATCTTTTGCTAAATAAACATGCTGTCCCGTCCTTACATTATAAATATCAGTATCTGTATACCAATAAGGATAACTAAATCCTAACATGTTCTTATTTTCGTCAACTACTCGTTTCTTTTGACCATTATATGACCATAAAGATCTGTGTCGCTGACTTGCTTGCATATACCAAAGATTACCTACAGCGTATTCTAAAGGCGTTAGAGTTTGACTTTTCTTGGTTGTTGTAATGATTGTTTTTCTGGCCCCTGTTATATCAACTTCATCTATTGTATAATATCTTTGAACACTCTTGCATCCTTGCACGTAAATCTTATTCTTGTTAATAACAAATGATGGTCCCACATTTTCTATAGACCATTTTCCTAAACATGTTAGTTTCATAATCTCAGATCCTACATATTTTACATCCTCAATAATAAATAAATCTGTTTCTGTCTTTTCATATGCATAAGTTGCTGGCCAAACTTGGCTTCCTTTTTTCAGTTCAATATATCCGTGATCTTTGTATCTGATTTCTATTCCATCATCTATGCAATGAGGTTTCTTAAAATACTCTAGGTCAGATTCATCCAGAAGTTCTTTCCATGCCTTTTGCTCAGGTTGAAGATGTGATTGAATTTTATTCCATCTTTGTTCTTCTTCTTTCAAAGCTATCTGTGTTCTAGGATCATCTAGAACTTCCATGTATGCTAATTCATCTTTTATTTGTATAAAAGGAAGATCAATTACTTCCATCTACTTTATAATCTACTTTAAATCAAAATGATTTAAGTAAAATAGGAAGTTGATTACATGAATATAGGAGGACAACTTAATCCATATATTATTGAACATCTTAAACAAAATGAAACAAATGCTTTAATGATCAAATATGCATCGCAACTATTAGTTGATGGTATTTATCAAGAAGGAAAGGCTGTTAAAGAAGAGGTTTTTGATTCTGTTAGAATTTGGTGTTCTGAAAATCATGTTCAGTTTATGATTCGCGAATTTTATGGAGGTTTTGATGAAGATCGTGAAATGATTGAAAGGCTACCTGCTTTTAATATTTATTTTAAAGATGAGTATGAAAAAACTTTTTATCCTGAAGATTCTGTGGAAGAAGAAATTTTAAAAATTTTGCCAAAAAAAGAAAAAAAAGAAAATGGAAAAAATGAAAAATCTAAAAAAATAGAAATTGGAAAAAAAAGTTGGAAACAATTCTTTGGAAAGATGTTTAAGAAAAAACTTTTAACTTCTTCTTAAATGAGTTCACTTACTTAAATAAATCTCAAAGATGAGAACTAGATGCCAGCAACTGAGCTCAAAGTTCTCATTTTTTGTTCCAATACATCTGTAAAATATGGTCTGGGTAAGGATGCGACTATCCTTGAACAGGCTTTGAAGGAAAGAGCATTGAAGTCAGATAATATAAAGTTAAATGTCATGCATCTGGATCCACGAACGGCGCAGATTCCTTTTGCTGATGTGGCGTTTCATATTGAAGTTCCCTGCAGGTTGGCGATGCCGTATTGCAAGAAGCATTATTTTATTGTAAATCCGGAATGGTTTTACAAGGATGAATGGAAATGGGCTTTGACTGCTGGAACTTTAATTCAACGTTTCCCTAAGGCTCTATCACAAGCCGTCACAGATATTTCTGGTGCTCAAGTGTTCACACTATCATGGAGGGCGCCTCCTGTTGCTCTACCTCCTACTCGTCGTCGGGCTAAGCAGTTTGTCTGTTTTCTAGGAGGTTCCAAACATAAGTTGGCTGCTTGTATGGATATTCTACCTCTTTGGAAGGCAGAGTTTCCTCCCCTAAAGATCTGGGGATCTGAAGGAACTATTGAGAAGTTAACTCCTCTTGCTAAAGATCGGAGTAATATTGTTCTGAGCAGTCAGTATGTTTCAGATAAGGATGTTGTTCAAATTCTATCTGAGGCAGAATGGTGTTTGCTTCCTTCCGAGGCTGAAGGATTTGGATATGCTATGATGGAAGCGGCATCTGCGGGTGCTCTACCTCTTTGGTCTGGAATTCCTGCATACTGTACTATGCTTGATGATATAATGGGATCTAATGGACAAATTACAGTGAAGAGTTCTCCTCAAACTGAATTTTTGGTTTCACCTTTGAAGATGAATCCTAAATCATTTGAGGTAGCATTTGGTCTTCTTCTTGGTCTTTCTGAAGATGAGATCAAGGGAATTAGAAAGAGACTGATGGATTCTGTTGCAGAACGTCTAAGTGTGTTTAGACAGCATTGCACAATCTTATGGAATACAATGCTACGATCCTTAGAAAAGATTGAAGTAGTTCCCGGTTGTGGAGCACCTCCTCGTCTACTAAAAATGGATGAAGAACCACCCAAAGTAGGTATTGTAACTCTAACGTATAATAGACCTCATTGGATAAAGTTGGCTTTTGAAAATATTCTGAAAACAAATTGGCCGTTGGATAGATTTGTTTGGATTGTTGCAGATGATGGTAACTTTGATAAGAGGGTTGATGCACAGGTATCTAAATTTATGGATGAGCATCCCAAAATGATAGTTGAATATGTAAGTATTCCGAAGCAGATGTTTATTGGAGCTAAGAGAAATCGGGCAATCAAGCAGACTCTAACAAAGTATATGGATATTGATTATTTTGTAATGATGGATGATGATGATATTTATTATCCCAATTCTGTTCGTGATCGTATAGCGTACTTGCAATCCTGCAAGAAGGGAGCTGCTTATTGCTCAATCCTACCTATGTATGATTTGAATACGTATACTTCTGCGATCAATGTTCCTCCTCTGAATTTAGGTCCGGCTAAAAGATGTAGTGAAGCGACAATGGCTTTCACGACAGCATTTTGGAAGGCGCGGGGTTTTACTGATAAGACTAGCATGGCTGAAGGTGAAGGTTTCTTGGAGGGACGTGAAGATGATACAGTTGAAATGTCTCCGCAGGGAATTATTGTATCTCTTCTTCACTCCCAGAATACGAGCAGTCGTCGTATTCGTTCTTCTATTAATGATATGAATATGGAAAATGGATGCCATTATGGCTTTAAAGACGATTTTTTCGTGTTCGTCCACGAACTTGGGAACGTTTCTTCCGAGATTGTGAAGAAAGAGAACGCTTTGAAGGAGCAGAAGTTGCAGGAGGAGCAGAAGTTGCAGGAGGAGCAGAAGTTGCAGGTTGAGAAGGCATCTTAAATTCAGAATCCTTTGCAGGAATCTTGTAATCCTTTATTGCTTTTGTAACTTTTTTCATAATCGGTAACTTCTGAAATTCTTTCATGACTCTTGGCGCTTCAACCTGTATTTGTTTGCCTTTTGCTGCAAGTTTCCTTAGAGCCGATGATAGAGAATCAGTATCCTCTCCAAAAATACGCTTTTTGGGATATGCAGAGATCCATTCACTAAATTTATTTATTTTTTCCAACTCATTTTCTGATTTTTGTTTTATAATTTGTTCTAGTTCTAATTTAAAACGCGGATTCATAATTTTTAGCAATGCTGGATCTTTTATAACAGGACCCATTACTGCTTCCAATGTTAAACCATTATTAACAAATACATCAAATGGATCAACAATATGTGTTAGAACTGCTAGAGCTTCATTTGCAACTTTTGGTAACTCTTTCTTCATTGCTATTTTACCAACATCATGTACTAAAGGAACATACTCTTTCACAACATGTTTTACATCATTAATCACCAGCGGATCCATTAATTTAACGGCTGCTCTTGTATTAATTATAAATGATTTATTATAACGATAAATCCATTCACCCCATCCATCTAAATCATTTGTTGAAACAAATTCTTGTGTTTTCTCTAAGAATTCATTGTCAAAATACTGGCGTAAGGGTCCCTTAATATTTAGAATCGGTTGGAATACTTCATGCAGAGTAATCTTATTATCCTTCAATATACTTTGAGGATGATCTATCTTTTCTAGGTAAGGAATGAGTCTTTCCCATAAATCATGGAGACCCTCGGGTAACAAAACACTAATTCTATCTTTATTATCAATAAGTCTTGTTAGGATTCTGTAAAAACGATTAGGAGCTGTTTCTGAGCATTTTGCCTCAAATGTTTCAGGTTCAGCCATTCTTGGTGCACCAATAGTATTTTTAATTGCTTGAAGAGGTAAGAAAAATGAATCCCATGGAGCAACCACTTTTGTCATACTTTGTAACCAAACATGCACAGGAGTAAAACATAAGATTGGTGAATTTAATAAAATACTACGGATTCTATAAAAATCAGAAATCTCCAAATGATGAATTCCTGTTAGAGGTGTACCATTCAAGATATAAAGCAGATCACGGTATTTTGAAATTGTCTTCAACTTAGGACAAACTTGAAGGAATAGCCAAAACATAAATCCACGGAAGAATTCACGAGGAGTATCTAGCATAAGTGCTAATGCTTGGTACTTTGTATCTGGGCTGACTAATGATAGAGAATTTAGAATCATCTTCCAGCGCATTGAAGACCAGAAATTTGTCTTCATCGCTCCATGCATAGTTAACCATGCATGTTTCCAATCTCCACGACTCAGTTCAAAGAACGCCATGAGAATAGAGAAAACTGGATTAATATAATTGAACCAACTGTCTGGCAGAATTGATAGGAGAATACGAATCAATTCTAGAAGTCCAAGCAGAAGTGGTAAGATTAATCTGCCGGGAACTGGTCCAGCAAAGAATGCAATAGGTAAATTATCTTCTAGTGCCCAGTAACCGAGACGACTTGCGGCAATATCAGTTACTCTATCAATTGTTGTAGCGGTAGAAATTGCTCTTCCAACTAATTCATCCGGTGTAAATTCTAAGGCAAGCAAATCTTGATCTTTACCGTAAGCAAATCTTTGGGGAACAAGTGGTTGTTGTGCAGAAACAGTAATAGCATCTTCAACATCTGCTAGAAGTTCAAACATATAAGGTGAATCTTTGCGCAACTTATCACGTAACTTCTTCCACATTGCTTTTCCCGCATCCGTATAGGCAAAGAAACCAACTGTTCCTGCCACTGCTGTGCCGGCAATTGCTGTTGGATTTGTTACAACACTTTTAACTGCATCTTGGGCTGTCTGTAGATCAATTGCACCTCCTTTTTGTCTTTGTCTTTGTCTTTGTCTGCTACTTGATTTAGGTTCAACATCTTCTTTTTCAGTCTTCTCCTTAGACCAATCAATAGTTGTGAACATTTTAGTTATTTGAATGGCTTCATTTAGTGTTACAAGTTGATTTCCATCTTCATCAAGTTGTTTCGCTAATTGAGCGGCAGCATCTTCTTCTGAAAGACCTTGCACTGTGATAAGACGATAAAGATGACCCCAAGTAAGCATCATTTTTTGAAGACTTTTTAGGAAAATATTTGGATGAGATTTAATCTCAGTTTTAAAAGAATTTAATGTTTCATTAAATTTTTGTCTATCTAATTTTTCTGGATGCACACTCATCCCCCTATTTATAGACAAAGAGTAGAATTGATACCATGGACTGCTTAATTTGTGGTTTAGAAACTGACCAATATTCTTGCAGCTTTAATCATAAATATCATAGGCTCTGTCTTTACTCCGAACTAAGTATTAAGAAAAGAGGTCGGTACTGGTGCTGTCTTCTCTGCAATGCTCCACTAAAAGCAAAAAAAGTACTAAAAGTTGTTACTGAAGACAAAGGTATTGGCTTTGAAAAAAGACCATCTAGATGTGTTGGAACAACAGCAAAAGGAAAGAGATGCCGAAATAGAGGTCAAGGAGGATGGTGTCATATTCATAAAGTAGACGATGCGTTGTTAGAAGTATGATAACTTCTTATAGTATAAAAGAATGGCGTCTCAGGGTTCATCACCTCTTTTATCAGGAATGGAATTTGCTTTGGGTCATCTGGCACCAGTAGATTTTATGGATCTGAATGCAGGAGCCGGTCCTAGTTCTGAGACTACACGTCTAGGAAATACGATCGGTGCTACTAGAACTATACAACAACGATTTATGAATGAAGTTCAACAAGGTGGTCATGATGAACGTGATTGGATTCGTACTTGGCGTAAAAAATTAAAGGAAACTATATCACATTTTAATGACCAATATCATGATTTCTTAATTCGTGACAAGAATCCGGAGACTGTAGGCAAAATGAAGGCTCTTATTGCACGCATGGCAAATATGCCATCAAATTCCCGTAATTATTTCCCTGAACTGGGATGGGATATCAGTATGAATACAATTGTTACTGATCTAGAGACTGATTTGGAATTAAACTTTGGAGAAACAAAAGATGGATTAAAGAAAATTTTACGTGTTTATGCAGAAACATTAAAGGAACTCTTTTTACTTGATGCTAGACTTCAAGACAAAATTACTAAAGCTGGATCAATTACTGATAAATTGCAAGGTATTCTTTCTATAGAAGCCAATTCTGAACTTGCTACTTTGGCTGAACCTATGGCTGCATATGTTGCATCTGTTCTTAAAAATAATGATATTAGCAGTGACTTTGTTCTTTTTATGATGACTTACAAACGCTGGTTAGCTCTGTATGAAATTGTTACTTTGCTCAAGGTTACTGAAAGTTCTAGCATTCCTACATGTTGTGTATGCGCTGAGGCTAGTGTGACTCATGCCATGATTCCATGTGGTCATACTTTCTGCTCGGGTTGTATCACAAAACAAATGTCGCTATGTTACATCTGCAGAACATCTATTAGAGATAGATTGAAGTTACACTTTCCCTAATTCCGCTTAGCGGAATGACCGGGTCGCAAGACCCTAAGCGCAGCAACCAGGTCGCAAGACCTTAGTTCCGCTTAGCGCAGCAACCGGATCAGTAGACCCTACTTCCGGAATTCTTTTACAGTATATTTACACCAATTCATAACTTCTTTTTGATTTATAAAAATGTGATAGGAAGCATAAGCAAAAGGGCTTAGAAGTACAAAAGGTATTTGATCCCACTGATTACGCTCTACAGCATATGCTAGACCACCTCCAAAAAAAATAGTCCGAGGTGTATTTCCTATATAACGTTGTACAGTTGGCATAATATTTTGTATTATAGTCGGATGCACTGACATTCTATATATTACAGTTTGATTATTGGTTTAAGTTCAAGCATATCTGGCATAGTATAGTCATTAAGAAGACTATCTAATTTGATTTTTTTATTAGGATGAATCTTTTTAAGTTGATTAATGATCCATGTTCTTCGTTCTGCTAGTAATCTAGCATAGAATTGATTTGTTGCTATATCAACTATTATGTTCTCCATTAATTAAATCCAAAATACGTTCTTGTTTCAAATTTATAATTTAAGGCAAGAGTAGGATAATGAATACAGAAGATCTCGTTATTACACATATGTCTGCAGAGCAACAACAACAACAGGAGAATCAAATAGAAGAAGTCCCCGAGATTGCAACTCTACCCAACTATCTAAAAGAATGGTTGATTCTTGAAGATGAATTGAAGGTTCTATCAAATGCGGTGAAGGAAAAGAAGAAACGGATGGGAATCTTGCAGGGATTAATTACCAAGACTATGAAGGGTCATAAGTTGGCACGTGTAAATATTAAGAGTGGTGCAATTCTCTATCAGAATAAGATAACTAAGGAAAGTATGGGTAAGCGTTTCATTGTTTCTAGACTAACTGAATACTTTAAGGGTGATATTATTAAGGCAACTGAAGTATATAATTTTCTGGAGGAAAATCGTGGTAAAAGAATCAAGGATAATATTAAATTAGAACGCAATTAATAGGAAATGACAATACGTATGTTTAATGCAGTTGTAGATGGCGCTGTAAGTTTTAATTTGAGAAATGAAAGTTTTCAGAATAGGAATGATTCTCGGATTCCATTCTTTGAAATAGTGTTTCTAGCAGTAATTATGTTTATTGATATCTGGATTATCTTCTGGTTGTGGAATAATGTTGTAACAAAACTGATTTCAGTGGCTCGGCCTATGAAATCACTCTGGTATTCAGTTGGTCTAATTGTATTGCTTTTTATTACAGGTCGTTAGATTATTTATTTATGAGTTTATCCAGGGTAGAAAAGTAGACGTTGCACGTAACTCTTCTAGCTCTTCACTTTCATAATATGCAGGATCACGAGGAGATCCGGGCATATCTAATTGAGGCTGCTCCTTCAAGCATTTAGCCATCATTAACGATTTTAGGTCGCTCGTTTTTTGTACCACAAATTGAGTAGCAGATGATGATTTGCCCGGATAATAAACATTTAATTCTTGAATTAATTGTTCTCCTCTAAGTTGGAATTGATCTATCTGCAGATTGATATCTCTTTCTCTAATTACTTTTCTTTGGCATCTTCCAACAAGATAGGCTGCAGGTTCCAAATCTTGATTGGTATTATAAGGAATACTTACAGATTTGTGACCAAATGTTATAATATCACTTGAAATTGCATCAATCTTATCAATTAAAATGCTGAGTTCTCGGAAAGCCATATTAGCCTCAGAGGCTGTTAGATAATTGCAATTAGGATATAAGTTGCCAAGTTGAGAATTTGTGGAAGGATTCCAGTTGCTTGGACCTGTTTGATTTGCATTTCCGCTGTCAAAACCTTCTAGCAGTTTATTCTTGAATGTTACTGAAAAAATAACTATACCAACTAAAACTGTCAACAAGATTAATGTATTAAGCATTCCCTATTTTACGCAGACTTTTTATGCCCTAGCCTTGCGTGCCTTTCTAGGCTTGGGCTCTTCAACAATGCCTTCATTTGCCTGAGGAGGCTCTTCAGCATTCACAGGAGCTTCTGGTAAGGGTAGCGCAGCAGGAGCAACCTGTCCTTCACCTGTTAGTGCCAACCATTCACGCTCCATATTATCAAGAACGCCAAGAAGATAACGAACAACATCAACAATTGCCTTACGAGCAGTCATCTCAGGTGCATCTGGAGCACCAATCTCAATAATTAGTTCCTTCTTGAGCGGATGACCCATCTTATATGCGGCGTATGAAAGATGAGGTGCTGCTCCTCCCTCAATATGACGCTCAACTAGATATGTCTGAAGCAGATTGCCTAGAGTATGATCCTCATTGTTCTGAAAGATGATCTCAACGCCCTTACGAGCTCCCAGTGTTGGCTGGATATTTACTCCTGCAGGAATCTGCATATCAAATGCTTCATACTTCTGAATCAACTTCTTCAGTTCACGAATACCTCTGTGTACAACTGCTGGAACACTCATAATACCATTAGTCTCAATCTCAAAGTCAAAACTAAAGGGCTGATTCTTATCATCTACCAGAAAGCATCGCTGGATCTCCAATGTCTTCCATTCACGACGGAGATTGTTGAGCTGTGTAGGATTTACTTGTGCAGTATCCTTGATCTTCTTTGATTCATCTAGCCAAGACTGGAAGAATGACTCCTGTCTATTCTGATCTGGATCAATAGTCAGACCATACGAGCACTGGCAAACTGGAGAATATCTGACATTCTCTTCACCTGTGGCTACACTCGGATATGCCTTAATTTCAATTGCTTCAAGTGAATCCGCAGACCACTGAGGCCTTAGGGTCGTAATCATAATATGATCCTTTGTGATTGAATCTGCAGGAAACCAAACAGATGCCTCTTCCGGTGTTAGTTCCCGCCATCCCTCAGCATCCTGAGTAAAGACTTTGAAGTCCTTTGTCGTGACTACCCGACTTTCTTGATCTGAGTTCGCAATGCTAAGTTCAACACGGAACTTCTTCGGATCAAATTCATCTACAGTTGTGACAGCAATAGGAATCATTCCAATTCGGTGGGCAAGCATTTCATTAGGCAAAGGTGTGGTATTCTTTAAAATCTGGACCTCTGACTCTTCAGGGGGTTCTGTCCTAAATCCGATGGTCGGAATCTTAGATTGAATGATACGTACAAGACTATTTGCTAGAGTTGTGTGACTAGGTGCAAGAGTGAAGGATGCCCGCTCCTTCTTGCTTGGATCTGTCATTAGGGGAGCCCCCGATTCTTTGTAATTGCTGAACATTCTACTTTATCTGACCAGAACAATCCTTTCAACTTTATGCGTAAGTTGGTAAAAAGCAAAAACTCATCTTAAACAAGGGGATGCCACACTTGTGCTTTTATTCTGAAAAATGTAAATTTTCCCAGTCTTTTTTGTCAGAATTAAAAGCAAGTCCTTACATGTCAGAATTTAAACTAATTTGTGTAGATCGTGATCCTAGAACAGGGCAACTTCCTTCAATTGTGTCAAAGGGTATTGCTGATAAATGGCTCTCTGCAGTTCCGACCTTGGTCATTGATGGCGAAACTGGACCTAGAACTGATGCAGAGGTTTTCAATTGGTTGTCTATGAGAAAGTTGCAGGATGGACAGAAGAAAGGACCTAATCTAAATGAACAAGTGGGTGGAGAACCAAGTGCATATGGACCTGAAATTGCTTCAGGTAAATGGTCTGATTCTTACTCTTTCTTTGACCAATCCTTTGATGTTGCAAAGGGAACTGGTTTTGATCCTATACAGAAGAACTTTGCACAACTTCAAGATTTTGGTTCACCTTCTGCTGGCAACTCAACGCCAGGACAAACTGTTGTTGCACAGGCACAACGTTCTAAAAAGGAAGTGGCAATGGATAAGGCTTTAGAAGATTTTCAGAAACAGCGGCAAATGGATACACCGCTTCCATTTGGAAGAAAGTAACCTAAAGTTTGACTTAGAATGATAAAATAGGATGAGTCAGATTTCACCTTTAAAGAAATTTACAAATATCTTAGTTGCTTTTTTTGAGGATCTGTCAGAGTCATATCCTGAAGAAAAAGATATTCGCATGGCGGCGGAAGGATTACGTGGACTAGGTGCAATTAATCCCAAACTGATTCTTTCAATGTTTATGGAAAGTGTATATCCACAATTTAAGGGACCTGTTATGGCTCGTGATGAAGTTGCTTTAAATAAACTTGCTCATACTAAGTTATCAACTGAGTTTTCTCAGATCTCATACGCTTACTGGATTTTTGACAAGCACTGGAAGAACATGTCAGAAACTAATAAAGATAAGATTTGGAAGTATTGTACAGCGATTGTGCTTCTTGCAGAAAGGGCTTCAAGTCAATAGTTAAAATGATACATTTTCTACTTCATATTCATTTCGTCGTCCTTGACCAGATTTATTAAATTCAGATTTTAATCCACCATAACCTGATTCTCTTGTGAACTTAGGTTCAACTACAGAGTTAAAGTTATTAGGTCCAAAGTTATTGCGTCTTGTTAAACGGGGTCCAAAGTTATTATTTGTATTACTTCTATTACCTTTGTTACCTCTATTTCTATTAGTTCTATTATTTCTCGTCAACCGAGGACCAAATCCTTGATTATTATTTTCATTTCTATTTCTATTTCTGTTTCTACGTACTTGAGTCTTAGAGGATGTTGCATACGATAACTTCAAATTAATATATCTATAAACAAATTCAATAACTGTATTCATATCCTTACGCACTTTATTGAACTCTCCCAGCATAGAAATAAGTTTTGAGTACTCTTCCGGCGCAGATCTGTTAGGAAAAAGTTTGCCGGGAGTATTTCCATCTTTAAGGATTTGTTCAGTTAAGAAGCGCACGTTATCACTAGTTTCTTTCAATTCTCGTTGCCTAATTCCCTCTTCAATAATATCCTGCAAGATCGTGGAAAATTCAGATCCTGCAAGAATATTTGTTTCATTTGATAAATCATTCAAAAGTTTACTTATTGCCGCTTCTGACTTTAATGAAAGATCAGTGTAGCCACCTCTTTGTTTTAATTTACGTGTATGCATCCCTATTAAGGCTCCCTATTTTTGCGTTACAAGAAGATAGAAATATCCTAGACTAAATCAAGCATGTCAGAAGTTAAGACTCGGTTTACTGCAATTGTAACTCAGTTTACAAATGAATTAAGTTTGTCCTATCCTGAATTGGGACCGGCCATTACTAAGTATCTTAAGAAGAAGGATAGTTGTTTGGATGTTTTTGGTACTTTAGTGCCAACTCTAAAGGAATCTGTTGCCAATCGTAATGATGATTTCTTTTTAAAGTCAAAGGGGGAAGGCCCTGAGGTACTGCCAGGAATCCATTTCTCTGCAAAGTTGTGGAAGGAAAGTAGCAAAGAAACTCGTACTGTATTCTGGGACTATCTTGCATCACTCATTCTGCTTTTTAATTTGAATCTTAAGATGTCTGGTTCTGCTCCTGCTAATTCTTCCGCTCCCGCAACCGATGAAAGCGAAGAGATGCCCGATTTTACTGCTATGATTGATGAAATGACAAAGGGTTTCAAGTCAGAAGAATTTAAGAAGATCTTTGAAAATCTCAAGACCACTTTTGACAAGTTTGTTGATTTGAGTGGTAGCATCCCGCCTACACCTTCTGATGCTGATGCTGAAGCAGGTCCGGCTGGAGATTTCAAGTTTCCCACCATTCCCGAGAGTCTTCAGAATGGCCAGATTGCCAAGATTGCTGCCGAACTAGCAGGTGAATTTACTCCTGCTGATTTGGGAATTGATGCTGAACTCATGGAGAAGATGAATCCCATTCAAATCTTTGAGCATTTGCAGTTTGTATACACAAATAATCCTGATTTATTGACCGGAGCCATGAAGCGTGTTGCTAAGAAGATTGAAAATAAGTTTGCCTCTGGCTCCTTAAAGCGTGAAACATTAATGGCTGAGGCAAAAGAACTTATGGAGCACTTCACAGATAATCCCGCTTTTAAGGAAATGTTCCAAACATTTGGCACTATGTTCACCAATCCTGCAGATATGTTTGGAGGTGGTAGCGGCACAAGTTCATCATCTGATCGTCTGCAGAAGGCGCGTGAACGTCTACGCAAGAAGACTGAAGAGAAGAAGAAAGGTAAAAAGTAAATCCCCACTTACGATAGGGATGAATTGTAGTGCTTTTTTTGTTGAAGATCCATCCATTTTAGTGAAAGAAATAAGTGATTTTTTTCCCTTTCATGCTAGAGCCCGTCGCTGTACAAGTGTAGCTCTTAATAGTTTTACCCGCTTCGGCCTTCTCTTAGGAATAATTCTTTCTGTGATTAAATTTGATCTACGTTATTTAGTAATTAGTATGCTATTTCCTTTGTTAGCAGCGGCTGCATGGTATGGAATGCAGTCTAAGCACACAATCCGTGAAGGATTTGCTGGAAATGTAGTCGCTGGAACTGATGCTGCTAATAAAGTTGTGGCTGATGTGATTGGTATCCAAGAAAGAACTTTACCAAATGCACCCAATCCTTTTATGAGTGTTTTGAGTAATGAAATTAATAATAATCCTTCTAAGCCTCCGGCAGTCTATGTAAATTCACCCGCTGTTAAGAAAGAATTAGATCAGTTCTTTGAAGTAAATCTACATGGTGATCCTGGAGATGTATTTCAACGTAATCAGTCACAACGTCAATTTGTAACTCCTCCTAGTACAAGTGTTCCAAATGATAGTGATAGTTATATGAATTGGCTTTACCGCGTACCTGGAAAAACCTGCAGGGAGGGCAATTCGGCTGTTTGTGTTTCACGTACTGATTCTGGACGCTACCCGCATTTATCATAAATATTTTTTTATATTCTCTGAATTAGAGAATGAATCCCAATACTTTTGAAGTAAATCAATTCACTCGTGTCCACGACGATAAGTGCGGAGTTGATTCTTTTTACCGTCAGTCTGCTGGTCCTGGTATGTGGGCCTTGACAAATCTAGTACCTCCTTCCGATTCAGTAATTCCTCAGTCCCTCGGCAATCCTACAATCATTGCTGCTGAAGGATATGGTATTAATCCTAATAGAGTAAATGATGACAGTATCTTACGCAATCATGGCATACAAGAGAATTCTCAGCGATGCCCCATCCACCCGCAGAGCCGTCCCTTCTTAACTGTTCCTTACATGGGTCGTGGTCGTGGTGAACCTGTTCTAGAGGCTAAGTTGCAGCAGTCTGAATTTGTTCGCACAGGTAAGGATTGCGGGACAGTCACTGATAAGCCTTTCACGCAGCAGTTCACACCTTTGATGCCTCATGTTGAACGTAATATCCAGAATCCTGTTCATATTGTACCCGAGGTTGCTGCTGCTGGATGGGTATGGGGAGGAATTCCGAGTCGTCAGTATATTCGTGATTTAAATACGTAATTCTGTTATTTTATTATTTATTATTTATATCTTGACAAATTTCAGAGTCCATGTATGATATTTCCATCTATGGACTGGGAAAAAAGAAAATTAATTATGATCTAAGTGATTTATCTAATAACCAGCCTACCTGGAGTGATTTAATTCCTTTAAAAGATACAATTCCCGGTTTAGATGATTTTCGTTTGTTAACACGTGAAGTTCAAGATATTAGCGGATCTAGATGGCTTCCTGCATTCCAGTGGGATTCGCTACTTTCAACTGGAGCGTATGGTAAAATCTATAAGGGATTACGTGCTGTATATACTCCATCAATTAATAATAAATATAAATTATCTCAAAAACAAGAGACCATTGTTTTAAAAGAAGTTGAAGTTGAAAAGAATCTTAAGAAGGATGCATATTTAACTGCCATTAAAGCAATTTTGTATGAAGCAACTATTCATGCTCTTGTTGTTCAGTTTTTTAAGAGAATTGATTGGTCATTTGCTGTGCCTAAACTATATGAAATTTTCTCCCGTGGGTCATCATTAAATAAAGATATTCATGATATCAAAGAAGTTGTTTTTTGTATGGAATATATTCGCGGAAAAACACTGTATACCTATTTGAATGAGAATTTTAATAAATTACCAAGTTTAGTCAATGATGCACTTTATCTTAGGATTCTAGCAGAACTTGCTCTTCTTCTTAATCAAGTTCAAGCCAATTTACGAATGAATCATCGGGATATGAAAGTCAATAATATTTTAATAAGGAGTAAAAAAACTGAATGGCTGCCTATATTCAGTCGTTTTTATCCTACTTTAGATCGCTTTGATTTGTATGATTTTAATTTGGTTTTAATTGATTATGGATTTGCTTGTATTGCATGTGGTGATGGACATGATGCCCCGGAAATGAGTCTGTTAGAAGCTGGATCATGGTTTGGACCGACAGATGCTTGCTTCAAATCGGGGCGTGATTTGGCTCAATTCATTTATTGCATGCAAGTTTACTATCCTTGTAGACAGTATTTAACTGCTCCTCTGTGTGAAATTATTGAACGATGGTTGGCGATTAACTGCTCAGATGGATTAGCTCACTTGCAGAATGGAATTGCTCCAAATGGAAAACCTTATACTACACCTCATAAAATGATTTTTGATACAGGAATTTATGAATTTTTGCGTAGAACTGAGGTAAATCCTACCCACTGTTCTCCTCAAAATATTTTGAGTGATATTGATTCATATATCGCTAATCATTAGTTTTTTCTTGTGCGATTAATATATTCTCTATTATCCCGTGTTCTCCTTCTAATCCCACCTCTTGGAGGCACTGGTAGTGCAAATCCAACTCCTCTAGCACCTCTTACTGGATTTTGCCTAGGTGCAAGAGCTGCTGAAGCCGCTTGAGCTGCAGCAAGTGCGGCACCTTGATAAGATGATGCCATTGAACCTCTTACAGGATCATTCGCACCATTTTCATTTTCACTTTCGCTTTCATTGTTACTATTTGCTGGTGGTGCTGGTTGTGCTCTAAATATTCCTCTTGCTTGTGGAAGAAGAGGTCTGGCTTCTGGTACTCTAGGAGGGGCAGGAGGTCTGGCCACAGGAGGAGGTACACCTCTTCTAGCCTCAGCTAATCTTAATTCTTCTGCTAAAGCAATTCTACCAGCACTTTCATAAATTGTCTTCGCCTCTTCCGAAGCAGTACGTGCCGCTACTGCATTTGCATTAGATGTAACACTTATAGCAATTCTAGCTTCTCTTATGGCATTTACTGCTGCAGCTTCTGCATTTCTAACAGATTCAGATGCTGAAGTAATAGATCGTTCAACTGATGTCTTTGCATCTCTTGCAACTTGGGCTGCATCTGATGCTGCCTTTTCTGCTGCTTGCTGAGGTGTTTGAGCAGGAGGACCCTCTTCCACTCTTCTTAGGCTGGATAGAGAAGGAGGAGTATCTAAAGGAGGATTTCTTGTTTCAACCCGTAATTTAATTTCACGGAGGAATTGTTTTAGAACATTATCAAGGTTTGCGCGATCTGCTGACCAACTTCCTACATATCGTTCTTCTTGACTTGAACCATTGTTGAAAGAATATCCCTTCACATATGCCAAAAAAGTTTTCATTGTATCTATTGAATTATATAAATCACCCGATGCTAATTCCAAATGTGATTTCAAATCATGTGTTAGGAATTCTAAATAGTAATTTAAACCGTAAATTTCTGTGCGTGAACCATAAGTAAAAATTTCAGTTGGTGTTCCATTATATTCCGCTAAACTTCTTGCTTTTGCACCTTCATCTTGAACAAAACGTATTGCTTCTTTTGCGCAATTTATCATTACTGAAAAAAGACGTATATTCTTTGCATAGGCTTTTGCTACTGGATCATCTGTCAAAAAGATCATTGGATTTTGTACAGCACCGATTAAAGGAAACATATTAAAATCTAGATTAAAATGTGCACTAAATGATTTCATATTTTCTAGCAGAGTTGGAACCTGAGGTAAAACTCCTTCTGCATACTTCTGTTTCCATAATTTGAGTAATTCACTAAATATTGTCTTTGTTGAAAAAAGATTTGCACGACTCAACATATCAGCAGCCCAAGCATACAAGAAAATTAAAAATCTATCTGCAGGCGATTCATGCCAAAATGGTTCAATTCCTATTTGAAGTCTATTGTAAAGCCACATTGATTCATCATCCCATACATCTGGAGGAGCATAAAGAAGAAGTTTGTAGTAGGCATATGCATTTATTCTAACAAGTGTCTTGCCATTCAGTTTCTTCAAATCATTAATATCATTAACTTTAATTTTTCCTCCACCACGAATATCTGAGAATTGAATAACGCCTCCTTTTGAATCAACACGAGATAAGAAATTTTCTCCACTTCCTATGACTTCAATTGTTGTGTTATCTTCTTCTTCTACAGGACCATTGAGCACATAAGATTTTCTTAATCCATCAATTATTAATTGATAAAGTTGTGCTTTTTGTTCTGATTCTATTTCTTGGGTTCTTACAAAAGTTTCCATCTGTTTCTTAAAACCATCATATCCAACTTCTGGATTTACCACTGATAAGACACTACAGACTTCGCCAATAATTTCATCATTTAATTCTTGCTGAAAGAGATGGCATGCAATTCCAATTACGCACGCTAATAAATTTATATTCATTCTGAATAATTCATCTAAGTCCTTTGTTCTGCCTGCTCTTCCTTGCAAATCTGCTTCACCTCTTTGTCTTACTAGATCTGCAACTTTTTGGACTAAACGTGTCGGATCTGCTCTTAAGGTCGCTTCTGCATACTGAAGAATAGGTGTTCTAAATGGGACAGCACCGTCTAATTGAATACCACGATTGTTTGTATTAATTATTCTTATAGAATCAACAATATTAGGGCTTAATACTTGTGTTAATCCTATGGCAGCCATACTCTATAATTTCCTTAATAAAATTATTTTTAGGTTAAGACATAAATTTGAACTTAAAAAAATCTTTAATATTAGATTAAATCATGAATGCAGTAGAAGATTACGATGAGGTAGCGGAGGAAGCGGAGGATATGAATGATGAGGAGGATGTGCTAGAAGCAGAGGAGATTGAAGAAGAAGAAGTCACTCCTGAGAAAAAGCAACTTCAAGAGTTGTTATATCGTGGCTTTTCTGGAAAGTTGCGTGAAGATGCGCACAAACTTCTCCAGGCACACCCCGAGATTCAAGCAGATTATATGGAAATTATTCGTGAACGTCTTCCCGTCAAGGATTTGCCTGTGACAAAGGATAGTAATCACAAGACTTATCCATTTCTTACACAGTATGAGAAAACGAAAGTTCTATCACACAGAGCAAGTGAATTGGCGCATAATAGTCGCCCTTTTATTGAAGTTCCCAAGCATATTACAAATGTTTCAGATATTGCTCGTCTTGAACTAGAAGCGAAACGTATTCCTTATATTATTAAGCGTCCTCTGCCGGATCGCACTTTTGAATATTGGAGACTGCAAGATTTAATTATTCTATAAGTAGGATGGAGTGTTGGGGTTTGCCATTAAAGGATAAATTAGTTGTTCCAATATTAACTAAAAATAACCTTCAAGGAATTAAAATTATTCCGGATGGTAATTGCTTATTTGAAGCATTAGCACGTCATTATAATATTGTTCTGAAAAGAAATGATTTAGATCATATTTTTGTTCGTGCATTAGTTGTTGGATATATGAGAAGGCATGCTGATGATTTTACACCATATTTATCAGAAGATAATTATAGATTTGTTGGTAAAAATAATGAGGATTTTAATGGCTATTTAGAATCTATGAGCAAGAATCTGCGTTGGGGCGGTTCCAATGAACTTACTGCTGCTTTTGAAGCATTTGATGAGTTTGCTGGTCAGAAACTTACACGTATTGGAATCCTTGAATTTACTTTGAAAGAAAAACGTGATGGAACATATAAATTAGATGAAATTAGTTTTAATAAACTTTTTCCTAATAATAAATTTGGTACTATACTAATTTATAAAAGAGCACCTGTTGTACAAATAGAAGGTGTAGTGCAAGCGGAATCTTCTGGTTCTTCTGGTTCACATTATGATTTTGCCTGTATTCCGGAATGGCTTATGGAACCTTTTTGTGGAGGTGCATTAAAAGGACAACCTTTTCGTCCTGCTCTTCCCTTAGCCGCTGCCTTAGTCGGTCCCTTAGCTGCTTCAGCCTCCGTCAAGCCTTTTGCCGATCCAAATAATAATGAATCAATTAGAAATCTTACAAATAGAATTATACAAGAAAAAAGAATTCGTCTTCTTGTTGTAGAATATTTCACATTAAAAAAATATGATTTAAATTCTGTTGATGACTTTATCTTAAAAAGTAGACCAACTGAAGCCGGATTGAAAGTTTTAATTGCTAAAAAATAAAGTTTTGGACACTTTATGAAATAAAGTTTTGGTCGCTTCGCTTACCATATCGTAACTCTCTTCTCCGGTGGAACCCATAATGAGTCACCCGGTTTCAAACCATATGTCTCATAGAATTCCGGAAACTGCGATAAAATCTTATTCACTCTAAGTTCCGGCGGCGCATGCTTATCTGTCTTAGAAGCAAGTTCTGCTTTCTTCTTTCTATCCTTATTTCTCCATGAAACTGCATACGATGTAAAAAATTCTTTTAACATCTTGTTCCGTTCAACTCCCGTCTTTCCAACCATTTCATCTCTTAGAGCTTGAAGCGCAATACTTACACCACCCAAATCCGCAATATTTTCCATCAATGTCAACTTTCCATCAATCTGTGATCCCATATATTCCACTGAAAAGAGTTGTTCAATCAGTTTTGATTTAGACTCATATTCCTTATTCTCCTCGGGCAACCACCAAGGAGCATAGTTTCCATCCTCATCGTGATTTCTGCCATCTGAATCAAAACCATGTGTAATCTCGTGCGTAATCACATTTCCTATTCCACCCAGATTCCATGCAATTGATTTACGTGGATCATAAAATGGCGGATTCAAGATTCCTGCAGGAATTATCATTTCATTGTAATCCGGATAGTAAAAGGCATTTACTTCAAAACATGCTGAATCCCAGTATTGACTTCTTGCAGATTCGCCGCGTTCACCTATCTCCTCAATTCCATATTCTGTATCTTTCTCATTAATCTTAAACAAATTTCGTAACATTTGTTTATCCGATATTTCTTCTCCTTTACTTTCATCGCGCCAAACTGTTGGAAATCCAACCTTGAATCCCATCTTATTTAACTTTAAAGTTGCTTTAACCTGTGTATCTAGGGACAGCCATTGTGCTGCTCTGATTCTCTTTGCACCAGCCCTCTTCAGAATATGGACTAATTCAGTTGCCTTCTCCTTAATTTGTTTGTTTACAAATTTCTCAACAAATGGTTTAGATAACATATTCGGTAAATGAGTTGTAACAATTGCCATCATAATACGATCAACATTACTTTCCTTTTCAACACCCTTCAAAACTTTTCCATAAAAGTTAAAATAATGATGATATACATCTCCAGAAATGAAACGCCCCATAGTGATCACTGCACAGCCCATTAACCATAATTTCATTTCTTCGTGGGATTCACACATCGTATTAAAAAAATGAAAAAACTTAGGATTTGTTATAATTAAATCATGACCTTCTAGCTTTGCTACAGGAATACCCATTCCCTTGAAGATTGAATCCCAAGGAGTTTCCGGATAGTCCGCTTTCAATTTATTGTAAGAAAGTTTGTGATAACGATTAGGTGTATCATCTTCTTCCATCGGTGTTGGTAAATGCTTTGCTATCTTAATTTCCAGATCTACGAATTTTTCAAGACCCATGATTCCAAAATATAAACCTAAATCCTGCAAGAATCTTTTGTATGCATCACGTTCTTTTCCATATTTTTCATCTAGCAGTAAATGTCTGTTAGGAACACAGGGAACATATTCACTTAATTGAACTCTTGTGTATTTGGTATTATATGAATCAGACATTATCTTAACGGTTAAAGGCGATCGTGCTTGAATCCGATTTAAGTGACCAATCATAAAACCAATATTACTTGCATTTTCTAACATGTTTAAGGCACCAATTAATTCGGCTACAACAAATTCAGTCTGTTTAGGATTATCCCATGTATTATAAATGCTTTTTACAAATTTAGAAAGTTTTGAATCTGGTTCTTCAATAAGTGAATCTTTCACAATTTCAATTAATTGTCCTTCTATTTTCTCAGCAATTTCCCGACTAATGTTTGTGGATGCCGCATCATGTGGAACCTTGGTTTCTTCTAACCAAGTTTCATTCACAAACTTATAAAAATCGTGTCTTGGATTTGCTTCCATTCTGATCTAACTTACTATTAAATTTAATATATATTAACTAATTCTTTGTTCTTGTGGACTTGAATCCCTTCCTTAGAGTATTGCATCGTAATAAAAATTATAGTCTGAGGTAGTGATTTTTTTTTCTTAGGAATTTGTATTTTTTGAGTATGATTATCCTGTTTCATAAATTGAATTGAACATAATGGGCCCGGAGCAATTGGGGCAATTCCCCCATCGTAACCACAGATATTCATATCTATTCTTCTGTCCGATTTTTAACAAAATGATGTTCATACACTTTAACCAATTCTAGGATACGATTTTTATTTCCAGTGCCATTCGCAATCATTTGAGCTGCCATTTCATGTGGATGTTCATCTTGTGCCGGGGATCCCTCCTTTCCTGCAAAAAACGTTAACCACTCCGGGGGTGGAGTCTTGCGTTGTTCGCCTGTTTTTTCATTCCACCATACCGTTTCAGCATCTTTTAGTGATGATGGATATTCAGATCTGAAAGCAGCCAGGCTCCACCATCCTTTCCATTCAGCAAATGGCTTTTCTTCAATATCAGGATTGATTCTGCGTCTTTCTATTAAATCGGATGGCATTCCTGCAGGTGGGGTCCTAGAAATTCTGTAAGACCACATCTTCTCATACCAGGTTTCCCATACTAGAGGATATCTTCGCTGCAACAAATGGATCTTTTCATGATCAATTGTCATCTTAAGTCTACTTTCCGGATAAGACTCAGGTATTACTATTGTTTCTTCATCTGTTGTATGCGGTAATCCATGTTCACAGGTATCTGATGTAAAAGTGATATTATAATGAATACCTGTTTGCGAATCATTCATTCCAATCTTTCGTTTAACTTCGCAGGAATTATTTTCTCGGACTCTTTCATTTATTGTCGCCTGTTTATCTTGACCTAGGGATGCTATGAAAAATATAACAAATATAATAACTAGTATTACTGTTAGATACTCTAACATTCTATTATTTGTCTTGTTTCTTATTTCTTATTTGTTCCTATTAATTTAGATATCTTTACTAATTTTACTATATTTTCTGTAAATGAATGCATATTTAATGGTGGTGCCGTGTACCATATTTCTTTTAATATACCATTTTCAAACTTTAATGGCTCTTTTACTTCACGTTTGAATTTTGTTCCTAAATATTCATTTGCTTTAATGGGTATCATTCCTTCTACTTTTACCATATTCTTACTTTAGACCTGTTGTTTAGCCTTGACGCCGAGCCACAGAGTGGCGACTAAGTCGGATAATGGAACATTATCCTTGACGCCATTGCTTTCCGCAATTTACACACAATACGAACAATGTCATCGGCTCATCTGCTGATCTTGTCTGTAGTTCATAATATACACACTGCCTCTTTGAACAATTGCTGCACTTGTAAGCATCTGTCGCCATTTCCTTGTTGCCCTCTAGCAGGCGGGTTTCACGCTTCATGCGTGCATCAATACGGGAAAGCCAGTGATCAGGATTTAGTTCATCATAAGTCATAAAAGGAATACGCTGAACTTCAAATTCGCCTTCCTTCAACCGATCTAACAGACGAAGTCCCTTTACATATGTATTTGGACTCAGGTTGTTCATTGTCCTTCTTGCAGTTGCCTTGTAAATATGCGAAAAGATTGGATTCTCCCAATTCTTTAAAACATTCCTCTTGTTGGCTTCCTGAATGGCTGCATTATAAATTCCCTTCTCCAAATTAATCCGCTGGCCCTCATCCAAATCATCTTCAAGATCATTAGAAATCCATTGCAAAGTCTTTTCTCTTGAAGAGTTCATTGCTTTTTACTAAGAAATCCAAAGATTCAAATTTTAGGGATATAAACTAGAATGAAACTGTCTTGCAAGAAAACACCTTATCCTATCACCGAGGATCGTGTAAGAAAATCTCCTTTAAAAAATGTTTCACAAACTTTGAAGGCGCGCAAGAATTTTAAAAAAGGTAAATCTATCGGCTTCACCCGAAAAGCCTCATTAAAAAGTATGGGTTTGATTCCCAGATCAAATGGATGTTATGTTCTTGGAAATAAATATTTCTAAGAATACTCTTCCTCTTCAAGTTCAGCGGCTGTTGCCCATTTCGGAATCTTCTTATTTCTTGCAGCGGCATATGACTTTGTTACCGCCTTAACAACAACTTCTTCTTCCTCTTCCTCTACCACTGGCTCCTCCACAATTTCTTCTAGTACTTCATCTACTTCGTCTACTTCATCCTCATCTTCCTCCTCCTCTTCATCATCTTCCTCTTCATCTAGACTTTCAAATCCTTGGAAAATCTGCGTGTAAAATTTGGTGTATTGAGCTGTCGTAAAATTTGTAAGATCACCTCCTTCCATTAGTGCAACCATAATGGCGTCACCAAAGAGAAGGACTGAATCTGCTGGAGGAGGTAGTTCATGCTTATTTTCTGTTCCAGCACGTCCATCCTTATATCCCCAAAGTTCAAGCTTCATCTTACTAAATTCCCATGATCCAATCTTTGTTGGCAACTTGGTCTTTCTCAAGATTTTGGCCACACGGGTAGGAATTTCTTCTTCTCCATCTGTAATTTCAATCTTACTTTGCTTAGTGTCACCCTTTGATTGAAGAACTACAACTTGGCACTGCATTTTGACTTCTATTGGGATATAAACCAACCTTCAAATTTAAGAGTAGTGGAAGAAAATATGGAGTGTATTTCTTCTGTTTCTTGCAAGGAAGGAAAAGGTACTAAAACTATTATTCAATGGATCTATGGACGCAAAAAATGGTTTTATTTTCTTGATATTGATTTATTCATTGGATTTCTTGCAAGAGATTTTTCTTGTGATCAAACTTCCATTAAAGAAACCGGTCTGCGCATTTATGAATTACCGCCATTTTCTGAATTATGTATCAAGTTGCGCTATGAAAACGCATTTGTTAATACAGAAAATGATAGTATTATTTTTAGCCATTCTGACTTAGGGTCTATTACAATGAAGGTTCCTTCTTTGCCCAATCAAGAAATAAACCTTTCACATTTGCCTCCTCCGGAGTCAATGCAAGATTTCCAGAAACATCGGGTACATTTGAAGAAACCACTTGTATAACTTCTTCTACAGGCGGAGGAACAGGCGGAGGAGCAGGAATAGATGCAGGAACAGATACGACAGTTTCAATCTTAGCAGATACAACATCTACGACTTGCTGAATAGATGCTACAGATGCTACAGATGCTACAGATGTTCCAGATATATCAGTTACAACAGATACAACAGTGTCAAGTTTAGCAGATACAGCATCTGCAAGTTGAACTGATGCTCCAGATATATCAACCTTAACATCTGTAACTTCAGTCACTAAGGAAGTCAATTTCTTCTCAGCAATTGCAAGAAGTTGAGGATCACTCTTTAGGACTGCTATAGCCCTTGTGCAGAAAGCAAAGCATCCGGCAGGTGTTGTTGGAATATCTTTTAATGAAAATTCACCATTTGAAACTTCAAGGATAATCTTTAAAGTTTCCGGAATTACCGAATCAAGAAGTTGGACTAGTATAGCTTTCTGATCTGCAGGAAGTGCAGACTTCTGGACACATTTTTCTAGAACATGAACAATGATAACTTCCTTTTGTTTTACTGAAAGACCATTAAAGACTACTAGTTCTTGTGCCAGGGATACGGCTGCACGTAAAAACAGTGCTTGCGTGGGGTTTGATCCAAGTATTTGCTCTGCTAAAATTGTTAACTGAGTTTCTGCCATCGCGTTTTCTAATTATACGTTTCGTTAATCTTAAATAGAGCAAAATGGATTTAGCGCGCACAGGTATTCTGTTGGTGGTTGGCAGTTTAGTCATATTTTTTCTTTTTCAAATCGGAATTGTGCTATGGCAGAGAATGAATAACTCAACAAAGTTACGTGAACATTTGTCAGGAGCAACCTACGTTGATGATTTGAGAATGACTCAGCACGTTTCCCCTGCACAAAGAGTTGAAGAACCTGCACAAGTTGCTTCTTACCAGGGTGGAAATCCTCTTCCCGATATTCCTGGACAGACTCCTGAGCAAGTTAGAACACCTGAGCCGACACAGCGTCAAGTAAATCGTCCTCAGACCGCAGAGCCAGAACCCTCGGAGTTGTCCGCACCACAGCAAGAAGAAGCTGGATTTACTGAAAGGTTACGTCACCCTGAAGCCAGTTTTCAAAGACATCCTGGTGATCAAGGATCAATGGCTCCAGAAGTTCAAGCAGGTCGCGCTTCTCAAATCTCATCACCCGGAGCTGCAAATCAACAACCATTTGCATCAGAACTCGCCCAAAATGGAGGCGAATTAATGAATGGTCTCTTTGCTTTTGATTCGCAGGAGCCCCAAGGATTTAGTTCGCTATTTTAAGAAATGATTTGATATTCATATAGGATGAGTCAAGCAACACGATTAATTCCTTTAGCCAATGGCTTTCGTCTACCTGTCCTTTTAGAAGAGGCAGACGTAAAACAAGTATATGATTTTCTAGCATGCTGGAGCATAGGACCATTAGATACAACATGGAGAACTGCAAATCCTTTACAGCCTGAAGAACTTAGCTGGTTAGCAAATGGCAAAGCTTTCACCTCAGAAAGACCTGGAGATTCTAGCAGAAGTGGTTTCTTAGTTGTATATCCACCGTGGGGATCAGTTCTATACGCTGAAGCTGATAAGCAATCTGGTCCAAATGGTGCTAAATCTCGGTATCCTCGTGTATTCAAGGTACCAGTACGAGTTGATCCAACCGTTTTCACTGCAGGAGGAATTATCTATTCTGCAACTTTAGTTGGAACAGAAAAGAAGATTATTATGGAAGATTTACTTTTCTCAAAAGGATTTCCAACTTTTTTTAAAAAGACATTTACAGATCGGTTTGCTCTCTTGCAGAAATCCTTGCAGAACGATCTGTTTGTAGATGAAGACTTAGCTGGTGGTTTGACTGTTTCTTTGCGTTCAGTTCGGCCTCTAGCAGATTTAAATCAATTTGGTGTTTGGGAAATTATTCCAGATGAGCCGGGCAAACGTCGTTGGTTATGGTTTGTTCGGCGTTCTACTGCTCTTCCTCTTATTAGATCATCCGCGGATGGAAAGAAAAATCCGGCTAATGTTATGCGGGCGAAGGAAGAAATTGATAAGTTGAATCTTGGTATCCTTGAGCCGCCTCCTCTTTCATTGGCTTCAACTATGGTATCAGTGATACCAGTGATACCAGTGCAAGTAGTAAGGGATGATAAAGATGTAGCTGTTGCAACAAAGGGAGCATTCCCGGATCAGTATTTCCTTACAGGACCAAAGGGTGAAAAGATGGGAATGGCTATTATTCAAAATCCTGATATCAGCAAGAATCTGCGGATTAAAAGTAAGTTGAATCCTCAGTTCAAAGTTCGTATTCTAGCATCTACTGAATTTTCAGGTAGTTACGAAATCCTTTCTGTCTTATAATTAGGATGGCTGGTTTTGGACCTGATTTTGCTTCAGTCAAAGATAGTGATTTATTAAGAGGTATTTACATTGGCCCCGAAAGAATTGATTCATGCTCAACACCTGCTAGACCCGGCTCCTTGGCTCGTTCCCGTTCCCGCAAGCAGAGAGGAGGTGCCTGCCCTTGCATGCGCCCTCGTTCAAGAAAGCAGTGTGGAGGAATGTACAAGATCAAGAAAACTAAGAATAAGAAGTTGAATAAGAAGAGTGTCAAGAAGCAGAAGCAGCGTGGAGGTGCCGGTTATACCTTTGGTATAGCGCCTGCTGGTCTTGACTTGAAGACATCTGATATGCCTTTGGGAAAAATGCCTGAGGTTGTTACAACTCCCTGCCCTAAACCTCTGCCCGGATTCTATCCCCAGATTGGCGGCGGCGCCCTAGTTGGTTCTGAGATTTCTACAATGACTGCACCTCTTGCAGGAACAACTCAACTTGTAAATCCGGCACTTTACGATTCAACTCCTGCTGGTGTTCAGTTCAAGCTAGGACAGACTTCAGTCTTTGGCCCTGAGAAGATTCCTTATCCACAGGTTGATTCAATCACTTCTCGTAGTTTATGCTCTGCTCCTATGACCCGCAGACGCGGTCGTAACCGCAAGAACCGTAATTAATCATCTGTAAATAAGCATTCTTCTGCATCTTTATTTACATGCTCTACGAGATGCTTTTCAATCGGTCCTTTTGAATTCCAATGCACAACCTTATAAGCGCACTTTTTATAGTAATCTTTGCGCTTATTCCACTGACTTACAAATATATCATGTGGCTGATCTAAACAATCTATTACACGTGGAGCATAGGCTCGTTCATCCTTTTTCTGTCGTAAAATACGACCTACTGATTGCTCAATGTTTGACTTTGGTGTTGATAATACTATTGTATTAAGAGCAGGAATATTCATTCCTTCAGCAGCCATTGCATAGGTTCCTAGCAGAATTGCTGCTTCTTCTGATTTTTCTAGAGCAACTTGTTTCATGCCTCCAACATAGTAGGCAACACTTTGAATGCCTGATTCCTTAATTAATCGCTCAAACATTGCTAAATGATCTCTTCTGTCACTCAAGATTAAGGTCTTTCTGCCTTCTTTCCATGCATCTTTAACAGCTCCTAGCAGATACATTGTTCTTGGTTCATATTCTGAAATTGTATTTAGAAGACGTGCTCTTATCGGATTACCCTTGAAATCATAGGATGTCTTCGTATATGCGTCGTCTGTTGATGTGTAATCGTAAACACGCACTTCAACTTCAGCATCTGCTTCTCTGTTCTTAATTTTTGTTGTCAAATCTCCCAAATACCAACCAAAGACTTTTGATAATCCATCAGTTCTATCTGGTGTTGCAGATAGTCCTAACATCCACTTTGTTTGAATCTTCATAAGTGCTTTGCTAAAATAGGCTGCTCCCAAATGATGACATTCATCAAAGATTGCAAAACCAAAATCATTAAAATATCCTTCCGAATATTCATGTTTTGCGACTGTTTGAAGCATCGCAATCGTAATATCAAATTCTGGACCAACTTCTTCTTTATCTGCTTGGAGTTTGCCAATTCGGATTTTAGGATAGACACGCAGTAACTCTTTTTGCCACTGTCCTACTAAGAATTCTTTATGAACAACAATAATTGTCTTCCGTCTAAGTTTTCCCATGATGTATAGTGACATGAATGTTTTTCCCCATCCACAGGGAACACAGATAATTCCTCCTCCTGCTGTCTTTCCCTTTTCTAGAAAATTAGCAGTAATTTCAAGTTGCTCTGGCCGTAATGAACCCTGGAATACAAGCGATTCATTAAGTGCTTCCCCTTCTTTTCTAATATCAGAATCAGGTGTGCCAAATGCTTTTTGGCCCCAGCATCTGGGCAGATAATATCTCTTTGGTGATTCATAATAGACTGGAAAACTATCTTGAGGTGCAAAACCTGCTATTACTTGCGCTGTTACTGTTAGTGTATTTTTAAGTTGAGCTTCTTCGCCATGTGTTAATCCTTCTTTCGGTATTGAATATCCACGATTTGATAAAATTCTTTTACCAAGTAGTTTTTCAGCCGGAATTTGCTTTAGCATATCAGGAATTCTTATCCGAGACATAGGGTCCTATTCTAGTCAAGTTTTTGAAGGTAACTAAAAAAACTATGTAATATAGAGAAAGATGCAAAAGTGGGAAGTCGCTTCATTAGTTTTTTGTGGTCTACTTGTTGTCTTAGTTACTTCAAGTGATAGATTATCAGATACTGTTATTGAACTGCTAGATTCTCTTTTTATTCAATTTATTGTTATCTTCGGCATCATTGGCTTAGCTTACGTTTCTCCTACTGTTGGAATTGCTGCATCTGTCTCTTTTGCTCTTCTATTTGTCTTCCGTAATAATAGTCATATACAGAAAATTGGTTCCGCTATGCCTTCTGCACCTTCCGCACCCACCTTTTCTTCACCTACTGTTAATTCAGTTGTTGGTGTGCCACCCTTATCTTCTTATACTCCTCCTTCTCAGACTCCATCAACTGAAAAATATGTGGATGAAAAGACTGTAAAGGCTATTCACCATAATTTAACGGCTGAGCAAGAAATTCCCGATGGACAATACCCTCTTGATGAACAAAGACCAGTTGCTTCATCTACTTTGCGTGAATTTGAGTATTCTCCTCAAGAAGATACTGGAACAAATGAATTCTATCAGATTGGTGCATCCATTGATGAGAAAGGCCTTTTACCCGCTTCTATTAAACCTTGGTTGGCTTAATTAGTTTTATTAGTTTTTATTTTTACTGCAAAAATTTCTAGCAGTCCAACTGTCTGAAATTTTTATTTTTCCTTTATTTATTTTATATTATTTTTGTTAATTTAAAATCCGCTCAAATCTACACGTTCCGGTGTCTCTGTCTTATCAATATTTACTTTCTTATACACATCGCAATTTCCAATCCATTTTCTCAAATCCTTATCTCTGTAAATTCCATGCTTTCTCAACTCCGCTAATACATTTGGAGTCAAACACATAGGCGTTGTTTTTGAAACTGGCATTACTGTTGTCATACATAGTGGAACCGTTAGTCCATCCATTGCATTATCATTATTTACCATGCTAGAATTATACATATTCTTCGGGCATTTTGTTTGCGTCACGTAGCGCTGGAATGCACATGATGATGACTGAGCAAAGGGATTTAAATCTTCAGAGATTACATTACACATTTGCGCATCTTTAGGACACTGATCGGGTCTTGCACCTGATGGTTGTGCTGAGCAGCAAAATCCACTAATTCCATCCGCTGTTGCTCTATAAGGCTTATTTGGAAGACAATCTCTTGCACCTAATTCTGCTAGTAATCCTTGAATCATTGATCCACAGAAAGGAATTTGAATACCAAATTCATCAATTGTATTACCTCCTAGGGCACAAACATGCGATAATCTACTTTTGTTTTGACGGGGTGCACATCGTCCCTCTGTAAAATCTATCTTTCCATTGCAACACATTGATTTTCCTTCTCTATCTGTGAAAAAACGGAAACCAGGTGGACATAATGGTGCAACACCCGGCTCAGTTACTGCTCCACTACTTGTACTGAGTGTTGCAAATGTTTCCTTCAGTATAAAAGGTAGTGGACTATTTTTAATTGTTATTATTAACAGTATAGTAAGGAACCCTGCTAGTAATAAATAGATCTGATTCATCCCTAGAATATATCAATTTTTAATTATGCATTATATATTATATATTTGACCATAATACTGGATGGATTACTGAAAATATAAATGCAGTCACATAATATGCCACTGTTATTCCCATTGGTATTGCAATGATGTCTTCAAAATCACCCGGTTGAAAACTTGTTGAATCAGAAGGCGTATTTGCTGAACCATCATCATCATCTACAAGTTTTTTAGATCCTAGTTCATCAGGTAAGTATATATTTCGTGCCTTAGGATCAATCACAATATTGTTTCCCTTAATATCTTTCTTTGTATCTACTACACGACATTTGAGTGAATCCATTCTTTTTATTCCATCAGGTAAGGCAGTCGGATTCTGCTCAATAGAGCCAATACGGAAACCAGGTGATTTATAGTAAGCACAAAAACGACGGAGATCTGTAATACTTATAGGTTCGGATGGTGATTCCAATTCGGCTGCATTTGCCTTCTTTAATCTTTCCACATCCTTAATGCGACAATAAACAGGTTCTTGCAGAAAGATAAATTGGATTGCATGTGCTTCAGGTAAGCATTGTGATTCTGCATTCGGTAAACCACAACCTCTATTTTTAAGGTCTTTCCCCTTGTACAGGATTGCCGGTGATTTATCTGTTAGAATACTTGTTATAGCTGGAAGAAATTCACTGCGTAAAGATGCTTCGCGATTCAGGTACTCAAAATAATTAGCACCTTTGCCAGAACCTATCTTAATTGGAATCACTATGCATAAATCATCGGTCGGTCCTTGTAGCCTTTTATTCGGCTTTGAATTTCTAAAATACATATGAATTTCTCCAGCGGGAGGATTTTCTGCGGTAGGAGACCGATGCATTCCAGGAAAATGAAGAATTGTATCACTTATGTTAAATGTCTGTCGCTCAAAAATAAGCGATATCTGCGGCGACTCTTCTATAAGTTGTCCATCACGACCTGCTCTTTCAAGAAGACGACCGGGTCCAGCAGTTGATCCTAGAATTCGGATTTCAGATGTTTTATATTCCGGTATATTTTCTAATTTTAAATTTTTTGGAAACTGAAAAGGTGTTTGTGTACATGAAAGACTATTAAATGGAAAAACTTTATTTTCTTGTAACCGTTTGAGGTCCCCCATATCTTCTATTAGGCAAAGGGATTATAAATGATATTCTTCTGCTTGTAAAGTTGAACTTTGAATGTTTGTCCTTGTGCCGGAACTGCAACTTCATCGCCGTCAAAAACTTCATCACAACCAATATCTTCATCGCAATCACGATTCTTGTATCTTACAGGAACTTGCACGGGATTTAATCCATCTGTGCGTGAATAATAATTCCATTTATCTCTTCTTGCTGCAATTCTACGACCATATAATGGGACTAATGTACGATCACTTGCAGAAAGTGCTGAGGATCCAGGTGCAATCAATAGACCAACCTGCTGGAATTGCTCGGCATATCCCTGTGTGGGAAAATTGAAAACAGATCCAGCAGTGTTAAAATCAGGACCTGTTTGATACACACGTGACGGCTCAGGAGGTAGATTATTGTTTGTTGAAGGGGATCTTTCTCTAACTGTTTCTTTTTCTCTTTCCGGCATCTCCAACTTTATATTAACAGGTTTCTCTGCTCTTGTTGCTAAATAGACAAAAGTTCCGCATATGATTACCGCTATTAATAGAAGAATAAGTAAGCTTTGTGTTGAGATGATTATCTGCTCGGGCATAGAACCTCCACGTTGCTTGTATCTGTGGCTTGCTGATGCTTTTATTTTCACTTGCTTGACCATTCCTATTTTGGACGCATACTAAATTGACTAGAAATCTATGAGCTTTCTCTTAAAATATTTATCAATTATAATTTTTCTAAATTCAGTTATACTTTTGTTTGCTTCTTTCCGAAATGTCTGTAATTCATTAATTCTTTTTCCATAAAATAATCTATCTTTCCATACTAAAGTTGCAAAGTTTTCTTGCATTGTTACGCCAATTTCATTTGTTTTTAGTTTGAATAATATTTCTATGGGAAAATAACGTTCAATTGCATAAGGCTCCAAATAAATAATAAAATCATAATCCTTTAACTGCTCGGCCATTTCTGTAACTCTTTTCTGTGATTCCATTGAGCAAAGTTCTTTTAAAATTATTTTTTCAGATTCTGTTTCTTTACCATTTAACTTGTTAACTGTTTCAAGTCTGTGCTCATTTGCTAAGCAACTTGTTAAAAACTCTTCCTTATCATCACACCGATATCCTGTTGGTACTAAGAGTTGATAATTATCTGAATCATTCCATGTGTGAATAAAAATATCATATTGTATACCTGCCATTTTCATTACATCAAATATATATTCATGATGCGAATGGTATACATTTTGTATAGATTCTGAACCACCAGTATAACAAATAGCTACTTCTACCATTTTTAAATGCTACGAGTAGATATCTTTTATTTTTTATTATTTTGCCTAATTTGCCGTGGGATCAGAACCAAAGAAACTCTTGAATGTTTTCATGATCTCTTTACCATCACTGATTAAGGGCTTCAAATTGCTCAGATTTGACATTAAATCTTTTTGAACTGCTATCAGTTTTTGCGTATCATTTGTCAGAGCATTGATCTGTTCCGGCTTCAACTGCTTATACGCATTCATAAATGTTGTTCCAGAATCTAAGTGGTGCTCACCATCACCCTTCTCAGAAGGTAATCTGAATTTCTTGTTAGGGCTTGCATACTGTTCACCTAGTTCCTTCAAGTCATGAGCTTTGGGCTCTTCTTGGGGAGGACCCGAAGATATAAGATCCTGCAACCCCGTTCCCAAGGCTGCAAGACCAGCAGATTGATCTGATTTCAAAATATCTTTCTTTTCTTTGTTCGCTTTAAATTCTTCAGAGGTTGGTCCTGCTTCAGAGGTTACTGCATTAAGCGCAGCCACATCTACAGGCAACTCTTCTTCCATCTCATCTTCCGCCGCCTCAGTATCCTCAAATCCTTCCCATACGCGCTTTCCTCGGAAAGGCATCGGGACAAAGATTAATGCTACTAACAGAACAATTAGTGCTTGCAGGCCAAATGAAATCTTCATGTGCGCCGCTTTACGAAGACCAAATAAAGTTGCTGCAGTTATAGCTCCAAAGACTAAAGGTAAGGCAGTGCCATTCATTGTAGCGCGGATTAAAGGCATTGAGGCCATTAATAAAACTGCTAACATTGCAACTTCAGTGATTTGAAATCCAAAAAAATCACGCATCTCTACTTCTAACCAATAATATCAGATAATAGTTGATAGCCTCCAAATAAACTTCCTGCTAGAACTGAAAGAAGAACTAGACCTACCCATGAAAGCTCAGAACCAGAACGAAACGCCCAGGGAGCATATGCCATTATAGATGTGTGGAAGACTGGAAGATTTAGCAAAAAGAATAGAGCGGCTACAACAAGAGGCGCCTTTAGTCTTTCAAGAATGCTACCAAACATATCAGACTTCTGCGGTACAGAAGGCATCTGGATCTGCTGCGGTTGTTGCTGGGGAATCTGACTATAAGAAGAAGATGATGCCATCATGGAAGAAAAGTCTTGCGGTGTTGGTGAACTGTTTCCAATCATATGCGCCGTTGCAGGAGCCGGGTCCATTACTCTTTCTTGCATTGTGTTAATCGGAGGCTCAGATAGAACCATTCTCATAGGCTGCTGCTGGAACATTGCCTCATTCGGTGCCTGCATTCCACCATTCATATCTGCTAGTATCTTGTTTACTAAACCTGCATCAGAAGAACCAGGGCCATCTAACTTATCCAACGGTGTGCTTTGAGACATTTATAATAGATAAATATATCAAAGTTTTTAATCTAACTCAGCTGTAAATAAAATTAATCAATATCTACAAATGAAAATGTCTTTATTAATCCTGTTCTATCTACGGGACATTTCACTGGCTTAACTTTGAATTCGTAACATCCTTCTCCAATTTGATACACATTATTCTGAAATTGACTGACTTCAGGACCTCTTATTACAATACAATCAGGACCCTTGCATAATGGTCTCATCATTGCTGCCAAACCAAATCCTATTACGCAACTAATCATAAATGCTAGTCTAGGATATTCCATAATCTCAATGATATCAATCATTCCCTATCTTATCACAACTTTTATCTCCTTATCAAGTAAGATGAGATTCTTTAATAAAATTCAGATTCTCCCCCTTATGATTAGCTTCTTTGTGGGATTTTTCTTAGTATATATCCTTAAGCCCAGCCCAATGATTATCTTTAAAAATCCTTCTCTAGATAATGCGGGAAAATCAACTTATATTGATCGTAATGATGTTTGCTTCCAATATATAGTCAATAAAGTTGATTGTGATAAGAATGAAGAGCGAATTACAGCATATCCTATTCAGTAACTTCTACAGCAGAACCAAAGTTAACTTCTCTTTTATCAGACATTGAAGTATATTTCACTAGCATTTTTGCGGGAGCAGGAGGAACATTTCCTGCAGGAGGAAATGACCATTCAAATGTTTTCACTTCTCTGGTAGGTGCCCCCTCCTTTTCCATTGTCATCATCTTCTTCTGGAGAATGGCTACTCGTTTTGCTCCTTCAACTGTAGGACTCTGTTTATATATGATTATCGCCTGAGCTAATTCTACTGCTACTAGTTGCAGGGCTTCAATCTGTGCCTGCTGTATCTGTTCAACTTCTTCTCTTTGTGTGTTATACATTTGAAGAGATGTTGTATATTTCTCTTTGTCTCCCGTCCTATAAAGATTGAGAGCACGGTAAGAATCTATTGCTCTTGGCAAAGGAATTGTCTTTACTATTTCTGCGGGATTCTCAGGATTTTGCACAACAGGATTACCTGTCGCATAATCAATCTTCAAGTTCTGATACTTACTCTTGTAAAAAGTAGCCCATGTTGCTAAGTCAGTAACTCTTGAAGGATTGATGAATGTTCCTTTTGCTCCTTTCTTTGAAGCCTTCGCTGGTGGCATCTCTACGGATTAGTTCTAATTTTTACTTGGACTTGTCCCCCGCTCAGCGTTTTCAAATTTGTTATAAAAAAGCGGTATTACTCAGAGATGAGCGATGCAACCGGAAAAGTTATTCTTACAATGTTGCTAAATGGATTTACTCATTCTGTTTTACCTCCTATTGGTCTCTATGCCTTCTCAAAGTTTAGTACCGATGATCTCAAGTCTACAAATGCTTTCATTTCTCTGCTCGTATTTATTATTCTTATGAGTTTCCTCTTGAATTTTGTATCCTTCATGATTGTTCAAACAAGCGTCTGTGGTAAAATCTTAAACACAGAACACCTTTTGTCTATTGCTGCAACTGGTATCATTTTTTCTGTTATCTTCTTCTGCTTATCCTGGAATATTGAATTCTTAGGAAATATTATTCGTGATCTTCTTCCCGCTGAAACTCTTGGTGTTGAAATGACTGAATCTATCACTCATAGTTTCTACATGTTCTGGGCAGGAATGTATTCTATTGCTTCTCTTTCTTGGTTTGCTGCCGCTTGCCCTCCTCCGCCAACCGAAAATAAGGGACAAGTCACAAAGTAACTAGAAACTTAAACATATCTTTATTAGTAAAAATATATGGCTGAATTAGTTTGTAGGGGTGATAATCTTGGGTATACAATTTTGCCTTTTTCACTTGATACTGTAATTCAAAATGAACTAATTGGATATCCTAGTGACTTTGTTCTTGGATATATTACATTTAATGAAGAGAATGGTAAACGCAAGTTTACTTACACAGAGTCAGGAAGATTAACTGTAGTCAATGATCATTGGTCATTGGCTATAATGAAGGAGTTTCCCTATGTTGAACAAAAAGGACCTTGGATTGTTTATAATTGTTCGCCCGAAAAGACAAAATTAGAATTTGGTAAGATTCTTTCTAAATATTCGCAATCATTGTGGATTCATAATTGGGATACTTGGACTGTTTATTGCAAGAATGCAAAAGTTGCAGTTATTACTTCTTGGGAAACATATTAACTATCCTTCATAAAGCCTTCAGGAGGTTGATCTCCATAATATACATACGTTGGAACATGATTGCTATTGTATTTTTTTGTATTCAATACATAAAATCCATTTTTGCTCGTGTTAAGACCCATATTCTTTGATACCGGCTCAACGTCCATATCCATATCCGAATTTAGATTTACTGGCTTTCTTGATCTATTTCTTACAGGTGTCGGTTCTTCTACTTCCACTTCAGGCATATCCATATCTTCTATATCTGCATCTACTTCATTAGATCCTGCAGATAATAGAAAACGCTGGATTCCTGTTGCAACTAAATAACTGATAAATGCCCAGAGTACAGAGAAAAGCCAAAACGGCATCCATGTACGATTCGGATCTGGATTTAATGAAAATTCTTTCCATGTTCCACCAGGATGAAACATAAGTTTAGGTCTAAGATATAGAACAATTGTAACTCCCAACAAATAGATTGTTAATGCCAGAAATAATACATGCATCCCTGTTTTAGTAGAAGAAATATACAGATCTTGTTAATCCGTGCGTCCTTCATGATCCTCATTATCATATCCCCTTTCAGCTCTTGATTCTGTGCCAAAAGATGTAAAACCAAAATCTGCACCTGTCATCTTTCCTTCTGCCTTTTGCGGCAATTCAATCATACCCATTTCCAGACGTTGATTTCTATCGTGCTCATAGAGTTCTGGACTATAATCCTTTACATTTTTGCCCATCGCCCACTTGCCAATTCCAAATTTCTTGAGAATCTTCTCAATCGCTTTCTCTTCATCTCCCAACTTATCAAAAATATTAATAACATAGTTGTTTTCCATCTGCGTTCTGTGCAATAGAATATCCGCAATTTCTTTCTCATTCGGCATTCTCGTCTTCTGAGATCCTCTTTCCAGATTTTCTGCAATAAATCCAATTGTTTCGCGTATTAATGTTTCTGTTTCAGGGATCTGCGTTCCTTCAGCAGAAGGTAAACCCTTATAAAATGCACTCTTCGGATCAGATAAATCTAGCAGAAACTGTATTAGAAAAAACCTTAAAATATATCCTCCGTATTTATCGTCAAATCCTAAATTTAAATCCTCAAACATAAGCGCCTTCCATTTCTTCATCCATAGACCCCACTCATATCCAGCTCTCTTTGCGACTTCCTTCGCTTGTACTGATACATCTTTGATTAAATCAGATGCCTCCGCCATTATCTTATTCAATATATCTGTGTGCTCAACACTTATCTTTATCCATTTTGTTTCATCTGCCATTTGTATCGTATCTGTCTTTGTTGTTACTCGTGTCTTTGCTTCACGGACATCTGCCAAAATATCTGTTACTTTATAATTTTTACTGCGCTGCATTAAAGGTGTCACAATTGAATTCATTATTGAATCTATTCCTGAAGAAAAAGGTAACTGCGTTAGGATATCCAAAGATAACATAAATGCATTCGCAACCGCTTCTGCTCTTGCTTTTCTTGTTGTTGATGTAGCAATTCTCCTCCTCAATTCCTCCTTCTTTTGATCATAGAATGTTATGAAATTAGCCCATGCTCCATCTCTGACGGGTTCTAGAGTACCTTGTCTTGAATCATTCAATGCTTTCATTATTGTTAGAATCTGGCCCCAAATCTGCTTATCCGCTTCTGACATCTGTGTCATCCATCCTTGAACATTTACTATGAGTTCAGGTTCTTCCGGCTTATTAAACGGCTCAATTGACTGCTTTTCTCTTTTTGCCGCTAAAATAGTTTGGAACTTTTCTTCCGAATAATCCACTTTCTGTGTATCTAAGGACGACTTTCCTTCCTTCTCATCTGATGGAAATATAAACCCACAGTTTTTGCATGCTCCTCCATATCCCGACTTGTGCGGTGATCCAATAAATGGACCATCGTAACATGTTCTTAAAAATAACTTGTACAAAATATTTTTAGGAATCTCAACACGAATATTTGGAATCTCCCTCGGTGACCAAGGTGTCCAAATATGTGTTCCGCAGGGCGTATTTGTAGGAACACGAATCTCAATATTTCTTAGGGAATAATATATATCGCGTGCCTCATTCTCTAAACCTTCTGTTGTTCCCAGCAGTTGTAAATATCCCTTCTTCAAATCCTTTAAAGCAATTGGTGCAGCATATGAATCTGAACGTTCACTCTGTGAAAAAACTAGACCTTCCTTCTCTGCCTTCTTATAAGCTTCCGCCTTTAGTTGACCGTAGATTACACTTAATCTGTAAGAAAGTGATCTCTTTGGTGCATCTAATGATGATACATTCATGGCTGTAACTTTGTTATATGAATCACCCTTTGTTGGAACATTCTGAACAGTTGGAGGAAAGGTTACAAAAGCCTCCGGTGTAAATCCTGTCGGTAACTTATCATTTTTACTTGGTAGGTCTCTTGTTTGCTCTAATCTCAAAGATTCTCTTCTTTCCTTGATAATATTATTAAGTTCTGATGTGATAGGAAGCGGAACCTTCTCTAAGAGATTCTTTGTGCATAAAATTATTAAATCTTTAACAATCTTTGTTCTCTTTGGAATCTCCTCAAACGGAATTAGACCCCATGATGTTGAATACCATGGATCCTCTTTTCTATAAATCCAGGCCACGCAACATGATATATAGTCTAGGATACCGCTTCCAGCAGTGTCCGGATTTAATCCTTCTGTTGGGAATCCTTGCAGAGAAAACTTACATTGCATGAAGGGATACTTTATCTGTATTGCCGGCTTCGCAGTTTGGAACTCAAACATGATTAAAGATGCTACAATACCAACCTGTTGGTTTCTTGATAGTTCTTCCCATGTTCCCTTCATTCTTCCTCTTGTCTGCTGTAGAACCGCAAAGTATTCTCTTGTTGGAACAGCCTTTCCTAAATACTGTTGCGCCCTATTCACAATTCGTGCATAGATCTCATCAGATATCTGTGCTCCCGCTCGTTCACTAATAATTTTTGCAATCTTGTAAATCTTTTGATCTTCCTCTTTTCCAAAGAACTGCTCCTTCTTAGAAATTATCTCTGTTAAATCTATTTCCTTCGGACCATCGTCTGTTAGGACAGCACGTCCTGATAAGGGACGACCCTCATCGTCATATTCAAGACTATTATCATATTCAATTGATTGAATACCTTCTCCACAATTCCTGCAGGTAAAATTTCCTTCAAAAACGGGTCCTCCAAATTCAATTAGTAGTTTCTTATGAAGGGATAAAGCACGACCTGGATGAAGTGCCTCATTTAATAACATCTTCTCGTGCACGCATACACATTCTTTCTTGCATTCCCTACAATAAATCCAATTTCCTTTCTTTTCACCCTGAAACTTATTCAAGAACTGCTGGAAAAGTTCAATGTATTTAACCTGATCACGCTTTCTTACTTTCTTTACTGCTGTTAAGTATTTGGTATGAGCGCAACTATTTATTTCCGGCTTTGACATGAATGCTTGGACTCTTAGCGCTTCAATCTCATTTCTGTTCTGATTCGCTCGGATAATCTCTAGCAACTTATCTTTCTGAAACTTGGGGTCAAATGCTGCTTCACGTCCCTCAAGAATTGCTACAATATTTGCATACTGAATAAATGCTTCACTACCATATGACTTCTGTAATTCATTCATTATAACTTGTGTATTCTTTGCAAGAGTTGTTTCACGTTCGTTAATATTCTTGAATAGACCACTCAAAATTGTATCCTTGCGAACTGTTTCATTCAGTGTTGCAGGATCTTCAATCATCTGTGAAAAAGTTTCTCCTTGGTAGCCACCTTCCGCTAACTTCTTCAAGATACGTTCGCGTGTGATTGCATTCGCCTGTAACCATAAATCCATATTTCTTTGGACAAACTTCCAGACTTCTGCTTGAAGGGCTGCAGGAAAGTCACTGCGATTAGGGACAAATGAGTCCAACATTACTGATAAAAGAGTTGATGCCGGTGAAAATCCGTGTATTGGTGCAATTGTTCTCCGCATGTTATTTTCCACCCATGTTGTCCACCATTCGCTGGTTGCCTGTGATATGAGATCTTTCGGAATTGTTACCGTGTGATTGTCTGATGTAGATTCTGTAACTGAAATAGGATCCAAATCTTCCAGATTTTTCCTTCTGTGCATACTTTGATAATCTGCAATTTGGATTCGTGTCATAATTGAAGGAATATTTGTTAGAGTACGTGTCATTAAAATTGTGGGTGTATCTAGCATTACATATCCAGCGACTGAAACTTGATCTGCTGGAACTGAGATTGTTCCTGCAGGAATTCCCTTATTTTTTCCTGCCTTTTCAGATGCTAAGAACTTACCTGTGCGAATATCCACGGTTGATAAATTATCATCTGTTACAGGAATGAACTTATCCTTCGCAAATGGTCCTTTAGGAATATATCCTACTGTTAGACCCGACTTGAAACCCTTGCGAACTTCACCAGGTAATGGTGCTAAGAAAGCTTCTTGGTCATATAAAATATTTTCAGGTTGTCTTTCTGCACCAGCTTTGGATACAAATGGTTTATGATCGCTTTGAAAAAGTGTATTTATATAATCATAAAATGTGATTCCATTTGTCACATATTCACCTTTTTCATATTGTTCTGTTCTTCTGGCTGACATATGCTCAACATCCATGATATAGTTAAAATCTAAATAGTCATCCGTAGATACTTGTCTCTTGTCTAAATAAATGGACTTCTTTACATCATAAATTGGAATACATGCAGGAATGTAGGAATTCTTCACTTCATCTGTAACTTCTTTTAATGTATCAAAAGATGACTTCTGTGCACCTATCGGTTTATTCGCTAGATTTAATTTTACAGTTGACTGTTTGAGGGCTAGCAGATATTCTATCTTTTGAGATACTGCCCTCAGCGCTTTCAAATTCTTTTGCTTATCGGGTGACAGATCATTCACAAAACTTGCATACATTTCTTGACGCTGGACTGAATCCGGGAAGTATCGTTCAGCAGTCGGGATTTCTTCAATCACTGAGGATGGCTGGATTTCTAGCAAAAGTTCCTCTAAAGTCATTTCACGTTGTGCTTCCTCAGCTAATTCCTTATTTTCCGCTGTCTGATCTTGGGATCCTTCCTCCTCAGAAGGTGGCGGTATTGCAGGTACAATGACCGCAATAGGAGGCTGCGGGCCAACACATTGAAAAGAAATCTTTAGGCCATTTGTTAAAAGAATAGCATCTTCTGTGTCTGTTGTGATAATCTCCTGTAGGATAGCCAACGATTCATTTGTCTCAGGGTCTACAATAGGAACTCCATCTATGATTGATAGTTGTTCACCTTCTTTTGTATAGAGTTCTAACTTTTCACCCGGTTCTACACCTATCATAGCGGCAAAGTGATAGTACTCAGATTTTGTATGAACCTGCACTAAATAGACACCATATTCTTCTAAGAAATCACCATTTTCATCTAGACGCCATTCTTTTGCAGTTGATCGGGAAGATTTTGGTTTAATTCTGATCATTTTATTGTCCCGATACACGACATCGCCGGTAACAGGATCTTCTAAGGAGTAGATTGTTATCCAATCTCCTAATTCAATATTTTCGCCTTGGTTCTCCATCCTGTTTATTACAGTGGTTTAGTTTTCTCCGCTTTCAACCTAAAAAAAAAATTTGAAGGCTGTTTTAGCGGAAGGGTAAGCAGGTAGTAAAGTAAAAAAATGTCCGCCTCTAGTAATTTCTTCAATAATCTCTGTACGCAATATGAGAAGTCCGAGGACCTCTTCAAGTATCTCCAGTCATCGGAGGGTGGATCCCTCAAGGTAATTAGCAACAAGGAGTTTCCCCATCTTGCTATTATCCGATATGTCAAGGCTGCTTCTGGCACTTCGGCTACTAACATGTCACATCCAAATGCATCCTACTTCCGCTCAGTTGTATGGGATATTAACACCAATAAGCCTGTAGCCATTTCTCCTTTCAAGACTGAGCCTCTTGAGTCTCTTGACTCTTTGTCTTCTGAGCAGAAGACGTCCTGTGTTGTGGAGGATTTCTGGGATGGTACTATGATCACCCTCTTCTATGATACAACTGTCAATAACTGGCTTCTTGCATCTCGGTCTAATGTTGGTGCCAGTTGTCGCTTCTACGGACCTGAGACATTTAACACTCTCTTTTGGGATACATTCCGCTTCATGGGTCTGACGATTCAGCAGTTTGATCCAAAGATGACTTATACTTGGATTCTCCAGCATCCGAGCAACCGGATTGTTGTGCCTGTCACTGTATGCGCTCTGCGTCTCATTCAGATCATGAGTGGTGCAGATGAGGTTGCTCCTCCTCCTCATCTGATTAACTTTCTCAGTCGTCGTCTTCCTCTTGCTGGAAACGCTATTACGCTGAAGTCTCTTAATGATCTTATTACGGCCAATAACAATATCTTCTGTCAGGGCTTTGTTGTTAAGGATACTCTGACAGGTAAGCGTTGGCGTCAGCGTACTCCTGTGTATCTTTCGGTGCATGAGATGCGCGGAAATACTCCTCGTCTTGATTACAAGTGGCTAACTCTTCGCGCATCGGGTGATCTCAACAGTTATCTTCATCATTATCCCGAGGACAAGCCTGCCTTCAATGCTCTTTGGTCAAGGTTGAAGGATGAGACACGGGATCTCTACAACACCTACTGTCAAGTGTTCAAGGCTCGCTCTCTTCCTAGCAAGGATGCGCCTAAGCACATGCGCAAGCTTCTCTATGATATGCAGGATCACTATCTCAACCATCTGCGACCGGCTCAGCTTACTATGACTTGGGCTGCTTGCGTGCAGTGGGTTAATTCACAGGATGTGCCCCGTCAGCTCTTCCTAGCTAACTATAAGTTTCTTCAGCAGAACAAGCAGACATCTTTCCCTTATGAGCCAACTGATGAGAATCTTTTGACTCCTTCATCAGACCTCGTCAAGGCTGCTGCTCTTGAGCCAATTGATGTTCCTGTGGCTGCTGTGGGACCTGCGGCACCTGCGGATGCAACCGCTTAAATCATTCCTTTTAAAAATATAGATGTGTGGAATTTGGGGCTTTCTTGGACTATACAAACAGTTAGGGCTAGATCCTGCTGATCTAGTAAAAAAATTATTACCAAGAGGTCCCGAATATATGGAAACAAAAGAACTAAAAAATTGTTTTTTGGGCTTCACACGTCTAGCAATTAATGGACTAACACCTGCTGGAAACCAGCCTATGACATCTCCTTCCGGTAAATGGATTGTTGTTTGCAATGGAGAAATTTTTAATTATAAGCAACTTTCATCTAGATTTAATATTCCTCTTGAATACCTGGGTTCTGATTGTTTTGTAATTCCATGGCTTCTTGAACATTTATCAGTAAGAGATATTTGCAGACAACTTGATGGAGTTTTTGCATTTCTAGCATATAATACTGAAACTGATGAACTCCATGTTGGCCGTGATACGTTCGGTGTTCGTCCTTTGTTTTATTGCAAGACCGAAAAAGGATATGCATTCGGTTCTGAAATAAAATCTCTTATTGACTTGCAAATTCATATTTTTGTATTTCCTCCATCATCGTATGGTGTCTTCAAGGGTTCCAAATCAGTAATTGAAAGATGGACTTCTTTAACATGGCACAAGGATCCACTACTTGTAAATGAGCCATCGCAATGCATAGATAAAATACAAGAACTTCTTGTAGAATCTGTTAGAAAGCGTCTTTTATCTGATAGACCTATTGGCGCCTTGTTGTCTGGTGGTCTTGATAGCAGCTTAGTTGCTGCTCTAGCAGCTAGGATGTTGTGGAAAGAAGAAAAAAAAATTCATACCTTTTCTATTGGTCTTGGTGAATCACCTGATATTCTGGCTGCAAGAAAAGTTGCAACCTTCATTGGATCCATTCATCATGAAATTATTATGACACCTGAAGAATTCTTGGCTGCTGTTGAACCTGTTATTAATGCTGTGGAAACTTATGATATTACCAGCGTTCGTGCATCTGTTGGAAATTGGCTTCTTGGAAAGTGGATCAAGGAAAATACAGATATCAAGGTTATCTTGAATGGTGACGGCTCAGATGAACTTTTTGGTGGATATTTGTATTTCTATCGGGCTCCATCACCCCAAGCATTTGAAAATGAAATTGAACGTCTCTTGCAGGATATTCATTTATATGATGTTGCTCGTTCAGAGCGTTCTATGGCTGCCCATGGACTAGAGTCGCGTACTCCTTTCTTAGACAGACAATTAGTGGATGCTGTTCGTCGCATGCCTACTGAGTATTTTATGCCAAGTACGGAAAGACCGGAGAAGTGGATTCTCCGAACAGCATTTATGGATCAAGGATTGCTACCAGATGAAATCTTATGGCGACGTAAGGAGGCTTTCAGTGATGGAGTTTCTAGCAGAGAAAATTCGTGGTTTGAGATCTTAAAGAGGGTCGCTAAAGAAAAGGTTGTAAAAAGAGGCGTACATTATACTCTTGCTCTTGAATACGAGCATAATTCTCCTTCAACTGACGAGGCGCGCTGGTATCGGGATATTTTTGAAAAGTGCTTTGGATCACAGGCTCATATCATTCCGCATATGTGGATGCCTAAATGGTCGCCTGAAACAACAGATCCTTCTGCTAGAACTTTGTCGCATTATACGGCAGCCACTTAATCAAATACTCTACTGATTTAGCAGGAGATGTCTGTTCCAGATTTATTTAAACTTGTTGCTCGTGGTCTGCAAGATACACGACTCCAACCCAAACAACGCAGTCTAGCAGATATATCACAATACATTACGGTTTATAAAGCATCTACAAGATGGGCAGCACAATTTGTTCGTGTTGATTTTGATACGAATCCCGACTTTGGTTTACAGGCATCTGTAACTTTGCCAAGAAAATACGATTTTATCCATCGTATTATTTTAACTGTTGTTCTGCCAGATATTTATACAGTACAGACGGCAGCATCTACCGCTGCTACAGCTGCTGGAGCTACTTTTCTAGGTCCATTCTTTAATTGGACTAATAGTGTGGGACACGCTTTAATCGCAAGTATTGATCTAGAAATTGGAGGAACTCGTGTGGCATCTCTTGATGGACGATTGCTAGAAGTCTTGGATGAATTTTATGAAGGACCCGAGAAACTTCTTGCAAAGAATGTGATGATTGGTCGCTCTGATACTTACTCAGTTCAAAGTACTGTTGGACCTATTCTGCATATTCCTCTACCATTCTGGTTTTGTCAACATCTAGCACAAAGTTTACCTATTGAAGCTCTTTCAGTTGATACAGTTCGCTTACAGATTAATTTTAATCCAGTTTCTAGCATATATTATACTACTGCTAGAGGTACAGGTTCTGATTTTACTGTTTACTCAGCAACTCCTAAAATGACAATGCCACCTTTAGAAGGAGCGCAGTTTTATCAGTCAAATGCCGCAGCATCACTTCTGTATAATTTATCTGATTCAACTCCACAATTTGGTATCAAAGGATCAGTAATTCCTAGCATAAGTATTCCTTCTAAACTTTCAATGGTTGATTGCTATCTTCTAACTGAGTATATCTCAATTGATGAATATGAGACAGTTAATTTACGAAGTGCTGATTTAGAATATAAGGTTCCGCTTTATAATGCAGTTGCACCTGAAGATACACGCGGTCAGCAAGTTCTTAGAGTTCCCATTACATATAATAATCCCACGCAAGATATTCTTTGGTATTTTCACAATCCAAATGCGGATGCATTCAATCAACCCTTCTTGGCTACTCGGGATTTATCGGGTTCTTCTGTTGGTACAGTACCATGGTTATCCGACGGAACTGGTTTTGCTTATTCCTACTCTGAGCCTCTTGCAGGAGTATCATTTACGTTTAATGGTGTACAACGATTTTCTCATTCGGAACCGTCACTTTTCAGATCTTTATTGCCATTAATTCATTACAGAAAAGCACCCAGATTTTGGCGGTATTATTATTTATATACTTTTAGTCATGGTGCTGGTGCTTGGGATGATATGGAACTTGGAAATCCTTATCAACCTAAGGGTTTAGCAAATTTTGATAAAATCTTGAGAAAGGAAATGGTTTTTAATTTACAGGAGGATCGCTTTGGTGCCTATCCTAATCTGAGACTATACCTATGGACAACAACTTGGAATATTCTACGCATCTATGGTGGGCGCGGTGCTTTCCTGTTTGCTATCTAAAGTAGGAATAGACCAGACTTCATAAAAATTATTTACGCATGCATGATGATGCAACCATCCACCAGAATCCGAGTATACACATTTTAATCCTCTTTCTATTAACATTTTATCTATATATTCTTTTTCATGCAACTTAGTATAATCATTTTCAACAATAACTAGTTTTATGTTATCTAAAATTTCTGGATAATCTAAGACAATTGTGTAAAAAGATCCTTCACAATCTAATACTAGAGTATCAAATTCAATAGGATATTTTGCTCTAAGTTCTGGCAGAGTAATTGTTTGAACACGTTCACATCCTTTTGGTACATCTTCAGCTAATGATTCAAAAACGGTCCAATGTTGCAGAATTAACTTTCTTTTTGATAATGCTGATTTTTCAATATGAAAATGTAAATTATTTGTATCTCTATTTATTTCTAACTGATTAGCAAAATTTTGACTACATTCCATTGTGACTAGATTACGGGAATCTTGCAGGAGTTTACCTATTATTAGACTATTTCTTCCTATATTTCCACCGATTTCTAAAACCTTTTCATGTCCCTTTAACCAATGAGTTGTCATTAATGTTTCAGGTAATTCTTCATCCCATTCCCCAAATAGTAAATTTATTTCTTTTATCATTTTGAATAATTTAGGATATGTATTGCTAAAAATTCCATCAAAAATTTTTGTGCTTGGTACAAATTGAATCATATTGTTAATGATATTTATATGCACTTCTCTTGTTTCATTACATTTTGATAGAGTTTTCTTCACAAAATCGTAAATATATATATATTTTGTTTGACCGGGGAAAGGATCACCAAATAATGCTGTAAGATTTTGATTTCCTGCAGGAATAAAAGCATGTTGTCCTGACCCTAACATACACTTTTGACTAACAAGAGGTGAAATATCCATACAATTTTCATTATTACCATAATAAAATACATAAGGAAAACTCATTCTATTTTAAAAATCTTAATTATTCATCTTTTATAACGGATAAAGTTATTTCTACATTTTTATTTGCGGCTTTCGGAAAAAATACTTTTGCAATCCTCTTGATTGATGGGATTTCAATTTCATCCTTATATTCTTCACCTGTCTTGATATAAGTATCAATTGCTTCTTTTAATGTGTCCATGCCTGAAAAAGAGGGGGGAATTGCTAGATCTACTGTCAATTTCCTCCAAAGTGTTACACATTCTTTTACCCGCTGTCCTTGGGTTTTTTCCATTACCAGACAGGATGAAAATCATTAGTTTTTGCATCCGCATCCAGAGCAAGCATTTTTACCAACAACATAAAGAAGTTTCTCTTCATACGACGTGAAGACTTTTATGCAAGGAGTTGCTGCATTATTCTCAGTGCATGTCCCGCACAGTGCTGTTGATGCGTTTACTCCTTGAGCAGCGAAGACTGTAACTTGCTTGGCATAATATGCGTTTGCCCTCTTCTTTCTTGTGGTGTCGGACGCGTCCATTCTACTAGTTAATTTGTTATTCTTTGAGAATTGCAAATTATTTATTTAGAATTTATTTATTTAACGGCGACCGGCTTTACGCTTCTGCGTCTTGCGCTTAGGTCTCTTGCCTTCGGCATTGGCTCTGTTTAGTGCTTCATAAGCATTTCCGGCTCCTTGAGTTAAGCCAAACGGATTTTGACTTTCACCTGCATTTTCTGTTTCTGGTACATTTCTTCCAAAGCCTGAATAATTTCCCTCCTTACCCTTCTTCAATGTTAGTCCACGGGGGACGCCGAGTGTATTTCTTACTCTTCCGAAGAAGCCACGGGAAGGTGCTTGAGGAGCGCTGGCTCTAGGCTGTACATATAAACGTTCACCCGATGCACCCGCGGCAGCCGCTTGCGGGGAGGTAAAGGCGTTTCTCATAGGGTTGACTTTATTAAATGATCCATTGTTCTGTCCATTCGCAGGCGCCGCTGTCAACTTCTGCACGGCTGCTGAGGGCTTGCGGCTGAATGCAGATTTGAGTGAATTACCGAGGCGTCCAAAGAAACCCTTCTTCGGGGCTGCAGGGTTTGAACCAACTACACCGGGAACATAGCCAGATGAATTAGGCTTGGATGCATTCGTCTTTCTCGTGAACATGCTTCCGATTCTGCTGCCAAAACCGGAGAGACCCTGCTGGGCGGCGCGTCCATATGATGCCGCATTGGAACGGTACTTCTGCGTCTTGTTCCACATCTTGTTAACTGACGCCTTCGCATTTGAGCCCTGCGCCAACTGCTGGAGTTCATCCAAGACCTGCACATCCTTCAAGAACTGAGCAAAGGCAGTTTTGATCGCCTCAGCCTTAACCATCGGGTACTGGGCCTCAGGTACATTGCCTAACGCAGATGCAGCCAAATATATTTTTTGGATTAATAGTTCAAGATCTTCAAAGTCTTTATCAGAAATATTTTGCAATTCAGGATTCATTGTGACCGCTTGAGCAGTTGCTTCTTTCTGCTTCAACTCTAACTTATCATATAATGCATCACCAATGTCCTTAGCAAGTCCTTTGGCAGCCGCCTTAATTTCACTCTGCTTGCCAGCAAGTAAACGCTTGACAGTCTTGATCTCAGCCTCAACGCGGTTCTGCACAGCGGCATTGTTGCTGAAGCGGCTTGAACGCGCCTGCTTGGCCGCATTCACAACCTGCTGGATACCCTGCTTGTTGAGGGTCTGGTATTCAGAGATCGCCTTCGCTAACTTCTTCATGCGCGGGTCAGTACCGAGTCCAAAGAGATTGGCTAGCGTGATTCCGGGGTAGATCTTTCTGAAGTCTAAGCCAGCAAGGGCTTGGAAAGCACCAGCAATCGCCAAACCGACTAAGACAAAGCCTTGACCGATGAGATAAGCACCGAACATGGAACCACCTACAGATGTGGCGATTGCACCACCAGCAACTGTGCCAACAGCCTGTAGAGCAATTAGAAGAGGAGTTAGATCAATCACAAATCCTTTCAATCCCTTCAATGATTCACCAAAGTTTATTCCCTTCCAGGTCCACGTCGCTTTGGGCTGCTCCTCAACTTGCTGTTTTACAGTCTTACCCACACCTGATTTTAAACTGAAACCAGGCATGCTCCATGAAGTACCCTTACCTTGAGGACCTGTGCTCTTAAAAGTTACTGCAGTTTCACCGGTCATTGTTCTTTGCACTGTGGCTGCATACGTGCCCGGAGCCAAGCCAACAGGAGGGCAAGGCGCACTACCATCTACAGGGAGAGGTGATGTCGCAGGTCCGGGAACAACTAAACTATTTGTAGCAGCGGCAGAAGCGGCACCTAAGATTGCAGGGGCGTTAGCCACTACACCAGCACCAGGTGAACCACCATTAGAAGGAGGTAAGACAGGTGATAATGCAGCAAGTCTGTTTGCCGCACCAGCATTAGAAGCCACCGCACTAGCATTGGCAGCGGCAGCCGGTGATCCACCAGCATTCACTACAGCAGCCTCAACAGCGGCAGGAGGAGCACCTGATGCAACAGCATTAGCCGCAGCCTCAACAGCAGCAGGAGGAGCACCTGAATTCTGAACAGCAAGAGCCGCCTGCTGTGCCGCAGCTTCCTGCTCTATTCTATCCGCCTCAGCATTCGCATTGCCACCAGCATTACTAGCAGCCGCTTCAGAAGCCGCAGCCGCCTGCTGTACATTTCCACCACCCGCAACAACAGCCTCTTCAGCAGCGGCCGCCGCGACCTGACCTTCTTGACCAGGAGGAGCATTTGCAACTGCATTCGCAACAGCGTTGGCTGTAGCATTCACAACAGCGGGAGAAGCACCCGCCGCCGCAGCAGCGCTAGCCGCAGCATTTCCAGCAGCAACAGCATTTGCCGGTTTATTTTGACTAGCCATTCCTTTCTGATTATTGCTGACATTTTCTTCAGAACCGGGGGCTTCTTCTGCTTCTTCATTGGATTGAGGGGATGAAGATCTACTGCTTTTTTGTCCACTTTGTAAAGATTTACGAACTTTCTCTGCTCTTTTTTTATTTGCATTACTAATTGTTGGAAGCATAGTCCACTTAGGAGGCGAAACAGATCTTTTAGGAACAGCCGAAGAACCTGATGCTTGAGCGGCTCTTAATTTATTTCTAAATGCTTGTGATAATTTTCTATCTGCAAGACGACCAGTTTCATCAACAGTAACAGGTTTTTGTAGACCCACTATTTGAGAATGAACTAAGGCTTCTTTCGCTGCCTTTTCTTTTCCTTCTGCAGCCGCTTTTCTTGCAGCCTGCTTCTGTCTAAATTGTTCTAAAGCATACATCTTTACTTCTTGTTGCGAAGAATCTCCAGGAATTAAGGAACTAACTTCATCAACAACTTTCTTAATTCCTTCAACAACCTTTTCAGCAATTATAACAACTGGATTTTTAGGCTTAATTTGCTGATTTTTAGGTGACTTTTTACCATGAAGTCCATGAATTACTTGCTGTGCTTTTGACCGCAAATGTCCTTCAGGTTTTAATCTTTTTACTTCTTCATTTGTATTATATCCATCCATCCCTACATTCCAAACTCTTAAAAAAATAAGTTTTTTTGATTAGATCAAGTTGGACTTTTGAACTTCATCCACAATAGGAGAAATTACAGTATTTACACCTAATGTGAAATAATGTTGTGTTGAAATATACTGATAAGGCTGTTGCCTATACTCCTCATCATGATCATCTTCATCATTCTCGTGCGGAGGAATATATGTCATCTTTTCATTATACTGATAACTTAGATATGGAGTAATTTGATCTTTTTCAGGGATATCTTTTGTCCTAGTAAACAGGAGTCTAATGCAAGAATTTCCAGGAATCATCTGAATATTTACATCGCGTTTTTCAGACGAATTTACAAACTCAAAACCATGAGGAATACCTAGGCTAAACATTTCAATTATTTCATTTCTAGTTGTAATTTCTGCGCAGAATATGCTAGGATTGGTTGGAGATTGATAGCAAGATACATTCATTTTCCCTACATGTATTCAAAATAAATTAGTTTTCAATTTTTTACGCTAACTGTGTTAGCCATCCGGGTCGCATTTTTTAGGCTTACTATGTAAGCAAAAAATGGGAAAATAAGACAATTTTTATACGCCTAAATCCTCTTGATACATATTTTCTATTTCAAGATCGTGGACTTCAGCATAATCACGAGCAACAAAGACTTCCTTTGTAGCCGGATCTCTTATGTAAAAGATTCCATTCTTATCACCCATAATCTGATACAGAATTTCTTCAATATCTGTTCTAGGTCTACTATGTTGTCTTTCCCAACATTTCAACTTATCCGACCATAAAAGTTGCGCAGGAGCTATTGATCTTCCATCTTCTGTCTTTCTAACTTCAGTAAATTCCTTAACCAATGCTGCAACTCTATTTCCGCCCACTAATCTGTCATTTAATTGAATTTCTCTTAATGGTATCCATCCCCTCATAGTCTTTACTTCATAGTCTCCATCTAAACCAAGTGAATAATCATTATCTTTAGTTTTAGATGGTGATGCATTAATCTGTTCATCAACCTTCTTTTGCACTTGTAGAGAGATATCAGAAGATTCCTCAAAATCTGCTACTAAAAGTGGTCCCGTTTCTGAACGGATCCAAAATCTATGATTTGTTGTGTTCAAGCAGAATATTAATTTATAAGATTTATTTGTCTTTGCTGAAGGATGATCTCCTGCAAGAATCCACTTGTTTCCGTATCGTATTAAGTGATTCCTAGATATTGGTGCTCCATCAATAGAGACCATTTCTGTTCGTTTTCCATCAAATTCAAAGAAGGACTCAACAAAGTTAGAACCACCACCAGCCCATAACTCTTCACCCGCAACTAATACTTCAATGGGTTTCCATGAACCATCCGCCATCCTTATAAGAGTTCCTGCAGGAAAGCATCCAAATGTATCTAAGAATGCAAAAATTGTGCCTTTTGCAAAGGTTGATCCAGCCGCTAATCCAGAGATTCCAGAAAACATAATGGCAATAAAAAGAGCAAAGACACGTCCCATTAAATTTTCCAAATTCTTGAACTTTCCCTTGATTGTTTGTAAAATCATTTGAATTCTTAAATTGAATGAACGAGCAATAGAACCAATACCATCTGTTAGACTTGTTAGAGTTGTACGAATACTCATTAGACCTGCTCCCGCAGAAGCCATAGAGGAATTAAGTGAATTAGAAACTTCATAGATTGGTGAAAGAACATCAGGAGCTTCTTTTAAAAAGACATTCTTCAAGCAGAATTCAATATTCTCTTGCGCATTGTAGCCGTAGAGACCGGCAAAAGGCATAATGTCAGGACGGCATCTATACTTGGGCCAATTCTGAGAAACTTCTTGGCTTGTTCCAAGTCCTAAGATTAAGACTATTCCAAGTGTTAGAACTGCTGTTAGAATTCCGGGTTTAATAAAAGGATTACCTTGATCCAAAGGAACTGGTGCTAAAACTTGTTGAATTGGTTGTGGCATATTCACCATTGTTGGTGGATTTTCAAATGTCTTATCCATCCCCTGCTTTAGCGTGATAAACTACTATATTCTTTTTGCCTTGCAGGATAAAAGAATATTTAGATTAGTGGATTATTCATATTTACTTACGCATTGTCTTCTTCCCCTTTGTCTTCTTCTGTCTCTTGGGCGTCTTAACTTTCGCGCCTCCACATTGCTGACGGTTCTTACGACTCCGTCTTCTGGTTGAGGCAGAGCCAGAACCCATGGCTGAAGCATTTCCCGTAGCGGGAGGAGCACCCTCCGCTGAACCAGTAACAGATGTGCCGGGAGAGGCAGGAGAAACATTTGTATTATTATTAGTATTATCTAACTTGACTACATTTGTTTTATTGTTTCCGTTATTGTTACGGCGGTTGTTACCACGATTGTTATTGTTAACAGGAATTACATTACTGTTTCTCTGCGCATTTTTTGCAGCCTGATTTGCACGGTTGACAGCATTGTACGAATTGCTGTTACCGTGGTTTGTATTGTTTGCAGGGGCATTTACTGTAGCAGGGACTGCTGATACAGGTTCAACACCCGCATTTGCACCCGAATTACTTGGTTTTGCAGGTAAACTTGGTTTAGCACCCATTTCTATTAATAGGCAAAGAAAATTCGGGATGTGTTTGTCTCATCCTATAAATAATGACCAAATATGACAGGGATGAGTGCGAAACTCGCAGGAATAAATATTGTTCTAGTCATCGGTCTTGCAGCCGTCTATTCATACGGACAACGAAGCGAAATTATGGCAAACTGGCCAATGAGGCGCTGTGAACCCGGGATTGTTGCATCCGCTGGTCTGTATCAACCATCTGATGATAAACGCAGCACCGCTGAATTCACACAGGAAAACTTTCAATTCTGTCAGGGAAAACTAGCTGCTCAGGCTCTTGATCTGGCTGCAACTCCCGTAAAATTCTTGCAGGAACAACAAAAGAATATTGTAAATACGATTACTAGTAATGTAAGTGCAGTTCAAGGAATTGGAGCAACTATCGCAAAAATCTTTAATGATATGATGGAATCTGTTAGAAGGCGTTTTGCCGGTACATTTGTTGAAATAAGTAATTCATTTGCTCACCTATGGAATGCAATGGGGAAAATCATGGCTTCAATGACAGCCATATTCTTATCCCTGATTGCTGTTCTTGTTACATTCACAACAATGATTCAAGTTGCAATGTATGTTATCGCTATTATCGTAGGAATCCTTATTGCACTCATGGTTATCTTTGCTGCTTTTCTTTCACCCGTAAGTTGGTTAGTCTTTGCTGGAATTTCATTGATTGGTATCATCTTAGGTGCTGTAATTGGTGTAGTTGCTTCAAATGGATTTTGTGTTGCAGGAGATTCACAAATTGAAATGAAAGATGGATCAACTAAGCGACTTGATTCTATTATTGTTGGGGATGAGTTAGCTGAAGGATTTGGAACAGTAACTGCAACAATGGAATTCTTAGTTCCAGAGAAAGATAGACAACCTCTGATCTCTATCCATGGTGTCACAATGAGTAAGACCCATCTTGTGCAGCATGAAGGTAAAGCAATTCAAGCAGGAAACCATCCTAACGGTATTTATGCTACTAGCAGAAAGACTTTGTATAATCTTAATACTACAAGCAGAAAGATTCCTGTAAGATCGCTGTTAGGCCAACTTGTTTTGTGGGACTGGGAAGAAATTCCCGAAGATGATGAGGCACAAATTGATCAGTGGAAGAGATGGGCTTTTGCTGCCCTAAATCCTAAATTGAGTTATACAGATCAAAATCCTGAGAATGTTGAAGCGGCTATTCATGGATCTCTTCTTGTTGAAAAAGATGGTCAATTAGTTCCAATTAGTCTTATACTGCCTGGAAATGTAATTCGTTGTTCGTCTGGCTACACAACTGTCTGTGGCTCAGTCAAGCTCTTGATTGAGAAAGGAACATCTGTATATGATGGAATGACTGAAGGTGCTTGGTTTATGGATAAAGGAGGCCGGTGGATTTCTCCGAAGTTCAAAGGGGAGCAGATCATCTTGCAAGAAGATATAATCATGTATCATTTATTTACGGAGGCGGGTGATTTCCAACTTCAAGATTGTTTTGTTCGGGATTTTTCAGAAGTGGGGCTTGATGTCCTTCCGCAATCCTACGATTTTGTTTGTGGAAGATAGAGATGAAACTGAGTTTTGTGTGGTTAATGTCAATGCTTTCTTTGCTGTTTCTAGCAAATATTATGATGGTTCTTGGCTATGTCAATACTCAGAATACCATGGATGAACAGTTTGTTGAACATTTCTTGAATCCCGCGCCTTCTCTTGCATCTGGCGGCTATGAGTCAATTGGTGAATACGATAATCTTGAAAATAAGCCGACTAATGGTAAGTCTGAATGGCGTGCGACTGCTCCGGATGAGCCGTTGAACGGCCCTGAGTTCAAGGTAGATGATGATCACCTCTACATATTTGCGAATAACCAGTGCAAGCCTGAGTGCTGCGGTGCTTCATTCTCTTGCTCTGGTGGATGCGTTTGCACAACGCCTGGTCAGCGCGACCAGATTAACAAGCGTGGCGGCAATAATACGTTGCCGGCCGCGTCTGTCTGAGACCTAAGACAATAATCTAATTTCTAACAGATACTCTGCTAGAAACTAGAATGGCAGATAAAGAAATAAAAACTGAATTTCTTGAAATCATATTCGCGTGGACAAAAGGTGATTCTTACCCTGATATTTACACAATGCTTGTTTTATGGCTTTCAAAACACAAAAATGAAATTAAGACTCAAAATGAAGTTACAGAAATTTTACAACGTATGGACTCCGATGAATTAAAAGAAATTGTTGAAGATGTTTTAGTCGGAATGAGATATTTTAATTTAAGAAAAGAAATTCTAATAAACCGCTGATGCATAGAAGGGCTCCGGTGTATCTGGTGCTACAAAGAACTCTTCTTCTTTCTTCTTTTCCAGAACTTTCGGTTCATCAAGGAAAATAGTTTGAATCGGTCCCATCTGACCATCAACCCAGCAAACTCTATAATGAATATGTGCTTCAAGACGACCGGCAACCGGTACTGTATAAGGCTGCGGTTTTCTAACACGAAGAGTTACCATGTTATCTTTTCCTACGATTGCAACACCAGCATTTTCAAATCCAAGATAAGCCTTGCGCCAATCATTCAACTCAGATAAATGCTCATTCGTAGGTTCAGCCGCCCAGAATAGAACTTTTTTACCCGGACCTTGTACCTGCACTTTCTTCTCATAATCTGCATTTTCAGGAACAGTTTCCTTAAGAACTGAGCAGGGACTTACAGTTGTCCCCAAGAAAGGAAGAAATGTTGCTCTGTCAAAAGCCAAATAGAGTGCACAGACTCCTACGACAATATAAAGTAGATTCTTTCCTGCAGATAAGTTCTTAGAGAACGCATTAAAACTAAGGATAAGAGAAGTTACAACAATTACGATAGCAGCAAAAAAGTGAAGCCATTTTTTTGTATCACCCATGGTATATCTATTTATACTATAGAAAATGTCTCTTAAATTAATCTGGTTATCGGGTTGGGCTTCATCGGGAAAAGATACAGCTGCTGAAGTTCTCTGTTCCGCTGGTGCAAAGAGACTTGCATTTGCAGATGCATTAAAAGATATGGTTGCAAAGAAATATGGTTTTCCTCGTCAATGGTGTGATACAGTAGAAGGAAAAGCCACTGTTATATCTGAGCATGGTGCAACAGTTCGTGCACTTTTGATTCGTGATTCTTTTGAAGCAAAAAAACAGGATATAAATATCTTTGCCAGAATTGTGTTTGAAAAAATTCTAAATGAATTTGTTAATGGAACAAAGATTATTGTTATTTCAGATTGGCGTTATCCACACGAATATCATTTTGTGACTGGAGCAACTGCAGGTATTGAACCAATTACTGTAAGAATTATGAGACCTGGTTTGGAGCCTCTAGCAGATGATTCTGAGCATCAATTAGATTTTTGGAATTTTAATAAGTATATTGAAAATACTGTGTTAGAAGAGTTTCAGAATAGTGTTGCAAAAATATTGCATTAATGTAGAAAATGTCACTAACTAAGAATTTTTGCCATTGTGTTAAAAAAGTTCGTCATTCTATTAAGTTGAGACAAGGTCAAAAGAGAACTAAAGGAGCCCGTGAATCAGCGGCAATAGCAGTCTGTGTTAAATCAGTTTTGCAGACAAAAGGATTAACTCTGAAGAAGGTTCGTTGCTTACCGAAGAAGAAGGCGCGTCTTTTTACGCAAAAACTTCGTAAATAAATACTTTGCTGGAATTAATGGATATGGAGGTAAAAGGACGAGTTACACTAATGTCCAACTTTTATAATGAAGAATATTTGCTTCCATTTTGGTGTGAATATCATAAACCTTTTTTTGATGATGCAATCCTAATCAATTATGGTTCAACTGATAAATCTGTAGAAATAATTAATCGTATTTGTCCTGAATGGAAAATTGTAAATACACGGAATAAAGATTTTGATGCAATTGAAATTGATAGAGAAATTATGGATCTAGAATCTGATGTTAGTGGCTATAAGTTTTTTTTGAATACAACTGAATTTTTTCTGATTGGTCCAGATTATCGTAATTATTTAAAACCTGCAGATAATGAATATTTGGAATTTCCTTCACTAACTGCTTTATCAAAACGTAAATGTCATTATCCCGCTTCTGTAAAAGATCTTTTTGGAGATATTGATTTCTTGCATGATAAATTGAGATCTCCAAGATATATGCTTTCCCATAAACATGGAAATTATACACCTGGTCGGCATACAAAACGTTTTGAATTAACTAATTTGTTACCCGGATATGTGATCTGGATGGGTTATTATCCTTGGAATGATCGCCTTTTGCTAAGAAAGTTGCAAATTAAGAACAAGATGTCTGAAAGAGATAAGAAAGAAGGATTTGGACACCAACATTTAATGGATTATGAAGAAGTTGAAATGGAAAAGAACTATGCAATTTGCAAGGCTAAACCGGCTGATTCGTTTGAAGTTTTCAAAATGCTAAGATTCTTGTATAATATTCAGCATAAGTAGGATGCTAGAAATAATTGGATTTATCCATGTTATTCTTTGTAGTATTATCTCCTTATATTGGCTTTGGTCTAGTAAAGCATTTGATATTTTTTATATTTTTTATTTCTTAAGCCTAAATCTATCTTGGGTTATTATGAATAATGAATGTTTTATTACGTATTTTTTCAAAGTACTTAAAGATCCTAATTATAAAATGGGACAAAATAATGAAGTTAAAGATTTTGAACCTATCTTAGGAAAAACAGGTTCTGTACTTTTTAATCAATATTTATTGACAATGAATGTAATAAATTTATTTTTAATTTTGACAAGATCTTTTGATTCTTTTAGAAAAATTGCAATTGCCTTATTTATTTTATCTTATACATTTTATATTGAAGCAAATCATTTTTCTTTTATTAATAAAGATTCAAGAAAGAAAATCTACATAAGTCATGGTATTATATCATTTTTCGTATTAGCGTATTTTGTAAATTCTTGGCTTAAAAGTCGCTAGTAAGTGATACTGAAGAATTTTCTCTTTCTCTTCTGTGCTGCCTTCTGTAGTACTGGTAACATGAAATAATTACACCACCAAAGGTACAAATAATAACAACAAGGGCAACACTTACTGCAAGAGCAGAATCTGTTATATCATCATAAAAAGTCATTTATCTTTTTTGGCTTTTTATGTTTATATGTCTTTCGGATTAAAGAGAAACCTAGTACAAAGAGTAGGATGGCCGCAAGCAGGCGAATTCAAAAAGAGATAGAAGATATTTCTAAAGATCCACCTGCAAACTGTACTGCTGGACCAGTAGATGATAATATTTATTATTGGGAAGGAATGATTTTTGGGCCAGATGATTCACCTTATGTCGGAGGTGTTTTTAAACTTCGTATTCAATTTCCGATAGATTATCCTTTCAAGCCACCTTCAGTAAATTTTACAACAAAAATATTTCATCCAAATATTAATTCTGCAGGAATTATTTGCTTAGATATTTTAAAAACTCAATGGTCTCCGGCTTTAACAGTTTCTAAAGTTCTTCTTTCAATTTTATCACTTCTTACAGATCCAAATCCAAATGATCCGCTAGATCCAGCAGCAGCTCAGCTTTATAAGAATGATAGATCTGCATATGATGAAAAGGCGCGTTACTGGACTCTTAAATTTGCTTCCTCATAAAGATATCATTCAAATATCTATGCAAGAATGGACGATCCTTGCAGGAATACCTTTCAACCGATTTCACTAGTTATGAGAAAAATGGAATGTTTTTACTGCGGTGCCACAGATACCGGAGCAGAAACAATTGATAGACTAACTGGAATTAAGTATTGTGGTGTACATAAGGAAGCAGCAATACGCGATTGTAATGCATACTTGCATAGAATAGGATCAGTGCGTATTGAAGATGCTTTTAAACATTCTATTCTAAGTAAATTCATTTTAGTATTAAAAGATAATGCAACTTTTCCTGTTATTAGGACAGATGGTTCATTAGATACAGATTGGTCTTTAGAAACAGATAGTTGGTATAATCCAACATTCATTTTGCGAAATGAAGATAAATGGTCAGTTCCAGTTAAAAATCCTAAAGGATTATCCAAATATGTTCCTATAATTAAATTTCTGAATCCAGATATTTGTGGAAGAATGCTTTTGCCTAGTGGTTTGGAAGGATGGTCCAAAATTATTGATGAAACATTGGACCAACTGATTGATGGAGTTTATAGGAAAGATCAAGAAGAGTACCAAAGAATTTTTAATGCTGATAATGGTCCTCTTCCAGAAATGGAAGGCACTGTTTTTATAGACTATAATGGATACAATGCAAGAATTCTATTGCCTAAACAAATATAATCTTCCATATATATTCTAAAACCCAATAGTTTTTATCATTCTTAATAGACCATATCCTAAGATTGCTATAAAATTCTTTTGATCTCTTTAAAATCATTTCTCTATGCAGGATAAAAAAAGCGCATGTTTCAGTTGTATAGCTCTTTGGTAAATTAATATTAAATGTTTCACATACTTTTATAATTGCATCTGGCGAAGGCAGCGTATTTATAATATTATCAGCATCTGATGTTTTAATGTCCAAATATCCATCATTTATAGTTCTTATATTAACTTCTCCGCCTTCTCTCCATGTTGATTTAAAAAGATGAAATTGCTGTTTTTCATTCATCACTTTATTTATATTTTCAACAAAGTCGGAATTTGAGGGAATATGATTATTTGTATCATCTTGCATGAATAATGTATATTCACTTAAATTATTATAATTTAAAATAATATGAGTTAAATATGTTTCTGCTTCTTTACCTATATTTTTTAACCTAATAATATTTGCCCATTTTGGATTTTTATAAGGTTGAGTAATAATATTTGCCCATTTTGGAATTTTATAAGGTTGAGATTTATCATAAATTGTTATTTTACTATCTGAAAAAAGATCCAATATTTTTTCAAATTGTTTATTATTATAATATGATACAACAATTTCTAGCATATGTGCTTTATATTTTTGTAAGATTTTTTATTTACCTAGAATAGATGAAACTTCATCTGAATAAACCTTTACCTAAAGCAGTTCTAGCAAAAATGAGCGCTACTGAGCATAAGAAGTTCGCTACCTTGCAAAAGAAATCGGATGATTTAGGTGAAGAAATGGATGAAGCTCAACGTATTGCCTCCGTGGCTATGAGAAAAGAAGATCAATCTGGTCACACAGGAAAACCTTCTGCTTCTGTTCAGCGGCTTATAAATTTGGGATTTAAAAAAGAATTCTTCGCCTTTAAGGCGGCGGATTCTTTACGTTCTTTTAAAGATAATATGCGGACGAAGTATTTATAAAGAGCAAGGAAGTTCCCATAAAAATACATCAGTAGGCAAATCCTTCTTAGCAATCCTATACTTTGAATCAAAGATGGGTTTGGTAATCTGTTCGCAAGGAACAGCTGCTGTCACATTGTGTCCAATTATTTTGTACAAGTCAAAACCAGGAAAACGTTCGCTTCCATTAGCATTTCTTAAAACATTATAACCATCCTTCTGCTGGAGCCACGACCACAATAAATTAAAGAGTTGTGACTTTGTTTCCCACATGATAAGACCTGGTTCTTGGGTCATTATTTGCTTAGGCTCAACTAATTCGGGATCTTCTTGGAAGATAGAATCAAGGAGTGAACATGCAAGACGGCATAAATCAAATGAGGGATTTGGATCTGCAGTCGGCATCTTATCATTAAAATACGGTTCACAATTGTACTGACCTGATGCATCTCCTTCTGACTCAAAAGCATCACTAATAAAAAATCCACCCCTCTTACCTAAATGAAATGATGAACGATTAAAATCAATAATCTTAAAGAGTCTACCAAATGTTGGAACAGCATAGATTCTTGAACCTCCAAGAGCATCCGGCAGAGAATAATAAAGCGTTGTCTCCGCTGTCCATGACCACATAATATTGTTTGTATGCAAGTCATTATGAGTAAAATGATAGTGCTTCTGTGCTACTGCTAAAGCTGCAATGACTTGAAATAACCAAGCAGTCCATCGCATATCCTTTGTATCATCATACTCTTCTTCATCTAAGAGAACATCCATTGTGCCATCGCAGCATTCTAGCACTGAAACCATAACAGGAAAATTCTTAAAATTTGCAATCACTGGAGGACCTTCTGATTCACTTGATACAGAACTTAGACCGTGATCTTCCTCCTCATTCTCTTCCTCTTCCTCAGACTCTGTCAAGACATCAGACTTCGTCAAGACATCAGACTTCGTCAAGACATCAGAAACCTTTCCTGCAGGAACATCACTTATCTTAATACGAGAAACTGATACCGGAACTGCTTCATCCTCAATAGTTTCCAAGTCTTCTGCATCCATATCTGCCTCTTCCAAATCTTCAAGATCTGAGTCTGAGTCAGTCTTTGTTAAGACATCAGCTTCAGGTTCAACTAATTCTTCATCGCCATCAAAATCTAATGATGTATCACTTACTAGTGATCTGCGTGGTCTATGTTTAGAGTCATGAGGCTTAAAGGAAGCTGAGTCACCCATTTCATCAAGTACCCGAAGTTCAAATAGACCTGCCGCCAAGTTTTCAGCAAACCATGATTCATCTTTTACATCATCATAATCATCAGACAAATTATAAGAATAATTATCTAGACGTCCACAGAAAACACCATAGCAGCGTACAAAATGAGGAGATAGTTTCTGTTCTACTAAACGTGATGCACATACTGCAAAGAGTGCATCTATATAGGCCTCATTGTTAGGATCATTTATTTTTGCTAGAGTGTGTTGCCAGTGACTCAGATATGAGGGAAGAGCACCATCTTCAGGTAGAACATATTCCCCTGACATATAGGATATTGGATTTAAAATATGCGCCCGCTTCATGAATAAGTTTTTGAGTTTTAGATCTGCAGGTAAGCAATCCAGTGGTCCAACAAAACCTTGAAACTTGTAAGGATTTTCAAAACCAGATATATCCTGAATCCATTCAGCAGTATTTAGCAAATATCCACTGCTCGTGCGTGGCTCCAACTTTGTAAAAATCTTTTCAAGACTTGAAAAATACGTTTGCACTTTTGGAAAATGAGGTTTAATGTACTCAGCAACTTTTGGAGGAAAGGGCTTTGATGAATAGTGAATCTGCAAGGAAGGAGCGGCCGGTGTTGCTATAGGTGATTTGCAGAATGATTTTGGAGAAATTGCTTTTACGGCTTTTGTTGGTTTTACATGGCCCTTATTCTTCTTTTGCTTTGTCATTACTTTTTTCAGAGATTAGGCGTTCCCCATAAATACGCAGTTGTATTGCGTAAATTAAAAGTTTTTTAACAACAGATGAGTCAGCCGCAACAACCTCAACCTCAGGCAGCGGATCCAAACAGAAAACTTCTTAATCTACGTCTGAAGAAGTTTGATATGTCAAGAATTAAGGCTCGTCACGTTGTTGTTATGATTGGTAAACGTGAAACAGGTAAATCTTATCTTGTTCGTGATTTACTCTGGCATAATCAAGATGTTCCTGTAGGAACTGTCATCTCAGGAACTGAAGGTGCCAATCAATTCTACAGTCGCCACATTCCTTCACTCTTTATCCATGAAGAGTATTCGCCTATGATTATTGCAAATATGCTCAAGAGACAAAAGTTAATTGCGAATAAGATTTCCAAAGATATGGAGCGAACGGGTACAACCAATGTTGATCCTAGAACATTCTTAATCTTAGATGACTGCTTGTTTGATACTTCCTGGACTCGTGATAAGAATATTAGGTATTTATTTATGAACGGTCGTCACGTTCATGCTCTTTTCATTATTACTATGCAATATGCACTTGGTGTTCCTCCTGCCTTAAGAACTAATGTTGATTTTGTTTTCATTCTGCGTGAAACAATTGTCAGCAACAGAAAACGTCTTTATGAACAGTATGCTGGAATGTTTCCCGATTTTGAATCGTTCTGTCAAGTTATGGACCAATGTACCGAAAACTTTGAATGTCTTGTTATTGATAACAATGCCAAGAGCAACAAATTACAGGATCAAGTCTATTGGTATAAGGCGCCTCCCCACGCTGATTTTAAAATTGGATCACCCGAAATCTGGGCCCACTCTGCTGCTAATTCTAAGCAAACTGAGGAACCGGCTGAAGATTTTGATGGACGCTTTGGTGCAAATGGAAAGAAGGCTAAGTCTGCACAGATTCAGGTAAGAAAGTATTAATCATATGAAGTATCCTGCAAGAAATCCTTGATTCCTTCCTCCAAGTGAACTTTTGCCTTGAATCCTAGTATGATTTCAGCAGGACTATGATCTTGGTAAATATGTTTTACATCACCAGGTCTTTCTTCAGTATACTTAACAGGACATTCAAAATATGATGCAACTTTGTTTAGTGTATGGTTTGTTCCTGTACAAAGATCATAGACACCATTTACTCTACAATTCATTGCAAGCATATGACCTTCAACAATATCTGATACATGCGTATAATCACGAGACTGTTCTCCATTACCAGTCAAAAGAAGATAACCGTTCTCTTTCTTTGACTTTCTAAGAGCTGCAAATACATTTGGAGATGGACCTCTTTCTGATTGACGCTGACCATACACATTTGAATTTCTCAAACAAATTGTTGAAACTCCATACATATCCTTATATGTGGAGGCAAGTCCTTCTAGAGCTTCTTTGCTTGTTCTATATGGTGTTTTAAAAGCATAGACAACATTTGATGATGTTAGAACAACACGAGGAACTTTGTGTTTTCTGGCTGCTTCTAGCACATTCAGTGTTCCCATAACATTGATTTCATAACAAAGTTTTGGATCATCAATACACCATGGGGTTCGGGCAAGAGCTGCTAAATGAAAGACTCCATCACATCCTTCAAAAAAAGGCTCAATTTCATCAAAATCCCGGATATCTGCCTCTACAAAAATAACACGCGGATTTACATTCTTTTCACTGCCAGAAAGTAAATTATCTACCACAATTACTGCATGACCTTCTGCTTGAAGACGATCTACTAAATGCGAACCAATGAATCCTGCTCCTCCTGTGACTAGATATCTCATTTATGGTTCTTAGTGTGATCTATTTAAATATGCGTAGAAGATATATGTCACGATCAAGAAAATCTAGGAATGGTAATGGAAATAATAATGTTGAAATGGAGCCGGAGCCGGTACCCCAACAGCAACCCCAACAGCAAGCCCAACCGAATCCTCCTCCAGCCTTATGGGCTGGTATTCAACTCCATCAACTAGGTTTACCTCAAGTTCCACTACCAGGCCAAATTTTACCTGCAAATCCTTTTGTTCAAGGTCAAGTAGCTGCTATCCCTCCTGCTAATCCTGCTGTTCAAGGATTGGGAGCTGCGTTAGCCGCACAAGGTCAAGGTCACTTAATTCCTCCCGGTTTAGTTATTCATAATCCTAATCCTAATCCTCAAGGACGTAAAAGAAAATTAAGAAAACAGAAGTCTAGAAAGAAGTCAAGAAAGCACAAGTCAAATAGACGCTAAAGGTTTTTCTTGAACATCATTAAATTGTGTTCTTGTTTGAGTATATGCCGATACATATCCATCATTTGCATAGGTTGAAATTATATGATATATTTTACTTGCTATCAAGACAGTTCCTGTAGCAAATAAGATAGGTCCTTTATCATTTCCATATTCTGTAATTATTACATATCCGCTAAGTACCGTATTGATTAAAAAAATAAAAACTGTTATTCCAACAACTCTTTTATAAATCAGATCATATTTATGGATTATTATTTTTCTTTCTTCTGTTAAATTTTCAAATACACCCTTGACTGTTACAGCATCTGATGGTTTTTCGGGATTAGAACGCAAATAAGACATTAATTTGTATTCTCTGCAGACTTCAACAGAATACAAGGCAATAAATGCAATAAGAGAAATAAGATTTACACCACAGTTAATCCGATAAATTGTGCTTCCATTTATAAAGTTTTGTTGAGGAAGACATGCTTTGTCACCACAAACACCAGGAACAAAAATAACTAAAAGAGTACCATTAAAGACACGATACGCTTCTAGCAGAATTGTAAATGGTATTATTTTTTTGGAAAGATCTATAGCCATTTAAAGTATTATTTAGAAATATTTTATCTAATTTATTTTATTGATAAATAAGTAGTAATGGGTAATCCGAGACCTGCTCCAACGGGAGGGGCCGCTCAGCCTCCACGTTCAATGGCTGCGGTTATGGCTGCTTTAGCAGGAGCGGGTCCTCCACCACCTCCACCCCTTGCGGGACCACCTCCACCACCTGCTTATTATATACCACCAGGAATTAGAGCCATTGCTGGTGGAGGAGCCGCTGCATTGGTTCGTATGCCTTTAATTCCCCAAGTTGCGGCAGGTGGCCCCGCAAGGGGTCCCGCAGGTGGATTGGGTATAATGGCGCCTCAACCTCCTAGACAAGTTTTGCCTGTAGGTTTAGCAGCTTTTAATCCTCCAGTTGCAGCAGTTTTGCCGGTAGGTTTAGCAGCTTTTAATCCACCAGATGCAGCAGTTCTGCCAGATAAAAAAAGAAAACGAAATGGTAATATTAACAGAGAACCTAAAATGTCTCCAAACCAATTACAAGAAAGGGCAAATTTAGGTATTATTAATATGAACAAAAGAAACAAGTCAAGAAAATATAAAAGGAAACATACAAGAAAGAATAGAAGTCGTAAATCTCGTCGTTAAATATTTATTTAGTTGAGCCCAATAAAACCGCAACATATTTTAAAATATTTCTATAAATAGGGGTAAATGGAAAGACCATATTTCAGAAGACCTTCGCTAAAAGGTTTAGCAGCACAGGAAATAAAATGTTTGTATACTGCGGGTCCGGATGGTACGCAGATATATGAAAATATGTGGAAAGCAAGATTTGTAATTGATAATTTTGGAGAAACAATGATGGTAGAATATAGTAAAAGCAATGTAGATTTTCCGATGGAGAAAGATGATAAGATATGTACTGGAATTATATGTTTGTTTCAAACTAGTAATCCTGAAGTGCGTCATTTCATACCATATATTAAGATAGGTAATACATGGTATAATGGAGATAATGAGATAGGATTTCTAAGAAAAAGAGAAGGACCGCCAACTATAAAAAGCAAAATTATAAATGATCAAGGTATTGAAGATTCCGGTTCTTATTTGCAAATTGCTATTTTATTTTATTGTAATTCTCAAATTATTAAAAATCCAAGAACAGACGATTGGAGTGGACGACTTGTTTTTGGACAATTAGGTTTATCATGTGGTCCTGATGCACTACAAACTGTCTTAATGTTTGCAGATGGATTTTATGAACGTTTCAATTTACAACTTTACACTGAAATAAAACGATATATTGACGACAGATTTAGTTACAATGGAGTTAAAGCATATCCGTATTCCGAAGGAGATTTGAAAGATCAAAAAGTCAGACTATCAGAAATATTAGTGCAACGTAGAACTAATACTACAAGAATTGTGAATGAAGATGCTTTGGAATTTTTGGTCTATATGTTTATACGATATTATGCAATTGAAACTTCCCCGCCACTTGAATATACTCCACAGGAAAACAGTATTCATACTGTTGTTCCCAATAGCAATAGGCAAGAATATCTCATGGCAATAGAATATCTTAAGACGCATCAACAATATAATAAGAATTGGAATAAATCTTCAAAATTCGCTAAAGATTTTGTAAAACTATATCCTGATTTTATTCCACCATTCTATTTTGTACGGAAGGAATTTGAAAGACTCATGCAAAAATTATATGATGATTTTGCTATGACGAAAGAGGGAAATGGTCGGTTAAATCGTGTTCTTTTAATGATTTATTTTAATTTACATTTACGAAATGATGAAACAGTAGAAACAAAAAAAATTACAAAATATCATGAAATACTTGTTGAGTATGAAGAAGGGGGGCATAAGAGATATTATAATGATGAAGCAACTCCATTTGAACCTGATGAATATAAAGTCGTGCTAGAATTCTATAAATTTTTTGAAGATAATTGGAAAATAATAATGGAACATTTAAGAGATTTTCAAGAAGTATTTGAAATAATTCGTATGTCCAACCTTCAGCGCAAAAAAAACTTAAAGCAAAGAAAAACACGAAAAATGAGAAAAGTAAGAAATTCAAAGAGTCGGAAATTAAGAAGTAGTTGAGCCAAATCCACCCGCACCACGAGTATCACGAGCGGAAGGAAGATCATTTAGAGAATCAACAAGAACCACCTTTGCAAAGGGAATATAATCCTGTGCACAAAGTTGGAAGAACAGACCTCCTTGTGGCAGAACAAATTCATAATTGCTGTGATTATCTACACATACTAGCAGTTCTCCCCGATAGCCCTCATCAATGAGACCTACTGAGTTTGCTAGACGTAGAGGCGTCTTTGAACCAGTAGATGACCGCGGAAGAATTAGAAAAGGATTTGGACCATTTAGAGCATTAATAACTGCTCCATAAATCTGGCTACTCAACTTAGCCGCCTTTCCCATTGTAGGTGGAATTTCTGCATAAAGCAGTGGCAGATTTACACCTGAATCGGTTGGCCGATACGAATTAATTACCTGCTGGATTGCAATACGCTGCTCCGGATTCTCAGTAAATAAATAAAGAGTCCTATACATTTTAATTTCCCATAGTGAAAAATAAATATTCAAATTTTATTTTTTTTTAGTTCGCACTCTACTCCACAAGCATCGGAACTCCTTTACTCTTGCAGTAATCCGCAATCTCCTTCATTGCTGCGAATCCAATCTTTCCCGTACCAATGAATGCATGACGATCGGCACATGATCCACATGGTGTTGCTGAATCATTAAAGTGGACAAGTCGCAGAAGGTTTGGATCTGCATCTATCATCTTTTTAATGTAGTCAAATGGATTCTGTCCCGATGCAAAGACGTGACACGTATCTACACAGACACGGATTTTAGAAGAATTAAATGATTGGACAAAGGAAATAAAGTCATCATAGACAGTTAGAGTTTCTGTACCTTGTCCAGCAGGAGTTTCTAGCAGAATTGGACATTCCGGTGTTGCTGATTCAATTGCCTTCTCTAGATTGGTACGCATATTCTTTAGCGCCACCTCAAGATCCATCTTTACAGACTTTCCAACATGAACAACTACACCCTTCAAGCCCATCGCAGCTGAGAGTTGCAAGTGCTTCTTTAGACATTCAACGCCGTAATCTTCTAGAGTTCCCGGTTCATGACAGAGATTAATGACGTAAGGACTATGAACCCACATTCGGATTGCTGAACTCTGTTGCTCTTCTGCTGCAGAGGCAAGATCTTCATCCTTCATTTCAATCTTGGTATTCTGAGGACCTGTTAGAAACATTTGGTAAGGTTTGTGTGTTACATCCTTTAGAAGCAGTAAAGTTCTATAAACTGTCTTACTCTTAGGAACATGAGAACCAATACAATGGGATTCCTGCAAGAATAGTCCTGGTAGAGGTGATGCTTCTACAGTAGCATCTTGCTGACCCTTACTCATATTATTTAAGAAATCACGATATGCAGTTCTATTTGACCACTTAGTAACATTATGGTGCCAAACTGTATCCTGTAGAGGAAGTACTAGATAGACATCTGTAGCATCTGCATGGAGAGCGGCATAGGCGAAAATCTGGAAGAGAAAATCTAGCCAATTCTTCTTGAGCATACCGGTCAACTTAACCTCAAAGAGTTGAGTCTCTGTCTGCGCATCGGGATGACCTTCTACTGCCTCGTAGGAAACAACAGTGTCAAATTCAAGGGTTCCCTTAACCACCGCATCCAACTTTGTCCTTGTTGCTCTTACATGATCAAGAAAAGGCTCAGTTGTCTTGGACTTTTCAATCTTTGCTTTATCAGCATCTGAATAAGTTGGATAAAAGTTCAGAATAGCCTCATGGAGAGTTTCTACTGCAATTTCATCTGCAGGAAGACGCAAGAGTTCCTCTGCAATACATCCTAGGATTGAGTATGATTCACCCTTAGGAAGAATTGACATGATTGATGCTGGATATTTGCCTGTTTCGGCAGTGGGCATTACTAACTTCTTAGGAAGAAGCTTCTTAAGGGATGTTCTTCCCGTTGAATCAAGGGAAGAGATTAGATGACGAACACGATAGCGATTAAGTTCCATTTCTGTAGATGATATCTGCTGAAATAGAATATTCTATTTAATTTCAATTTTATTTTACTTATACATCAAGCGTCAGACTCTTTGCAGCCTCCTTCTTACGTGCAATCGCCAAGTCTGCCTCTCCACCACCTCCAAACATGTCAACCGGCAACTTATTCTCATCAGATCCGGGTCCAAATTTAGGTTTAGAACCAGTAGCACCTGCCATGCGCTGACGCTTATCTTCCTCATAGAGTTGCTCCTTCTGCTGCTCATTCTGCTTATAGTTCTTCATCAAGCTATTCAACTGCTCCTCGGCGTATTCCTGGTCAGCGACTTCACTCGGCTCTGGATCCCACGGAAGCCAAAAGCCCATCTGACCCACATAAACATTGAAATAAGGATCAATCTTCTGCAAAGTCTTAGCACGTGCTGATGCCTCCTGATAGGTATCATATACACCACGCACTTTGAGTCCACGAATTGTTGTCTTAAAGTCATTCTTCGCAAAAAACTCTTCCTCCAACTTCTTGCGATTCTTGAACATGAAATTGTCAAACGCCTCCTGGATCTTCGTTTCCTTGAAATCACGCATGTTCTCCTTAACGTAAGCTGCTAGGTCATCAGCCGCTCCACGAGTTAGAGCAGCGCGTGCATTCTGGAGTTCCTCTAAGCACTCAAAGTTCCACTTCTTTGGCTCATCTTGAGGGCTTGTAGCAGGAGGAGGAGGAACAGCTCCACTTACATCTACTTTGCTCTGAGCCTCCTTAAGACTATATTCCGCATTGGCAACCAAATCCTCAACCTTAGCAATCGCCTTTGTTACGCCAGCAATTTGCTCCATGAGAAACTTCTCTGACGCCTGCACCTTGTATTCCACTTCATAATTTTCCAAAAACTTGGAATAGAAATAAATATCCTTGTTCGCCAACACCTTCTCTGGTGATAGAAAACTCAGACATACATACTTCTGGCCGGGAATCTCCTTATCTTGCTCAAGCCATGTTTCTTGGGTTCCACTTGATCCACTCATTCCTGGATTAGTTTCACAAACAATCTTTATAACCGAAACGCAGACAAAAATTTTCGCAACCCAGGATATAAGCAATGGATGGTTTCTCAGTCGCCGATGTAATCCAGCGTGTAACCAAGTACCTCCTTGAGGGTCTCGCCGTCGCTGTTGCGATGGTTCTCGTAATGAAGAAGAAGTCCCCGGACTATGAGGAGGTTCTCTCCGTCGCCGTTGTCGCCGCCGTCGTCTTCGGCATCCTGGACACTCTTGCACCCTCAGTTGGTCTCATGTCACGCCAGGGCGCCGGCTTTGGTCTTGGCGCTAACCTCGTTGGCTTCCCCGCGCGTGTGTAAGCCTAAAACACAATTCGTTATCATAACACATAGTAGTTTCTATTCAATTTTAACTCCTATTTCATATTAAAAACCATTATTAGGTTTAGCACGTTACGACTTTTCCGTAGAAAAAGCGACTCTAAAAATTAATAATTGGGTAAAAAATGTCTCTGTTCTTAAATAGTTTGATTTTAAATCAAAGTATATAAGAATTCCAATAAAAATTTATTTGAATAGTTAATTTACTGTAGGATAACCGCGGCTTCTTAAGATAGCCTCTTGTGATCTAACACCTGAATCCGGATCCCACTTGTAAAACATTGCACGTCCTTCATCTTGTGACTTTTCCTGAAAACCCGGCGGTGTGCCTGAAATCCAACGAAAAGGCGCACCAAAATCTTGGACTAACGCTTGTCCATTCCATCTTTCTCCTCCTACTCCAACAACTTCAAGTTGGATATGCGGGGGAACATAGATTGAACCAAGACCAGAATAGTAGGCGCCGGGAACATCATCTAGAGTTATTCTAAAAGTTCCATCGGGAGAATTAAGGGAACCAGTCATGGCACGAACATCAAACGCCTGTTCTACATTTGGATGCGGCAAACCAGATCCTGAAAAACTATATCCACGAGTATTTGGCGCAGCGGCTCTCCACATAATTTTCATAGGACCCGGTAAAGCTGAAATATGACCTTCAACTATAATCTTACCATTAATTTTCGTAACATGTGATTGAAGTTCCTTAGATTGCATCACTCTAAACAACTGCAATTTTATTATTTAATCTTTTTTATTGCTTTACTCATTGTTACTCCGTAAAGCCACGAGGTCCAGAATACGGGTATAAGCGGGCAATGGAGTTGCCCTTCGGTGCTAATGCTTGCCAGAACATCTCCGCATCTCCAGCTGCACATGAATTTGCCTTATCCGGTGACACAATGGGAAAAGTTCCAGGAAGATCCGCAGTTCCACCATAGGCTAACGCTTGCGGGTCATCCGCTGACTTCGCCAAGTTAGGATTGTAAATGCGACCAGTGCCTATTCCTGCATAGTGTCCATTCTGAACTGTGCAACCCTTATATGTGCAGACACGTTTATATAGTTCGGGAACCATTGTATCAACGCAGCCCACTGAACCCATCTTAGTATTCAAGAGCTGCTTTGTAGCATTCATAAATTCCTGCGTATCCGCAATCATTCGTTGACGAGCATCATGTTCACCCCAAAGACCGGCAGCCTTTGTGGGATATTGTTCGCAACGAGTCCTGTAGTCAGTAAATGCACGACCATCAGCCATACGAGCAGGTGCTCCTTTTATCTTTGGATAACTTGTAGTATAACAGGCCATTCCTTATTCTAGGCTACGAATAACATTTTGGGGAGATTCAACTGCGGAAACTGAAGGAAGCTGAACACGCAGAGCCTCAACAAGTTCATTACGCTTCATGTTCTTTGCACCTGTGATCTTACGCTGAGACGCCATACTTCTTAAATCCTTTAGACTCATGGCATCTAGAGGAGTTGATTCCGGTGCATTGCTTCCAACAAAGAGATTCTTAAAATTCTTCTCCTCCTTGTTCGGCTTCTTATTCCAATCATTTAAGATCTCATCCTCATTCAAATCTAGGACGCCTCCAGGACGTAAATCATCTAGATCTCTCTCAAGAGGTAGATCATCGTCAAACTCTTTCATTGTGTTAATAACTTCACCCGAGACAGATTCAGGGGGCTCAGAATATTCGCGGTTAAGTGCAACAACTTTCTCATCTTCTTGAGCATGCTCATGCTGTTCTCCTTGCTCAGCATGTTCTCCATGCTCTTCTTCCTGAGCGGAAAGAGGTGTATGCTCGTATGAAGGAGGCTGATTCATCTTCTCTTGGATAGTGAAACGGAGTTCATACAGAACATTTTCCAGAACACCAATCTTGCGCTGGTTCTGCTCAATGGCTGTATAGAGCCAGTATGTTACTCCACCCAAAACAAGAAGGAAACTCGCCACGATAAGCAGCATATCCTGAAGATTAGCGTTCATCCTTTTAAAGGGTCGGGATAAGATTTCTATGTCAATAAACCGCGCTCCTGCAAGATTTCACGAACACTGCTCAAACTATTTATTCCATCACACATCCTATATGAATATTTTAGAGTTGAATCAGGACCCATCGTTGCATGCAAACATAATGGTTTTACGAAATTTTCAGCATATTTTTCGGGAAGTTTTACATAATGTGTAGAAATCAATGACATGACACCAGACTGTGCATATAGTTTGTCTAAGAAGATTCTGCTAGCTTCTTCTCCATCCAAAGCATTTGTAGAATGGAATATCTCATCCATCACAATTAAACAGCGTTCATCTTGCTTCGCGTGACCTAAGATTTCTTTTGCAAATTCAATTTCGGCTTCAAAGAGTGATAGTCTACCCAAAGTATCTGAAGGCGACAAGGCTGTATGAATCTGCTGGAAAGGTGCAAATTTCATGGATTTTGCAAAACAGATTCCCAATGACTGAGCTAAGATAACATTTGCTAGAACTCCCTTCAAACTTGTGGACTTTCCTCCACGATTTGGTCCTGTAATTAAAGAATGAGTCTTATCAGTTAGTTCAAGTGTGTTTGTAATCGGTTTTACACCTATTGTCCTCATGTGCGGATGATAAAATCGTTCTAGTTTAAATTCATTAGAACTGGTGTTAGAACTGGTGTTAGAACTAGCGTATGTCGGAAATCCAATACCCTTGAGTGAAGCAGTTGTTATCATCACATCTAGGATTCCAACATTGGTTGTTAGACCTTCTAGTAGGGAAGGATTGTTCCATACAGAACCGAAGATTTGAAGAGTATTTTCACCAGGAATACGCTGATTATCAGGCAGATCCATATACTTTTCAATAACAGGGCGGACCATCTTGCTCAACTTGATATAGATATCCTGCAACTCAATAATATGTTGACCTCTTATTCTCATATCCTGTGTAATCTTGTGCAAGTGCTGCGATAGAGTAATTTGCTGCCAAATGCTTGATCCGAACATGAAAATAGAAAGACACCATTGCATCCATCGTTGTCCTATTTGGCTTACTGTTCCTGGTGGTTGTGACCACGGTGGTATCAACATTCCAGCAATCATATTTCCTTGACCGCCATTTTGATGAAGAATCTTCTGCAAGAGTTCCCAGTATTCAGGAACTGAAAGTTCGGCTTCAGTTGTAAGTTTTAAGACAACATAAGGGATAACAATAATAATAAGGGGAATTATCATTGTCATTGCAGGAAGGAGCCAGACTTTCCATATGTTAGATGCTTCTAGCCACCAAGGATTTTCATTCAGGAATGCGAACCATGAATTTTTTTCCCAAAGAATCTGAGCATAATATTCCTTTAATCTTTCATCTTCTTCCCCCGATTTGTCAGACTCTTTTAGAGCCGCTTCCAACTCTTTCGCCTTTTCTAACAGTCTAAGTGCATCCTTCTTTTCTTGAGGTTCATTACGAAAATACTGTCTTAGCTTAATTATAACATTCCTCCGCTTTTCTAGCAGCTCAATATCATCCACACAGTTACGAAAATAGGAAACAAGCTTTGTCTTGCCCCATTCAGTCTGGGGACCAATATCTTGGGCTAATCCCTCAAAGTTAATGTCTGTTTCTGCATATTTGCCAAGAAGCATTCTCTGAATTCTGCTGTGGTTCATCTTTGCTTGCTTTTCCGCAGCGGTTACAGAGTGGAGCCTAAAAATTGTCTTAGCCTAAAAATTGAAACATTTAGTTCTCTACAAAAAAAGCAGCGAATGGCTTTGAATCCCTCTTCATCAGAAAAAAAGGACATAAATAAAATGTCAGTAATTACTACTATAACAATGAGCCTGCCGGAGAAACTTGTGGAGGTTCTGTCAATTCGGAGCAAACCTGGACTTCTTTGTCCCGAGGAAATACGCAGTCGGATTGCACAAATCCGTTCGCGTGTAGAGTCGTTTAGGGGCCCCGCAGCAGTTCGCTACACTAATTCACCGGCAGGGCGAAGAAGTGATTTTGTTAAGAATGACTCATTTCTGGGAGGAGGCAGACGAAATGCATTTGGGTCAGTGAATCGGAATGAGACTTGGGGGCGACCTGAAGATAAGGTTGCACAGCCTGATAGACAGACAGTTTCCCGGCCAAAGTTTACTGTATCTGAAGTCAAGCCCAAAGCACCTGACGTTAAGCCTCATAATGAAGTGAAGGAGCCTCAGGTACTAATGCAGTCTCCGCCTCAACTACAAGTTGCAGCAAAGAATCATTTTGAAGCTCTAGTATCAGATGAACCTGAAACTTTTCAGCCTGTAGCAACATCTGGATATTCTAAGTTTAAGAGTAAGTTTAAGAAGGATGCATCTAATGCAAATGAGTTGGATGATCGTATTCTAGGTCACATTCGTGCAAAGATTAACAAGTTTTCTGCTCAGAACTACAAGAAGGTTTTGAATTTTCTGCGGCAAAATATGGATTCATCTGAAAAGATCTTTCTTGAGCAGTTTATGGCGCTTATCTTCTCAAAGGCTGCTGAGGAAGATACTTTTGTTGCTCTCTATGCACAACTTCTAGCAGATCTAACTCCTGAGTTTCCCTACCTTAAGGATGAAATGCAGAAACTATTTGGTGAATATCTTCATGTATTCATGGATGCAGAGGGTAAGGAAGATACAACATCTGAGAACTATGGAAATTTCTTGGATGCTTCAAAGAGAAAGCAGCATCGTCGTGGATATTCACTATTTATTGCACAAATTGCCACAAAGGGTCTTATTACTGAGAAGGAACTTCTGCATACAACTCTTGCTGTAGCAGAGTCTCTGATTGCCAACGCAACAAAGGTTGATCAGAAACTTCTTGTGGAGGAACTTGCAGACTGCCTGACCAACATTATGGGAGTAGCCAAGAAGTTGAATGCGTTTGATGAAATGAAGGCTATGTTCTTGAAGCTAAAGGATCTAATGAGTAAGGATGCTATTCATCTACCAGGTCTTACAAATAAGGCACGATTTGCTCTTATGGATTGTCTGGGCATTTAATAGAATGGCTAGTTTACCTTCAAATATAACAAATATTTCTCATATTCAAAACCTTAATGATAATAACAATGAAACTAATATTTTTTCAAATAATGGGAGCAATGAGAACGAAAATGAGAATAATAACGAGAATGAATATAATAACAATTCAACAATAACACAGGATTCTTACAATGAAAATAATAATTCAAATAATGAAAATTATCCTTTTGGTCCTTTGAAAAATATCCCCACTAAAAGTAGAAAGATGGAAACAATGATTTATGCCAAGAATCGCAAGACTCGCAAGGCTCAGCGTGGTGGCTCAAAGATCCCCGGTGTCAGCAATGTTGTCCGCATCACAGGCACAACCCTCAAGAAGATCGGCAATGTTGGCATCTACGGACTCAAGAAGGTTGGCAATGGCGTGCACGTTATCACACACGTAGTTAACAAGAGTGTCACGGCTGTTACTGGACGTAACATGAAGCACCGCGGTAAGACTGCCAAGAAGGGTCCCAAGGGTAAGGCGCAGCATTAAATAATTTAACTTATACTTATTTTTAGTCATCTTATGACCTAAAATACGGATTCTGCTTAAAGAACTAAAATTTGAACCGGTTGAACCATCCTGGATAAAACAAATCTAAGCAGTAGAAATGCCGGGAAGGAAATCAAACACTAAGCAGCCAAAGAAGAATTCGTCAAATGATGATGACGACAGCAGTGTAGATAGCAAGGGTAATATTCGTGATCTGATTGAGTACGAGGAGGATGAAGATGATGACTATTCTCCGTCAGAAAGTTCTGAATCAAATATTGCAAAGCGGGTCAAGAAGCGAACTTCTGGAGAGAAGAAGAAGTTTGCGCCCAAGAAGTTTGCTTCTGGTAAGAAGACTTCACCTTTTCAAAAGGATGAAAAGAAGAGAAAGACAAGTGATAAAGCCTCAGCACATTCTGAAAAAGTCTTGACACAGTCTGAGAAGGAAAAGGATAAGAAGTCTGGTTCAAAGCTGAAGAAGAAGTCAAAGAAGGTTGAATCTGAAGATGAGGAGATGGATGAGGAGGAAGAAGAAGAGGAAGAGGAAGATGAAGAGGAAAATGTTGATGAGGAAGATGATGAGGATGAGGATGAGGATGAGGATGAAGACGAGGATATGACAAGGACTAAGGCAACAATTGACTGGCTAGTTCTCGGTGATGATGCGGAAGATCCTAATGAGCCCAAGAAGTACAAGATGAAGAAGGAATCTCCATCAGTTCGTCGTTTCGTAGAAATCCTTCAGAAACATAGTGAAGGTGAAGAGGAACATATTGATAACGATATTACTTATTTCAAGACTCTAACACAGGAAAAACAGAATATTCTGCTAGTAAAGATGGAAAATCGGCTTGTTAAGGTGGAGCAGGCTGTTCCTCTAAAGTTTCAGATTTTGGATAAGTCAACAACTCCCGAAATCCAGGGTACAGCAATGTCTAAGTATCAGGCGATGACCAACATTGATCCTTCATCCACTGAATATTACAAATGCAATCATTGGATTAACGGATTTATCCGTCTCCCTCTAGGTGTCTACAAGAATCTCCCGGTTTCAATGGAAGATGGTGCTGAAAAGTGCTCCCAGTTTGTATCTTCTGTGCAGAAGTGTATGGATACGGCAATTTATGGACAGGATGAAGCCAAGCTACAGATTCTTCAGTTTATCTCTACTTGGATTGCTAACCCTAAGTCTGCTGGAAATGTTCTAAGCATCCATGGTGCAGCTGGTATTGGTAAGACGACTCTTGTTAAGGAAGGTATTGCCAAGGCTCTTGATCGTCCTTTCCACTTTATCACACTTGGTGGTGCAACTGATGCATCGTATCTTGACGGTCATTCTTATACATATGAGGGCTCAACATGGGGTCGCATCGTTGAAGTTCTCATGCAGAGTAATTGCATGAATCCTGTTATCTACTTTGACGAGTTGGACAAGGTTTCTGAGACACCCAAGGGCGAAGAGATCATCAATCTGCTCATTCACTTGACGGATGGTGCGCAGAATGATAAGTTCCAAGACAAGTATTTCACAGGCATTGATCTTGATCTTTCCCGCTGCCTCTTCATCTTCAGCCACAATGATGATTCTAAGGTAAATCCCATTCTTAAGAACCGTATGTATAATATCCATGTGAATGGTTTTAATCTAAAGGAGAAGACAATCATTGCTGAGAATTATTTGCTTCCTGCAGCACTGAAAGATATGAATCTCTTTGAGAAGGTTTCTTTCCCCAAGGAAGTCATCAAGTATGTCATTGAACATCATACTGCAGGAGAGCCCGGTGTTCGTGAAATGAAACGCTGTCTGCAGACTATTGTCAGCAAGATCAACTTGCTCCGTTTCTATAATGACGGAAAGGCAGTACCCTTCTCCATTCCCAACTTCCAGCTTCCTTTCACTGTTACGAAGGAACATGTTGAGATCTTCCTCAAGAAGAAGCCGTCTACTGATCCTAGTATCGCTCATTTGTATACATAATGCCGATCTAGTAAATATAATCAAACTTAGGACCAATTAGTTTATGAATTAGAGGATCATCTTTTTTAATTGCAAAACAATCTGACCAAAATTTAACAGATTCATAGATCGGATTCCAATATTGATCATTTACTTTTATTAATTTTTTGGTTCCTATTCTATAGGTATCAAAACCATTATTAGACAAAAAATCTACAATATCTTTCATTGGATTTCTAATACCCGGTCCTCTAAAATCGTCCAAACAATCACTACATTCAAAAATAATGTATTTTGTTTTAGGTAAATATTTCTTCATTGATTTAATTACATTTGTATCATTTCCTTCAGTATCAATCTTTATAAATTTAATGCATATTTCTTTGTCTGCAAATTCAGCATCTAACACTATATCTAAGGGTTTAACATCAATATCACAAAGTTTAGCGCCTCTGCTTTTTAAGCCACCTTTTCCATTACCAGATGTATTTGGTTGACCTACCCAATTATAAAAAGCCGTTGTCTTTGTTTCATTGGAAATACAATGTTTAAAAAGTTTAATATTTTTTTCTGCAATATTATTTTCAAGAACTTTTATATTTTGCGGATTTGGCTCAAAACAAATAATTTGACTTCCAGATTCTGAGCACATCTCTTCAATGTTTTTAAGGTATCCACCAATACATGCTCCAACATCTATTCCAACTACTAAACCTTCAACCGGTTCTGCAAACTTTTTTAATCCAATTAACAATTTGGCATGATGAGTTTCACCTGAAAATTCACCCTTATTATCTAAATAATATTTACCTAACTGAACACTATTCATTATGAATACTATTCAGAGTAATTCTTTATAACCAAAATTAAATCAATAATGTTGTACTAACAAAGAATTGTGCTACAGCTGTGTAACACCATATTGCAGGTTGTTCATGAATATTTCCTGTTAACATAAATCCTAACCAAGGACCAACAAGTAACATTGCTAGAATCGGCTTAGGTTGAAATGTGACTAGAGTTGGGATAAATAACATAAAGAAGTGAAGTGCGATACTGGGTGTATAATAATCTTTTCCTGCTGCCCTCAGTCTTACATTCCAAGCAACATGTCGTTCGCCCGTAAAAGAACATGTTTTTTTGCCACATAGCGGTTCATTTTTTCCATCGCATAATTCATCATCTTTCACTGAAAAGATACGAGATAGTAATAAAAAGCCGGCTGCAATAGACATATAGGCAAAAATGAAGAAGGGTTTTTTCACAAATGCAAAGAGCCAGATGTTCCAGAATAGAGGCTGGAAACAGATATGCAGGTAACCTAGATTTGTAAGAAACTTGTTCCATGGATCATCGCATTTGTCTATTACAGAGTACTGCAAGAACTGGATTATTTCCATTAAAGCAAAATAACCAACACCAATTCCAGCATATTTGTTCACAAATAAATAAAAATACACACCTAGCAATATGCCTCCAAGACCTATTGCTAAACTCATTGATTGAGAAAAGCACATCTACCTAATTCTTACGCGTCTTTCTTGTTGACTTACGTCCCTTTAGGGATCTACGTGATCTACTTCTTGCTGCAGGAGCACATATTATGCTCTTCTTACCACCTTGCCATATTTGCTTTGCAAACTTTTTCGGTTTTGTGATTGGAGCATTTAGTCCAATAAATATTTTTCCATTTGAAAGTCTTCTCCATGCCCTAAATCCTGCAGGCTCAAACTCAGGATCGCATTCTTCACCTGCCTTTGAAGGTATGACAGGCGTACGTGGACTAGAGTTAACTGAATTCTGACTGCCATTCCAGTTACTTGATGTAGTTTTTGACATTGGTAACGGTGATTTAATTTGCAAACTCATTCCTACTTTACATTGGCATAATTCCTACCATCATCTCTTCATCGGATGAATCAGACTGAAACCAACCCTTCATGGAACTCATTGAATCTCCAACAGACTTTGCTACTGAACTTAGGTCATTCGTCTCAACTGTAGGTGTCTTGGTAAGATCAACTTCGCCAAAGAGACCAGATAGATCCTTTGTCCAGGAATCAAATCCACCCATGAATACTAATATTGCTGTAAGAACTGAGCCAATCAAAAATGTAATACCGCTTTCTACTCCCGAGGGCAAGTCACTAAATCTGTAACTCTTGTATCCGGCGCTGACAATTAAAACAATCAAACCACCAGCCGCGGCTAATCCAGATTGAAGTTTCCAGTCCATCATTAATGATTTACCATTTTTTTTGGGATAGAAAAACACGCAGATCTAAGACAACTCCTCAAAGTCACCAATACCTTGATCGGGGTGCTCAAGATCTTCCACTTCACCCGCATCTAATCCTCCGACCTCTTGTCCAATATTTAAAAGTTCGTCACCAGGGCCATCCGACTCTTCTAAATATTCATCTTCCTCTTCTCGGTTAAGAGGATTTACTAAGTCAAGGATCTCAGGCGCCTTTGTCTCATGAAAGACACTTACCTTCTCAGAAAACTGCACTGAAGGCTCAGTCTCAATCTTTATGCTTGATTCCTTTTTAGCTTCCGGTACCTTCTCTAGCTCAATCTTCTCTTCTTTCGTATTAACTGAAATAGGCTTATCTTCTGCCGGTTTCACCTCTACAGGCTTATCTTCTGCCGGTTTCACCTCTACAGGCTTTTCTTCTGCCGGTTTCACCTCTACAGGCTTTTCTTCTGCCGGTTTCACCTCTACAGGTTTTTCTTCTGCCGGTTTCACCTCTACAGATGTGGGACTTGACAGCATTTCTTCAACCTTTTCTTGAACCTCCTCATCAAAATCAGGCTCCGAAATATATTCCTGCAAGATCTTCTTAATTGGTAGCATATCACGAACAGCTGAAAAGATTGCTTCCTCTATCATTTTCTCTGCCTGCAAAAGATTCTTCTGTCTTTCAACAGCCGGTAGTCCAGTATCAAACAAGAATGGTGCCTTCCAAAAAGACTTTGCAACTTCAGTAAATACACGATGCAAGAAATGATCCAACTTAGGAACAGTAATTGTTAACTTCTTATTACCCTTATTGATTCTAACAGATGCCATGACCTTTGTATGTGCAATAAAAAGAGCAGTCATAAGTTCTTCCAGGTAATCACACCGAGAGGCATCAATTAACTTGTTTGTTTCCTCTACGATGATATCTTGATTCCACTTTGGAATCTCGGCGCACTTATTCTGAAACCGAAACATCAACTTCTCAGATGATTCTGTCTTTAACTTTCCATAAATCTTCTGGAAAAAATCTAGCAGAGGAGTTACTAATTTGTTAGACATCTGCTTTTGGTATTCCACACGAGCTTCCGAGAAAGTTGCCGATTCCATTATTTATTCCAGTTTTCTTTTTTTTCAATTAACTACGCACTGGTGGAGCCAATCCCTCAAGTGTCATTAGAATTGTTTGGGATCGTGTATGTACACCTCCAGGTGTTTCCATTATCTTTCTCCACAATTCCATGGAATATTGTGGTAGAACTGTTAGTAATCCTATCCGTGGATCAAAACCCTTATCATGTAATGCAATCTCCCATTCAACAATTGTTCTAAGATTATTATTTTCTAGAGTTGGTGGATCCAAACAGAGTTGTCCTGCTTGAAATCCCGCTGCTGCCCCAAATCCTTGCAATAAAGCCCATCGCATATTGCCATTTGCATATCGTGAAATTGATCGGATCATTAGTGCCGGTAATGAAGGTATTCTTCTATGCAGTTCATATTCAATTTCATGTCGTTCCAAAGGTGAAAGTTGTACAATTTGGCAACGACTACTAATCGGATCTGTGATTGCAGTTGCATCACGAACTTCAAATATACAAAATATACTGTTTGCATAGACTTCAAGCATTCGGCGTAGAAATGCCTGTGCATCATCTGATAAGACTTCCGCATGCTCAAACAGAATATATCTTATTACAGAATTTGACTGCATAGAACCTGAAGATAAACGAATAAAATGCTTAATAGAATCACGCTGTTCTCTTAATCCAGCATCCGCATAACAGTTTATAATTAATAGTTGATTCTGGGGAATTACTAGGCGCCAAAATGCAGACTTTCCTATTCCAACAGGTCCAACCCATAGAACGTGGGTTGCTTTACTGGATGCCACTGTAGAAGCCCATTTATCGTAGGTTACACCATTTCCCACCAGATCTTTGTAAGATCTTGGTGCGCTAGGGTCATTTGCTTTCGTATTCATCCTAAGAAGTTTCTTGCGTGATAGATTTAAATCTAATCTATTCAACCATGCGATCCATCCCAGAAGCCCTCTTTGCCAAATCAATTACATAGGGATTTGCAACTAAAGACTGTACTGATGCAGGATTAAAACGATCTGCTGACATATCAAGAACAAGAGGTGCTCTATACTTCTGAATACCCGTAACTTCTGCACCAGAAGGAGGTCCATTCACGCGATAGATCGGTGGTTGTCTTTCATTAATGTAATCAGAATCTAACTTCTTCATCTGGATATTTGTCTGATCTTCACCCGAGAAGAGAGATAAGAGACCAGATCCAGCAATCGGCTTACGCCCCTGCGCTACTGTCTCCATCTGCGCATAGTGACGCATTCCGTACTCCGCATCATATGAACGCGCCCTCTTTCCTTCCGTTGTTGCGGCAATACCTGTGTAATCTGACTTGGCTGAAATAGATGCTTTCTGCGTAAGACGCACTCCATCAGGCATACTTAGCTGCGGTTTATTAGGAACACCTTGCAAGGATACATTCATCATCTTATCAGGTTCACTCAATGTATTACGACCTGTTACGCGTGCAATATCTTCAGGGTCATATACAATTAACTTTGTGGGACCATCCGCCGGACCCGCAATACCTAACCAGTCATTATCCACAGTTGTTTCCTTGATTGTTGTGCGGGCAATATCATTGGGATCATATACAGTCATAGCACCGGGAACACCAGCACCCAAGGCTGAGAAGTTACCAGCAGCACGAGGATTACCAAGTGTCTCTTCATTACGTGTTGGCTTGGCAGAATCTTGGTATCTTACAGTTGTTTCTCTTTGATCCGCAGCAACGTTGAGACCGTGCGTTCTTTCACCTGTAAAGAAACGCTCGTTAGGACGGATATCAATACCAGACTTACCATAGTCATTTTCCTTCGCATCAGTATTCTTATTGAAATAATTAGTTGCGTCCGCGTTACGCCATCCAAATTCACCAAACTGGCTTGTGGTAGGTGTTTTGAAAGAGGGAATGTTGTATTCTTTCTTGTAATCGGCTGATCCGGCTGTTCCAATATATTCTTGGGTTGTATCAATACGAGCCTGTGTCTTCAAGACTTCTACAGAGCGCATACGTTCACGCTTATCCACACCGCCACCCGCAAAGTTACGTTCGCCATTTTGATTCAAGAAAAACTTATCAGGAAGATACTTACGAACTTCACCTGCTTGGCCTCTATTCTTAACGACTGATGTTGCAGGTAATGTTACACCCGCAAAAGTTGTCTTAGGATTATCAGCAGTTCTAATTTCATCAGTATCTCTAGGTCTAGCAAAATCCAATGACTCTGGCTGCTGGTAACCACCAGAAGGAACTGATGTATATCCTTGAGCCAAACCCTTACCAACACGAACCTGTTCAAAAGGTTTCTCATTGGCTCTGTTCTGCGGTCCAACCATGCGATCCTGCATGAAATCAGTGTGTGACTCAATTCCATAGGGATTACCTGTCGGTTCTTTTTGTAAGTCAAAAAGAGGTCCCTGTTCAATCTTATTATACTGCTGAGAAGCGGCACCTGTGTAATTATCCAAAATGTTCTGATTTCCAAGATCATTTGTATTTTGTTTAACTGATCCTTTAAAGAAAGGAACCATGTTATTGTGTGTAAATTCAGTACTATCTAGTTCTACACCACTTAGTGGACTAATGACTCTATTTAGTCTAGAATAATTGGGTGTAGCCTCCATACCATCATTGCGTTGCATAACCATGGGACTAATGCTTGATATAGGCTGTTGGGGAGCAGGAGATGCAGCTGAACCAAACGCTTGACCAACACCCGAATCATACTGTGTAGCATAGTTTGTAGGAAATCCTTGTATGTCAGAAGGATGAGGCTCCATTGAGATAGATCCACCTGTAGGTAATTGATACTGGATATCTAATTCACCTGTTGGTCCAGTTACAGGAGCAACCGGAGCACGTCTAACTTTGTATTGATCAGATCCTCTTTGAGATCCACTTTCAAATCCTTCTTTTGTTTTCTTATCTTGAATAGGTTTCGGTGTACCTGTTGACGTATATTGTGATGCTGCGGCACCAACGGCTAATAAACTTAAAAAAGCAAGAGCCTCCATTCTCTAACGTAGGATATTAATTTTAAGCAAGCATATTGCCTAGAATTAGTATTTTTAGTTCATCTGATTAAATAAGTCTGGGAAGATTCGCTTCCTGAGGACGTCTCCATGATACGGAAGGAGGAGATACAGGAGCGGGGCAATCAATTGTTGTTTTAGGAGCAGTCCATGAATTACGAGTTTCACCAGATATCTGTGCCACTTCCTGACGAGCAATAGCAGATTCTGATTTTCCGAAGAAAGGATCCGACCATGACTGAACCGGAGTAGGAAGTGAAGGGGCCGTATTTGTGGGAGTAGGAATACAAGCACGATGAGAATCTTTAGATAGAAGTCTTCCAGGGACAAACCAATCAAAGGGCATCATCACATTTTGTTGGGGATTTTCGCAGAGCCATTCAAAACGATTCCAGCCAGAATCACGGAGAGTGCATGGAGGATCATTTAGTCTCATATGATGCTGCGGGAAACTTGCTTCAGGCATAGCAGTTAATGTCATCTTGTTAAATTTATTGGTTTCCGGATTATAAGAACCACAAACGGCTTTTGTGGTAGGTCTATTAATGTTAAAAAGATCGGACTCAACATCAGTCTTCTGCTGAGTAACAATTTGGGATTGACCCCATGTTTGCAGACGTGTTGTCGGTTCAGGTACAAAGACACCCTGTGTGCCATTTGCAGGGTTTCCCAGACGGTAGCGACCAGCGCCTGTTGTTATACGGAGGTCATCCTCATAATGACAAGGATCGGATCTTAAGTGGGTCCAATTATAATCGGTGACTGAAGCCATCTCTAATCTTCTCCGACAATTCTTTTGGACAATTCTAGTATTTTTTCCAGCAAGTTAGTTTGAAGAGTTACAAAGATTAAAGATAATGCAATTTCTCCTTCAAATTCAGAACTCATGTAAGGAATGTATCTTGATTTTCCGGGTAAATGTACAATTAAAGGAATAATTTTAACTAATTTGCGAATATAGAAAATACATATTGAAAGTACTACTGTTTCTCCCAGGATTTCTAGCAGAATCTCCCAAGTAGATTTTGTTTTATCAAACTTTGGAAAAATTTTGTTAATATATGTTCCGCAGAAAAATCCAACAAGTCCATACATAATTGTGAATTGAGCAGTCTCTAATAGTTCGTTTAAACGAATATTATTCACATTGAATAAACTTCGTACACGTGTATGCCTTATGACAGTCATTCTCCTACTTCTCAATACTAAAAGTTTAAAAACGGTATGTATTACCTGTCGCTTGTGTGAATCCCTTAGGATAGGCTACAGGTTGATAGCTATTCATCTGGCATGTGCGAAGATGAGTCGGCTGGGCAGAAAGTGTACGCAGTTCGTTCGTATCCTTTGTGTAATACTTGATTGAATTAGGATTGCTGGGGCATTCAGTTGCACCACCAAGGGCACACTCAGGATTATACTGTCTAAAGTTGCACTTTGTATTAGGACGCGTGATTCCATAGAGATCTGACTCAACATCAACCATGGGTGCATTCACTACAGAGACATCATTACCTCCAACTAGACCGAGGGCATTACGGCAAGGCTTATTAGAATAGAACTTATCAGGAATCATTGTGTATCCTGCAAGAGCTTTGCTTTGACCCTCTGACTGAAATCCGAGCATGTTTCCATTACCTTGGACTGAAGCTGAAGCATCAGCAAAATTGGCTGGAGCATATGAATCCATTCTATTTAGTATCCTTTTTTATTTTATTTGGTTCAGAAATCTGAGGGCTCCATAATTTACTGTCTTGCAATTCACGTTCCTTTTTCATCTCAGCTAACTTCTTTTCTAACTCAGATGAACACTCTGGAGATTTTTTTTCAGTTCCTTCATTCATAAAACGATTCTTCGGACATCCTCTGCAAGACATTTCTATATCTATCCCAATTTTTTTCTATTATTAATTAGGGGCATTCACAATGAAAGCCAGTATTAAAATGCCGCTGAAAACACAGATTATTGTTGCTTTTTCTCCCAGTAAAACATATACTCCCGTTGCTAAACCTATAGCAATCCAACAGTTAAAACAAAGATCTGAACCTAAAAGAACGACGCGGAAGGTTTCAGCGATTCAAGGCTCTTCTTAACTTTTCTAGTTTGCATTTTTCTGCTTGTTTCTTCGTATCCACCCAGAAGCCGACCTTTCAGAAAAATTTGTGGGAATGTTTTCATTCCACTGATTTTCTTGAGTGCTTTCCGTGTTCCATTTGCATTCTTATCCAAATCAATATCTTTGACAACTGGCTTGTAAGGCGCCAATATTTTTTTTGCTTTATGACAATATGGACAATAAGATAGTCCAAATAAAACAAGAGGATTTTTCTTTATAATCCGCTTTATTTCCATCTACTTTAGACTTATTTTTGTACCATTTGTTTTATGACCATACAATAGTCTGAATAAAACAAGTAGTTATATAGTTAAATTGGTTTCTTACTCTGACGCAGGTGCAGGAGCCGGTTCAGCAGCCGCCTCAGGTCCAGGTGCCGGATCAGCAGCAGGTACAACGACAGGGACCGGCTTCTGAAAATAGGCTTGATTCTTTATTCTATTTACGAATAGACTATTTAGTGCTTCAAATTCTCTGAATGCCTTGAGAACACCAATCGCATGATATAACGCTACTCCATTTGCAGAAAAATTACTTACAATATCACCATCCTCATTTCGTCGTGATTCATCCGTGTCATCTGCATTGTGTCCAATTACATATCCCCCAGGCGCAACTTTTGAGTAATAATTCTCTAAATCCGCTTTTACATATTTGTAACCATGATTGGCATCAATGTATAAACCATCAATGTTATCAGGGATTGAAGATACTGCATTACTTGATAATTGCTTAACGTGGGTAACACGGTCTCCGAATTTAGATAACTTGGCAACCGCTTCATTGTACTGGTCATCTCCAACAGTTAGATTCATTGAATCATTGTAGCCCTCATATCTTTCATACGGGTCAATGCAATAAAGCTTAGCCGTTGCATTATGGGATAACAGAGCTTCCGCAAATTCACCAGTCCAAGTACCAATCTCAACATATACTCCGTTTTCCTTTGAGAAAAAATCTTTTAGCAAGTTGAAGCGGTCCATTTATTATTAATACATATTTTAATTTCTTTAAATATTTTTATTATGCTTTACCACGATTATAGTAATCTGTCAGACAAGTTGTGGAGGGAAGACCATTCACAATTCTAGCAATCGTAAAAGGTGTTGCATTAAAATTGGGTTCACATGAACCAAAAGATGAATTAGCCGGAATTTGGTAGCCACAGTCAGAGGCATTTCTATACCAGGCGCTTGAAACACCCATTATAATTGGTTTAGATGATGCATTGCAGCAAGTCGCAACACCCGCATTTCTGAACATAATATCATCATAAGAATATGACTTCACTTGACCTGAATCCCTATTATTCGGGACAGGTCTAGGAGCATAGTTGCATCCATCAACCAAAGGAGTGTAACAGATTGTGGGTGCGGCATTGATATTTGAGAAAAAAAACTGACTTTGCTGCAACTTGCGCTTACGAGTTGTGTCAGAAGCATCTACTGTATCTGTTGTATGGATCCATTGATTTGCTGCTTCTCTTCTCATCTGTGTTAACTTAGATGCGTCCATATCCTACATTAAAAATGGGTTTTTATTATAATGGAACTAGTTATTGATTATCGGGAAACAAGTCTTTGTGAATCTCTTACAAAAATTGGCGTACAGTTCAAACAAGAAAATTTACTTCTGGGTGATATTCTTTTTCGTCTTGACGGAAAAGCTATTGCTATTATTGAAAGAAAAACTCTGGCAGATTATGCTGCATCACACTTAACTAACCGATACAGAGAACAAAGAGCTCGTCTTCAAACAGCCAGAATAGAAGGAACTTATATTGCTTATCTGCTAGAAGGTGGATGGCAGTACTCACCTTTTGAACGTATTTGGAGTCCTTGCATCCCCAGGACCGAGGCGGCAGGTCCTGCAAGCCCAGCACGAAATGTTACTGAAAAAATGTTACGAACTCTTGCATATCGTCTACAGTTCAAATACAAGATTCCTGTTATTCAGACTTTGAACGTGTTAGAGTCTGCAAGAAATATTGAACATTTGTTAGCAATTCTAACAGAAGATCCGACCTATTTTAAAGAAACGCCGGAGGATGATTTAGCGGTCGCCAGGGCTGCAACCGCAACTACTGGAAATTTTTCTGCTCGGCGTAAAGATAATGTACCTCCTGCAGCATCTATGTTGATGGGACTCCACGGAATGAGTTTAACTAAGGCAGAGGCTATTCTTGCATCTGTAAATACAATTGTGGATCTATGTGGAAAGACAAAGGATGAAATTGCTAATATTCCTGCAGGAAAAGGTCGGATTGGTCCAAAGTTAGGTGCTGATATTTTTGCGGCCTTGCATTAAATCTGTTTTATACTTCAAATTATAAAAATTCTAAATAAATATTAGATGGTTAAATCAAGACGTAATAAAAAATACAAGCAAAAAACACGAAAAACTGGTGGTTCTAAACAATTTAAATGGTCTGAAGTAACAAACCTTGATGAAACGTTTAGAGGTAAGAATTTTTTTAGAAAATATGGAGCAAGTACTTTAGAACATGCAATTTATAAAATTCTGAAAAAAAACCCTCATCCAAATATTGTAAAAGTTTATCGTATTACAGATAAATATGTTGATATTGAACTATTATCACCTATCATTTCCAAGAAGGATTATGATAAAAAAGCACTCATTTCAGAAATATTATTGGTCAAAGACTATCTTCAAAGTTTAGGTATAATGTATATTGACTGGAAACTTGATAATATAGGTATTGATGCTAACGGAAAATATAAATTATATGATTTTGATCTTTCCGGTATTACTTGTTTTTCTCCTGCAGCAAAAAATTTAGGTAAAAATAATTCTTGTAAAACTGATAGTAAATGGCGAATGCAACCAAGTACTCTTAATTGGAGTTATAGACAAGCACTTGCAAATGGATTAAAAGATCCTAAAGAAATTGATGATTTTGCTTTTGAAATTAATTTTATTAAAAAAAATTATAAAGAACTAAATAATTCAGATATTCTTTAATTTCGTAGAGATCTAATATTTCAATACAATTCTTCCAGCATTAGGAAGTTCAACACCCGTTAATGCAAGAATTGCGTTATAATGACTTACGATCAAGATTTTTTCATCCTTATCATGATTATCACAGATAGTTTTGATAAGGCTAGACATTCGTGCTGCCACTGCTTCATCCGATTCACGATGCGCATAGGAGGGCGGAAGATCTGAATTTGTTACAATCTGATAATTTGGATACAATTCAATTAGTTCAGTCCGAGTCTTTCTCTTATTACAAATATGCTTGGTACTTTGCTTCTCTAGCAGATTATCATGTAGAGTTATCACAGACTTATCATAGAAGAAGGGAATAATGCATTCCATTGTCTGAATACAACGTGTAAGAGGACTGCAAAAGACAGCATCAAATGATGTCATTTCAAGATCTTTCCCGACTTCTGTGGCTTGATTTACCCCCTTTTCTGTTAGATGCGCATCTTGGTGCTTTGCATCCATGAATACAAAGTCGCTCTTTGTTTCATTAAAGGCTGCATTATGAGTTGCTTCTGCATGACGGACAAGAGTAATTACTGGCATTTTTAATTGTTCTTTTTCTGCCACTTATTATCAATTTTTACGCGCTTTCATTGATTTTCTTCTGTTTTGTTTTCTTTTTCTGGACTGTACATTTTTAGAATTAGATTTGGACTCTAGTTCAATTATTTTTGTTGGAAAATCATTGTATTCTACTTTTGCAGGAAAGCCAGCAGGTAAATCACGTTTCCAAACTGAAACTACCTCTTCTCTTGCTTCTTCTTTCAAAACTGTCTCTGAAGAACTATTACTACCATATCCTTGGTATCCAAAACTACCTTGGGTTCCCGGTATAACTCTCTGCTCATACTTAGCAGGAATTGTTATTGTTTGTTGCTCTTCTTTCCAATTTCCATCAGTAGGTTTTTCTCTTGTTTCAGTAACATATTGAAAAGAATCTGTGTATGGAACCTTAACTGCTTTAGATGTGCAGTCCATATATTCATATGCTTGTTGGGGCATTCCTGCACAAGGGTTTTGATATTGTGTGGTTTCAGGAACATATGTATATCCTAACTTTGTGTATCTAGTAATTAAATCTGATTTTTGTTTTTCTATCTTATTTTTTTCTTCCTTATTTTTAACATTTCTAGCCTGTTTTTCAATTCTTTTCTGGCCTTCTTGAATTTCAAATTCTATTTTATCCTTCATATTTTGAAACGTTTGGTATTGACTTTTAATCTGGTCAACCTTTATCATAAAGTTACCGTATGCTATCTGTTGTAACTTCGCTTTCGCATCCGTTAATCTTCTTGCAGTATTTGCCGCATCTTTTCCAAAAATGCCTAGAAATTTCTGTCCAAATGCTTTCTTTTCCTTGATACTTTCTCCTCTAAAATTTGTAACTTTTAATCTGTTATTTTTAATATTTGTAATTGCATCTATTTCGGCTTTTTTTGCATCATATTCATCATTTAATTTCATTAAATTATTCTCTAGGTTTTTTAAAGTTGTTTCTATTTGTACCAACTTCTCTTCAGGGGTGCTCATCTTATTTTAACGCAATAAAAAAATGTCTTGTTTTTTTTGCTTACTTTGTAAGCCCAAAAAATTGAACCGCTAATACTGCAAGGATAGGTTACCAGATAAAACAAAATGCCCACTTTTAAGACCGTTGAGGATCTTAGGCAATATATTCCGCCGGATAATGGTCTAGATCTTACAAAGACAAATCGTCATATTGCAATTCTTACGAAGGGTAACAAGATTCTAGCGGCGGCTATGAATCAATTTGGTTCGCGCTCTTTTGGATCGGGTTATACATATAATACGATCCATGCAGAGATTAATGTGATTAAGAAGTTGGGAAGCATCAAGAAGTTGAAGGGTGCAACAATGTATGTCTTCAGGACTGGGAAGGGCTGTAATGAGAGCAGTGTTTGTCATTCTATGCCTTGTCCAATCTGCCAGAAGATTCTGGAGAAGTGCATTGATGAGTATGGTCTTAGGCGTGTTTTCTACTCAGTTAATCCGGATGGATCGTGTCCTAGACCTTCGCGTTTTCACTGAAAGACGAGGCACGAGTCTACAGATGAAAATGCAACCCGGTCCAGATTTCATTGAAATCAAGGGCGTTTTCACTGATCTTCAGAAAAGAGAAAAATTAGATAAAAAAGAAAAAAAAGATTTTTTACTTGCGATTTTTACGTGTCTTTCTGCTCTTTCTGCTCTTTCTGCTTCTTCTAGTCGGGGCTGGATTGTAATAGGTATGAGGATTTTCAAAAGTAGAGAAAGGATATCCTTGTATATGAGTAAATGTAGCCTCAGTTCTACCAACTGCATTTATGACATATCCATTAAATCGGAATGGCATAGCGCCCACCAGCATTTGCTCTCCACCAGGTGTTAATCTGCGCTGTTCTGGAGAAGACCAAGGGGGAGGATATATAGTGTAAATATTTCCAGGTATTAAATCACGAAATCCCACCATTTACATTTATAAAAGATTTTTTTATCTAATAAGATAAACTAACCAGCAGCCAAGAATCCCATTTCCTGCATGAAGAACTGTATGCCATCGTGTACCAATTACTGGATCGGGATGCCAGCAGAAGCATTGATAGCGCTGACCATAATAATATAACACAAATGCTCCACCAATAAAACATGATGCAGGAATTGCAGAAAGATATGATCCACGAGCACAAGTATGAACTGCAAGAAGAGCGGTTGAATTAGCAAAGAACATATCTGCAAGAAGAATCCAGTTATAACGCGGTTTTGTTGCATGCCAAAGAATTGAAAAGAATGAACAAAGAAAAGATATAGATGTTTGAATATACTCTGCTCTTTGAATAAACATAATTCCGGGTAAAGCCAAAAATACACTTGATGCTACTAAGGTTGGGCTTGGTTCAAGACCCATTTAGATTTAATATCAAAAATTCTTTTTAATACATCATCAAAATAAAATATATTTAAAAATTAAGATGGCTTCTGTAAATCCGCCTATTAAACCCGAAGAGTTAATAGAAGGTAATCCTTATTATATACGTTCAAAAGTAGATTTTGTTTCTCCTCCTGGTGAAAATGGACCCTTAATATTTCTTAAAAGAGAAATGAAAAAACAATGGTTAGGAGGAACATGGAATAATAGATATAGAGAAACAGTTTGGGAAAATAAAAAAAAAGGTGGAGATCCTACAAAATTAATTCAAAATAATTGGTATTATTTTAATTCAGAACCTTCTACTGAAGATATACTTCCTGCTAAGTTACGAATTGAGGAATATACACCAGTCTATGATTTAGATCAATATGCTTTATATTATGTTAGGAGAAGAAGTGATTTTGAGGCTCCGGGATATCCAGATGATAGCAATTTTACTAAGCCCTTACAGTTCTTAGGTTTTCATCCTCAAAATGATTCTTTTTTTTCTTTTAATGAAGTATCTCGTAAAAGACGAATTGATATACCTAAGGATAATTTTTATTATTTTTTACCAAGTGAAAATCTTGATAATATTCCATCACATAATAGTCTTGAGTTCCGTTTACAATATAGAAAACGTGCAAGAACAAATAGAAACAAGAGAATGGAAAGAAAAAGATCACGAAAAAATTGAAATATATTTCAGTTTGATACGTAGAATGGATTCTAACACAGGTGGTATTCTCGGTATATTTGCGGTTTTAACTTCTGCTGCAGGACTTTTTTATACTGCAATTAACCATAAAAGGATAAGATGTAAATGTTGCGGTAAAAACTTGGATTTTTCTGTGGATGTTGATCCGACGGATAAACCTAAGCCTAAACCTAGTCAAACTCTGCCTGAGACAGCCTCCACAATTGAAATTCTTCCGAGGAATGTGGAGAAAGAAGATCTGCCGGAATCTGATGAAGAAGAGGAACCGCCAAAAGTAGTTTTACCACCCCGCAGACCAAATAGACTACCAAAAATTGCACCTTATTAATTAATAATTATTTTTGCTTACGGTGTAATCAAAAATAAAATTGTCTTATTTTATGAAATAAAATTGAACCGCCTGCTTAAAAATATAAGGCATAAAGAAATTTAAAATGTCTGGCAAGGCTGTTCAGCGTATTATGCGGAAGGATCTTCCCTCCGTTCAGAATGACGATATGAAGAGTAATGGAATCTATTATTTCCCAGATGAAACAAGTATTATGAAGGGTATGGCACTAATTGTTGGGCCTGAGGGAACTCCCTATCATGGTGGCTTTTGGTACTTTTCCGTAGAGTTTGCAGATGATCATCCTTTCTCTCCACCCAAGGTGCTTACTCTAACACAGGATGGAAAGACACGTTTTAATCCTAACATGTATCGTGAAGGAAAGGTTTGTCTTTCTCTGCTGGGAACTTGGCATCAAGGCGATAAGTGGTCATCAGTACAGACTCTAGGATCAGTCTTGCTATCTATTCTAGGAATGGTTCTAACAGATCAGCCTCTACGCAATGAGCCATGCTATTCTGGTTTTGCAACTCATCCGCAGTATGAGCCTTATAATCGTATTATCTTTCATGCTTCAACTGAGACTTTGATGCGAATCTTGCAGACTATGCCTCTATTTGTGAAGGAGAACGATAAGGAGGAAGTGCTAAAGATTATGAAGGAGTCATTTGCAAAGAATAAGGATAAACTAATTGAGCGCTGCAAAAAGTATGCGCCGGAGTTTGATGGAAAGGTTGAGGAGAATGATCTTTTCAAACTGCGGACGAAGTATTCTTTTGGCGCTCTAGCAGATCAGTTGTCTAAGCTCTAGTGTCGTATTATGTTAAGATCCTGCGTTTAAAATTTGAAACCTTTTTTAATGGTGGGAATAGTTAAGATGGAAGTTCCGCATCCGTTTCTAAACTTTCTTACTGCGCATAAAGCAACAGGTGAAGGAAATCCCACAATGACAGGGATGGGTAATTTAGACAAGGGAAGTTATCGTGTTAAGCCTACAGAATATGATACTTTCCTAGATTTGATGTATGATTATGTCTTTGTAAAAAAGCGTCAAGCAAATTTGATTGAACAGCATTGGGATCATGGAGGTCCAATTTTGATTGATTTAGATTTCCGTTATGAGGGAGGAAAAGATGTAAGTGTAGAACGTCGTATTACAGGAGAGCAGATCTATGCATTTGTTCTTGCATATGTAAAAATTCTTTGCAGATATTTTGAAGTTGAAAAGTTTGAGAAGAAGCTGCGTTTTATTGTTCAAATGAAACCTACCACTGAGACTGATACAAAGAAAGATCTTCTCAAAGATGGTATTCATATTAACTGCCCCGACATTACACTTGAGGCAGAAATTCAGCATGGGCTTCGTGGTGCGCTTATTCAAGAGCATGTACTAGAAAAGGTGTTTGAAGAATCAGGTGTGATTAATCCTGCAGTTGATATCTTTGATCGCGCACCAATTCACAGGAATGGATGGTTCTTTCATGGATGCTCAAAACCTGCAAAGTATCCTTACAAAAATGAAATTGTCTTTCAACTTGATTGCATCAGTGCAGATGAAATTAATCTAGTTGAAGTTCCAATCAATAATCTAACAAATCGTGAATATCTTTCGCTTCTTTCGATTCGCAAAAATCATTCTGAAGAAGATACATTAGTAGTTCGCCCTGAGATGCGGGAAGAATGGTCAGAACTTGAAAAAGTGTGGTCTGCCGGAGATCCTAAAATTGTACCACCTCTTACATTAACAAGTAGTACAGCAGTTGCTTTATCAGAAACTGAAAATTCTGAAAATGATAATATTAGTGTTAGGTCACCATATACAGATGATGATATCAAGATGGCATTTCGTCTTGCACGCGAATGTCTAAATCCAATGACAAGAGCAAAATCATATGCTAAGTGGGTAGAACTTGCACTACTTCTCAGAAACATTGGCGGAACAGCTTTTGAAGAGGATGCAATTAAGACTTGGGTTATCATAAGTCGCAAAGTACCAGAATATGAGTCTGAACAAGAATCAACATTTGTTGAAAAGTGGATTGGTCTTCGTGCATCACATGCAGAAGTAACTAAACAGATTAAGATGGGAACACTTATTCATTGGGTTAAACAAGATAATATGAAGCGATATGAAGATATTCGGGATGAGGATAACGTTGATTACGCATATAATCGTGATTCTGGTACTCATGTTGAGATTGCTAATCTAGTTTTCCGTGAAACCAGAGAAGAATATCGGTGTGCTCCTAATCAGAAGGGTGTTGATTGGTTTCATTATGAAGGTCATGCTTGGCGACAGATTAAACTGCCTATGGAATTGAGGGCGATGATTAGCGGACGAATTCGTAATCTATATACAAAAGCTGAAAGGAAAGCAAATGATATTGAACTTCAGCAAGGATCATATGATAATCCTGAAGTTAAGAAATGGATGGAAAAGACAAAGAAAGAAATTCAAGAGGCGGCTGATAATGGAGATGCTTCAGCACAGCAGTTTCTTGCACTAGGTAGTGTTAGAAAGCAAATAAATGAAAAGAAGAAAAAACTAATGAAGGTCAAGATGAATCTTGAAAATTCTAGTTTTAAGGATTCTGTCATGAAAGAATTAACTGAAAAGTTCTATAAGGAAGATTTTAAGGATATTCTTGATACTAAGGTTAATCTTGTTGGTCTAGCAAATGGAGTCCTAAATTTGGAAGCAGAACGGGCAGATCCAGATGATCCTACGGGAAATACAAAAATAAAATACGTAGAATTTCGGAATGGCAATCCAGATGATTTTATCAGTCTTCAAATGGGAAAAATTAAGCAGTATTCTGCTCTAAGTTATTCTTCATATGATGAAAATGATCCAAATATTAAGAAAATCAAAGATTTCTTTTCACAACTTTTCCCAGATATTGAACTTCGGGATTATGTTCTAGCACTTCTTGCAGCCTGTCTTTATGGTCGTAACAAAGAACAAAAGTTTTATATTTATACAGGTGAAGGTTCAAATGGAAAGTCAGCCATTCTCCGATTTATTGAAATGGTTTTCGGTGAATATCAGACAAGCACACAAGCAACTCTTGTAACTCGTAAGCAGTCAGATTCGGGTGCTGCAGCTCCTCAGATTGTTCAGATGCGAAACAAGCGCTTTGTTGGTCTGCAGGAACCCGAGGAAGGTGAACGTATTAATACTTCACTCATGAAACAGCTTTCTGGTGAGGATATGATTTCTGCTCGTGGTTTGTATAAAGATACAGAAAACTTTGCAATTACCGGTCGTATCTTTCTATGTTGCAATAATCTTCCGCCAGTTTCTAGCATTGATAATGGTACTTGGCGGCGTCTTCGTGTTATCTTCTTTGGAACACAGTTCTGGGATGCAGAAAAGTTTAAGGGAAAGGAAGGATCTGCTGAATGGAAAAAGGATGTTGAATCTAAGGCAAAGGAGAATATCTTTCCAAAGGATGAGGATGTGGAAAAGTATGGGTTTCCTGCATGGAGACAGTCAATGCTTTCTTTACTTGTTCATATTTATGAAACAGTAATCCTTAAGGTTGGTCTTAAGGAACCTAATTGTGTTACAAATGCTTCTTCAACCTACAAGAAAAATAATGATAGTTTCTCATCTTATATGGAGGAAAGGCTTATTAAGGATGCTGGTGCTCAGACTCGTGAAAAGGATATCATGAAAGATTATAAGAATTGGTTGGCACAAGAACCAGAAAAGAAGGCATTAACTGCAGTAGATATTCGTCGCAAGATGGTTGAGAAGTATGGTAAACCTATTGTTGACAAGAAAGATGGCAAGGAGGCTTATCGTGGTGTTCGTATTGCGATTGATGGTGAAGATGTCAGTGGAAACTTTATTGATCTCCCGATTCCAGTGGATGATGAACCTTCTGTTGAAATTATTCCGCCAGATGCAGATGCAGCTCCTGTAGCCCCTGTAACAGAGGTTGAAGAAGCAGATGTTATTGAACTAAAAGTTAAGAAGCAGCCTAAGAGAAAGAAGCCATCAGCTTAGTCGCTAAAGCTTAGCCGAAGTTTTGAACTATATACACCACAAATAGCGGAACAAAGATAAATACAATAACTGCTAGAAGTGTTCTTACAGTATCTGTAAATGCTCCCTGCAGAGGTAATGATAAAATAGTCGTTATAACTGAAAAAAGAATCAAGAAAATGGCAGACCAAAAAGCAGTCAAAATATGGTTATCTCTATTGCTCCAAAAGGGACTTGGCTGAGCTGTTAAAGGTTTTCCTTCAATAAAATCTCTTCTGTAAAACTTATCATCATTTTTTAAATCTTTGATTTTCTTCTCTGATTTTTTAATTTGTTCTTCCAAATGTTCCTTATATTTGCCTTGTGTAGAAACTTTCTTTGAACTACTCATAATTAAAGCACTCAGGGTTTTGCCATTTAGAAGTAGAACATCAAAATTGCCTTTTTCAGCATTAAATTCATCTTCCCTTGCATTCATTTTTTTTACAAGTTCACGAATTTTATTTTCTTTATCCATTCCCTATCGTGGTTCTATATTTTGTAAAAACATAGAATCATTTTATTCTTATCCTAAATATCAGGATTACTGAGGGATTGCACCTCCATTAGGAGGACCACCAGCCGGTGTCATGTTTATATCTATTCCAGTAGTCATTCCAATCGCATTATCAGCAAATGTAGCACCCGCATTGGCCGCATCTGTTGCAAGCTTGCACAAGTTCTCCGCCTTCATTGCACTAGGGTTTCCACCGAATGAACGCTTATTCCAGTATTGCACATCACGTGTGTATCTAGTATAGTTGAAGCGATATACACCAATTATGGCAGCAGTCGCGGCAATAATAAAGATGATATACTTGCCAAAGAGATAAGGAAAGATATTCATCTTGCCCAACATCAAAACTAGAAGAGAAGCAACTAGAGCCAGGAAAGCTACCTGCAAGAAAAAGAGGGACTCTAACTTATTCTGCGCGTACCATTCATTAATCAGGAACTGACGACGCGTGTTTGATGTGTCAAATGTCATTGAAGTTGTGTTAGCAGATGCAAGTTGAATGATGTTATTTTGGGCATTGGCTAAATCTGTATTACGTGTATCATAGTAGCGAGCATGGTGATCCATGTCCATGTAACGTCCCATGTCATAATACGCCTTCTGAAAGTTGCCGCGCTTGATCTGGATAGTTTCATTCGCAACTTTATCCTGTCTGTCTTGCGCATACTGCTGAGCCTTCACCGGGTCTCTTAAGAGTTCAGACTTGAACTCTATTTTTTCAATGTCGTTCACTGCCATTGAGGCATTGATAAGTAGGCTCTGATAATCTGACATCTCTCTATCAAAGACGATGAATTTTCATTGGCTTCAGACTTCATAGAAGTTTAAAATCAATAATTTTAATTTTCATCGCGTCCCTTATCCCTTGTTGCAGGCTTAGCGCATCTGGTTATACGCTGTGTAAACAACACCCAACGCCACAACGTTTAAAACAGCAAACACGGTGATCTGCACACGGAGAGCACGGTTCTTCTCCTCCGTAAACTTCTGCATCTCCTTCTGTGATGTAAGTCTAAGATTGCCCTTGCCTAACTGTGTTTTCAACGCGGTTAACTTATCTAAATTTTTATTTATTACACCATTTCCTGATTGTAAACGATTACGGTATCCATCAACTCTCTTCGCACGATCATTGGAAATGAAATTCATGATTTCCAGGAGACTTTGCAACTTCTTATTCAAATCAACGACTGAGCCATTTACACTCTGCGCCATTTGAAGATCAGACTGGACATCTGACATTAATAACTTCAAATACTTCTTGAGCAAATAGGTGTAACGATTCTCATAATAGCAGTATTCCAGAGAAACAGTCTTGTAAAACTGCATATCAACAGCAATTTGATCATCAACTAACTTCTTATTATCAGGAATGATTCCAGCAGAAGTTAGACTTTGAACTTTAGAAGCCAGGACATCTGCCGGGATTCTTTGGTTTACTAATTCAAATCCAGAGAACGCAATTCCATTAGGGTATGCAACTGTTGCGCTGATATCATTAATAGAATTATCTACTGAGCAACCAGGCGTCATGCCTGCAAGAATAGGTACATCTGTTCTAAAGGAAAAATCAGTGCCTTGGGACATCCTATTAGATTAAAAGATTACTTTTTCATTCGGTATCTCAAAGGTGTCATAATTCTACCAGGTATTTCCTGTGATGAAAAAGTAGGCATTGAAATACCCAAATTTCCTAAATAACCAGTTATTTGAGATCCTGTCAAATATAAACCTAGTGCAGCTAAAAGAGTAGTTACAAATATCATCCACTCGGGCTTAGATAAACTATTTATCATTAAAAATCCAATTGTGTGACTATTTGGCTGACCGCGGGAATCTAATGACAATACTTGATCTTGTCTTGTTGCCTTCTTGTGTTCTAGGTTTCCCTCCTCCTTTTTTAAAGTTTCTAAGCGCTTCTCTAAAGCCAGAATTGGTTCATCTATATTTCCAACTTTTTCCCTCGTATCTTCTAAGGCATATTTTATATCAACAATTAGGGTTGATAATTCTTCCCTCATTTGTGTCATTTGAGTTTCATAAAAATTAAGTCTTGAGGTATCATCTGGGGAACTTTGAGCCGTCTGCAAATATGAATTCTTTAGTTGCTCAAATCCCGCACCAATTGCTTCCTTTTTTTGGTCCCAAAGTCTTTGTTTTTCTTCTGTCCAGGACATCTCTATTTAAACTGTACAAAGTCGCCAAAGTGTGTATTCACCACCTGTTGGCGATGGTCTTGTAATCTTCACAACATCACCGGGTGTAAGACCCAACCAACGAGATTGCATATCAACATGATACTTAATCTGCGGTAACTTTGTTAAAGAAACTAGATTTAATTCCTTCTTTAACGAGGGAATCTCATCAATCGGCACCTTCTCATGCAGAGGAACTAGATCATGCTTTGAAGGATTCATGATAAGTGACTTAATTTGGAAGAAACTTAGTTTGACTTTCTTCTGCCATGCCTGCGTTGCAATTAGGTCAAAGATTTCATGATACGGTTCACCCAGAATAAATACATATTCTGTATTTTCAGGAGTTTCAAGATATGACCAGCGATTTTCGCCCTCAAATGTCTTCTTATTAATTGTCGGCTTCAGACGTTCAAAGATAAGATACACAACTTCACAGAATTCATGTGTTGCTGAGGTATCCGAGCGTCTCTTTGCACGAATTTTTAGTGGAGATGCTCCAGGTTGATTAAGAGCAGCCATTGCAAGTTGATAAACAGCTGATGGTGCTTGATCTGTATAGGGACTTGTGTCAAATCCGCGGGCCTCTAGCAGTTCCAATACTACAGGTCGGCTACGTAGAACTAAATCTTTGATTTCGGGATCCATTACCTATTCTTTAAGAATATTAGGCTTTCAACTTTTATACTTTGTCCAATTATTCATGTGTATCTCCTTCATCCTTTTGTACTCTAATTGTGACTGGACCACCTCCTTTTTGCTCCTGATGTCTTGGTTGTTCCACTACTTCTTTTTCTTCGCCTCCCCCTTGTTGCTCTCTAAACATTTCATTAATGCGAACTCCCTTTTTCTTCGGTATATATCCTTGATAACCTGTTGCAGGACGACCTGCTCCCTTCAATGCAGATGTTAGATTAATTGTTATTTGTTGTCCACCTCCTCTTTGTACAGGCGGACCTGTGCCTGTAGCCGTACCTGTAGGCCCCTCAGGTAATTCAATCTTAAATGTTTCCGGTCTAGGCTCTGCTTCTTCAGCCGCTGCTAATGCCGCCTCTGCTTCATCTGCCCTCTTTCTTTCAGCTTCAATTAAGGGATTAGGCGGTAAAGGCTCTACCGGTTCTTCCTTCTCTACCAAGACTTCTAGTTCAGATACAGGCGGTCCCGCAACTCCATTCTGGCCAGAAGATGGTAAAGGTGTCGGCTCAAATTCAGGGAGCGGCTTCAATTCAATTCGCGCCTCATCCGTAGAAATAGATGTCCAATCCCATGATTCATCCTTGAGTCGCGCTGCAACTCCCTCATGCACAAATCGCATTCCAAGATTCATATAAGTGCTCAATTCTTGATTCAAGAGTTTGAATGCATATGGCATCTTCACCTTTGCAAAAGTAGCACGGCTTCTTGTAATAGGCTTAATCATTTCTATCGTTTCTTCAGTTGATCCAACAAATTTAACCGGTCCATCGCAACTCGGGCATACATATATAGACTCTTCCTCATTGAAAATGGGTATCTGTCCACAACTATTGCATATCCAGAACTCTGCTTCATCTGAACACTTCATCATGCGCTCATCCAAAAAGTTTGCAATACCATGACCAATTAATACGTCACGTTCCATTTCACCAATACGAAGGCCACCCTCATTTCCACGACCACCCGTCGGCTGATGCGTACGCTGCTCTTTTCTTCCTGCACCACGAGCATTCAATTTATCCATCGTCAAGTGACGCAAACGCATAAAATATAAAGGACATGAAAAGATTGTACTCGTATACTGCTTACCCGTAAAAGGCGAATACATAATTTCTTCACCATTCTTGTCAAAACCCTCTGCTTCTAGTGCTGCTCCCATCACATCGTGGTGTCTTTCATCATTTGTAAAACATGTTGCATTCATCTTTGCTCCGCATTGTGCTCCAACCTTAGAAGTAATCATCTCCATAATCTGTGCAACCGTCATACGTGATGGAATACAGTGCGGATTTACAATAATATCGGGTGTTATTCCATTTCTGCAACGAGGTAAATCATATGCAGGTCGTAGCATACCAATAGTTCCCTTTTGTCCGTGACGGCTTGAAAATTTATCACCCAGTTCCGGCACCCTCATTTCAAAGATACGGATATGTACTAGGCGGAAACCATTTTGCTGGTGCAGAACAACAACTTTCTCAACTCGTCCCTGTGTAAATACAGTCGGTGTTATACTTGCATCCTTAATCTGACCAGTTTCAGGGAATGTGGTATAGCGACCAATTAGAGCAGTGCTAGAATCAATCATGGCTCCTTCCTTAATTATTCCATCCTCATCTAACTGTGAATAGTCTACGCCGGGCCGGAGTGATGTCCAATTTGTAATTCTGTTTGGATTTCCGATTTTTGTCAAAGAACCAGAAATAGAATCTTTCTCTTCAACTCCATCGTATGTCTTGAAAGATAAATGTCTAAAGAGACCACGTTCAATAGATGATGAGTTAAATAAGATACCGTCGTCCATATTGTATCCATCAAAAGATGCTAAAGCAACAATGCAATTTACACCATAAGGCATATTGCCATCAGCAATTAGATCGTAATAGAGTGTACGAGCAATCGGCGCTTCTCCATAGCACATCTGTGTTCCATAAGTATCAAAACGATTCATAAATTGGGATGAATAGAAACCAATACCCTGTTTGCTTTGACTGCATGAAAGTTGATTACGAGGTGACTGATTGTGATTTGCAAAAGGAATCATGGAACCAACAAATCCAAACATAGTAGATGGATGAATTTCACAATGAGTGTGCTGAGCCTCCAAATCATTTGATCCATTCCATGAAATATACGCTTCATTCTGTTCGTAAGGATCAACATATTCTAGGGCAGACGCATAGGGCATCATCCTGTCAATATATCTCTGCAAGACCATTTCAGTGGGAAATGGATCAACAAAACCAGTATCATAGAAATCACGATCTCTTGTTTCTGCAAGAATTCCCTTAATTAATCCCTTCCATCTAACTTCATCCATACGCTTAGATAAAGGAGATAGACGAGGTTCACCAGATCTTAAGATCCATAAAGGTCTGCAAGGACGTCCTTCATCCATAAAAATTTTTACTGTTCTTGATGAACGATTAAAAGAAATAGAGGTTGTAGGACCTGTGCATCCAGTTTGCTTACAGAGTTTTAGAACAGTTACAACCATTTCGGGATCTCTTATAAAACCAACAGTGCCACCATTTACTTGGATGCGGCACCAAGTTTGTCTCTTATTTTGATTTGCTTTCTGAGGAGGAACAACACCACATTTCTTATACAAGAATTCTAGCATTCCTTGAGTGGATTCTGCTAAAGAAAAGATTGTAAAGATAGAAGCATTCTTTGTGATACCAATGCTAAAACCAGAAGGCACTTCAGAAATACAGAAGAAACCACACTGAGAAGGATGGAGACGGCGTGGTCCCGGTGACTTTAGAGTAAAATCTAAAGAAACGCGACGAACTTGGGACATTGCATCCATAAAACTAATTCTTGCAAGAGGCTGGATAACTCCCTTGCGTTCATTGGTAGAATCTGTTCCCCACTTGCCTCTAAATCCTCTTAAAATAGATAGATTCAATGGATCACCATCCATCATTTTAGGAAGATTACCTTCAGAAAACATATTCACGAAATTCATTCCCTCATAGATAGATCTATTGTAATTATATTCCTTATCAATATTCAGTGTTATGAGCTTGATCCACTGTTTCCAGCAAGAAGTAAATAGTTCACGGACTAGAGTTCCAGCAGTTAAATATCTCTTATTACGAATATCATCACGATCTGTGTTAGCATCCAAGTCAGCAGCTACACGTAAGAGTTGTCTGCTCATTTCGCCCAAGAAAAGAGCCTTTGCTTGAAACGTATTAGGAACATGCATAAATGTATTATTAATTAAAATATCCAATACAGTTTCATCCAAGAAACCTTTTGTTAGTGTGCGCAAGAATTGAATTGCTAGGTAAGAATCAGTGATAGGATATGCATCATGGATACAGGCAATTAACATGGGTTCAAGAATCTTCATCTCATCAGAATCAAAATCCGGAACAATCATTTGAACAATATCTTTATCTGTTTGAATGCCAAATGCACGGAAGACAATAAAAAGAGGAACGGTTCCACGAACAAAAGGAAGGCTGACACGGATTGCACCTGTTTCTCTTTCTAAGAAAAGGGCTGTTCTTCTGATTTGTTTATTCTTAGGATTCAAGGATGAGCAGGTTGCCCATGCAGCAATTTTTTGGTCAGCTTGTGGTTTCTTTCCAGCATAAATACTGTTGAATGCTTGATCTTCACTCGTAATTAAAACTTTCTCAGCGCCATCTACGATGAAATAACCACCTTGATCATATTGACATTCACCCAATGTTGTTAGACGAGGAGCTTCAATTGTATTTGTCACACACAAGGCAGATCGTAACATAATTGGAAGCTTAAAGAGTTCAAATGACTTTCTTTCCACATTCAAGATTTCTTGGGGTGCATAGACTGGAGCTATTCCGCCAACACCTGTTCCAGCCACGATTGTTGTCATAGTAACTTTGATACGGATATCAACAAGAACAGTTGCTGAATAAGAAAGATTTCTTAGACGAGCTTCTTGCGGAAACATACGACGTACTGTCTTCCCACCATCCAATGTAATGATTGGATATCCAAATTCAATTCCTAGATTTTCAGCCTTATCTGCTTGTCCTCCAATGAAAATCTCAGTTTTATATACATACTGACCATCTTCTTTGGGCCCCAGGGGCTCTTTTAGAATCGTGGTTGGATTTTGATTAAAAAGCAATTCGGGTAATTCCTTATTTACAAAATAATTGTAACTATCAATTGCATATCGTGATAAATTTGTTGAAGAATTTGTAAAATAGAGTGTTATTAAACTAGATGCTAAATCATTAATGGAATCCATAGGTTGAGCCATATTATCGTTTCCTATTGGAAACCTCTATTAATTTTATACAGTCTAACTGCAAAAAATGAATAGAAACGCATTTAAAGTTTTATTTAGTTTTACTTACGTCTGTTTCCAAACTAAGGGTAAGGAAGAAGTGATACGCTGGGCAGAGTCATCTAAAGTGCCGGCAAGAGGAGAATATGCCATCTTAAATCCAGGGATGACTGGATTACCTGTAGAATAGACAGGATTAGTCTGACCCATTGTTGTACGGATGATTTCTTGAGGGATTACACTCATGGGCTGGGAGGCAGGGATTGTGTACGCAGCACCACCACGCTGTCTTCTACGAGTCTTAGGAACGTCATTAGAGCCCATGCTGGCACCAGGACCGTAGCCATCAAATTCGCCTGCTCCGCAACCGCGGGCTTGAGCAGCAGAATAGTAAGCTACAGGTGAAGAAGATCCGAACATGGCGTCAGTAGTAATATCAGTAGGCATACGAGTTAGAACAGGGACAGCGGGGTTGCCGGGACCCATGGCAGGACCTGAAAGAGGTGCACCCATAAGAGCATATCCAGCACCACCTCTTTGCTTGCGCGTCTTGCCCATCTTGAAATGCTTGGCTGCAGTTAAATGGCTCATTTTCTTAGCAATCTTGACCGCAGTCTTAGCAGGAAGAACTGACTTGGTTTTTCTGAGCCATTCATCTTGAATAAAACGAACCAACTTAGCCTCAGAAGGCTTTGTCTTAACAAAACGAAGAACAGCCGCATCAAACTTCTCAACCTTTGCATTCACAGAGGAAGATTTGAGTGAACGAGACTTACGAGTTTTCTTTGACATAGTTGACATCTCTCTGCTTATAGGTGCGAAGTTTTCAAATTCAAACATATGATGTTTCAATTTGATTAAAAAAAAAAATAAAAATAAAATAAATTCAAATAAATGTATGTTTAATGTCTACCAACTGAAGGGCCAGAAGACACATAATTTGTAAATCCACGTGTGGTAGATGTAACTCCAGAAGTGGCTCTATCAAACATGCCATCAGCAGCTGTTCTAACGCCAGGGTCTGTTTGGTAGTAGTAGAAGCCCATTGATAGGAGCATCACCAAGACTAACATGATAAGGCTGGCGTAGAACTGCAAGTTGTTTTGCCAGGTGCTTAGTCTGTATTCGGCTCCAAACTGATTTACATGGAGATAGATTCCAAGGAGTAGAGCACCTACGCAGATAACAATGATTAGATTAGCCGGGGCTTTGGGTACTAACGGGATTAAAATAAAAACAGTGACAATACCAGTTAGCGCAACTACCCAAGTTGTTAGGTTGTTCAGGATATTTGAAAAGCCACTTGTAGTTCCCTTAGCAGTTTGCATGCTCGGGGTGATAACATAATTATCTAAGACTGATAACGGGTCCATCTTATCTCTATTATGACGTGTTAAAATTTAGAAAGAAGATCAACTGTTGTTAGGAGCGTTTTCCGGCAACAATAACGAACTAACTGGAGTTCTTCATAAATCTTCTTCTCTGGTGTGTCCAGACTATTTGTCCCGTCAAAATATTTAGGCTTTCCGAATGCATCACCCTTTTCTTCCTTTAGCCTCTTCTGGTAATAAACCCACTTATTTCCAAGTAACTTATTGCAATGGAAACACCTGACTGGAATAAGCATTTACCTTTTACTTCTTTTTAATTTCTTATCAAATTTACCCCTTCAGGCTAAATTAAGATAAATTTTTGCCTAAGCCAGATTTCCATCCCACATGCGGTAAATTTATAAAACAGCATTGTTTGGGTCTTTTAGAAATGAGCAGTATTAGTCGCACAGGTAATCGTACAAGTGCTGTTGCAGGCGCCATCCGTAGCCTCCAGAGTGGAAATACAGAGGTACAGGAGCAACTAAAGGGTTTCTTGTTAGATAATGGTAACCAGCAGAAGGCTCTCCTTAAGCGTCTAGAGGAACTTGAGTCCTCAAACAAGACTCTTGTTAATGATGTTCAGTCTCTCCGTGTTGAACTTCAGGCGGTCCGCTCTTCTTCTGCTTCTGCTTCCGCTACTAAGTCTTAAAAGATAGAACAGGTCCAGATGATGTATCTAACCATCCTTCAATTTTCAATAATCCTTTGTGATGTTTTGTATGACATTCTTCACAAAGTACTGCCAGATTGCTTTTTTGATTCATATGAATTCCAGGAGCAACCATCTTATTCTTCTTCTTTGCAACTTCTTGTGGCACTAAATGATGTACTTCTAAGTCATGAGACCCCGGTTTCTTACAGATTTCACATGCTTTTCTAACAACTGATGAATTATAACGACTTAATGGTGCTCCCAAAGCACCACCCATTGCTTGCCCATTAAGACGTCTTCTAAATTCAGTTGCTTTCTCAAGGAATGCTGATGGCATTTTCAAAGCTCTACACACTTCTAATCCATACATCATTGATCCCGATCCTTCTTGCATCTGTCTGTTATAAATTAATAGACCAGATTCAGAATTATATTCAACACTAAGATGAAGCCATTTTAGACCATGACGTGTCTCTAATTCAGGGAATCGGTGTAGTTCATGCAAGTGGGTCGCAAAAAAGAAACTAACATTTTTTTCTAAAAGACATTCTAAACCAGATGCTACTAAAGCGGCGGCAGATGCTGTCTCTGTCCCAGCACAAAGTTCATCGCCTAAGACTAGACTTCCAGAATCTGAGTATTGTAAGATACTTCGGAATTCAGTCATTTCAACCACAAATGAACTCATTCCTGCCCATAAATTATCATTTCCTAAAATTCTGGTAAAAATAGATGAGTATGGTACTAAGTTAAATGAAGTAGCTGGAACAGGACATCCTGCTTGTGCCATCAAAACACTTAGACCAATTGATTTCATTAAACTACTCTTTCCACTACTGTTTACCCCAAACAGAAGAATTCCATTTTCCGAAGAACCAATATCTTTTCCTGCAAGTGATCCTAGTGAAATGTTATGAGGAACATAAGAAACTTCTTTCCTAATTCGCTCAAGAATTCCATGTCGTAGACCAACTGCTGAGAAACCTGACTTTTCTCCTTCTAAATAAGTTGGTAAACAATAGCCATATTCTTCAGCTTTTGTAGCCAACATTAAATCAATATCCACAGTTGAAATAATTTCTAGAATAATTGGAAACTGTGTTTCTAAGATCTTTGAAAGATTTGTTATTTCGGTATTCCAAATATATATATAGTCTAACATCCATGAACGCTGAATCTGCAAAGCATTTTTATTCAATTCATCTATGCTTGAGCTGCGCAAATAGAAGGTCCCATGAATATCATCCACTCGTAAATTTAAATTATAATGTTTAGCAACTTTTTCACATCGTGTCTTAGTTGCTGTAAAAGAAAATGGTGCATCTGGAAGTTCAACTATTTGTAAACCATCTGGAACAATAGTCTTAAAAGATTCTAGCAATTTAGTTGCTTCTTCTTTTATCTTTAACCATTTCTGCTGGAATTCATCTTGTTGAGGAAATTTCTTGAGGATCCAAGGATGCATCATTGCTGTAAACCCATTTCCTTCAAATTGCTTCATTACTTCAAGTGTATCCAAATCCCATGTCTTTTCTATAACCGAAATATCCAAAGCAGGATTTGCTATATAACTGCATGCCGCTGCTCCCTCCACAATTTCATGAATTGCATAGATTGAACAAAGAAGTTTCCACACATCGCCAATCTGAATACTTCTTAAATTTAATTTCCTATATAATCTTTCAATATCATAGACTTTTTTAAGGCCATTAAGAACACACTGCTTGGAAGCAGTAGGACCTTTCTGCCATCCTTCAATTGTTTTGACACGTTTTCTCAAGATAGCAATATCTTTGATTGGCTGCAAGAGACGGAGCCTAAGGCCACGACGACCGCATGCAGTTCGTATACCAGAATTAAAATAGTGAAAATAACATTCTTGAGGTCTTTCAGTCGCAATCATTCCAACTTGTTCTAGCATATGATTTCCTAGTCTAACATGATCTGATGCTTGAAAATCTGTGGGAATCTGTAAACCAATAATTAGTGATGGATTATGTTCTTCCACAAAAGAAAGAAGAAGAGCTAAAACAGTCCGAAGTTCTGGCTTTCTAGCAAGATCTAATTGTGAAAAAAGAAGCGCCTTCTCTTTGGCAAAAGACTTAATTAAAATATCCTCTTCCCTCTTTGCTGCACCTTTTAGTGCTGGATACCGTCTTATAAAAAGACCAATTGATGGCGAAAGATGAAATGATTCACGGATAAATTGTTCAGTTAAAGAGCAATCATCTCCAGTCCAAACAATTACTTCTGCCGGTTCATAGGTTGATAAAGCTAAATAGATATCATCTGCTTGGAAGTGCTCGTTTCTTGCAGATACTGTTGTATTTCCCAAAATGATTTGACCTGTAGAACAATTAATTGCCGCTGAATGGAATAAATAATCTGTATCAGTCATTTCGCAAAAGAATGACCAAAGCCAACGATCTTTTACTTCTTCCTCAACTTCTGTAAAAGTTCCTGCAGAAACAATATTTGAAATCTCCCTCTTTGTTACTTTTGCTCCCTGCTTTTCTTGTGTTATGAAGATGCCTCTATAACCTAGCCGAATTATGATACGCTCATATTTCTTTACAGACTGTTCAGGAAATCCAGCAAAAAGTTTGGCTTTCTTATCTTGAAGTGGTGTTTCACTAACACTAATCTCTAAAAGAGATGCCGCTTCCCGTAAATTCGTTGGAGATGTATTGGTTTCTGTGTCCAAAATATCATACATCTCAAAGAATTTTCCAACTTGCATTAATACTATAACTTTTTCACCATATGCTTCTATTGCCTCCTTGTAGAAATTTTGGTATAATTGTATCATTGTTTTTTTGTCTTCTTTTCCGGACATTTCTCTTAAAAGCCTACTATTAATATATAGCGCTATGCCCTTAGGTCTTGCATCCTATTGTTATAGAAGTAAACTAGATATTTACAGGGTCTAAAAGAGGATGTTCTTGACTGCAGCACCTACATTTTGCCCGTTCAATTCTTTGGATTCTACAATTATGAATTGCTAGAGTCCCCGCAAGTATAGTAAATTGGAGAGCAAATGCAATAATTCCAAGAGCAGATGACGTATCCATTCTATAGTAAATAGAACTTTAAAGCATGGACACCTTAGGTCTTTTCAAATCGTTTTTTATATAATTCCAATAGTTCATATATTTCCATTTTTTGATGAACTTGAACAAAATCTTTATTTTTATTTATAATAAATTTTCGCATTAATGTCGGGGAAAAAATATATGCTTTTATTGAGTCTTGTTTCGTTTCAGTTGCCTTAATAAGTCTATGATATCCATCTATAATCTTATGCTGACTTGTCATAAAAATAGGAAAAGATAAGTCGGCTTTTTTAATACTTTCTCTATTTTCTGCATATTTCTTAGTATGTGGTTTTTCAATGACTTGACGGGGACTATAAGTTCCCCAAACAACTTGATCTAATTGCCAATCTATTTCTGCTAGAGGTACTTTGGTAACTGCAGGATGATGTTGATTGACATATGCCATCATCATATCAACCGAATAAATATTATTCTCATCTGCATAAGTTTTAAAATTACGCATTCTCTAATTTATACTGGGAAAACTATTATGTTTTTTTCCAATACCAAAGATTATTAATATGATTAAATCCGGGTAGATTTTCTCTTACTGCTCTTTCTACACCACCATGCAAATCAGATCTTCCCATATTTGAATTCAAAAAATCATCTCCACATAAAATTCCACCCTTCACCATTAAAGGTAACAGTAATTTTATTGTTGCATTTACAGATTCATATTCATGAGAAGCATCAATATGACAGAATTTTACAGGAGTTTTTAAAGTTGGTAGCCATTTTAAACAATCTTCTTTAACCACTAAAAAATTATTTTGTGTTTCTTTCTTCATATTTTCTAGAAAACATTTATAGACATCTCTTTCTCTTAAAAGTTTTTCAGTTATATGTTCTTGACCCGAAATTTGGCTTTCTGCAACATTACCTAACCATGTATCATTACAAATAACTGTTTCTGGATACGCCCCTTTTGCCAGATAAGTAGTTGATTTACCTTCCCAGCATCCGATTTCAATAATTGCACCAGAAAGATCAGTTGTTTTCTGCAATAAATTTACTAAATTAATTATTTGATCATTTGGGTACCAATCTTCTGTGAACATTAAATATTTACATCTTATCTCTTTATATTCTTTTTAAAGATCAATTCTTAACTTTCTTTCCTTGTATGTTTTGCGCGTCTTTGCAGGAAATTTCAAACTAATTTTTGATTTTTCGGCCGGTCTCTTATCTGCTTCTGTGGGAAGAGGCTTAGGAGCAATTTTATTTACAGGCTTATCATTCTTTGCAAGAATCTTGATCTTTGTCTTTGCAGTTTTAGGAAGAACACTAATCTTTGTGATCTTTTCAACCTTTGCTTGAGGAGCCATAGCCTTTTCTACATTTGTTTCCTTGGCTGAAATCGGCTCAACAATCTTGGTATCTTTCACAACAACAGGCTTCTTGTAAGGAATTATTTTAACAATAGTCTCAGTTGCTTTTCTAACTCCTTTAGGTTCTTCTCCATCTTTTGAGATCATAACAATTTGTTCAGTCTTTACAATTTCTTCCCCTTTCATTCCGGCTTTTTCTACGCTACGAGTGACTCTTCTATTCCGCCTCCGTTTTTTTGTAGTATTAATGGTTCCAGAACCTATAGAATATGAAATTTCTTTTTCTTCTGGCATACTCTATTTAAATAAAAATAATTTAAAGTAATCGGATAAAATTGACCTAGATATTTGCCAGCGGCTGAAATCAAAGAATGTTCCATTCGGTGCTAGATCTTTACTTTGGGCAACACGATAATCGGCAGATTATCTACCATCAAATCAGTAGTTTTAACTATTTCTTGGAATATGATATTCCAGAAGCAATTACACGATGCTCACCGATTCGCATTGTAGGTTCTCCCGATCTAACTCTAACGGGAACAACAAGGGCTGCTGCTGGAACTGCTGGAACAGCAATCCGAGTAACAGTAGAAGGAAATGAGGAAGCTATTGCTGCCGCTGCTGCAGCCGCTGCAACTGCAACTGCTCCGCGTGAAGTAGAAGTCATTGTTCAGTTCCAAAATGTTTCTATTCGCAAGCCAACAATCTTTGAGAATAACGGTGCCGTAACACCTATGTATCCTAATGATGCTCGGCTGCGTAATCTTACTTATGCTGCTCCCATCTATGTTGATCTTAACATCACAACAACTCTAAAGGATAAGGTGAAGGGAATTGAAGAAACTAAGGTCAGGCTTCTACCAAATATCCATATCGGCAAGATTCCTGTTATGGTTGGCTCCAAGTTTTGTCAGTTGACTGAAAATCCGGAGAAGACTCCCAAGGAGCAGGGTGAATGTTCCGCAGATATGGGTGGCTATTTCATCGTGCAGGGATCAGAAAAGGTCATTATCACGCAGGAACGAATGGCTGAGAATCGTCTGTTCGTTTTCCGCAATAACAAGGTCAAGAATCGTGAAGCTGAAGTTATTGAATGCAAGAGTATTGGTCCAGATAATGAAGGTGCACCCAAGACAATTGGTGTGAAGATTCTTCTAAATCCTAAGAATCCAACAAATCCCGAGACAATCCGCGTTACTCTACCCAGGATTAAGGCAGAAGTGCCACTTTTCGTCATGATGCGGGCTCTAGGAGTTGAAACGGATAAGGAAATTGTACAGATGATTACAGGTTCAGTTGAGTCACCCTATGATATGATTCTGCAGGAATGTATTGTTGACGCGGATGAGATTCGGACTAAGGATCAAGCACTTGAATGGCTTTCTCGTCATATTGGCTCAGGTTCTAGCATTCGTGAAAGTCTAGCGGCATGTTCTCTAGCATACGTTAAGCCGAATAAGGCACTGACTGTGCAAGAGATTCTAGCAGAAGAGTTGTTTCCTCATATTGGTGGAATACAAGTTCTCAAGGAAAAGGCGTTCTTCTTGGCGGCAATGTCCCTCAAGGTTCTACAGGTTTATTACGAGCAGATTGGTTCAGATGATCGCGATGGTTATCCCAATAAGAAAGTGGAGACGCCCGGTAATCTACTTGGAAACTTGTTCCGTTATTACTTTGCGACTCGTGCAGTAAAGGAGATGAAGTCTGCAATTACGACTGAGATTCATAATGGTGCATGGAAGACAACTGGTCGTATTGAAGAAATTATTAATCCTAATAACGTCTACAAGATCTTGAAGTCTACAACTGTGGATATTGGTCTAAAGTCATCGCTAGCTACTGGTAACTTCAACTGTGGAAAGATGGGTATTAAGACTGGTATCAGTCAGGTTCTGAATCGCTTGACTTATCTTTCTGGTATTTCCCATTTGCGCCGTTGCTCTACGCCAATTGAGAAGACTGGTAAGCTCATTCCTCCGCGTAAGTGCCACAATTCACAGTGGGGATATGTCTGTCCTTCTGAAACGCCGGAAGGTCATTCAGTTGGTGTAGTGAAGAACTTTGCTTCAACTGCGCAGCCTACACTTCCTATGTCAGCAGAACCGGTCGCACAGTTTCTCTATGATACCTTGGATATGAAACCTCTTGCAGAGTGTGATTATATTGATACTTTTAGGGGTGCGCGTATCTTTATTAATGGTGCATGGACTGGTATGCTTCATGATGCAGTTCTCAAGAAGTTTATAGTGCTGCGAAATGCTAAGCGTTCTGGTCGTATCAACATCTTTACCAGCATTGTGATCAATAATCCCCGTGGTGGAGTCAACTTTGCCGAAGTCTGGATTAATACTGAGGGTGGGCGTCTTGTTCGTCCTGTCTTTATTGCAGCTGCCTACAGAGAAATCATGAGTATGCCGGATGATAAGGCGCCTTGGCGTTCATGCAAGGAATGGAATCAGTTTCTCAAGTGGCGTTCTCCTTTTGGCAATAACTTGATTGAATACATTGATCCTTCCGAATCTGAGAACTTCTACATTGCCATGACTCCCGATGATCTCAAGAAGGAAGAGCCATACACGCATTGTGAAATCCATCCTTCAATCTTGTATGGCACAATGGCATCTAATATTCCTTTCCCCGATCATAATCAGTCGCCCAGAAATGCATATCAAGCAGCGATGGGTAAGCAGGCTATGGGTATCTATGCTCTCAACTTCCGTGATCGTATGGATACAATGGCTAATCTACTTTGCTATCTCAATGTTCCGCTAGTATCACCCTACATGTCACGTTATTATAAGGCACAGGATATGCCTTCCGGCTATAATATCGTAGTTGCAATCGCGACCTATGGTGGATATAATCAGGAAGATTCTATTATGATTAACAAGGCGGCACTAGATCGTGGTCTATTCCGATCAATCTTTTACCGCACATACAAGGATGAAGAGAAGAAGAATCAGGCATCAGGTGAAGAGGAGCGTTTCTGTAATCCGGATCCTACACTAACAAAGCACATGAAGTTGGCTAATTATACCAAGTTGAGTGAAGATGGATTTGTTGCTGAAAATGTATATGTGAATTCAGATGATGTTCTGATTGGAAAGGTTGCTCCAATCAGGCTAAGGGCTCCGGATGGTGCAGCTCTTGCAGGTGTTGGTCATGCAACTCTGCAGGCTATGTCGGGTGCAGCGGCGGCAGCAGCAGTAGAGGCAGCGGGTGGAAAGCGCTACAAGGATGTTTCAAAGCTACTGAGGAACAATGAAACAGGTTTTGTAGATAAGATTTATAGGGGCAGGAACGGTGAAGGATATTCATTCGTGAAGATCCGTGTTCGCAGTGAACGTGTTCCTACAATTGGTGATAAGTTCTCTTCCCGTCACGGACAGAAGGGTACAGTTGGTTTGATCTTGAATCCGTGGGATATGCCGAGAACAAAGGATGGTCTAGTTCCGGATATTATCATTAATCCGCATTGCATTCCTTCACGTATGACAATTGCTCAGCTAATGGAGATGTTGCTAGGAAAGGTGTGTTCAAAGAATGGTATCTTAGGTGATGGAACTCCCTTCAATCAGTTATCACCAGAAATGATTGCCGAGAAGTTGCTGGATTCTGGCATGGAACCTTATGGAAATGAACTTCTATATTCAGGATACACGGGTAAGCAGATGTCATGTAATATCTTTATGGCGCCGTGTTTCTATCAGCGTCTGAAGCACATGGTTGATGATAAGATTCATAGTCGGGCTTCGGGACCCCTTGTTATGCTGACAAGACAGCCGGCAGAAGGACGTGCTCGTGACGGTGGACTCCGTTTTGGGGAAATGGAACGTGATTGCATGATTGCTCATGGTGCATCAGAGTTCTTGAAGGAGCGTATGCTAGAAGTGTCTGATAACTTTGAGGCCCATTTGTGCCGCAAGTGTGGTCTACTAGGAACTGTGAATGAGGAGCAGAATATCTATATCTGCCATGCATGCCAAGAGCCAACTGGATTTGCAAAGTTGCGTGTTCCTTATGCATACAAGCTATTCTTGCAGGAACTTGAGTCAATGAATATTAGTTCTCGTCTCATTCCGGATCGTCTTCTGAATTCATTTACGGAGACAGAAGAAGAACTAATTAAGAATAATTTCCAGATGAAAGTTTAGGGATGCTTACGGGAACAAAAACTAGAAAAACCCGTTTTAGACGCTTAACTGCTAAGATTCTAGCAAAAAATATTGGAAAGAAAGTTACAGTCTATGAAAGAGAAATAAGAAATATTTTTCCTAGAAGCACCCGTGATTTTGATGTTAAGTATACATTTACACCAAATGGTAATGGTGAACTTATAAAGCATAGAACAAAACATATTTTATATCCCAATTGGCTAAGAAAGCGTAATTATACGGTAAAAAAGAATGATCTTTTTTTTATTAAGGGTGAAATGAAATCTAAAAATCTTAATGGAGAAATCCAAGTTGCACCTTTACCTACAGAACTTGTCTCCAGCAATTTAATGAATACGGAGGCATTCGTTAAAAACTAATCTGCATAAAAGATAGAATGGACGGTCAAATCACACTGCCTATGAAGTTGGGTGTTGAATTTGTTGGAACAATCTTTTTCCTTTCAGTAATTGTTTCTACAGGTAACTGGGCTGCAATTGGTGGCGCTCTAGCATTGTGCGCATTTCTCGGCGGCGGTATCTCAGGAGGTCATTTCAATCCTGCAGTGACTTTTATGTTTTACATGAAGGACACCATACCTCTAACTGATGCTGGCCTTTATGTTGTTGCTCAACTTGCTGGAGCTGCTGTTGCCTTAGCGGCTTACCAGAATCTAGTTGTTAAGCGTATTGCAAATAGCCGTTAAAGACTTTGAAAAGCGGCAAATAAAGCAACTAGGATACCCAAGGCTATTAATTTATTATTTGTGCTAGAAATAACACTAAACCCTTCTTTCAGTGGACGAGGGAGTTTAGGAGAGCCATCAAAATTTAAAGTTTTTGGATAAGCATTAAAATCAACTTCTGACATCCAAACAGGATATCCATTTTTATCTTTCTTTTGAATCCATTTTGACTGCTGCGGAGGATATTTACCAATATCCAAATCACCTTCAATCCAGGTCTTACCTGCTCCCGGACCTGTATTTCCATACAAATCACCAACAGGCATGCTCTTCAATTCACAATCAGGATAGCCTGTTCCCATAGCAGCGCTAAACAAAGGAAAAGGATTTAGAGCATCACGAGCATCTTCAAGAATTCCTGGAGCAACACCTGCAGGAGCAGGAAGACCAGCAGATTGAATACCTTTTTTAATTTTTTCACCTAACAAATTTCCTTGTGTTGTTGAATCCTGATAAATTGTCATTTCAGCTCCATTTGGACATTTAATCCCTGTGGCCATAAATTGACGAAGACCGGGTTTTACAACATCACGAGGATTCAAAAGTGATTTTTCACCAAAAGCAATAAAATCAACATAATAGTTAATTCCTTGTACGTTTGAAATTAACTGACTAATTGAATCACCATCACGTACACCAATGGAGCCGGGATCCGGAACAGCATCAGAAAAACTATATCCAACTAAATCTGGCTTCTGAGGCCTAGACATTCCCTTCTTTTAACTGGCATTTTAGTTAAGCATCTCTAACAAAAGAAGTGCATTCAGAATTGCTTCATCCATGTTGAAATACTTATAATTTGCTAACCTTCCAACAAAGTAAATATTATTCTTTTCCTCGGAAATTGCCAATAAACGGTATTGCTCATAAAGATCCTTATTTTTCTGATTTACAACAGGATAATAGGGTTCTCCTACATCTGATGGATATTCTTTAACAATTGTTGTCTTTTTACTCTGATCCATTCCATAAAAATGCTTATACTCGGTAATTCTTGTGTAAGGAACTTCTAATGAGCAATAATTAACTGAAGCAGTCTCCTGAAACTGCATAAGATCAAAAGTTTTATTCTCAAAGCGTAAGGAGCGATATTCAAGAGGCTGCAAACCAGAATCCTTGAAATATGCATCAATTGGCCCTGTATAGAAAACTTTTTCATATTCATTAATCATATCTTTCCGAAACTCGGTAGAAAGGCGAACATCAATATTCTCATGTGCTAGAATTTCTGCAACAAAAGCCGTATATCCATTTTCAGGAAGTGCTTGAAATTTATCGGTAAAATACTGATCTTCCCAACTGAATCTTATTGGAATACGAGCAACCACTGCTGGATCTAAGTCAGTTGGAGAACGATTCCATTGTTTCATCGTATATCCCTTGATTATTGTTTCATAGATTTCGGGACCAAAACGAGCAAGAGATAACTCCTCAGAGTTCTTAGGATCAGCACATGAAATAAGTTTTTCTGCTAGAAAGGAGCGCATTTCATCTCCATCTTTAAGCCCCACGCCATAAATTGTATTTACAGTCTCAATATTAATTGGAACTGGAAAAGTCTTTTTGCCATCTGTTCCTGCGACCCGATGAATGTAAGGAATCCACTTGCAGAATCTATTTACGTAGTCCCAAACACGATCTGATTTAGTGTGAAAGATATGGGGACCATACTGCGATACTAGAATCCCGGCTTCATTGCGATAATCAAAGCAGTTTCCAGCAATATGATTTCGTTTCTCCAAGATAACCACTTTTTCTCCACAATCAGCATAATGTCGTGCAATTACTGAACCTGATAATCCAGCGCCAACAACTAGAATTGTCATTATTTAATTTATTTATGAAAAGTTTAAATGAAAGAGTAAAAATTGAGAGTGAAGATTTAAACAAATGTGTTTAAATGGAATTTGACGATACAATTTGGAAAAGTATCAAAGATTTTACAATACAAGATGTGGAGGAGGAAGAAGAGGTAGAAGTGGACGAATCAAACTGGTGTTGTCCTTCCTGTAAATCTAAGGATGCAGTTGAAGAAATAAATGAAGAGATGATCTGCAGGAAATGCGGAACCGTGCTAGAAACTTTAATCCTACAGGGTCCCGAATTTCGTTGGTTTGGTAGTGAAGATCGTAATCCTGATCCTTCCCGGTGTTCATGTCCAATTAATCCTCTGTTACCCGAGTCCAGTCTTGGAACAACAGTCCTAGTAAAAGCAAATCATAGTCGGGAAATGCAAAAGATTAAGCGCTATCATCTATGGAATCAGACTCATCACAGAGAACGAACACTTTGGAATATCTTTGATTCCCTGCAAATTCGGGGAACTAATGCTGGAGTCACACCGGCTGTAGTTGAAGAAGCAAAACGGTTATATCATGAAGTTAGTAGACAAGTGGTAGTAAGAGGCACACAGAGGGAAGCACTTCTAGCATCATGTCTCTATGAATCACTCAAGACCTGCAAGGCAAGTCGCAGACCATGTGATATTGCAAAGATTTTCAAGATTCAAACAAGTCAGATGACTAAGGGGATAAAGCATTTCCAATTCCTCTTTGAGCAGGCACAAAGAAGGGAAGGACATTCATCTGATCATATTCGCGATCAACTTCTAAAATCATGTACATATAAAGATTTTGTGGAACCATTCTTGCAGAATCTTCATTTGACGCGGGAAAAGCATCTGGCCATCACAGAACTTGTTCATTTGATTTGTGCGCGAATTGAGGAATGGGGTCTTGTCCCGGAAAATACGCCTCCATCTCTGACTGCTACAGCAATTACAATGTCATTAAAGCATCTTCATGTAGAAACAGGAGAAAAGGGATATAGTAAGACACCAAAGGAAGTTGCCGCTGCATGTGGCCTCAGTGTTGTTACGATACAAAAGTGTTTAAAACGTCTTCAACCCTGGCAAGAGTCAATTCTTACAGGGAAACTTGAGTAAAAATTTACTCTTAGATAATAGGGATATGGGTGCTCAAGCAAGTTCTCTAGCATCTAGAAGTGGTATAACTTCTTATTCAACAGCGGTTGCTGATAAAAAGCATGAAATGCTAACCACTATTTTTAGGGGTTTGTATCAAAATGCAAATGATATTGACATGAAGGCTTTGCAAAATCCTAAACTCTGCTCAACCTATGTTTTCAGACTCCAAAGTGCAATTCAAGATGCGCGGGAAGCAGAAAAGAAAGAAGAATTAAAATTCTTAATGGTTGAAACTGGTGGTCAGATTGATCGTGTAGCTTTTCACCCGACCAAAAGACCAATGCAGACTGAAGTTGAACTCTGCAGAGAAATGGCTATTTTCTATTTGGAACTTATTTTTCTTTTGTATGTTGCATCATTGACCACAAATAGGGAATCTAGTAATTATTTTGCCCAGCCTTTCAGAAGAACGCGTAAGCATAAGCAAAGAGGAGGTGGTCGTCCTGTAGAAGACTTTGTAACTTATCTTTCCAGCCAGTATTCTGCACCCAACCGTGAAAATATGGAGAATCCTGATTATTTTTCACAGATTGTTCCTAAATTTGTATCTTCAGCTCTTCCTGTAGTCTTGTTTCAAAAACCTGTAAGAGATAGACGTGTATATTTTTGGGTTCTGCTAGAAAATCCGAAGAAGCAAGTCAAATTCTCAATTGAATTTTCTGAGTCTTCCAGCAGTGAATCTTTTTCAATGACAATTTATCGCTGCAGAAACCGAAATGATTGTGATACATCAGTACCTGTTCTCAAAGGAGATTCAACAATCACACGTTCATCATCTGGTCAGCAACAATTTTCATTTTATACCGGACCAAATGTTCTTAAGAAGGTTTACCAGATTAATGATTTAGGCGCAAATCTAACAATTGATGATATTGCTAGAATCTTACAGGTTGCCGCTAGAGCTGATCCTGAACAACTCAAGCAGAATAATCGTTTTATTACAAGTATGGGTAGAGAAGAAGGTCGTGTCACCGCTCTAACAGGTATTGCAGGAGTTGCTGAAGATGAAGTAAAGGGTTCTGGTTTTGCCAAGATTGCCGGAGAATTTAATCAGTTCATGGTGAAGAATATGCCAAACTTATACCAGATCCGCCGCCGCATGTTAACTCCTGCAGGAAATGAGATTCAGTCTGCTGGAGGTGGCGCATTCTCTACGGATAAAATCAGAACAATTGTAAATACATTTTGCAAGGGTTCTAATAACTTTTTACCGAATGGAGGATCTATGTTGCAGAGACTTGAGACATATTTCAGTCAGTGGGATAACCTGAGGGAAGCAAATGAAAGACGTTATAAATCATTTGATCGTGATCGCAGAGAAGTTCTAGTTCCTTCTAGAATTGGACAACTTGATGTCTTCAGAAAGCGTCTAGATAATGCACACGCTGGATATACGTTAGCTATTTCCACAATTGTTGAACGAAGTGTTATTAAGTTTACCGGATTAAAATATATAATTAACCCAGATTTTTTCAATGTTGATAAAGTTCGTTTAACATCAGTCAAGAAGTTGAATTTGATTGTTGAAGAAATGGGTGAAGTTATTTTGAAGCATTTTATTGATGTTGAAAATATTACAAGAGATGCATTTGATCAAGTTTTCAATTATATGCCCCGTTAAAAATGCATATATGGAATTAAATCTAAGACAGGAGGTTGACCCCAGCATTCAAAAATTGAATTGTAGTCAGACTTTTTCCATCCTTCTTCAAGAGGATCTTGGCTCTGAATTTTATCAGCAGAGCACCAAACTTGAATATTACTGGGAAGAACTTTTCGTAATTCATCTAATGATATATTTCCTGCACACCAGCAGACTTCCCATTGTTCCATTCCGCCCGGAAATAGGATACGCCATGTATTAAATATGACACAACCTCCTTTAGGAAACTGAAAATTTAAATTCCTCTTTCCTTTTTGTACAGGAACATTTAGTCCATTACAGTAAACATATGGTGCTACATGGACAGGTTCCACTATGTTAGAAAGTTTAGAAGAAGAACTAGATTCACGGATACCAATAATTGTAAATGGTTTCTCATGCTGCAACCATTCCATAGTATGGGCTTGCCAAATCAAATGTTCTAGCAATTTAGTTACATAGCCTTTACCTCTATGTCCACGTTGGACACAAATACAATCTACGGATAAAAGATTATTAGGAACTTCTGAAATTCTTCGTAGCATTAATGTTGCAATTAATTCATCATTTTCGGAATATCCCCAGATACGACAGTTTGTATCAGATATCCAATCATTAATTTGAGAATCGGGTGGCATAAAAATCCAATCGGATTCGCAATAATGAGTTCCCCAAAATAATTTAAGAAGAGGTAAATGATTTGGCATAAATCTTCTAATTTGACCACCTGCAGGAATTACTGGTTTTACTGCTAGAGATTTATCAAAAACAGCATTAGGATTCCCCGATAGATGATATACACGCGACCACACCATTAATAAATTTGAATAGTGTTTTTATGCTTAGAAAACGCGGAATGGAACCAACTGAAAAAAAGAAGAGATGTCCGTTTGAATCATGTGGAAAGAAGTTAAATCTTGTAGATTCTACAACTATTTGTAAATGTTCTTTCTCTTTCTGTTCTAAGCATAGACACTCAGAAGATCATAAATGCACTTTTGACTATAAGGCGAAAGGGCAGCGTGATTTAAGTAATTCATTGGTTAAAGCAATTGGTCAAAAGGTTGAAGTTATCTAACAGTCATTAAATTAGAAGAGGCTCCCTTTCTTCTAAGAACGGCAAATCCATTTCGTGCATCATCCTTAAATAGCAAGTCATAATCATTTGCTAAAGCATGTTCTAATACTTTATCTGTTTTTTGTGTTCTAGTATCATCTAAATAAAGATAAGTTGGCTTTAGAAGTAAAGACTGCTCATAATCAGAAAAGCCACAATATTCACCTCCATCAATAATTACAAGATCCACAGTTCCTTGCAAATTTATCTTAGGCGCCTGTTGAAAATAAGCCTTATCTGACTCATACCATAAATCAAAATGATCTTTGATAAAAGTAGGGTGACTTCTAATTTCATTTTCTGATAACATTGTTGTAGCAAGACGTCCATTTATAAATTGAATCATCTCTTTTCCAGGTCTCTGTTCCCATGTTTTTACAGCCAAATTATAAAATTCAGTATTTGTTTCTAGTGAAATAATTGCTACAGGCTGATATGCAGGTCTTGATATAGCACCTAGCACACAACATAAAGTTGTTCCTAGACCATTCCACGAACCAATATCTACAATATTCTTAATGCTAGTATCTTTTTGGACAAGTTCAAATAATGCTCTTCCTCCAGCATTATCTAAATTAATCTGACCAGGTACAACAGACATAGATATAAAAGACATTTAGTTAAAAAAAAGATAAATTAAATATTTTACTTACGCAGGAAGGCACCAATGCTTCATATCAGGATACTTTGTATTTAGATATGAAATCCATGAGATTGCAGATTCATAAGGAATCGGCTCTCCATTACTTCCAAAACCATTAGCTTCACGCCAAAAGACTCTATACATCATTTTTTTTTTACCCACTTTATAAGAATAAATTTCAAGCAATCAAATTTTTTTTTGTTTTTTTTACTTAACCAAAAACACCAAGTACTGATATTCGTATCCAATCGTTTTTAGATCTACATAATCACGATGCCGGAAACCAGAAGCTTCTGCATCTTTAACAATTTGTTCCATTGTTGGCATGTATAATTCATGGCGTTGCTTTCTTACAGTTCCATCTTTAAATTTAAATTCCTCTGTAAAAGAAGCATTTTCCTTATCCAAATCAAAATCAGCATTATACTCAAACTTCTCAAATGTAACACCAGATTTTGTGACTCGTGATTTTGAGTATTTTTGGAGTGAAAATGCAGGAAAAGGAGATGCTGAATCTAAGATAGGATCAAACTTATCTCTATTCACTACATGCAGAACAAGAACAGAACCAGGTCGCATCCACTGATAGCAATTACGGAAAATATCCCGACGATTAGGAAAATAATAAAGAGTAAAATAGAAAAAACAGACGCAACTAAACTGCTCGGGTGCAAAAAGATCTGTAGTTATAGCATCACCAATTTTCCAATTAATATTTACAGAAGGAAACTTTGCTCGTGCTTTATTAATCATTGCTTGACTCCGATCAAGACCAGTTGCAGATCCACAGCCAAGTTTCATGATCTCTGCTAGATGATCAGCAGTTCCGCATCCAACATCTAGGATGTTCCATGTATTTTTTTCGGGAATGAGTCGTTCTAAGTAACTATCAATAATTTCAACTTCATACGGAATTCTTTCTTTTTGTCCTTGAACTAACTGATCGTAAACTCCAGCATAGAATCCATCATATAATTTATCACATCCGATAATTATTTCTTTTTCAGAAGTTTGAGTTCCAGTGAAACCTTCTTCTTTTGTGGCTGCCCCTTCAAATGACATTTTTTGTATAAGATATACAGTCAAACAGAATAAGAAAAAGAAAAGTGGAATCGTAATATATAACATTCCCTCTTCTTTGACAAAGAAAATTACTAGTTCTTTTTAAACATAATTATTCAGTGTTATTGATATGGCTGAGACAATTACCGGATTTTCATCTGCTGAAGTTGTCCGAACACTTCTTGCTTCAATAATTCAAGGAGATAGAACCGGATCTCAGCGATGGACAGCCGAACTTCTTTGCTCAGAACGAGGATATCCAAAATTATTAACAGTCTATATTTTTCTAGGATTCCGATACTTTTTATCTTCTAGCAATGCATGGGTTTCTTACACCCGGAGCAAAATTCGTCTGCTAGAAGAACGATGGCGCACATCAGGAGCAAATTTGAAAGCATTCAGAAATTCCATTGAAGTACGATCTCTTGTAGCAGAATGGACTGAAATTTGGTCACAGCAACAACAAAAGACACCTACAAAACTTCCGACTAAAAAAGAAGTTTTTACGGCGGCTTCATCACTCAAAATAAGTCTTAAAAAATCACCAACACCTTCCTTACATCCCTGTGTTTCTATAGTATGGAAAGCGCATTATGATTCAGATGATCTACGGATTCTGAGCAATGAAATGATGTGGGCACTTCAGTATCATCAAATTACTAGGGCAACAATGTATTTTTCCTGGCTTTGGGAACTGGATGAAGAACGCCAGAAAACAAATGCAGTTCATCTTCTGAAACGAGGCCCCGCTCATTTATCAGATTCTGTAAGAGAACATATTGGATGGTTTATTTATGCACTGCTTGAACAATATGCAACAAATTTGCGTCTTCAAAAAGATAGTATTATTGAAGTGCTAGAATTATGGAAAGAATCATGGTTGATTCTGGGAAAACAACAGCGAAAACAGACTATGGGAGCAATTATTATTTGGCTAACTGAAGGACAATTCCCAATATCTCAACTTATTAAAATGCCCGATCGTCTTCGTCTAGTTGTAGGAGATTCTGAACCAATCTACGGAATTATAAAACAAGAGATGGATGTTCATGCAGTGAAAAAACAGGAAGAAAAAGAAGCTGCTGAGAAAAAGGCTGATATAATTATGGATAAATTTAATATGACACCAGCACAAAAAGAAAAGGCTGCTTTGAAAAAAATGGAGGAGGCTAATAAACATATTGCCGCAGCGCTCGGAATAGATTTTGAAGAATTTGATGACTAGATGTAGGGATGGAAGCATTAGAAGATTTTGGTAAAACAATTCAAAAATCATTTGCCGGCCCTTGGGCACCTCCATATCATGAAGTAATGGGAACTTTTATTGGATGGATTATTGCTGGAGTCCTTCTCCTTGCTTTAATCATTACAGTTATTGTGCAAGGATTTGATTATTATACTCCTGCAAATTTAGTTACTCATTCAAATGCTTTTATTAAGACTTGGGAACCTGTTTATGGTGCGGCTTCAGCGGGTCGTAAATCTCTTGCAGAGCTAATTAATAAACTTCAAAAAGATCAGCAAATTCAACCTGCGCAGAAGTGTCTTTCTAATTTCTATATTATGACTGCAAATGCTGGAGGTATGTTCTTACCTGGAGAAGGCGGCAACCTTTCTATCTGCTCAAATGAAGCACTTTCTTACACACTCCGTGCTGGATGTCGTGGATTTGTCTTTGATGTTATTGAAAGGCTGCAAGAAAAGGGTAAACCTGTAATTATGACAGTTGATGCTAATCCTAGCAAGAAATGGCGTCAACTTTCTATGAATTATGTTCCTTTCCGTGATCCTATTAATAGATTAAGGGCAGAAGCTTTTGGAGAAGGATCTTTGGGTCAGACTCAAGTAGTTCAACTTAAAAATACGGCAGATCCTATTTTTATTTATTTGCGATTCTTGAAACGCCACACACCTGCATTCTATAATGCTGTAGCAGATGCAATAGATAATGCTTTTAAGGATTATAAATTAGATTACACATGGGCTTCTGGTCGTCGCGGATCTGATTTTTACACTACAAATATTGAGGAATTCATGGGACGTATAGTTGTTATCAGTAATCAAATGCCTTCTGGTACTCGGCTCCAAGAAATGATCAATATAGTGACTCCATCATCAATTCCTTCATTTTATACTTCTGCTGATGTTTCAAATATTACTGCTGATCAGATTCCTAAATCACAGGGAATTATCCAGCAGCATGTATGCTTAGCTATGAATCCTTCTGAGACACCAGATGGACAACAGAATAAGTTAGATTGGAGAAGAGCACATTCATTGGGTATTCAGATGGTTGCAATGAATTTTTTCAATAAAAATGTGCAGGATTACCGAAACTTTTTCGGAGAATATTCATTTGCTATCAAACCTCCAGCCCTAAGATATTCTGTCAAGGTAGGAAGTTCTCCTAATAGACCGGGACCTGAAGCCGATATGAAGGGAGGAAAAATAGATACTCCTAGCATGGTCCTGCGCACTTAATAAAGATCTTTATATATAAATAAGATGTCGCGCTTGGTAAGAGTTGGAAAAAATATGGTTGAACTTGCAGGATTAAATGGTATTTGGGTGGGACCTGATCATATATGTAGATCAAAGATAACTTTATTTTATCCTAATAAGCCTACACTAGTGATTACATATGAACTTGATAAACATATAGAATGTGATAAAGATGCAAAGATGCTAGAGGATGCTAAGAAAGAATTTGAAAAGAGTTTAGATAATAAGACTAAACAGATCAATTAATTTATTTGTTGGAGTTGTTAAAAGGATTTTTTTTCTTACATTCGGGACATATTACATACTGCGGATCTCTATCAGGTTGCACAATTACTGATCTATTAAAATGAATTTTATCTGTTTCAGACCATCCATGTAGTCTAGCAGATTGGAGTGCCTTAACTCTATCTCCTTCATAGACTTTCAAATAGTATTCAAAAATATCACCTTCATCCAAATTTGCTCCACAATGTTGGCAAGTATAATCCATTATTTTACTTGCTAAAAAATACAATTTTAATAATAAATCAATTTTTCAGGTATCTAAATATTTACTAGCAGGTTATCCCACTCAATCTTTCCGTTGCTGTGAAGAAAGCGAAGGATTGTTGAGTTCTTATTCTTTGAAATAAAGGGCTCATCCTTTGAATAAGTGATTGTAATAGAGATATCTAGAGCAGTATCCCAATCATCCTTGTAATAACGCTTCGTGTGAACCTTATGATCATGCGTAGACCAATTTTCATCTGAAAGACCTAGCAGAGAATCGCGATTATAAGTCGCAATCTTCTTGTTATCAGTAGAAAGCCAATCTTCATTCTGCTCCTTTGTCATGAAACGCTTACGAATCATCTGAATAAAGAGTGAACCTTCGGGAAACTCAGAAGTACCAACCCACTTTGCATTACCATTCCATGCCTGATAAACCGTCTTCTGAATCTGAGTGCGCTTATCCACCTTATCAAGATCTGCCGTCTTGACAAGATCTGCAGGAGGAACAGACTTCTTAGCATCAAGAGCAGAACTAATCATCCTGCTGATTTCTGACTCTGTAAGATGGTTTGAATTCTCATACTTGCATTGTTCAATAGATACCTTTGCGAAAGATAGATTTGTCTCAAGTGCACCCATCCTTTCCCGCAGAGAAGATAGTTCTGTATGAAGATTTGGAATCTCTGTATTTAGTGTCCCAACAAGCTTATTCATTGTTGACTCAACTAGAGTTGCATGCTTATCAACTAGAGAATTCAGTTCCTTAATCTTATTATCATTTGCATCAACCATAGAGTGGATATTCTTATCAGAAGTTGCACGATACTCCTGAAGTTCAGCAGAAATATTATCAATACGCTCCTGTAGACTATCAATATCAACTCGGAGAACAATGTAAGGATCTACAGGACTTTCATCATCAGAGTCATCTTCAATTGACATATCAACAACATCATCTTCCTCCTCAGCCTTCAGCAAGATCTCTTCATCCTCATTATCTTCAGTCTTTGGAGCTCCTGCATCCTCATCCTCTTCATCATCCACGTCATCATTCGTCAAGACATTGTCCGAAAGATCTAGAGTTTCGGGAAGATCTGCAGGAAGCACTTCGGTTTCAAGAATTTCATGAGACTCAGCGCGGATTCGGATAAAATCCTTAAATGTCTTTGCAAGACTATATGACACAAAGCCAATTGCTCCAATTACGAGTGTAAACCCAAAGATTACTGATACGCTACCAAATTCAGACATTTCAAGTGTAGCAGGCTCCATTTACCTCAAATATTTCAAAAAAAAAGTGTCAAATTTTTTTGCTGGATAAAGTTTATGTGCCCTTTAATTTTACCACTACACGATAGGGATGGATAAGATATCCGAAGCAGCATTAATAGTTCAAGAGTATGCCGATGAGGCAGATAAAGTCCGAAAATCAGTAACATCATTAAATAAGCAAGCAACACGAATTATAACAATTGTTGAAACATTTTTGAAGGAAAAGAAAAGAGTTATCTATGGAGGTTCAGCAATTAATGCACTTCTTCCTAAGGAATTAAAATTCTATGATCCAGTCTTTGATTTGCCAGATTATGATTTCTTAACACCTGATGCTCTAACAGATTGCGCTATTCTTATGGAGAAATACAAGATTGCAGGATACACGGATGTAGAAACGAGGCTAGGAATTCATGAAGGAACCTATAAAGTTTTTGTTAATTATAGACCAGCAGCAGATGTAACAGAAATTCCAAAAGAAATCTACGAGCGTCTTCACAAGAAATCTAGAAAGAAGGCAGGATTATACTGTGCACCTCCCGACTGGTTAAGGATGGCAGCATATTTAGAACTTTCAAGACCAATTGGAGATGTTACTAGCAGATGGAAAAAAGTATTTACAAGGCTACAACTTTTGAATAAGGTATATCCACTAAAAGTGGAAGGCTGCAAAGATCCAGATGAAAAAACCCGTTTTCCTCCAAAGAAGAGAAAGCAACTTCATTCAATTATTCTTAAAGTTGTGACTGATACACGTACTTTATTTGCTGGAGCAATGATGGAAGGCATCTACAAGGCTTTGCAAGAACAAACAGCTGAAACAGAAAAAGTCTTAGGCAAATCTTTAATAAAATATGATCCGAGATATGTTCTCTTGACAGAAACCTTGGATGAGACAACAGATTATTTGGCAGCGGAAGCAAAAGCTGAGTTTCCAGCAAATGACGTTGAAATTAGAAAGTTTGAGGCAATGGGTGAACTTCTGCCAGAAAGGCGGGAAATCATGTTTGGAGGTCGGAGAATAGCAACAATTTTTCCTACAGTTGCATGTCATGCTTTTTATACTATGAGTATTAGTCTGCCAGATGATAAAAGAGATAGTCCATATCTTGTTCGTGTTGCATCCATAGATACTAGCATTCAGATTTTGTATGCAATGTGGTTTGGCAAGTTGCAGAAAACGGTTGGAATGCGCATTCTATGCGTATTACAATCACTCATTGATGTGGATGCTCATATGCGTCTTGATAATCCTAAGAATTCCAAGATTTCTTTATTTCCTTACACATGTCTAGGTCATCAGCCAAGTCTACCTGAACTGAAGAAAGCACATAGAGAACGCGTGTTAGAAAAGAAAGAATCAGTAAAAAAATATTTGGAAAGTATTTTGGAGAAAGATTAATCCACTTCCTCAACCTTAGGTCCCGTAGAATCCGCTCCCTCTGTTCCAGATGCATTCTCATACAGCTTAGTAATAATGGGTCTGCATACTGCTTCAACCTCCTTATACTTATCCTCAAAATCCAACGTGATTGCCGAATCAGATGTTTCTAGCCACTGGAATCCAGCAGTAACTGTATCTTCCAGCGTCTTTACTGAATCAGAACCCAATTTAGTCTTCAACTTCTCATCCTGTGATGTAGAGCGAACCTGATAGAGATATGCCTCTAGCTTATTCTTTGCCTCAACACGCTCCATTACCTTCTTGTCATCATCAGCAGCCGCTTCCGCTTCACGGATCATTCGCTCAATCTCCTCCTTGGGCCGTGAAGAAGAGTTCTGAATTGTGATAGACTGGCTCTTACCCGTTGACTTCTCCGCCGCCGCAACTGAAAGAATACCGTTTGCATCCAGATCATAAGTGATCTCAATCTGCGGGACTCCACGAGCCATAGGAGGAATGCCATTCAGATCAAGATCTCCAAGATGCTGGCAGTCACGTGTCATAGCACGCTCACCCTGAAAGACTCTGATCTTAACCTGCGTCTGATTATCAGAATACGTTGAGAAGGTTTGGGACTTCTTGGTGGGAATAGTTGTATTGCGCTTGATAAGCGCCGTCATAATTCCACCTGCTGTCTCTACACCCAAAGTCAAAGGCGTAACATCTAGCAGAATCACTTGATCCAGCTTGGATGAATCATTTCCTGTAAGAATCGCACCCTGTACAGCTGCACCATATGCAACTGCCTCATCCGGATTGATTGACTGGCACAATTCCTTTCCGCCAAAATAATCCTTCAAGAGCTGCTGGATCTTCGGAATTCTTGTGGAACCTCCAACCAGAACAATATCGTGAATATCTGTCTTGCTCATCTTTGCATCCTTCATTGCCTGATCTACTGGCTCCATCGCCTTGCGGAAAATGGATTCGCAGAGGGACTCAAACTTAGCACGACTCAAGACAATATTAAGATCCTGTCCATCAAGGATTGAATCTACCTCAATTGTTGCCTGTGTTGATGTAGACAGAATACGCTTACCCCGCTCTACAGAGTTGCGGAGACGACGCATTGCCTTAGGATTTGTCTTAAGATCCAGCTTAGTCTTCTTGCGGAACTCATCACAGACCCAATCTGAGACAATGTTATCAAAATCTTCGCCGCCCAAATGCGTGTTTCCAGCAGTAGCCTTTACCTCAAAGATTCCATCCTCAATTGTCAAGATTGAGATATCGTGCGTGCCGCCACCGCAGTCAAAGATTAAAATGTTCTTTTCACCCTTTGTCTTATCAAGACCGTAGGCAATTGCAGCAGCCGTAGGCTCATTGATGATTCGCAAAACATTGAGGCCAGCGATCACGCCAGCATCCTTTGTAGCCTGGCGCTGAGCATCATTGAAATAAGCAGGAACTGTGATCACCGCATCACGGACTTCTTCTCCAACGTGGGCCTCAACCATCTGCTTCATCTTCTGCAAGAGCATTGCTGAAATCTCCTCGGGATAGTACTTCTTCTCGCCATCCTTTGTTGTAACAACAATCTGAGGTCTGTCAGCAGAATCTGCCACAACCTTGAACGGATAACGCTTAATATCTTCCTGAACTAACGGATCACTAAACTTGCGTCCAATTAGACGCTTAGCATCATATACCGTATTGGCAGTGTTTCCAGCAGCCTGTGACTTGGCCGCATCACCGATAAGACGATCTGAATCAGTAAAAGCAACATAGGAGGGAATACTACGAGCACCAGACTCGGAGGCAAGAATCTCAACACGATCATTCTGCCAGAGACCCACGCAGCAATATGTAGTCGCCAAATCCATACCTGCACAATACTTTCCGGTCTTTTTTGTCGCAGACATCCTATTGATTTTTAATCTATAAGATCTCTTTAAGATTCTTCTCTTTTTTTTCACGCGTTTAAGGTTCAACTGGAGAATTTTTGGAACCCATTGCAATATCGCTATCATCAAGTTGTCCACTTTCTAATCTCTTTTTCTTCTCTGTCATCTTCTGTTGTAGAACTTCGCATAATCGTAATTCTTTTTGAATGGGTACTAACAAGCTTTGATTTTTAATTAAATCTCCAAAGATTTTCTTTTTAAGATCATCGGGAACAGGAGCCATTGTCTCAGCAACAGGACAAGAGTTCATAAATTCTTGCAGAGTAGAATAATCTGCAAATCCTTCAACTCCAGCTTTCTTTCCATATCCACGAACATTTGGAGAAATCCATTTGAAAAGAACAATAGAAACTGTTTTAAGTTTTTTAAGAGAATCTTTTATAGACTTCTGAATTTCTAACCAATCATCCAATGTTTCTGAACCATCTGTAAAACATTCCATTGTTATATCTGAACCCGTACAATCTTGACCAAGTGCTTTTAATTTCTGAGCCTTCATCTGTTTTTGGGAAGTTGCAATACGTTCAGGTTTTCCTTCATTGAATACTGCCTGAATCTCAGCAGGACCTTTATCAGAAGGGAGTACAACCTGAGTATTTAGTACTGTTTCAAAATCAGCAGCAACTCCTGTTTCGGTAAATGTATCAAGAGCACAAATACGGTTGCGTATATCAGTCACAGATGTCTGAAATTTAGTAGACAGATCTAAGCACACTGAATAATTGGGTAAATCTTCAAATGTTTCTTGTCGTCGGCATCCGGAATACATAACATATAAGATAGTTCCTGCAAGAATCGCAAGAAAAATTGCTACTAAGAAATAAACTTTGTTAAGTGTTGCTGGATCTATACCCGGCATCCCTACTGAAATAAAATATTAAAAAAAGAACATGATAGATGGTAACTCCAAGGAATTGTTGTAGTCCATTAAATGTAATAAAACCAGAGCGATCATTATGTTGTCCCACTCCTTTACCAAATAATAAAGGTTTAATTGGAGACTGTTATGTAAGAAGGCCTGACCGTAATAATGTGTTAGAATCCCAGCGGATGCTACGAAAACAATGTACTAGAGTTATAATTAATAGAGAAACAAAGACAGTTGTTTCAACTATTCCTTTGGATGTTTCAGCTGTAGTAGAGAATACCAGATCAGCTTCAGTAACAACATCACAAACAAGAGATGCTGTTCTTCTAGCATTTGAAAATAATCCAGCAATGCGTTTTAATGAATTTCTTGGACCTCTTCCTCCGGCTAATCCCTGTCCACCACCATTTTTTAATGCGGGAGTTCCTAAACCTTCTGTTATTGGATGTGGTCCGGGAACTATTAAGCCATTTAGTCCATAAAAAATCTTTTCTAATCATAGAAAATGGGCAATCAGAATCTTGATGCAAGTGTCACAACAATGAAACAGAGATCTGCAACTCTTTACAACTACAGACTTGCAACCATAAATGCATCACTTGCACAGAATCCAGTATTAGTTGTTTTACCAGAGCAGACTTCAGATATGACTGGTGAAGTTCCTCCTGCAAGACAGTATGGTGCCTTAGTCGTGCAACAGTATTCTACTATCAGAACCACGGGTAACTATCCGCTTAATGAAAGAAATCCGGGTGGCCGCTAGGCCCTTGCATCCACAGGGCCGGGGTAGCAGGCCCAGTACGCTAAAAGTTTCCTAATCTATTCGGATGCATTGCTACTTCCAATAATTCCTGTTTAATGCGCTGAGTTCTAGCAATGATGCGACAAAACTTTATCCACATAATTGTCTGAAATCTGCGTGCTACTAGCATCTGATTCCATTCAAATTCGTTACCTAAGAAATTTTGGTTAAGATTACAAAAGAAGTGTCTGGCTATAGATTGATCAATAATAGGTTCTTTTGTAATCCAGTTATTTGACAAATTAATTGAGCAGAGAATTGAATTTCTTGCAAGAATTGTATTAACTTCAGTAATTTGATTATGCGATACATTAATAACTGTTATACTTGCTTGGATAAACGAAGGAAAACTGCTGAGTTTATTCTTTGCAATATCTACATGATGGACTTTTGATGGCAAGGAAGGGAATTCTGTAAGTTGATTATTATTAAGATATAGTTCTTCTAGATTTGGTGGCAGATCTGTAATCTTGGTAATATTATTATAACTTAAATCAAGACGTTTTAGTTTATGAAAATCAGTAAGAGACGGCGTGTATTTGAGACCACAGTTTGATGCAAAGAGTATTTCCAGATTCTTTGGAAGCAGATCTGCTGGAATCTTTTGAATCTGATTATGATCTATTGATAGAAATTCTAGAGAATCTGGCAGTCTAATAGGAAAATTAAATAAAAGATTATTATTCAACCAAAGTTCTTTGAGCGGTGGTAGATTAATATCTAAGAAGGCAACTTCATGAAGAAAATTATATCCTAGATCAAGGACTTCAAGCATCGGTGGCCAGTCATCTGGAATTACAGTTATCAAATTCTTACGAGCATCAATCTTAAGAACATGACAATTAAGCGGAGGAATTTCAATTATTTTATTTTCACGAATATTAATTTTATAGAATGTTCTTCCTGCAGGAATTTCAGGAAATTCTGTTAAGGACGAATCATTTAGAACAAGATTTTGCATCTTGACTTATTAAAACCAAATGCCAAATTCAAATTTTAGCATCCCATTATTTGGCCACCCTTGCTTGCACAGATAAATTCAGGACCTTCAGCCTCATCAGCAGGCTCAAAGCCTTCATAGCCACTACGGGATCCACGGAGCGCTCCACGGCACATCCAGAAGAGCATTAGCGTTGTCAAGCAGTTGATTGTAATGCTGAGGGCTAAGATGGCCGCAACAGTCATGCTTTTGCCAACAATCTTGGCAATGGCATAGGCTCCAGCAAAGAACTGGATTACTGCAAGGAAGTAAAAAAAATAGCAATAGTCATAGGCCCAAGGGGGAGGTGTGGTTAGCGGAAGCTGCATTTCTAAATCAACCGCAGAAAAAATAATTAAAATTATTGATTTTATTTTTGTTTTTTTTGTTTTTTTTGTTTTTTTTTTGTCTTTTATTTGTGTTTCTTATTATTGTCAGATCAGCCCATAGATTTACTTCGTGGAAGAAGGAACCTTCTTAGGACCAGCCTTCTTAGGCTGAGCAGCTGCAACAGGCTGAGTCTTCTTAGGAGGAGGCGGGACTGCCTCAACTACCTCATCTTCCTCATCATCCTCAGCCACTGAGTTCTGCCGAGGCATCATACCTGAAGCCGCTGACTCCTCATCATCGTCATCCTCTACAAGGTTGCTGAACCGGTTAGATCCACCTCCAGCGCCACCAGTATTGGCCCGGTTAGAATGAGCGGGAGCAGACTCCTCCTCATCATCACGGAAGCCATAGCCACGGATGCGCTCAGGTAGAGACTCAACGCAGATCTGCTCAGCCTTCCAACTGGGACCAAACTTGGAGCCAGCAATCCAGATACCAGTGCACTGGATGATGCAGCGCATCTTGGTACCACGGACAAGGAGCTCCTCTACCGGAACACCCTCATAACGCTTCTTGGCCTTGTCATAGAAGTGCGTGGTGAAGACACCATCCTTCTGCTTGAGAGAGACCTTCGTGGTCGGAGGATACGGCTTGACACGACCCTCCTTATCAAGCGGGATCTTGACCATTGGCGTGTAGAAAGCCTTGATGACCTCCACACTGGGATTTGCAAGCTTGAACCAGCTCTGCGCATTCTCCATGGCTAGCTTGATCATCCGCGCGTCAAAAGCCTGCGCGAACTCATAGAAAGCCTTCATCTTAGGATCAGTCTCCGCATCACGGAAAGATAGATCCACACTATACTTTGGATTCTTGCCATCCTTGTCAAACGTATTCATGCCATAAGGCAACGTTACGACAGGAGTCTGGACCTGAACCCCATAGCGAGTCTGGCCACTAGGAGACGCATACTCCAGATTGACCATCTTCGCACCATTATCTAGCATCTTTAGCTGCTTAACAGACAGATTTCCACCAACAAATTCCTCAGGCTTGATTGCAACAGAACTCATTTCAACAACACAGTAATGCTTTTTAGTGGGCGCAAATATCCGGTCAAATTTTTTTGATTACTAAAAAAAGAGTATTTATACAGGATTTAAAATGGAACTTATCCAAGAGTGGACTATATGAGCCTCGGAAGCAGATTCAAATAACCAAGGAAATGCCTCTGCAGCAGAACTACTTACTTGTGTTAGAGCCGTTAAAATATACATTGCACCTAATACTCTATCAGATTGCTGAGTAGCGGAAGAAACAAGTCTTTTCATGATATGACTATTAGATGTCCTTATTGTTGAAATTTGCTGGATTGCAGTAATTCTCGTGATGCCCCAATGAAATAGATTAGGAGTTGCTGGAACAATACGCTCTTTATCTACCTGTGATAAACCTGCACGATGTGTCCAAATATCTAGCAGATGTAAATAAAAGAGTTTCTGTTGGCTTAGACTTAGTGATATAAACCATTCAGGATCTGCTCCATATTGGAGTTGTTCCATTATGACAAATATCTCTACTACTTTCATTCTCCATGTCTGCTCAGCAGTTATAGGTTGTGTAGGTGTCCATATTGTTGCTTTCTGCCTTATAGTCAACCAATTAATTACTCTTTTGGCTTTCATAAGTGTATATTCATAGATAGTTGAACGAGAATATGGATTTTTTGGAGGCTCATCTCCCGCTGACTGCAAGAGCATATTAAAGCTTCTAACATCAAAACCATAAATCTGATTTTCTGATAGATCTCTGTAAGAAAAGAAGTAATTATTGGAAATATCTTTCATAGAATCAGTGCTAAAGAAGTCCTCTGAATTTACGCAAAGAGATCTATCATAGAATGCAATACCATGCAGATGAATATTACGATACCATTTTTTATTTTTATACCATCTTTGAATTTTATTTATTTGTGATAGATTTGAATCATATGATGGTGTCTCTGGACTTGTTTCTCCTGTCGCTAAGGACCAACGAATAGCAGTCTTCACATGAAATCCGCAAAAATCTAAATCCGGTTTTGCAGAATTTGGACATCTTTGTTCTGGATTCTTTTTACTACGGATAGAACAGCATTGTCCTGGCATTCCAATTCTATTTTATCTCTGCTAGTTTTATTTAAGAGCCTTTTGCCTGACTTGTCCAACCAAAAAAGTTGCAAAAAGATGCCTTTTAGGGTCGGTTTTTTTTTAATCAAATAAAAATTTGACGCCCTTTTTTGCCTATGTAGTAAATCATTCCGCGTTTAGAGATGTCCACTAAGTCCTCTGTCCCTAGTAATAACATGAGCTCTGCCACCCCCGCAAAGAAGAGTAATGCCAAGGCCTCCAAGGCCGTAGCCGCGCCTGTTGCATCCCCTGCCGCCCCCGTAGTTGTCCCGCCTCCTGCCCCGGTTGTCGCCCACACGGCGGCTGCTCACGGCAAGCAGGCGGCCGCGGCCCCTGTCGCCCCTGTGGCTGTAGCTGTTCCGGCCGTCGTTGCGGCTGTTGAGGCTGTAGCCGAGGAGGAGAGCGTAGTTGCCAATTTCGCTGGTCTCCTTACGAAGTTCAATGCGCTCCGCACGGCGCTCAATGAGCTCGCCCCCGAGATGAAGAAGATGGAGAAGCAGGTCGCCCGTCTTGAGAAGAAGGCTGAGCGTCGCCGCCGCCGCAAGACTGGTGCTGATGGTGAGAAGAAGGCCAACCCCACGACGGTCTTCACCAAGCCGGTTGAGATCACGAAGGAGCTTTGTGTCTTCCTTCAGCTTGCTCCGGGTACGCAGATCAGCCGCTCTGATGTCACCCGCGGTGTGATGAAGTATGCCAAGGAGCACCAGCTTACGGATAAGCAGACGATCAAGCCGGATGCCACGCTCCGCAAGCTCCTTGGTCTTACGGAGAAGGATAACCTTACAATCCTCAACCTCCAGAAGTACCTCAAGGGTCACTACGTCAAGGCCGTTGTCGTCCCTACGGCTTAACACCGCAGGCTGTTAACACCCCTGCAAGATATTTATCCATAAACAATAAATAAAACATAAATAAAACAAAAATATTCCAATATTTTTTGTCTATCTGAGATACTCAAAAAATTTGAAGTGTTAATTCTAAAAAACTAATACATAGGCAAACTGTTAACCGAAATGTCTGCATCCAGCAATATTGAAATGAAGATGCCTGTAATTGAGCAGAAAGTTGGGGTCAAGGGATCCGATGTATATGACTCTACAGGATCTGCATTGCTGGATCTTTCTGTAATGCTTGTTCGCGGTCTATCCGATGACAAGATCACTGCTGGAGTAGATGCAGTGCTGAAGCAACCCAGTTCACTGGAGGATCTCTGTGTCCTAATCTTCCAGACCCGCAATATCCGCGGAGGCAAGGGTGAACGGACTCTAGCATATGAGCTAATTAAGTCTCTTGCTAAGAAAAATTATCAGCTAAGCCTTGATCTGCTTCCTCTTTTCAGCCACTACGGGTGCTGGCGTGATCTCTTCAAGCTTTCTGAGACTAAGGAGTTTACAGATCATGTGGTTGATATTACTTTGCAGCAGTTTGCAAAGGATAAGGTTGCCATGGCTGAGAACAAGTCTGTGTCGCTTCTTGCAAAGTGGGCGCCGCGGGAGAAGACACACAATGGACCTCTTGCAAAGGTTCTGGCTAAGCGTCTCTTTCCTTTGGTGCTTATCCTTTCAGAGCAGATGAAGGCTTATCGTAAGATGCTTTCTGCCATGAATAAGCATCTTGAGACAGTGGAAGTCTTGATGTGCGATCAGCGTTTTGCTGAGATTGATCCGGCGCATGTTCCGGGTCGTGCTTTGCAGAAGTATAATCGTGCATTTCTCAATCAGACCAGTACTTTCCAGAATGGAAAGCTTAATCCCCATCCGGGAAATGGTGTTCGCTCAGATGCGGCTGATCGTGTAGAAGGAGCGACGCATTTCTCAGAGCATTTTGCGGCGGCTGCTAAGGGTGATGTTGTACTGAAGGGTGCTGATACGGTCTACCCTCATGAAGTTATCAAGTCTGTTTATGAGGGTCGGAGTTCTGAGAATGAACGCAATCTCCGTCTTGGACAGTGGTTGGCATTTGTCAATAAGGCGCTTGCTGGTGGTGCTCTTAAGAACTGTCTTGCAATGTGCGACTTCAGTGGTTCCATGGATGGTCTGCCTAAGATGGTATCTCTTGCACTTGGACTTCTTATTGCCGAGGTTTCGGGTTCTAACAAGATTCTGACCTTTGACTCTGTTCCTCAGTGGCATGCATTCAACCCAGCGCATAACCTCTATGAGAAGGTTGTATCAATTGGTAACATTGGTCATGGTCTGAGCACTGATTTCCAGAAGGCGATGGATCTTGTTCTTGCTGATATTAAGGCACGTCGCTGCCTACCTGAAGATGTACCGAAGGACCTGATTGTCTTTACAGATATGGGTTGGGATCAGGCTTACTCTTCATCTGAGAAGTCGCCGTACACAGACAACAGCTATAGGCACAATGTCAAGACAGAAGGTTGGCAGACACACATTCAGATGATTCGGGAGAACTTCAAGAGGGCTGGAGAAGATCTTCATGGGGTACCTTTCCAGCCTCCCCGCATTGTGATCTGGAATCTGCGTGCTGAATATTCAGACTTCCATGCTCGTGCTGATGAAGAGGGTGTTGTCATGCTTTCTGGCTGGAGTCCGGCGCTCTTCAAGGTTCTGCAGGAGAAGGGTGTTGAGGTGCTAACTCCGATTGCAGCGCTAAGGCTTCAGTTGGATGATCCGATGTACCAGCCTGTAAGGGATCTGGTCCGCAAGCATCTTGATTCATTGAATGCAGTCAATTTGCAGTGGGGTTGCTAACCAGTTTGCTAGAATAAAAAAACATTTATAGTAAAATTGATTAATTAAATATATTTTTTTAGGTCAGAATGACTTGTGAAGCACGTATCTATATTTCTCATCCTGCAACGGGTACATTCCGAGCAAAGCAATGTAAGTTTCTAGCAAAAACTAATTTTCATGGAGTTCCTCTTTGTCGCATTCATAGAAGGAGAGTTATTGCTGGAAGAAAGTGGTTTGGATTTGTCTTTGAAGAAGAACCAGTTCTGCAAGTGACTCATGAAATGTGTGATGAGCATAATTATTGGGGAAAGGCAATTTATTGGGAGCCGAAGCCAGAATAGGCGGAGGTTATGAGGCTATGAAGGAATAATAAAGTTACCATCCCTCTTGTATCCAGCAGGAAGATATGTTTTCAGAAATGCACTGTAACTCATATCAAAGTCTTTCCAATCTACATCAGCATTTTGCAAGATAAACTGAAAACGGGTAAGATTAATCTTTTTTCCATCTTTTTGAAAATAATTGCAAGATTTAAATTCATCTAAAAGATTTTTTATTTTTTTTCGCAAAACTTTTTTTTTTTCCTCCGCCAACTTTTTTTCTTCCGCTAACTTTTTTTCCTCCGCGGATTTTTTCTCCAAAAGTTCAAGAGTAATTTTCTCTTTTCTTTCTTCTTCTTCTTTTTGTTCTATTAAACGAAGTTCCTTACCAATATCAATAACTCTATCATAAATTTTATCACTATTCTCATTTGCATTAAGAGAATCAATAATTAGCCAACAGAGTTTTCCCGATTCTTGAACTTCTTTGCAGACTGGAATAAAATCAGAATCATTTGAGAAAATAATAAATCGTTGAACTGCTGGATTCCTATGAAGATCTTTCATAACTTCAATCACTAGAGAAATATCAGCAGAATTTTTATCCCTAGTTACAGGTCTTTGACAAAGAATATACTTATGCTTGAGTCTTGTAAATTCATCTAATTTAGCAATATCACGAGTTGAAGCAAAGATTTTATAACATAGAATCTTTGTCCCTTGCAAGACAGTTCCTAGTAATTTATCATATTTTTGAAAAGGTATATTCTCATGGTCAACATATACAATAGCGGCCATGCTTGAACCTAAAAATAAAAATATAATCAATTTTATAACGAAATAGAAAGTAAGAATGCCTTCTGCACAAGTAGTAATAAGACATCCGCAAAAGAATTTTCTTTTTCAGCAACGAGCAATAACTGCAGGATTTCAAGTTCAGCAAGAAACAGATAGAAAAACAATTACAATTACACATTCTACAGCATCAGATTTAATGGATTTTCTTAAAGAATTTGAAACACAGGCATTTATAGCATCATCGGTTATTACACCGATGGTAACTAATTGTCAAGCTTATAATTCATTTGATCCCACAACAAATGTAGTATTAATTCCAAATGTCTCAGATACGACACCTCAAGGTCAACGTAAATGGTTTAAACCCACAGAGTATGCTTCTATCTATAAATTTCCAACTCCTACAACAAATCCAATTGTGATTGGTGTAATATCTTTTGGTGGAGGATTAGTTGGGCAATTATCATCAGGCATTCTAACAAATGGAGATGTGCAGGCGTTTTGGACTTCACTTGGAATTCCTGCAGAGAATCAGCCAACTGTAGCAATGGTTTTTGTAGATGGTGCAACAAATTCTCCTTTGCCGATATCAAGTGGAACAAATGAAAATACACTAGACATTCAGATGATAGGAGCATGTTGTCCATCGTCAAATCTAACAATTATTATTTATATTGCGCCAAATTCACTCAATAGTTTTAAGAATGTTTTTAATTATGCATTGGATAATCCAGTGCTTGTAAATGGAACTTTAATGAAACCATCTATTTTATCATGCTCATGGGGTGCTCCTGAAGTTTATTTTAGTAATATTCAACAATATGATTCAATCTTTGCTAGAGCTGTATCGCAAGGAGTAAATATTTTTGTAGCAACAGGTGATTTTGGTTCATCCAATGGTTTACCTGGAGCAAACTGCGACTTTCCATCTTCATCACCTAATGTAATAGCATGCGGTGGAACATCTCTTACATGTCCGAGCTATACATATGATTCAGAAACAATAGAACTTTCGTGGAAAGATGGTGGTGGAGGAATCTCAAAATTTTTTACCAAACCAAATTATCAACAATCTATTACAGGACCTAACAGACATACTCCAGATCTTGCTCTAAATGCAGATCCGGCAACAGGTGTTCTTTTCTTTGTTGGAGGTGAATATGTTATTTATGGAGGAACTAGTATTGTTGCGCCTGCAATGGCAGGATATGTTGGGGCACTGGGTTCTTCATTAGGATTTATTAATTTAAAACTTTATTTATCACCTTCTTGTTTTAATGATATATTAACTGGTTCAAACGGAGATTATTTTGCTTTAAGCGGATTTGATAACACAACAGGACTTGGTAGCATTATTGGAGATAAACTAGGTCTTATGTTAAAAAATCAAGCGCCAATCACAAATATTACAGTTAATCCATTATCTGTATCTTTAGTTGTAGGAGATAGAGAACAAATTACAGCCACAATTCAGCCTGTAGGAGCAATAAATACAGGAATACTTTGGGATTCTCTAAATCAAGTTGTTGCAACAGTTAACTCAACTGGTCTTGTGACTGGAGTTAACGTAGGATCAACATATATTACAGCAATTTCTGCTGGAGACTCTACAAAGAGAACAGCAGTATTAGTGAATGTAACTGCACCAGTAATGCAAATAACTCTTAATAAACAATCATTAAATCTTATAGTGTCACAGACTGCAGTTCTAACTATGACAATAACACCTACGACAGTTGTAAATAAAAATGTTGAATGGTCTTCATCTGATTCAAGCATAGCATCTGTTAATCATACTGGTACTGTAACTGGAGTAGCAAATGGCACTGCAATAATAAGTGTAAGAAGTCATCAAGGAAACTTAGTAGCAACCTGCTTAGTAACTGTAACTACACCTGTACAAACCCTTACAATTTCACGAAATAAAGTTACCTTAGTTGTTGGAAAAGGAATTCAGTTATTTTATTCATTCTTACCTCAGTCATCCACAAATCCAAGTGTTATATGGACAAATTCAAATCCTAAATCTGTGCAGATTACTAATTCTGGATACATAAGCGCAATATCTGGTGGAACTGCAATAATTACCGCAACATCTATGGAAAATAAATCTCTGAATTCCTCTTGCCAAGTAACTATACTTGAAGAGATAGTTTAGGTTTTTTTCTGGTGGGGCAAAAAATTTGACCGGGGTTTTTACCCACCATTTAAAGTGGGTGCAAGAGATCTATTTGTGAAGACTCCATACAGCAAAATACCGAATTTTATAAATTCTGGAGTCTGCAGACAAAGAAGAATCAAAAGCACCCAGCCAAAACAAAACCCAACAAAAGTAAATATTTAACATTTAAATATTTATACTGTAATTGAAAAGTAAGAAAATAAGAATTCGTAATTAAAGTTCCTTACAGCAAAAAAGTTAATTTACAAATATTAACAGGAACTTGTGCCTTTTGAGCTTTCATTAGTTATCAACTTATCTTTAGCCTGCGGTAACAAGTACGCAAAGATAGAGTGATAATTAATGGTAGTTTAACTGTAAGAACTCAGAGGGGTTCATCCAGCATAACTAATTAGTTACTATATAAGATTCCATACAGCAAAAAATCATTAAATATATAATGATTTATATACACTGGAATCTGCTGAGACTCAAGCCTTTACGCTTGCAAGCTCAGATTTGTGTGGCGCTATAGTCTAGTGGTCAGGACAGGAGGCTTTGAACCTCTTAACCCAGGTTCGATCCCTGGTAGCGCCATATAGTTCACAACCTCTATTCAAAAGGTTGCATTACTAGGATGTCCGAGTTGGTTAAGGAGGCAGGCTTAAGATCTGCTGTTGCAAAACGCATGGGTTCGAATCCCATTCCTAGTATTAAGTTTCCTTGTTCTTTAAAAATAAGGTGGTGATCATCACGATCCGTTCTGGTTACATTCGTCAAAGTAACCTCATCCGATATAGTCTAGCGGTTAGGATAGGGCTCTTTCACAGCCTTGACCCGGGTTCGACTCCCGGTATCGGAATCACACTCATAGTTCAGTGGTAGAATACAGGATTTCCAATCCTATGACGCGGGTCCGATTCCCGCTGAGTGTAAAAAAAGTTTGTAGCCACTTTTCAAAAGGTTACTAGTTTTCATACAGCAAAAAAAATAATTTTAATGAATCAAACCCTGAAAACTGTGGATTCTTACAGCAAACCAAAATAATTTCCTATTATTTTAGAATCCAGAAAAGTAACGAGGATGTCCGAGCGGTTAAGGAGGCAGATTCAAGACCTGCTGTTGCAAAACGCATGGGTTCGAATCCCATTCCTCGTAAAGAGTTTCCTTGTTTTCTCTAAAAACATGGTGGTGGAGGAGTTCTATTACTACTTTCATAAACCGGTTTAGCTCAGTTGGTAGAGCACGGGCCTTTTAAGCCCGTAGTCGCGGGTTCGAGCCCCGCAATCGGTATTCGTGCCTGCAAAGGGCACAATGCCGCGGGTTGTTTGCTCTGCAAACGGTCCCGGTATTCTGAGTTGTTAATCTCATTAAAAATAACAAAGCCCATGTAGCGCAGTGGATAACGCGTCCGCCTTCTAAGCGGAAGATCGTGGGTTCGACCCCCACCATGGGTACTGCCGGAATAGCTCAGTGGTAGAGCACCAGCTTTGTAAGCTGTAGGTCCTGGGTTCAATCCCCAGTTTCGGCAAAAAGTTGCTAGGTCTTTAAAACTAGCACCGCTCCAGTAGCTCAGTTGGTAGAGCGTGGCTCTTATATCATTTAGATATGCATAGGTAGGCTAAAGTCGTGGGTTCAATCCCCACCTGGAGCAAATTTTTTATGAGATCAAAAGTTGATCTGATATAAAAAGTAAAATTTTAAATAAACCAATTCTTATGCAAGAAACACATTAATTTCATCTCCAACTTCACCAGAAGCCAAATGCCGAGCAATCCACTCCGGTTCCACAGATCCACCTTTCGCCAACTTCTCCTGCTGATCTGGTCTGAGCAAATCATTCACATTTTTCCGACTAATATCTAATTCCTGCAAGGACAACCGAACATTTTGTTTCTTATCCTCAGCAAGACGCATCCGATTCATTAGAGTTTCTATGTTTCCACACAACTTATACCGTCTGTAAAGAAGTCGTGATGTATACTTACCAATTCCTGGTGCATAATCTGTTCCTAGCAGACAGACAAATTCACGGAATTGTGATTCAGTTAGACCAATTTCAGCACAAACAGATCCCAAATCAAAGTGATGAAAGACACACTCCTGCAAATTCTCAGATGAAGGTACAATTAGATGCTTAACACCTCGTGCTAGAAAATCATAGTCAGTTGAAATAACTGCATCAATTTCACCCTTATATTCCATATATGCTAGAAGAGCATCAGCTTCACCCAATGCATGAACAAATGGAGTTCCAGTTGCATACAAAAGTTGTTTTACAGCGTCGCGATCCTCAGCACGAATCTGCGGCACATTCTTACGACTACTATAAATTTTATCTTGAAGAATATCCCTTTGCTCAGAACTCAAATCTGTATTTTCCAATGCTGACTCTAGAGCTGAACACAACTTATCAGTATCTTCACGTTGCTTTTTTCGCACAGCCATAATTTGCGCCTTCTCAGCAGGGGGACTTCCATCAAAGACAACAACAATATCAACACAATTACGCTTACAATCTGCTAGAAAGTGGGATAGATTTTGGAGCAAAGGATATCCCATAGAACGACTTCGGTATAGCAGACAGAGTATATCTATACCAATTCGTTTTCCCCTCCATGCGGCCAGCATCTCTCGTCGAATGATTTTAGCAGCTGACCAAAAGAGAAATGAGTAAAGACCGCGGATACCCATATAGTTTTTATGCTTTCTGTTTGCAGTAAAAAAGATATCAAATTTTATGAAGTCAAAAGAACCTGTGAAATATCTAAGAAGATAGACTCTAAGAGAAGAGGTGTTCTATAAGAAGCTGATCCTGCAAGAGATCCAATAATTTTCAAACATTGTAAAAATCTCTTTTCTGTAATTTTTCCATTCAAATAAAATTCTGATAATGCTTGAAACAAAAGTTCAATTGATTCAAGAGTACTCAAGTTCAATCCTAACAAACTATAAACAATTTCCCTAGTCCAAGTGACAATCTCAATATCAGGTGGTCTTCCCGACTTCTCCTCTTCTACAATTGTGTCAATAATGTTACGCATGTAAGGGAGCATTGGATGTGCAAGAGACTTCGGTAACTTGGGTGATTGAATCTTAACAAATAGATCTTCTAAGAATGAGATCGCGGGATTCATTTCACGAGCAGATAACCAAATACAAGTAGTTGTGTTAGAACCCATGCAGAATTGTTCTAGGGTTGCTCTTATTCTAATTGCAGTAGAAAGAGACATTGCATGCGCCCTTCTAATTACTAAGAGTCGTTGTTTACCAAAAAAATTCTGAACAACATCAGCATGTTGAGTTAATCTCAATAAGAGTTCGGGCAAAATTTGCTTTTCTTGCATAGAAAAATCAGTAATATCTATTTCAATGTGTGTAGGTGCTATAATAATACGTGCCTTATAATCATCGTGCATTTGTAACTCTTTGACTTCAAAAGAAAATCCATTTAATTCAGATTCGGGAACTCCGGCTGCACGGCGGATCTTTTCTAACTTTCCAGTTCCTCCAAGTCCGAGCCATAAAATAGGCAAATTAGTCTTTCTAATTCCTTGCATTTAATACGGCTTAAATAACTTAGTCTATTATTCTCTAAATATGGAGTGCGCCATTCCATGGCAAAGTTTTGAGCCATCTAAATGTCAACTTGGACAAAAACAACAGAATAAAAGATATCCCACAGCGGAATATATTTCAGTCTCTTATAAAGATTCTATGGTTGAGATGCCTTCTTTTCAAATTGTATCACCTTGGTTAACAAAACCGAATTCATGCACAACTTCAGAGATTATTGAAATTGGATGGTGTGTCTCAGAACACCCTTTTTTTCAGAAGCTAAAAATGCTTCATGATTATATGAAAAATAGTCTTTTGAATAATCACAAGATCAAATTAAATTCAAATCCGTATTTGCTATCCATTTATTTGGATAAGACAAAGACTGTTGTTAGAGATTTAACCAAGAATGAAGAAATTTTATTGACAGATGATATTTTAATGAATCCGCTACAGCAATACAAATTATGTATTCGTCTTGCTGGAATTCACATTCAACATGGTTCGGCTAATTATAGATTTAAGTGCGTAGGCATTCTATTACGTTAAGGACCTAGGATGAAAGCAACGATTTCTTAGCATCATGAACTGAAGCAGCACCTGCTAGAGCACCAAAGAGTGATAGAGGAAATAAGAAAATATGAGTAACAAAAGTTATCCAATATAACAAAGTGGTTGTATCACCAGGTACTAACTGAGTTATTGAGAAATGAATAATCATTCCTACAAGAAGTGTTATAATACCAATCCACATGAGAACAGCAGATACATTTCCTTCACTTAATTTTGGAACCTGACTTGCTAGAATCGTGAAGACTATAAATAAGATTACAGCAATTATAAATACGACTGCAGCAATAGTATTATCCATCCCTATTTTACACTAAGATTTATGAAGAAAGAACTTTCTTTGCATCAGCAACTGAAGCGGCTGCTCCAACAGCACCGAAGAGAGCCAAAGGTAAACAGACTACATGAATGAGGAAAACACACCACATGAGCACATTTGTTGTATGAGATGGAACAAAATGCGCTACAGCAAAGAACATAAAGACACCCAAGAAAAAGCAGATTGTTAGAGCGGTAATTAAGTTTCCAGCAATAGGTCCATCATAGATAGTTGGGATCTGAGCAACAATAACCATATAAATGATTGCTGTTGTTAATGCAGCTAATGAGTAGACTGCAGCACTAATACCCTCCATTCCTAGAGTATGGTTAGGAATCAATCTGCGATTTTACGAAAAAAAGGACATAGACAATAAAAATAAATGAGATAATATACATCCAAGGCAAGTAAAATCCACCAATAGCTCCGAGTGATGTTCCAAGTGCAAACATTAAGAAAATTGGGAATAAATAATCCCAGAAACCTGATAATGTATTATCATTTGACATTCTTCCCTGAAACGGTCTTACAAAATAAAAAACCCGCTGATAAACAAGATGAAAGCCTCATTATTAACATGTAATCCAGGGACTGTAAAAGACACACGTGATACTTGCTTACCGAAAGCTATGATTTCTCGTCTTGTAAAAGAATGGAATACAAGACATCCTGAAAAACATGTGGCTGCATCTGAGAATAAAATGGAACAGTGGAATAATTTAAGACGTGAAATGGTAACATGTGATACCGAATTTTGTGCTGTAAAAAAACTCGTTGATCCTAAAGAAAAGAAGGAATTTCAAAAGTTTTTCCGTCCAGAAGCCCCAAGTGAATGGAAAAAGGATCCCGATGCCTGGCTTTCTACCGATGATATTGAGGATGTTATGGAACAATATGAAGATGCATTTCCCTCCTTTGAATTTATTGGTCCTGTTCCTATTGATTTTGATGCAAAATCATCTGTTCCTTCATGGGGCGAATGTATTGTAGATGAAATGTGCAAATTAGATTTACGCAAGATGAAATCAAAAGGGACAGAAAAAATAGGAATCTGTTTCAATTTTGATCCACATGATAAACCAGGTTCTCATTGGGTTGCAGCTATGATAGATCTCAAGGAGGATATAGCCTATTATTATGATAGTTATGGAAAGAGACCACCTGAAGAAATTAATAGATTTTTAGAAAGATGCAAGCAGCAGGGAATTAAGAAGATTCTATTTAATGATATACGTCATCAACGAAAAATGAGTGAATGCGGAATGTATTCTATTTATTTCATGGTAGCCATGCTTTTTGGCAAATCATTTTCTGAGATATGTTTGGATGAGTTAACTGATAGACGTATGCTTTTGTTACGCAAGATATTTTTCAGCAATGAAAGCGTAACAAAAGAGGAATTAAATGAAGCATTTCAATGGTTCCGTTAAAGCCTAAGAAAGAAATCCAAAGGAAAAGTAATGAACAGGGGTCAACCACAACAATCTTTTCCTCAACCTTCTGATTTTTTAAAACAGGGAAATTATGATGCACTTCTCAATTATACTCGTAAGAGTATTGCGGATTCCCAAGGAGAACTTACTGATAAGACTGATAAACGTCTTCAGAGTGTTTTGAATCATTACATGAAAGAAGTTGTTAAGCAGAATCCGGGTAAGAAGATTCAAGAATTAAATCGTGAAACAATACGTGAAACCCTGACAAGTATGGAGGGATGGCTTAGAAGAGGTGGAGAATCTGTACCTACGAATGGTGATATGTACAGACAACCTGAAACTGAGCGTTTATATTCTAATGTTGGAACTCAATTAGTATCGCAGCAAAAAGAACGTAGTCTTGTTATTGGAGCACCAACTATGAAGCCTGACTTTCGCGACAAAGTGGAAGAAGATGTGATTGATCCAATGGCTCTCTTTGAGAAGGCACGTCTTGCTCGTGAAAAGGAAGGAATGATGAAACCTGCATCTAAGCCGGATCTTGTTCTAAGAGATGATTCTCCTGAGTACAAGGTTCCCCAGAATCTACCTCAGGATGTTATCATCAGACAACAGGATGTTACCAAGTATAAGGAAGTTGAATACAATATTTTCTTGAACTCGGGTGATCGTAATTGGATACTAAATACGACAGAAAACCGTTATGAGTTTAGCATTAATTTTAATATGGCAAATAATGCGAATACATTTCCGATGTCACCATCAGTGCAGGAGCGTTTCCGCAATATTGTTCGTATTGAGACAGTTAAGGTAGTAGTTCCGTTGGAATCACTTGAGACGATTTTACAAGTAGGAGCAGGTCCAGCATATACAACAAATGCAATTGTCTCAGCACTTTCTTATCAGTATGTTGCTTTACGAATTGCAGAACTCAATACAAATGGTTTTGGCACCAATTCAAAGTTGGACAATAGTTTTGCAGTCATGCATCAAGATACGCAGTGGGTGTCTGATGCCTCAGCCGCATCTGCAAATAGAGGATTTGCATCTCTAACACCGAAGTATCTAAAGTGCCAGAAAATCTATGCGCCGACACCTCTTGGTTCTTTGCAAAAGTTGTCAATCAGAATTGAGAATCCGACGGGATCAACTCTATCAACAACATCTGATGTGCAAGGAATCACACAGATTGTATTTAGTTCTGACTTGAAGACTTATACAGCAAATAATTCACAGTCAACACTTTATATTACAGCGCCTGCAACTCAGGCTACTCCCGGAACATTAACAACTTCAAATGCAACAACAAATGAGTATGTATTTATAAGATGCACGAATTGGTTTTCAAAGTGGCAGGTGAATTACCCTGACAAGATTGTTATCAGTAATTTTGTAGTTGGTGGAACTGCTAATGGTGCCTCTATTGATTTCACAAATTGGCTTACAAGAGCTGAAGGTCATTATGTTGTTGGTCTAGCCTTTAGTAGTGGAGCTGCCGGTGAAGTAGTAACAGATGGACAGAATGTAAATGGATTTTCAAATTGGGTAATTATTAAGAATCGTTTTAATGACCCAACTCTTGCTGCATCTTATAGATATCCAAGTGTTTCCGCAGTTCCGTATTTAACAAGACAGTATTTTGGTGGCTCAACCACAACTGAAATTGCTTTAGGAGCAGTACTCTATGGAGCAACAAGCAACCAAGTGACAGCGACGACAAATGCAGCGCTTCTCAACTTGAACCACCAGACGCATATTGTCCTTCGTGTAGTCTGCAGAGAAATGGATGGTGCAAGCAATTTGCGACCGGATAATACAAACTAAATCAAAAATAATAAGATATAAATGAAAAAAAATTAAAAAATTAAGTTTCCTAGCAGAGTTTTGCTTCTAGGAATTTTAATTACATACGATAGAGAGACTATGAAATTTCAGGTCATGTTAACACTCCTGGGAGTTTTGTTTATTGTTATTGCTTTCTCTTTTTTTCTAAAAAGGAAGGTTGAACATTTTGCAAATGATACTGATTCTCAACGACTCCGTGAATATAAGAATCTTGATAAGGATCTTACAAATGCAGATGCTCGGCGCTACAACTATGTTAGTGATGGCATGAACGATTTTCTAGGTGGCTTTTTTAACCCCCAAAGAAACAATGAGCCAGTGATCACAAAGCAGATTCAAGATGCAGTAAATAATGTGCAAGTTGTTGGATCAACAAAGACTGAAAGTGGAAATTACTTGCAACCGTCACTAAATGAAAATACACATATGCCAGCATCATATATCTTAGATCTCATCCGAGCATGCGAAGTACAAAAGATAAATATTTTTAATATGTCTGATTCCGAAATTTCAAGCACATGTTCAAAGCTAGATGATCCTAATAATGCTCAATGCGGTTTCTGTCTTAAGGCTGGAACAGATAGTCAAGGAAAAACACAAGTAGGAGGTCTTTACTTTAGTGCTTATGATAGACAAAATGGAAATACCCTGCAGGCAAATGTAAATGAGTCTCAACGTAGATTTTCACCTTCTGTTGGTCTCTGTGAAACTAATAATTTCGTAACTTCTCGTACTAGATGCATAAAACGTATCAATGAGATTTTATGCGAATCAAGAGGAGGATTACCTCAAAGAAGCCCTGATGTATCTAATGGCTGCGGACAATGTGCTACCCAAGGACTTTTATTCATGTACAATGGTGATAAAACCCGTACTTTTGATGCAATCTTACATTTAATTGTAGATGGTCCAATCTATATTACAATGAGTCCCCGTAATGCAGCAACTGCAAATCAGACAGTGGATAACATGAATAAGGGACTACGATATGTAAGTTTTATTTTTTCAGGTGTCACAGAAAATGATAACTTTAGCATTAATAATCAAGGAAACGTGAATAATATTCTTGCAGGTCAGTGGTCAAATCGTACTGGATCACGTACTCTACCCTTTTATGAATCACTTACTGATAAAAATAGTGTTTTTATTGGTGGAAATATAAATAGTTCATTAATTCAGCAAACAATCAAGGCGAATGATTTAAAAAATTTCAATGTAGGAACTTTAACAGTTAAGTCAACAAGAGTTGGAGCATCTGAAGCAAATTTCCCTGCAGGAACTGGAAACGGAGGAAAGTTTAGTATCAATGCGTCAATACCGGGATATTTAGGTGAACCTCTTTATGACGATGATGCTGAAATTTGCCCTACTGGAGGAATTTTGGGAACAAGTTCTTCAATGATTTTAAATAAGTCAAATCCCTGTTATTCCGAAGATCCTAATGCACCCTTTTCACAAGTTTGTTTAGCAAACTTGTTTTCTGCATCGGGTGGAAATTCATTTGGACAAGGATATCCTAGTAATAAAACCAAAGCAACTAACTTATGTACTGATGCGGGAACAAGCACTGATATGAATAAAATTATGGCATTTCTAAATTCAAAATATGCAATTGCTACAACTGGTACTGATGTAAATGGTAACACACTTAATTTAGATATTGTAAATGCAGCATCAATGTATATGTTAGGAATTAATATTACAAATCCCTGCGATATTAATACAAATGAGGGTCCTTTATCTGTTCCCTGCTTACAGTTATTATATGACAACAATGGTGATAAATATGGTAAAACATATACAAATTCATTTGGCGCCTTTACATCATTCTGTAATAAAAAGGGAACTGCTTCGCCAACAAATGTGGCTGGAAAAACAAATCCAATTGCCATTAAGAATGCATTAGCTGCAGTTCCTACACCTCCTCCAGGTCAGAAAAATCCTTCTACTGCGGTTCAATATGTCCAGCAATATTTTAGCAAAATCCACGCACAGGCAAATATGAGTGCAAATGCTTCAAATGCAGATATTGTCATGAGTGGTCTAGCGGGATGCTATGGTATTAATGTTCCGAATCAATCACCGGCGCAGACTGCATGCGACCAGAACCAACTGGCTCTTTATGATGTTTCTCAGCAGAATACAACTAATTCTCGTGCAATGCGTGTTGTTTTCCCGAATATTCAGACAATGGGTCCTATGGCAGATGTAAACTTGGTCATGGTTAGAAATAATGGAAGTCAAGTTACAGTAAATGAAAATACGATCAAAATCACAGCCTACTCTGAACCTGGTGTATGGACGAATATTTCATGCAGAAATGCAATTTCTATTAATTTCTGGGTAAAGGTAAATAATCCTCCAGTGTATCAAACCTACAATTTCATGTTTATGGATTTCAGACCGGCTCTACCAGATACTTACTTGTGGGCAGCAGGTGAAGGCTCATATGGTTCATTCTGGAATACAGGCAATCAAATCTTCATAGATGGAGCAGTCAAAAAGACATGGAAAGGAATTATTGATAATAAGTGGCATATGGTCACAATTAATTTAGCGAAACCGTATACAGGTCTCTTAAATTTGTTCTGCGGAAAAGATGGATGGGGTGTAATGAATTGCGAATTTGGTCCAATTGGAATTTATCAGAATACAAGGACACAATCTGAAATTACAGCCGATTATAATGCAAGACCTACATGGGCGCAAACACCCAATTTCCTAGGTTATTTCTACCAAGGATGCTTTGGTGATTCATGGAATCGTGCTATACCAAATTATAGTGGTCAAGTTGGTTCAGTAGCTCAATGCGCACAGATTGCTAAGAATATGAATATGAACTGCTTTGGAGTACAATACTACGGAGAGTGCTGGACTGCAAACTATCCAAATAGTGATTATGCAAGATATGGTGCTCTAAATTCATGCCCGCCTCTAGGTGGTGGATGGAATAACCAAGTTTATTTCAATTCAGAAATGCAAGTTGTTGGTGTTCCTTGCAAGGTTCTTGGCTATTATGGCATGGGTCCTTGGGGTGGATGGAATGGTTTTGCGGATCGTGGAGCACAGTGGATTTGGGATGAACAAAATGCAGCAGCCAATGCAGTCACTGGAAGATGGATGAATTACAACAGACAGGTTAATATAGATGTTCCTTGCTTTGCTATCTTTCACCTTATCGTTGACAATGAAGGCGAATTATTCATCAATAATGTATCACAAGGAGCAATTGCTGGAGGTGGATGGGGAACAACCAATTATAGTAAATTAAAAGTACAGTTAGCAACAGGTCAAAATAATATTAGAATCAGAGCAATGAATGCAGGTGGACCTGCAGGTTTAGTTGGTTCACTAATAAGAGCGGATGGTGTTGTTCTTGCCCGCACAGATAGAACATGGACTGTGACTTATTAGACCCTGGCTCATAATCAATTATAACCTAGAAGAAAACTTTCTTTGAAAAAAAGCAAGTTCCCTTTTAGAGTGGTATGTCTTCGGAATATACAAGATTCTTGCTAATAATTTTTCTATTGACAGCACTTTGCGTGGGTCTTTGGGCTCTACAATATATGGCTGATACAGAGGCTGTCAGTGAAAATTTTATGAGCGATCAAAAGTTTGCAACACAAATTGATTTTATTAATAAACAAGTTGCAAAGGCACGAGTTGGTGATGCTGCAATGGACATTCCGACAAATCCTAATCCTAAGAATCAAATTATTAAGCCTAACGCATCTCAAGTTAGAAAAGCGGTAGAGGATATTGATTTATTTACACAAAGACAAGAGCCTAATACACAGGATTGGTATACTGATGTTTTTAATTCACCAATTTATAAGGCTGATCAAAAGTGCCGTGCTCTTACATCTGTGTATGATCTGCCTGAAGATGCTACTAAACAAAGAATAGACTGTGGATGGATGTTTAATCCTAATGGCAAAAGCGCCTCTGTGCTCTGCTCTGTAGCAGGTCCTATTTTTAACTTTTCACGCATGGATTATCCATCATCAGATTATGATTTTACCTGGAGTAAGACTGCCGCAATTCAAAAGGAGGAAGAAAAAATATGCAATCAGACCACAAATTGCGAACTCTTAGTTCCTGGAAAGGGTTGCGGATTCTGTCCTGCTCTTGGAAGAGCAGTTCCTTCATATAATGATGGAACATCAAAATACAGAGGAAGATCACAATGCCCTAACTTAGCTGTTATGGATCCTCAAAGATGCTTTTTACCTGTATCTCAAGGTGGTGGTGGTGTATCTCAAGGCGGTGGTGCATGCAACCCTGGCCAAGACGGTCGTTTGAGCAAGGCGTGCTTAACAGCATTAGCGAAGCAGGCTGGGTGCACAGATCAAGGAACTATTATACAAGCACTTCAAGATTCTTCCAATCCCCAATATGCAAGCGGAAAAGTAAGAGAAATTACATCTGTCTTGCAGAGTTACAATTTTGCTATACCAAGTGGTATCTTAGATGCAGGTCAAGTTTCTATTGCGGATGCATTAATGTCTTATGGACAAATGTCTTTGCAATCAACTGGAAATCCTAATATGCGTATTCGTGGTGCGACAGGTAATCTTTGTTATGGAAAACCCTTTGACGAATGCACCTATGATGATTCTGATATGAGCGCATTTTCTTTAACATGTTTACAAAAATTGTTTTTCAATGCTGGATGTCAAAGCAGAGGATCTGAATTCCCTACAGAAGCTAATTTACCAACATACCGTTCACAGAATTGGGGAACTATTAAAAAGAATTTGAATGCTCTTATTGAAAGAATGACAAATAGAGGTGCTAAATTCTCGGCTGCCGATCAGAAAGATGCTATTAGACGCTGCATTGGAGTACAATTACGCAGACGCTTGACCACATACTGTAACGAACTTGGAATATCAATCAAGATCTATTTTATGAATGATGGACGATGGAATTTCTTTGGTCGTTACATTGTTACAAATGATTTTTTCTTACTCAGAAATGATGCCACTTTCTGGGATTCATTAATTGTTTTCAATTCACAGTTAACTGAAAACAGAAATATTTTATTAAGAATTGAAACGAATATTAATCCTAATGCCCAAACAACATTAAATTATGTAAGAACTGGAAATATTAATGATGAAATTTTTTATAATGATAAGAGAATTGCAGCAAGGAATGGTGATTTTATATCACAGGATCAAGTTGCAGGTCTTGATGTAACTCCTAATAATCAACAAAATCAGAAGTTACGCTTTAATTTAAATCTTGTACCCTATCAATATACTCAGCGCTCATCAATTTGGTACATGGCAGACGGTGCGAATAATCAACCAGATATTAATATATTCCGTCTACCCATTGAACGTCGCAGCCCTTTGATTAACATTGTAATGAACCAAGGTGATGTAACTGAAATTGCTGGAACTGTAGACATTGATGTTAGAAACTTAAGTCCTACCACATTTGGTGGTCAATCTTGCACTTTATTCAATGGTGATGGATATATCACAATCCCTGCTGGATTAAGACCTCGTGCTTTCCGCTCATACACATGCAAGATCTGGCTTTCAAATCCTGGAGTTTTCCCTCGTTTATGGTCATTCTCAGCAGGAAGACAAATTCAATACTGGTACTTTAACTGGTGGTGGTGGAATGGCAGAGGATGGGGATGGCAATTAGCATCATATTATGCTCGTGATTATGGTTCATCTTCAATTGCGATTGGTCTTGAAATGGCACATTCTGCAACTCAAATCTTTACACAGATTAAGGGTCCGAGTGGTGGTGTGGGTGGACCGAGTGGAAATATCCCTATGAATACTTGGAAGCACGTAACAGTTATCATGAGCAGCGACTACACTACATCAACAATGTATATTGACGGAAATCTCGTTGGAACTTCTGCAACTACAGCCAATCCTGATATAATTACAACTGATAACTACATTGGATTTGGATTCCCGGGTGAAACTACACCTTTTAGAGGTGGTATGCAGTGGTTCCGTGCATTTGACTATCCCATGACGGCGGAAGATATTGCTGGTGATATGGATGATGATTGGTAAAGCATAGTTGTAATCACTGCATGCTTTCAAACAAATTGCAACTAAATAAATTTGATTTTAAGAAATTTAATTTTTAAAAATCAATTAAAATTTTTCAGTTTAGACAGATTTTTCTAAAACAATAATTGGTTGCATACATCCATTTGCAAAATCTTCCGCATTACTATTTGAATAAATTACATTTTTATTATGTGCAATCCATTCAATCTCTTTAAATTTATCTAAAATTAATGGTAATCTTTTAACCCCATAAATTCTATGCGCATTCCAAACAACTGAATCTTTTCCTACTGGAATTCCTAAAAAACATAATCCACCGGGAATCATTGCTTTATAAATTTCATTCATTGTTTCAATATCTCCTCTAGGATTTAATGGATCACCATATCTTCCTAATCCTGAATGCTCAATACTAGAATATGATACTATTGCATCATATTTAGTTAATGATTTACAAAAATCTTGATATGAAATTGTTTTTATTATATTATGATTACATATTGGAACATTATATTCAACTGTTGTTACAGATTTAACACCTAAATTAACTAATATTGCTTCTATCCATGGATGAGTGGAACCAATAATAGCAATATTTTTATTACGAATATAATTAATATATTTAGTAAATGTATATAAAAAATAATAAGCACCATTTGCATAAGGTTTATGACCTTCCTTTTGATTAAGTATATTATTTATTGAAAAACTATCAATAAATGCTTGTAAATATTCATTTGTCCAATTTAAAGTATATTCTCCAACACCATTCAAATACCAACTGAAAACAGGTATTTCTCCATTCATCGTATATTCATTTAGTAATTCTACTGGTATAGTTTTAGGAGGCTCCATAAAATTATACTAATCTTATTCTTTAGACCTTAATTATAGCATCGCAAAATCCAACTTCTTAATTATAATGGTAAAAGGTAACAAATTTTCCTTTTTCCATTCTTCAGCTCCACAAAAATCTGGTTCTCTATGCCCATACTCCCAAATACCATATGGTTCTAACAGTTGAATTGGCCAAGTGTCAAGGACACACTGCCTATCCTCATCTGGTGTACCTTTTAACCCATCATAATTAAATCTCTTAAAAGCAGAGACTATTGCTTTGATTTCATCTGATACGGTTGGCTTCCAGTGGCAATAAAGAAGTAACCAATTTAATGATAGTTCTCTTATTGCTTTTTGAGACCAAAGTAGTCTATGCAGAGCAATTCCAACTTCTTCTCCAGTCATTGTTAACTTAGCATATTCATGAATTCGTAAGGCAGTTGACATATACTCAGACTTCATTAAACTTGCATATGTTCTTCCTCTTCCCATTTTATTATTCATAATTTCCATCTTTCCAGTCTGCATTAAATAATTTGATAATGGTGTTAACAAAGTAGCATCCCAGATTGAATGCTGCTGACAAAGTTCCTTATTTCCTCTGTTTGAATCATGCAAGGAAGGATTAATCCAATATATATAATGTATTATACAATCAAACAATGTATTATAAGGATAATCTTCCATTCTTGTTTGGTATCCCCGCGGTCTAAAAAACCAATCAATTGAATCAATCTGATTATGAACTACATGCAAGATTACACCACATCCAGCTTGGGAAGGAGGGAAAATTTTTCTGCAAAATTCTTCAGTCATCTGTTATTACTGCAAAACAAGGCTTTAGACCTATAACATTTCAATTGTAATATCAGCATTCATTACAACTATACCTGTACCAGACCAATGTCCATATTTAGTTACATCATACTTTGTATCTTTTATACTTCTCCAAACTCTACTCATACTTTCTTTAACAATAGGATCAGGATGATTTGTTATATCATCCATTAGAACTATACCGCTAAATTTTAATTGTTGTAATCTTTGAAGAATTTTTCGTTCAACTACTTCTAAATGATCAATATCAATCATTACAATCTTAACTCCTTGCAAGAATTCTTCAGTCAAATCATCTAATATATTCTTGATATTAAATGTAATATTATGTTTTGTACGGATTTTATGATTATCCGGAATTAATTTATTAATGTCATAACTTTTTACTTTATTTGTATCATTGTATGATAAAGCAATTGCACTTCTTCCATCCAGAGTACCAATATCCAAAATAGTTGTATTAAAAAAAAATGTAGACAAATAAGAATATAATCTATATTCCTGCTTTCCAGAATTTTCTTCATATAGATCTTTAGAAACTAAAAAATCCTGATTTTTAAGAGGAAACTTATCAAGAATCTCATTTGAAATTGGAATAATCATATTCAATTACCTCTAATAATTATTTAATTTATAAACGAATGAATCGTAACACCTAATAATTTTTTTTTACCCTTGTGTTTTATACACATTAAAAATACCAGAAATTCTGGATTTTTTAAATCGTGATCTTTTGTTATTTTTTTTAAAATTTTTTCAAGGTTTTTTTTTTTTGTTTCCTTCATTATTATATTTTAGTTAAATCAATTTAAATAGGTTTGTTTAAACCTTCCTGTTGTTGGGCTTCTTGAGCCGCTGCATTTGCTTCTAGTGCTTCTTCTGCATTAGATTCTGCTTCTGCAGCCGATTCTTCAACAGCATTAAGTTGAGGTTGTGCCTCCTCAGACGTTGTCAAGACTTCTTGTGCCTCTGCTGGAACTCTTGTTTCAGCTGCTCCACTTAATCCCGGCGGTAAAGATGCTTCACTAGGTTCAGCAACCTCTTTTTCAAAGGTTTGAGGAGCACCGCTAGAAGTCAGTTGAGGAACAACTTCTGCATCTGTAGTTCTAAATGTAGACGATGATGCTGCAATATCTACACGATAATCCGGATCATACAAGAATAGAGGTCCACCAGAACGAATTACAAAACATGATTTAGATCCGTGTTCTAATGCATTCAACATACAATCAATTGCTGAATCCTTCATAATCTCAAACATCTGCTCATTCAACTTTCTCTTCGTCAACATCAATGTATAAATAATTTCATCCGTCGTCATTCCCTTATCACGAACAAAGATTGACTCATCTACCTTTCTATCACGTTTTGCGACCTCCGAGAAACGCATCAAATATGTGAACACGTCCACAGTTCTTTCTGCTAGAGGCAAATCCTTGTGTGAACAAATTCTGATTGCACGTCCTTGTACCTGCTCTAAACGAACATAGTTCCAGAACGGTTCCATAATATGAACCTGTCGCACATTCTTCAAAGAAATACCTTCAGCACCAGACTGTGTGATCATGAACATCCTGCAGATCTTGCCCGTAAAGTTATTCGGCTGTCCACCTGCCAACCAACGCAGATCTTTCTTCAAACTAGCAGGAAGTTTTTTAATATCCCAATTGAAAATATCACGCAAGATTTCACGTTTATCCTGCGCATCATCACCAGAATATAAGATAAAACGCTCCTTGCCCTTATTCTCCGGTGCCTTAAGAGCATCTGCTAGAACCCACTCTGTTCCTTCCTTCTTGATATCAAGACGAACATAACCGGGATTTGTCTGATATTCACAGGCAATTCCAAAGATACCTAATCCTTCAAGAGTCTTAAAGTTTGAATAGATGAGTGCTGGTCCCTTACTCTGACGAACCTTCTCAAGAATTGCTGCATATTTAGGTGAATACTCAGACAACTTTTCGGGAACAAAGATCTCAGCAGCCCTTGCCCTTAAAGCATCTAAACTTGCTTGCACTTGTTCACCATATTCCATTGAAGCTTGAGTAATTTCTCTATCTAGCAAAGCGGTTGCCTGTTTAGCAACGGCTCTTTGCTCTTCCTCTTCCTTAGTATCTTCCTCTGAAAGGAATCCTTCTAGCTTTGCTGCACGTGTATCATGACTTTCTTCTACAACTTGAGCAGCTGCCAATTCATGTTCTTCAGATTCACCTTCATCTCCTTTTTCACCACCTTCATCACGCACTCCAAGAAGAGCTGCTGCTTTCTTTGAATCTTTAGGAGTTGGTCTTGAAATTCCATCGGGGAAAACAAAATTGCATGCCGCGCGACTAAAGATCTTGAATGATGAATTTACTGATTTTGTTGCTTGCGCGTATGCATCTCCGTATAAGATTGCAAGTCCTCCAACAGTCTGTCCTCCTTCTGGTTTCTTAGTATCAGTTTCAGTTTCAATTTCATCCTTTCTTAGGGCTTGATACTTAGAAAGTTGCCATTCTGACATATCAAGATAGACAACTTCATCTGTTGTTACACGAGCAACTAATTCCTTTTTTGATCCTTTGTAATATGAAATAAGACCGGTCAAACGACTCTTTAATGATATAGGATTCATAATCTTGAGTTGTTTACGATCTACAAAACTTTCAATAAACTCCTTCTCTGTATCGGGGAGTTGAGGAAGCGCTTCAAAACGGGGTTCTCCGACGATGTTACTTGCACCAATTGCTGGTGCGACTCTAGCAAACCATTCTTCTAAATTACGTTCTCTAGCCATTTGCTCTTCATCTTCACGCTCCTCCATGCGCATGAATCCTTTTAGTACACCAGTTGCTTCATCAACAACCTTTGTAAAACCTGAAGGTACAGGCGAAATTGTTAATTGCAAATACGCATTATCACCTTCCTTGACCTGCTCGTATTTGTAGAAATCCACTTCGGGCTGTCGCTTCATTAGATTTTCTAGCGCCGATGTATTTACTGCAGGATTTAAAGAGATACGAGCAACACGACGATCGCCGGCCAATATATTAGATAGAACACCTATTTCGTGGGGCTTATTGATAATTGGTGTTCCAGATAATGCAATGATCTTGCATCCAACTGCATTGCAGAGAAGACGATAGAGACCATACATAATACGATATTTGCGGGGAGTTCCACAGAAAGTTCCGACATAATTGGGTTGACGAGGCTCAACCTTGAAGAATTGTTCAAGATTTGAACCGACAATACCACGAACAATATTGTGAACTTCGTCAATAACTACAACTGCTCCATCAAAAATATTTTTGGGTTGTCCTCCTCTTGTAGCGGCGCTACTGACCCCTGAACCACCTTCTGCCCTTTCAGAGCCGCAGATCCATTCTCTAATTTTCTTTTCTCTTAGACCATTGTATTTAATAAATTCAAAACGTGTTGACATATGCGCATCAATCTGCTTTTCAATATCCTTTTGCTCTTCTGCAGAGAATGATCCAAAATTTACCGCACCAGATGGATTTGCAACCCAAAATGAACGAAGTTTATAATTACGCCACTTATTCAAAATATAGTCTGCTGAAAGACCATATGTATCTGTAAGAAAGGCAAACTGAGAACTTGCAGTATCAATTTCTTCCTTCTCATCGCCGTATTTACCGAGTAAAGGAACTTCCACTTTCTCCCAATTATTATCCTTCTTGAAAGCATAATATCCGCAAAGAGCCAATTCCTTCTTGTAATTACCAGATAAACTAGCCGGTGTTAGAATGAAGATCTTACGCATACCTCCAAAGCGAAGAGCTTCTTCCGCTGCAATACTTGTACATGTCTTACCAGAACCTAGACCATGATATACAAGTAGACCACGATAAGGAGAACCTTTCTGCATGTAATCACGAACAAATTCTTGGTATTTGAAATTTTCTACAGTTGCTGCAGAAACGCGTGATAATTCTTTGCAAGCATCACCAACAAGATCAGGATTTGGCTTCTTGAGAATATATGAACTATAGGTTTCAATTACGAACTGATGAATAGATCTGCGGGTAGCGGGCATGAAAATTTTTTCCCGAGGAGTCACACGGATTGGCGTAGCACCAACTTTTGTTTCAACTGCAGCCTTCAAATCTAAAAATGCCTTATCATCAACAGGTTTTTCGGATTTCATTAAGGCATTCTCTTGAGCAGGACCCTCATCATCCAAAAAAGCATCTAATTTTGCCTGCTGAGACACAACTTTTACCGCATCTTCAGACTTTGCAACTTCAGACTTTGTCGATACTTCTGGTTCTGCTGTTCCAAATAGATTGGGCAAAAAAGAAGAAGGCTTTGCCTCTGCAGCAGGAGCAGGCTTTGGTAAATCAACTGCTGAAGAAGCCAAAGATGCAACTGGTGCTACTTCAGAAATCTTAAGTTCAACAGAAGGAACCGATTTTGGTATAACAACAGCAGCAGCTTTTTTCTTTTGTTCAGCCTTCTTCTTTGCTTCTAGCAGTGTAACATCTGCCTCTAGTTTCTGTAAATCAATGAGTGGAACTGTCTTAGTTTCTTGAATCTGAACTTTAGGAGCAGTAAACATTTGAGACATTGTAGGTCTTGGACCAGAACCTTTTTTAGGGGGACCTGAAGGAGGAGCTAGAGCCAAATCTGGAGAACTCATTCTAATTGAGACAAAGGATTACTTATGCTAGGATTAGACCCACTGCTACGAGTGCTAACCGTGAAGCCTCCTGTTCAGCCTCTAACTTCTTCCGACTTATGGCCGATGCTAAAAGTTTTTTATTTGGCAAGAAGACTCCAATTGTATAAATACGATCATGCTGCGGCCCTTCTACATGAATTTCCTCATATGTTGGAGGTGTATGATATTGTGACTGAAAATACTTTAGAAGTTGATCTTTATAGTTATGATTCTCAGAAATAACTTTTGCAAAATTTACATACTGATGCATGATGCTAATAATCCAAGAATAACAAACTTCAAAAGCAGCACCTTTTCCAGCAACTAAATCTGTATTTCTAAAAAGTGCGCCAATCCAGGCTTCCACCATAGAGCCAAGTAACCGTAGATTTTCACGTCCCTTGCAGATTGAATCTACGTGCCGACTCATTACTAACCAAGGAGCCATTCCCATCTTCTGTGCAAGTAAGCCAAGATGGTCATTATTCACTAAATTTCCTCTAAGCGTAGTTAGAAATCCTTCACCTTCACCTTCATATCTATCCTGTGAATACAGTGCAACAACACAATTTAGAACAGAATCACCCACAAATTCTAATTCTTCATTGTGTGCTTTTTGCAAAGGTAAACAATCTTCGGGTCTATCCGATAGTTGAATAATTTCTCCATTAGGACCAGGTGTCCCGGGAGGCTTTTCAACATATGACTTATGCACGCATGCCTGTTGAAAGAGTTTGAAATCTAGATCTTTGGGCAACTTGACACCAGGTCTCTGCAAGAAAGCTAGAATTTCAGACTCGGGAATAATTTTATTATTGGGGTTCCACGGCGTTATGATTTTCACAACGGCGTGATTCTGTTCTGAAACAGATGCGGGGATTTTTGCCTTATGCGGAGCTAATACCATTTATATTATATTAGCCGACATTTTTTAAATGCATTACTCGGAAGAACCGATCCAGTCATTCTGATCAAATGTCGGTGCAAACATGCGCTCCAAACCAGGTGTCCACTTTGAAAAGTTATCATACTTGAAAAAACGGTCACCATCATAATCAATCACGCCACCTTTATCAAAATAAGGATCTTGTCTCTGCACCGGATCAAAACCCGGTGTAATCGTTGTCTCCACTTTTCTATCTGTTAATCCTGTCTCAATCGCCTCTGCGATTGTAGGAATACGTTCATCTTCAAAATCACCATCTGACTTCTTTCTCTTCGGAACTAATCCAGTAACTTCAAAATCTATTCCATTTTTCTTTTCAAGAACAGGTTCCCAATCCGGATCATTTTCATACAATTTCTTAACAAGCACTTCAACATCAGCCTTGTCATGATTCATCAACTCTTCTGTCTTCTTAGGAGCATACTGCTGGAGAATTGCCTGTTCTCTTTCATCTATTTCTACTGTATCTTCGGGTGCTCCATCATCACCGCTGATTGATGAATAAAACGGTTCAGTTACAGTCTCAGTAAATCCTTCCATCCTTCTCTTATTCATAAAACCCTCCTGACCGGATCTAAATTCGGAGTTAAAAGGAAGCTGTGACCAGTCCCACTGTCTCTGAGCAGTTAGTGAATTAATAGTTGTCCTTTCTAATTGATTTCTCTTATCCTTTTCCACCTCAAAAATACGTGAATATTCATAGTCATCTAGTTTCTTAATAGGAGTCAAAGCATATGTTTGTTCATCAACTACATCTATGGTATTCTGGCTATCTTTTTCTACAGTAACTGGCAAATCTGGTCTTGCAGGAGATACGAAAGAACAATCTAATCCTTTGCTTCCCAAATACTTATAATATTCTAAGTATGATTCAAGGCTTGTAAAAATCTTAGATCCAGGATATGATGTAATTGTATTCATTACACCATAAACTGCTCTTTCAGGGCATTTTTCTTCAAAGATTGATTCATTTGGTTCATTTCGTCCCTTATTTACATCAAGTTCCATTCCATACTGGAAGAGTGACATTGACCGAACCTGGGTCTGGCTCATAAGATAAAGAAAAATAAAACATCCGAACAGAAGAATTCCAAATAAAATCTGACCTGTCATTCCCTATTAAAACCCTTGACTTAAATTAGAGATATGGTAAAATCCCGGAATAATAACCATAATCGTAACAATAATCGCTTCCAAAGGACGCGACGAATTGTCAATATGGCAATGAATAAAAATAAAGTTGCTGCAATCAATGTTCGTTCAGACAAAGATGTAAAAAAGGTTGATCAAATGTTGCAAATACCAAATGCTAAAGTATTTATCTTACTTCAGGCTGATTGGTGCCCACATTGCCAAGATATGAAACCCAAGTGGAAGCAGTTGGAAAATCTTCAAGCAAGAAATGTCAACATTGTTTCAATGCCGATTGAAAAGCAACAGAAGAGTCAGATTCTTAAGAATGTTCCTGTAGAAGGAATTCCAACAGTGCTAGAAGTTAGAAATGGTGTTGCTAAAGCTGTAGATATGGAAAAAGCAACTGATGTTGCTGCAATGTCTGAGGAAATGTCTCGTCCCAGCAATGTCCCTATTGATGCTCCGTCTACTGTCGCTGATGAAAGCCAGAATGCTGTTATAGCAAATGAAGAGTTAACAAATAAGAACTTACCTACTCCAACAACAGAAGCAAAGCAGGTACCTACGAATGCTATGGAGGAACTTGTTCAACGTATTGATGGAAACTCAAAGAATATGGGCAACACAAATGGATCCCGTGCAAATAATGTTGCTAGAAATCTTGCAGCTCCTGCTGAGCCCAAAGTTGAGGAGCCTAATAAGGTGGAGGAGTCTAATAAGGTTGAAGAGTCTAATAAGATTGAAGAGTCTAATAAAGTGGAGGAGCCTAATAAGGTGGAGGAGCCCGCTTCTGAAGAATCCAACAAGGTGGAGGAACCCACAGTTGAAGAGCCTAAAACTGAAGTCTTGACTGAGTCAAACAAGGTGGAAGAGCCGACCAATCAGAAGAAGGCTCCCGTAATTACTGGCAACAAGCCTAAAAAAGAAGAAGTTGATATGTCAGCGCCGCAAAAGGTTGAAGATTCTTTCTTACAGAAAGCCGAAGAAATGTCTACTTTTATGCAAGAAGAAGCAAAGAAGAACATCAAGGAAGCTGAAAGTATGCCTGCAGTGCCGAAGCAAAGAGGAGGTGGCTCTAAGAAGAGAAAGGGCAACCTACTCAAGATGCTTGTAAAACTCGGTTCTCCTGTCTTCAAGAGAGGTCAAACACGTAAAGTTAAGAAAGGCAAGAAGGCGGATTAAAATTTGAAACTATTTCTACATGCAAGTAAGTTACAAGAAGCACAATGTCTTCCGAAGATATTGTTTTCCAAGCACTAGAATTCATCGGTAAAGATTCCTTTGAAGAATTTGAAATAAATGGTGAAGTACGACGAAAGAATAAAGGATATATTGTTCAAGTCCATGGTCTAACATCTGATGGAAAAACTGTCTGCGCAAATATTTCTGGATTCCAGCCATATTTCTATATTGAGATTCCCGAAACTCATGACTCCAAACAGTTTCGTAAAGATTTTAAAGATGCAGTCAAGGACTCATTCCAAAATCAGAACCATAAGAAACAGATCAATATCAGCGAAGCAAAGTTCAAGACTATGTATGATTTTACAAATGATAAGGAAATCAATGTTTTCCAACTTTGCTCAGAATCAAAATCTATCTGGCAGAAACTAAAGAATCTTTTCCTAGATAAACACTGTGAACCTATTGATTTCTACATCAATAAAATCGCTCATAAATTCAGCGTCTATGAAGCCAACATTGATCCTATGCTCCGACTCTTTCATGCACGAGGAATTTCTCCTTCTGGATGGATCCACCTTAAGGATGCAATGCCCATTGATTCCGAAGATCCAGTAGCAGATCATTATGTAGAAGTTGATGTAAGTGATGTTGGATCTGAAGCAGTTGTAGCTGCCGCTCCTTTCAAGATAATTAGTTGGGATATTGAGTGTATGTCAAGTCACGGTGATTTCCCTGTACCAAAGAAAGATTACCGAAAGGTTGCTCGTGAAGTTATTGAAGGTAAGATATCAATAGATGAAATTTATGAAGAACTACCGATTGCTTTGGGATGCAAAGACACAAAGCATTTCTCAAAGATTTATCTAAAACAACCTCTAATCAATCTTGATAAACTTAATAAAGAAGATACTAAAAATAAAATCCAAGCAATTCTAAAATCAACAGAAAAGAATGAATTTAAGACTGATAAACTAACAGCCATATTTGATAAGTGTCTTCCTGCAATTGAAGGTGATCAAAGTATTCAGATTGGTATGGTCATGTGGATCCAAGGGAAGCCCGTAGAAAAGTGGATCTATGTGCTAGGAACATGTGATCCTGTATCCGAAGGTGATGATGGTGTTCCGGTAAATACAATTCCCTGCCGTACAGAAAAACAGATGTACACTGCTTGGTTGGAGAAAATCAGTGAAATTAATGCTGATATCTTGATTGGTTATAATATCTTTGGTTTTGATGAAAAATATGTATGGGATCGGATGGAAGAACTGGATATGATAGAAAAGGGCGACAAGAGGGAAAATGATACTCTTGGATCAGTACTTGGAGCATATCTCTCTCGTGTCAAGAAGGAAAAGATCCATTTGAAGGAACAGAAGTTGAGTTCTGCAGCAATGGGTGATAATAAGTTCTATATTATGGAGATGCATGGACGCTTGCAGATTGACCTCCTGCCTTTTGTGCGCCGAAACTATAATTTGCAGTCCTATTCGCTTGATTCAGTCTCCAGTCATTTTATGGCAGGAGATCTGAAGGGTTTGGAACAGCAAGATCAAAATATCAAAATTATTAGCAAGTCAACTAAGGGACTTCGTGTAGGGCGCTGGGTTGTAATTCTAGATTCAGAGAATGATAAACTTTCTAGTAAGATGGAAGTGATTGGATTGACAGATAAGGAGATTCTACTAAGGACCGAGCAGACTGTGGATGAGATTAAGGAAAATGGATTTCCTAAGTTTTGGTGCATGGTGAAAGATGATGTTTCGCCGCAAGATATCTTCCGTCTCCACCGAGGTTCCAGCAGTGATAGAGCAATCGTAGCAAAGTACTGCTTGCAGGATTGCGATCTGGTTATGGATTTATTTAACAAACTAGAAGTTCTAAGAACTGGTCAAGCAATGGCAGATGTCTGTTGTGTTCCAACAGGTTATATCTATATGCGGGGTCAAGGTATCAAGATTGAGTCACTAATCTTCAAGGAGTGTAAGGCTGAAGGGCGGCTTATTAAGGTTCTACCAACACAAGGATTTGATGAAGTAGTTGAACTTGGAAATGAAGATGATGATTCTGAGGCATCTGAGGAGGAAGAAGATTCATACGAAGGAGCAATTGTTCTCCCACCGAAGACTGGAATCTATCTTGATGATCCAATTGCAACATTGGATTTTGCTTCTCTATATCCTTCAACAATTATTAGTGAAAATATTAGTCATGACACATTGGTATGGGTCAAAGATTTCCTGCCCGATGGTTCAGTGATCATCAAAGAGGGATCTGACAAATATGATAACTTGCCGAATCTGACATATGTGAATATTGAGTTTGATATCTTGAAGAATGATCCGTTGGATGATCGCAAGCATCCAAAGAAGATTAAGGCGGGTTTGAGAATTGCTCGGTACGTACAGTTACCGAATGGACAGAAGGGAACAATTCCTAAGATTCTTATGAAACTGCTGGCTGCGCGTAAATCAACGAGAAAGCTGATTGAGACAGAGAAGGATGATTTTAAAAAGTCTCTGCTAGACTGCCAACAGAATGCCTATAAGATTACAGCCAATTCACTTTATGGTCAACTTGGTTCTAAAGTTTTCAAAGTTGGTCATGTAGTTCTTGCAGCATCAACAACTGCGTATGGGCGTAAGCAACTTATGTATGCAAAGTCAGTGGTAGAGGAACTATATATTCCAGCAGTTCCTCCAGCAGGTTGGAAAGCCAAAATCATTGAAGAAATGAAGGCTGCATCTAATGAAAGAAAGCAGATGAAGGGGTCTGCTGCTCATCTACAGGCAATTACGGCGGCTGGTGAAGAATATCTCAGTTCTTTGTCTTACAGGGATTTGAGGACTGCACAGAAGGGACAGCAGATGCTAGAATCCTCGTATTTTGTTGATAACAATCATGGATACAATAAGTGGGTAAAAGCAGGAAAGCCGAAGTCTGATTTGGCTGAAAAGGAAACTCGTTGTAATGCAACTTATGTGTATGGAGACACAGATTCAGTGTTCATTAATTTCCAAGTTCCTGCAAAGGGAAAAGAGGCTCTACAGCCTGTAAAGGATCTTGCAATTGAATCTGGTCAAGTGTGCACTCAGTCATTGAAGGCACCCCACGACTTTGAGTATGATAAGATTATGTGGCCGTTCTGTCTTCTATCAAAGAAGCGATATGTTGGGAACAAGTATGAGGATGATTTGGACAAGCCTTCAATGACGAGCATGGGTATTGTTATGAAGCGACGTGATAATGCTCCTATCGTAAAGGTAATTTATGGAGGTGTTATTGACAGGATTTTGCAGAAGCATGATGTAATTGGCGCCTTTCACTTTGTGAAGACTGTGGCGAAGGAATTAATTGATGGAAAGTTTGGTATGACTAAGTTGACAATTACAAAGTCACTGAGGGCAGAATATGCTAATCCGGAGCGCATTGCGCATAAGGTTCTAGCAGATCGTATTGCTGCTCGTGATCCGGGAAATAAGCCGACATCATCTGAGCGTATTGGATATGTATATATTGCAACACCAAAGGGACAAAAGACTCCAACTCTGCAGGGTGATCGGATTGAGACGCCGGCTTTCATTAGGGTAAATAAGTTAACTCCGGATTATGCATATTATATTGAGTGTCAGATTTCAAAGCCGATTGCTCAAGTCTTTGCACTAGTTCTGGAGAAGTTGCCGGGATTCAAGAAACATGATCTTCCCGCTGGTCTAACTGAAGAAAAGATGGTAAAGAAGCGACAGGCGGTTGCGGAGAGACTTCTGTTTGGAGATCTGTTAAGGGATTGGAAGAATACACAGGGAGGGCAAAAGACAATTGCTGCACTCTTTGGCACAAAGCCAACTCAACTTTCTACGCCTAAAACTACAGTAAAAACCGAAAAGATAGAAACTCCTAAAGTTAAACTTGAAGAGGTTAAATCTGAAAGAAAGTGTTCTAAATGCAAGAAACCGGGACATACTAAAGCAAAGTGTCCTAATTAGTACGAGTCTTTCTACGACGTAATTCATTATTATTATTTCTAAGAGAACGTCCAACTACTGGTGGGCCACCGCCTCCAGCGCCAGCTGCAGCGGGTCCTAAATTTAGAGGTGGTAATGCTGCTTCTAAATTTGCCATATTAAATCCCATACCTCTTTCTTTTCTTGCTGGAGCCACAGGAGGAGGATATGCTCTAACAGCCTTTGGTCTAGCAAGCGGTGGAGGCTCAAAAAGTTCTCCACCTGCACCTCCTCCTAGGTTTAATCCTAGACCATTTTCATTATTATTCTCATTTTCATTTTCATTTCCATTTTCATTTTCATTTCCATTTTCATTTTCATTCTCATTATTTGCAGCAGCCGCAGCCGCAGCGAATGCTCTTAAATTACCACTTTTATTTGATCTAGTTAATCCTCTTACTTTATTTAGTTTATTTCGGAGAGTAGCATTTCTTCTGACCGCAAGACTTCTAAATCTATTATTCGCAGTTCGTTTCTTAATACCCTTCTTGGGTCCAGTTTTTATTGTTTTATTTGGACGAATACTACTTTTTCTTGCTGGTTCACCTCCCCAGCCAGGTATTCTGTTAGCCATCCTATTTACCTACGCATATTTTTACGCGACTTTCTTGATTTTCTAGACTTTCTAGACTTTCTTTGTCTTTCATTATTCATTCCACCGCCAGCACCTCCACCACCTCCGCCTCCGCCTCCACCGAAACCAATATCTCCGAATGCTTCTAAGAATCCCTGTGAAAGACTATCAGCCTGTGCAGCAGCATCTTCAGCAACAGCCTGCGCTTCATGTGCCGCGGCATGCGCTTCAGCCATATCTTGAGGCGCAGCAGCAGCCGCAGCAGCCTGTGCTGCCTGTGCAGCCTTTAAGGCTTCAGCCTGTGCCTTTCTAGCCTTATTAACAACAGCTCTTGCAGCCCTTGCATCTTTAGCAGCAGCAGCCTCCGCTTTTAGTTGCTCCTTTGTTTGCTCAGCCTTTACCACTGCTGCTCTTTTAGGTCTTCCACCATTACCAGCAGCCGCAAGACCAGCTTCTCTAGCCAATCTTACTCCTTCAGGTTCTCTTTCAGGTCTCATCTTTGAAGCTTTTTCAGCCTCTTCTGCCGCTTTTTGTGCAGCAACTTCTGCTGCAAGTGCAGCATCAACAGCAGGTCTTTGCGCAAATGCCTGAGTTATGGGTACGCCTGCCGCACCATTTATCTGTATAATGATCGCAGTAACCCAAGAACTAGCAAGACGTGCTGATAAACCAGAGGCACCCAAATGGAAAAAAAGCATTTCGGCTTGTTGAACAGGATCGGCTCCAGCAAGAATAGCCTGTTGATATGCCGCACCAACTTGGTTGTAATCAGCCATTTCTATTCTATCCCAATAAAATAGAAATGCTAGTGACTCTCTACCAAGTTAACAAACCTGTAATTTCTTTTAATGCATCCCCCTTTGATACAGTCAAATCTATGCTAGAAAATATTAATAAATACCGGGGACCTGAAAATCAAATCCTAGACATTTATTTGGACGCAGAACGTAAGAAGAAAGCAGTAACTACTTCTTGGCTTCTTCTAAATACAATATTCTATGTTGAAAAGTCTTAATCTAGTACAATTGTTCCAGTTGAAACAGCACTATCTACAGAAGTGGATGAAGAAATCAAAGTCCGGATATCTGTCCTGCAAAGAGGGCAATGGATATTCTGGGAAAACCATCTGTCAATGCAGGATGTATGAAACATATGCCCGCATTGTCTAATCCGTCTCCAGGTATTTCCTACAGTTGAACCACTCAAATCTTCCAATACATGACTCTGGCAGATAGAACAATTTGTTTCTAGGGAAATACCCGAAGCATCAAGAACTTCAGTATTTCTATTGTAAAGAGTGGCAGAAGGTCTTACAGTAACAGGATCCCACCAGGCGCCATCTAGATCTCCAGGAATTGTAATATTTATTCCACCACGAGCAGTTCGCAAAACATGACGTACAGGTCTTTGTCTCTGTGCCGCAACAGGAGGTGTAACAACTTCATCTTCATCATCAGATGTAACAGGAACATTATTATCATTCACAATTGAAAGAAGAATATTCCGAATAAGATTTTCATATGAAGAATTCTGTAGTGATTCCCAAGTTTGAATTGATGGTGTAGTCTGCAAAGGAACAATAGGTGGCATAAATGCTGTAGGAGGTGTAAATGCTGTAGGAGTATGTGTTACAGGCACCGCTCTATGCAAAGAAGCAGAAGCAGATGGAGTAATAGAAGGATTAGGCATACGTGAAGGACGGATGTTTGCAGCCCTTAGTGACAATCGGCGACTTTCAGCCTGCTCCCGTGTATAGAAACCCCGCTGTCTATGAAATTCGGGATACATATGTGAAAGACGATTCTGAAAAAAACGAAGAGTAGGTGATGTTGCAAGTTCAGTATCATACAGAAACTCGGGTACAATTTCATGCAAATCATTTAATAGATTTAGTTCATATGGTCTGCGCCGATTCATTTACTCTTCTTAACATCGGTTTTTTTAAGCATTCTATTTGCTAAGTCTGTTTTACCAAGAAAATTGTCTTATTTTTTGCTAAGTCTCTTAGCCCAAAAAATTGAACAGAAAATCAACAAAGAAAAAAGGCTAGAAGAAAAAATGTCCGAAGAAAAGACTCTTGCAAAGAAGGGTCAAATTGGTCTTGTTAATCTAGGTAATACGTGCTTTCTAAACTCGGCACTTCAGCTTCTGCGTCAGAGTAAGTCCCTTCGTATTTACTTTCAGAGTTCAGACTGGGAAAAGGGTGTAAATCAGAGTAAATACGCTCCAATGGTTGAGCCGATTTCTGCTCTAATCAAGAGTATTTGGCGGGAAGATCTACAGAAGGGAACACGGATTTCTCCTGGTAAGTTCTACACAATTCTAACAGATATTGCCGCTAAGGTTGGTTACGATGATCTAGCAGTAAAGTATCGTCAGTGTGATGCAGGTGAAGCCCTACTTTTCCTAGTTGACTGTCTTCATGAAGGCCTAGCCCACACTGTTGAAATGGCAGTAACCGGTGTGCCTGTAACGCCTGAAGAGAAGCGTCTTCACACTAGTTATACTCAATGGACAAAGCACTATAAGAAGCAATGGTCTATGGTAGCAAAGGTTTTCCATGGACAGAAGATGAGCGCCATTACCTGCAAGAAATGTCAGTATCACTCGGAGAACTTTGAGTCATGGAATTCCCTCAGCATTCCTATCCTGAATGGAACAGTTCCTGGTTCACCAGCGCCAACACTAATGCAGTGTCTAGGCGAATACTTCAAGGATGAGACGATTGATGATTATCACTGTGAGTCCTGTGGAAACAAGCAGGCTGCAAACCATACAATTCGTCTTTCTATTTTGCCAAAGAATCTGATTCTTATTATTAATCGCTTCACAAATATGGGACAAAAGGTTCGTGCAAAGATTGAATTTAATCTTGATCTGCTAGATCTGGATAACTGGTTTATTGGTAACAAGGACAAGACAAATACGGTATATAAGGCAATCTCAGTGATTGATCATCGCGGCATCATGCAAGGAGGTCATTATTATGCTTCATCACGAGATGATACTGACCAGACACAATGGTTGCGCTTCAATGACGATAGTGTAGGTGAAATGCCTACAGAGCACGTCAATAATGGTGATACTTATGTAATTCTGCTAGAACAGCAAAGTGACGAATCTCCCCAAAAAGGAAAGTGATCTTAAAATAGGATGAATACAGGAGTTACATCAATGAACTTATCTCGTTCCCAGAATACTGGAATTGCAGGCGCGACCTCTTCTGTCTGGAGTTTCTTTTCTTCAAATCTTTTTTATGGTCTTTTGGTTCTTGTATTTCTAGTTCTAATTTATCTCTACTGGCATTACATTGGCTATGAAGTTTCCGCTTCTTACACGACACTTGTGGATATGATCAGCCAGAAGAAAGAAGGAAGTGTTGGATTAGATTTAACAGGAAGTGGATCACCAAGTGTGGGTGCTACTGCTTCACTACCTAATCCGGATGGTTCTTCAGCAACGCCTTCCTTACCTCCTGTGCAGGAAAATGAGGATGGGTCAGTTAAGCCGACGTTAGCAAATCCTAATCCGAGTTTAACACCGAGTGAATTACCTGGTGGCATTCCCGGTGCAACAGAGACACCATCTTCTTCTGCCTATAGTATCCGCAACACAATCTTTCCTCCAAGAGCCGAAGTGTTTAATGTAAGTCGTAATATTTACAAATTTGAGGATGCAGTTCCTGTCTGCAAAGCATTGGGTGCTGAATTAGCAACATTTGAGCAGGTGCAAGAGGCGCATAAGTCTGGTGCAGATTGGTGCAATTATGGTTGGGTGAAGGGACAGATGGCAGTCTATCCCACACAGAAAGAGACATATGAAAAGTTACAACAGGGTCCGCTTGCATATAAGCAGGCGTGTGGTAAGCCTGGTGTAAATGGTGGATTCTTTGATAACCCTGATCTCCGCTTTGGTGTGAACTGCTATGGTGTTCGTCCTGATAAAAAGGCAACTGATGAACTTTTATCAGAATCGGGTGCTGCACTCCCTCCTACACCGGAGGAAATTGACTTTGATCGCAAGGTGCAGAAGTTCCGTGATCAATTAGATACTATGATTGTTCTACCGTGGAACAAAGGTAACTGGAGTTCATGATTGCATTATGAACCCGGATAGTAAAAAAAAGATTTTTTTTGACACTGGGCAAGTTAATTATCTGGTTCATAATTCCAATCATCTTCTACATCATAAGGATCTTCCAAAACAATTAATTTATCTCTTGAACGGATAGTATACGTTTGAAAGATTGAAGGTAGTTCATACCGCCATCTATAAACAGGATCTTCCCAAGACATCTCTTTACCGAAGATCTGTTCCCAAAAAAGGGAATCAAAATGATACCAATATGCCTGCTGCCATTCGTGTTCTTCCTTATCAGTCCACTCATAAGGGATTCTTGCAGGTGACATAGGTCCTTGAACTCTCTTAGTACGTTCATAACGTATTGTAAAAGATAGATAAAAATATTTTACAAGACGTTTTTTTAACTCTTTTGGTGAATATGCAAATGTAAATTTTTGTTCAGAATATTTTTTAGTAAGCAGATTAATAATGCTAGAAAGCACGACATCGGGTGTATATCCATCACAATCCCTTGAAAACCAGAATCTTTCAAATGATTCACTCATTCACACTATTTCTTATAATTAGTATTCTTACAGAATTGTTTATGTGGCTGCATTCCAGCCACCGAGGTTGCAAGTAGTCTATCTAAAATCTAACTAAATTTTCTCCAAAGTTTCAGCAATCTTGATTGTTCTTTTGCTCTGAAGAAATTTAAAAAGATCATCGGCTTTACTTTGCGGAGCACGTCCTTGCATCCCCAGCACCGAGGAAGCAGGTGCCTCTGGTGATGAGAACCAAGTACGTAACTGATCTTGCAACCATGACCAGGATAGATTAGATTTAGATTCCTTCTGCTGGAATTGCAGCCGTGCTCCATTAACTTCTAGCACTGCATGTTGCTGTTTCATAGCACCAAGTATATTCTGGATCTCTTTTTCATGAATTTGCTTTTGGTTTCTAGCATTAGTAGCTTGTTTGCTAAGATTACTTGATAGATTATCAAAATGAACCCATGCTCTTACAGATTGTTGCAAAAGTTGCTGTGGCTGAGGCGACTGTAGTTGGGGTTGAGGCCCGTGTGGTAAAGCTGGTGGCTGAGGCAACACTATCTGCCCTGACATCTTATTGAAGAAGACAAGTTTTATATTAATCAGTAACGCAACCTTCTACGGTCTCAACCGCTGCAGCAACAGTAGATGCAATAGAGGCTGCGTTAATAGGATTTGCAAAAGAGATAGATGACAAGAAATCAGTGGGAATTGATATACTAGGAACTGGATTATATCCTGAAGCTTTCAGAGTAACAAGTAGTGTTAGAATTGCAATAACAAGAAGTAAAACAAAAAGAGCAGCAGAGAATGCCACATAAGGGAAAATGGACTTAATTATATGCTGAATAAGGGGATCTAGGACATCAACAATACGCGCTTTATTTTCAGGCTGTTGGATGTAATCCCAGAGACTTGTTATGACACTATTTCCCATTGAACCGAAGGCAGTTTTATACATATTCTTATCTTCAATGCCCGCCATTATTAAGAAAGGGGACTTTTTCGCACAAAGAAAACCGCGTTAAGTGGCGTAGGCAAAAAACTTTTTGTATCGCAAGATGGAAATCAAGCTCAGTGATCCTGAGAAGAGTCAAGGTGGTTTTTTAGTTAAAGTAACACAAAAAACACCATTTGTTACGCAATGGGAAGATGGTAAATGGTCTAATCAAGAGGATCTTACAAAGATATTAAAAGATTTGCAGAGTCTAGTTTTACAGTTACTGTATGAGAAACGTTCCTCCTGGTTCTCATCACCTCCAACAAAGAGTACTCTAGCAAAATTAATGAATGGATGGGATTTAAGCAATCTAGCAAAGGCTCCTGATGCAAAGAAAGATGTAACAGGTTCTCAAAGTTTATCTGCGGTTCATATTTCAGCACAAGGTATCCACCCCCGATTTATAGCCTCTGTATGGAATGAGGCACCTAAGATCTCCATGCCCTGGACTGTATCGGGTGAAGATGAACTAGAAGAAGTGGATGACAGCCGCGAAATTAATATTGATGTTGATACTTCCCCGGTTCATCTTAATAATCATGAAGATCGTGATTATCTTGACAGAAAGTTTGCGGCCAAGGAACGAGTAAAAGAAGCGCGCCTGAAGGCTCATGTAGCAAAGAAGATGGCTCAGCGTGAACTCAGATTTTTCTATGAGAACTTCAATATTGAGGATAATGAATCAACATTCTCTGACTATGATTTAACAGATGACGATGAGACAGACGGAGGCGAAAGTGAAATAGAGGATTCTTAATCCTGGCTTTACAAAATTCGCGGTTTATAACAAAATCTCCCCTCTGTTATTAGTAGAAGCAATGGACACTCGTGATTTACTTTTGGCAGTTGTAATTGTTGCACTCGGTGTAGCATTAGTTTATTTCCTTGATCCTACCTTTGGTGGACTCTTAAGATCCCAGCGCAGTGCATATGGACTTGATACTTTTGCAGATATGCCTCATCTGGGAGCATCAACACAAGTAGTTTCTAATTTTAATGGACCCCAGCAAATGCAGCAGAATATGCAGCAGAACTACGCGGTTGACAACCTTGCATCAGTGTCTGGCATGTCACCGGCTGCGTCAGGTTTTGCATCCACAGAAGCACCTCAGAACTGCTACCCTAAGAAGCAACTCCGTGCATCTGAGCTCTTGCCGAATGACCCAAATAGCCAATGGGTGCAGGCCAATCCCATGGCTCCAGGTTCCATTATGGATAAGAACTTCTTGAATGCGGGCTACCAGATCGGCGTTGATACGATTGGTCAGTCACTCCGCAATGCGTCCCATGATCTTCGCTCTGAGCCCGCGAACCCTCAGCAGCAAGTTGGACCCTGGAATCAGTCTACGATTGAGCCGGACATCAACCGTAAGCCGCTAGAGATTGGCTCATAAATAATTTAGTGAAGAAATACACTTATAACTCAAATTAAAAACTAAAAGTTCTTAATTTGTTCCCTAATCCTTTTTAGAATGTCTTCTATGTCAGCAAATTTAACGTTCTTTCTAATGGCTATATCAGGATCTGCTCTTGCAGGTTATTACGTAAAAAAGAATTTTTATGATATGACTTTTGTTGAATCTGATCTAGATCATGAGAAGTATCTTGTTAGAAATCTTCCTGATAAAAAAGAAGCCGCTGATAGACTTGCAGAAGTTCGTCGTAGAACACTCTTACTTATGAAGCATTTCAAGCAGACAAACTCCACAAATCAAATTGCTTTAGATATTCTTAAAAACTTTGATGCAGCACCTATACGTTTTAGTGAATCAACACCTGATTCTAGTTACACTAGTTACACACTTAATAAGGGTGAAAAGATGTATGTCTGCTTGAGACAAAAGAATGCTACACAAGACTTAGTTTCAGCAAATGTTCTTACATTCGTTACACTGCATGAACTTGGACATATTGGAACAAGAGAAATAGGTCATACGCCGCTTTTCTGGAATAACTTTGCCTGGATTCTAAAGCAGGCTGAAGAATTAGGTATTTATGAATATCAAGATTTTGCTGAACATCCCGTTGAATACTGTGGAATAAGTATTACAGATCAACCAAAATATAAAGAAAATTCAATTGATGCAAAAGCAAAGTCGCAGTAAAAAAAATCTTAAAATTAATAGCCTACGATAGGAATGAGCCTTCAAGAACTTGGAATGAAGTATGTAAATAGTTTTATTCAAAGTTATGGTGATACTAATGTTGATGCTGAAGCTAATGCTGATACTAATGTAACACAAACGCTCCAATTTATGGAACACTTCCCTGCGACTTCTACGACTCCTGCAAGACAAGATACTTTCTCATTAGAGACCGAGACTGATTATCAGAATATCTATCCTTTTACGAGCATAGCCGATATTAAACGCATGTTGTGGATAGATAAAAATGTTGGAGGTGCAAATTCTTACAAACCCAAATTCATTTTTATGGCGTGGGAAAAAGATGGAAAGTATATTCCTATAGAATTTTATTGGGGTGCCAATTCTGGGTTACCAGCAATCCTTGATGATCCGTATTCTCTCGGCAAGAAACCAAATTCTGAACTTGTAGATTCCGAAGGTAATCGCCGATCTATCTCCCCCCGTATGAATCTCTTCATTACTCTTGAAGATTCTATCTCAGCTAACAAACCAGAAAATCTAGTCATTCACATTTGGCGTCTCAACCAGATTGTTGATTATGATAATCTTACGCGCACTGAATTTGATGGATTTGTTCGTCTCTACTTTCCTTGGCTCAATGAAATGACTGAAATTGAGGAGGGAATTTCAAATGATCCTTCCGAAGATGAAGTCTATGAAACATGTGTTGAATATATTACTGACAGACAACAACAATTAGATCGTCTTCAGCAGCTCCTAGAAAAGAATGCCGCTGAACTTGGTCTAGTTTCTTGCAGAGGTATTGAATCTCTTCACTTAGTCATTCCGAAAGTTACACCTAAACCTGAATCCCTTGAAATCTTGTTTTATGAATTAGGTCTTTCATCTGCTCTTCCTTATCTCCGTTATTTCTCAGAAAGAGGCGGACAAGAACCTATTATGCGCTACCTAAAGAATGTCTATCTTCCGCCCGAAGTTTTGTCACATTGGATTAAAGAAATCCCCGAAAGCAGAGATGAAATTGTGATTGGAAAGATATTAATCCGCGGCACACGTATTCCTGTAGGAAGTGCATTTGATCTGTATTTCTTCAAGGATAACAGTAATCTAGTAAGATTGGAGTCTAACAGAAAAGATGTTCTCTATCCGGGCACTTTAGTAGAAGAAGGTCTATCAAGTCTTGCAGTTTTTTTGGAAAGAAATCCCTTTGAAAAAGAGTTACCTAAGATTAAGCATCTTCACGGAAAGTTTGTGTGGGAGCATCCCGATATAAATTCTAATAAACCATCTATGCAAGAACTCAAAGAAAGAGCCAAACAATATAGTCATATCTTTGAAGTTGAACCTGATGATCCGAAGAGTCTTAAACTCAGATACAGAGCTGTATCCAATTATGAATCAGAGAATGAAATCTTGAAGTATATTTCCCGTAATGTAGTGCTAGAAGTTGCAGATACTGATTACCAAAATAAGGAAACAGTTGATCTTTTTACGGATCGTATCATGAAACGTTTTGCTAGATCCAAGGAGCAGGCAGTTGCAGATTTTACTTTATGGCTACAGAGAAAGGGCGAATATCAAGCTGTTGCTCAAGGTAAGGGTGAAGAAGCAGTTCCGTTATATCACGATGGTGTAATTGTAAGTATTCAGAATAATCATCCATCCTATGAGATTGAAATTGCAAATGTGCAAGAGCAAACAAGTTTTAGCCGTATTCTAACATCTCTAGCAATCATGTTAATTGAGAAGCCAACGGCAGATGAGATTGTGAAAGCGGCTGGGACTGAAATATCTATTAAAATTATTGAAAAGGAGAATAAAGAATCTAAGCCTGAGGGTGCAGATTATACACGCGCTCCTACAGCAGTCTCATCTACAGCAGATGAGGGACTCAACTATTTTAATCTGCTAGGAGTTGAAGAAGAAGAAGATGATGAAGAAGTCTTGACAAAGTCTGAAGAGGAGGGAGCAATAGGTACAGTTTCTAACAAGGTCGCCAAAGAATTAGTACCGGAAGATTTAGCATCAAGATCTGAAGTTGCTCCTGCAAAGGTTGAAGCTCAAGCATCACAACTAAAGGAAGTTCTCGGTGATGTATCAAAGTTCTATATCAGCAAACTCAAGCAGTTGGATATTGATCTATTCGGATACCAAGATAAGCGTGCTGGAAAATCAAAGGGATATAGTAGTGCCTGTCAAACTAGTAACGGTGATATGCCTCATTCATTGTCTCCTTCACAATACAAACGAGTCAAGGAAATTTACAAGGATAAAATCACATTTATTGAAGGACCAAAACCTAAGACATGGAAACTTTCGGTAGACTATCCTACAGTAACTCCTGATTGGCTATTTGATACAAAGTTTACTCCAAGACGTCCTGTGTGGACAACTCTTCAAACAGGTTCACATGCAAAGAAGAATTGGTATCTCTGCTCAAAATACTGGTGCATACGTGATGATTTGCCCTTAATTGAAAGCGAATATGAATCTAATAAGCAGTGTCCATTCTGCGGTGGAACAGAAATTAAGGGTAAGTCACCGGCTCAAGGTGAAACAGTTCTTGTTCGTGTGACTGATAAGGGATATAAGCGTTTTATCGGATTCCAAACAGAGTCAAAGCATCCGGAAGGATTTCCCTTACCCTGCTGCGGTAAGCTACCAAAGGAATCACGTCTTGTAGATAAAACAAGACCATATGCATCAGTTACTGATGCAGCAGTAGCTGATGATGCATCAAAGTTACCCGAAGGTGTAAAGGAAGAGTTGGCAGAAGAGAAGGCTCTTGCCTCAGTTACTAGAGCAGCACCTCCTCCCAACAAGATAGAAGATATCTTACTCAAGATGCAGGGCAAATATATTAAATCTGCTGGAAAGTATCCTCTAGGTCCCAATGAACTGGGTGTTGTTCCCAAGCAGATTGATGATCTATTTGGACAAGATTCATCTAAGGCTATTAAGAAAGATGGTCCTCAGCAAATGTTAACACGTGATCAGATTGCATTCGTCCGCTTTGGTCTACAGAATAATGACTTGAAACCGGGCGATCGTTTCCTAAGTATGTTAGGATTCTTGATGGGAACATTTAACATTAATGCAGTGATTGAAAAGATGGAAACAACTGCTTTTGTCCATGCATTTGAAGATGCAAATTATGGAACACTCGTGCATGAATTTGCAAGACCGGATTTGCCTTTAGAGCCGCGCGGAACAGGTTTCCAAAACTTTATTACAAAATATGGATATGAGGCACCTTCTGGCAGACCAAATATAGTCCGATTATATTATGCATATGAGAACTTCATGAGTTATGTGAAAGATCCAAATACAGTTAAGGATATGCGTTATTTTGAGCATTTGCTAATGATGAATGGTGTTTTCTTGAAACGTGGAGTTTTAGTCTTTAGAATTGAACGTTACAATGATGAAGAAGAATGGCAAGTTCAGTGTCCTCATTTCGGAATTCCTAACATGAAAGAAGCGCCAATTCCTGTTTTTATTATTCATGATCCCAAGTATCACTATTGGGAACCCTTAGTACTGTATACGGGTGAAAATCAAGGAATTGTTGGATTTGACGATAAAGATTTAGGTACAAAGTTATCACCAGTAACACGTGTTTCCCTCATGAATTGGATACGATCAATTAAGGAGCAGGGATGCGAAAGAAAAGAGACACCACCCTATTCATGGCTTCCTGCAAAGATGGATGCAGCTATAGTTCCATCAATTGCTAGAATCCTAAGAGAAGAAGTTAGACCGACATTTGTTGTAAGAGAACGCGGTAACAGATTTGTAGGTTTTGTATATAAATCTCATACAGGAATCCAAGTCTTTGTTCCTGCTCGTGATGATGGTTCTCGTGTTCATCAGTATTCGCGCATCTACGAAAGTAAAGCACTACCTGCACCACCTTTGCAGGAACTTCTTGGATATTATAATGAGAATGGATTCTCGGCGATTGAGGGTCTAAAACCGGTTGAAGTTCTAGCAAATACAACAACATCAAATCTTTTTGTAGCAGTTCGTCTAGAATCAGGAGCAGTTGTCCCGATTGAAGGAACAAATGATTCACTTGGATTAAATTCCAGTGCTGTAGGACCTGATTTTCCCTTTCCTTGGTCTTTTGATGAAACACTTTTTCCTGTTACAACACCGACAGATTTAACCTTAGATTTTCAGACAGCAGATTCTTTTTTGAATGAGGCATATCAGTATCTCAGACTCATATTATCGCATCACTTTACTAAAGATGAAGAAGGTGAAAAAGTTTTAGCAAATCTGCAAACTTTAAGAACACCTCCTTTTAATCTTCCTTTGTGGGAAAGACAGAAGAGGGCTGAAATTCTATTAGGTCCGGTAGTCCACCGTTTTGTGAAGGAAACACCTTATGTGGATAGATTGATTGATTTGCCTAGAATTAGAAAGGATTGTTCAGCAGCAACTTCTAAAGATCAATGTGGAACTATGTGTTCATGGTCATCAGAAGAAGGAAAGTGTTATTTGCATGCACCTAAATCAGATAAGTTTCCTAATCCCGAGCGTATTTTTACTGCTAGATTGGTGGATGAGGTGCTAAGAAATTCTTATTTATTCAAAGAGTTGAGTACGGGAAAAGTAAGTTCAGTAAGACCTTTGAAGGGAACAATACAAACAGAGACTGAAATAATCACAACAGAAGGACGTGAACATGTTCGTGGTCTACAAGATTTAGGATTGAGTAAGATACAGAAGACAAAATATACGCATGGATATCGTTTTATTGAAGAGGAGCCGGCTTCACTTGAAGTTCTGCGTGCTGTTCTTGGTATTACTAAGGAAGCAGATGCAAAAGCAATAATTGATCAAATGACATCAACTGAGCAGAAATCACTGCAACAGAGTTTGCCGATTGGATGGAATTCAGTCTATTCTATTTTGAATGTATCACCGGAGCTAGAAGATAGCAGACTTGAGTTAGGATTAGTAAAGGTCTTTTTTGATACATATAAGAAGTCAATGAATTTTGATATGGTCAAGGCTGAGATTAAGAGATATCTTACATTGAAAGGATCACCTACGGATTTTAATCAGTCGCCGCAAGATTTCTTTGCAATCTCAGTAATAACTCGTTTGCCTTTAGTAAAAGTTTCAACAGCGCTGAACGGTGAACCAGTGCTAGAAATGGCAATAAAACCAGAAGTTCCGAATCTGTTAAAAGGTAAGTTACTAATCATTTGGAATAATAACATAGTTTTTGATAAGACACAGAAGATTAGCAGACATGATCGTTTCACGGCACCGGATAGCTTAAAGAGATTGTTAGATAAGGCAGAAATTGAAGGAACTATAATTGACAAATTTGAGAATTTAGCGCCTTTGGCAACTTCAGACTTCATCAAGACTTCTGCTCTACCTATTGCTGCTGCAGCAGTTCTTTCTTCTTCAGCACCTTCAGCGCCTTCAGTAGAAGAAGAAAAAGAACTAAGAGAAGCAGGTGAAGGATTTGAACCTGTTGGTGAAGTAGAACAAAAACCTGATGAATTAATTGACTTACAACAACAAGCAGAAGGATTTGAACCAGCATCTCTTGCAGGAACAGTGAATGCACCTGTAGAATCTGCAGGAGAGATTGAGCAACCTGCTGAACAACCTGCTGAACAACCTGTTGAACAAATAGAATTACCTCAAGAAGCGCCTGTAGAAGTAGTAGAACAACCTGTAGAACTACCTGCTGAACAAATAGAATTACCTCAAGCACCTCAAGAAGTAGTAGAAGTACCTCAAGAAGCACCTCAAGAATTAGAAGTACCTATAGAACAAGAAGTACCTGTTGAACAAGAAGTACCTATTGAACAAGAAGTACCTGTTGAACAAGAAGTACCTATTGAACAAGAAGTACCTGTTGAACAAGAAGTACCTGTTGAACAAGAAGTACCTGCTTCCTCAGTGGGGATGCAAGCAGCTCAGTTAAGACCAGCAGAACAAAATCCATGAATAAAGAAGGATGAGTTCACCACATGAACCTAGATTGTTAGAAATCATTGCTAGATTAGAAAGATCGCCCAAAGCGATTGAACCATCTGATGTATTGATGATGCCAGAATATATTAATGAAAAACGAGCGTTTTTTTCAGCATTAATGCCAAGTTATTTTGATAACTTTTCTGCATTTATTGGATATTTGCCTACACAATTGCAAAAATTTCCTTTACAAAATCCTCCTTTTGTTATTACCGGTGGTGCAGCAGTATCAATTGCAACAGGGATACCACTTGATACACCTGATGTTGATGTAGATATTAGCCCATTGATAGATCCTTCTTTGCAAGGAGTACCATTATATTCTGAAGAATATCCAAATAAAATTCATCCATTATATTTTGAATATGCAAATACAATATTTGAAATAATAGTTTCAAAACTAATTATCCCACCAATGTTGCAAGATATAACAGAAGAAGAAGCAAAACAAGATATAGAAGTAAAAAAGCAGGAAAGAGGTCAACTAAAAGGTAAATTATATATTTCACTAATTATTGGTCTAGATTATAGTAAATTTATAGAAATTGAAGGTAAGCAAAAAAAAGTCTATGTAAAACATTCTAAGATTGTAGTTGTTGGAAAATATCGCGATTATATTGAAAGAATTTTAGAATTTAAATTTCCTACAGAGCCCTATAAAATCTTAGATCCGCGATCATTTGAATTAGGACGTAATATAAGTTCAAAAAGTTATTTATTAGCAGAAAATTTACTAGTTCTCAAAGAAAAGTTAAGAAAATTAAAAGAAGAAGAATACAATTATAATGATATTATGAAAAGTCTCTTGCAAGATCAAATTGATAGTGTTTTTGAATATTTAATAAGAAGAGAAAAAGAGTTAAGAGACGCAATTTTACTTTACAAAGTTCGTATACAAAGTCATTTTTATAGAATTAAAAGTTTACTATTCCCTGCTGATGTATCATTTCAACATTTTTATTTAGCATATCTTAATATTTTATTTGTTAATTCAGATAAAGAAATTGTAATAAATGAATTAAGAGATTTTCCTATGACAGCAGATTATGCACCTTTAAGAGATCTATATTTACAAAAATTTTCTATAAGAGAACCAAGTGAAGACTTTAGACCATTAATTTTAGGAACTGTTAAACTTAAAATAGCAGCGTTAAATTCTAAAAACTTTAAACCTCAAGTGCAAGCACAAGAACCTCAAGCACAAGCACCTCAAGCACAAGTACAAGCACTCTTGACGAAGTCTGAAGTACAAGCACAAGCACCTCAAGCACCTCAAGCACAAGCACCTCAACCACAAGTGCAAGCACAAGTAGAAGAACCTCAAGCACAAGCACAAGAAGTGCAAGAAGTCTTACCAAAGTCCGAGCCAGATGATGATGGTTGGCAAATTGTACCAGTAAGAGGATCTTCGCCAGTACTAAGTGAAGAGAAAGTTCAAAAACAAGATCTACAAACCTTTATTGAAGATCTTGTAGATGATGCAGAAATGTTTAAACAGCCAATAGAAGTAATTAAAAAATCAATAGAAACACAACAAACTAAAGAAATAGAAATGAGAAAGAAAAAACCAGAAAAGCAAATAGAACCCCCAAAAATAAAATTTAGTTATGTTTATTTTGAAGAATCTTTATCTGAAAGTCCAGCAAATCTAAAACTAGACATAACAAATATAATGAAAGAAAATTATGGAGATGCTGAAGTTGTTATATTCAATAGTTTTACTCCATTTCCTCAATTAATTTTGAAAGAAAAGATAGAAGATCCTCTTCCTTATCATAATAAACTTGAAACATATCTTACATTTTATGCAATGAATCTAATTGAAGATTTTCTATTAAAAATTTTATTATTCAGAAATACAGATGATATTGGTAAAGATATGGATTTATTAAACAAATTTATTGAAGTTTTATATATATATTACTTTAATTGCGTACCGAAAGAAATTAAAATGGAACAACTTGCACGTTTTATGCAGCATAAAGAAGAAATGAAAGAAATAAAAAAAAATAAAAAATTAGAAAGATGGTATATTAATAAAATATGGAATATGATTATTGATTGGGTAAAAAATTTATTCGGTATAATGTTTGATGTTTTAGATAAAATTCCTAAAGAAGCACAAGAAGAATTAAATCTTAAACCTACACAGTATTCTATACTGATTAAAAGAATTATGGATAAAATTCCAGCGGTACCAGAAGAAGTAACTGATCAAATAAGGACTGTTATTTTATATGAATGTAATGAATTATTAAAAGAAGTAGAAGCATTAAGTTTTTTAGTGACTTTTTTTTTAATGATTTTACAACTAGTAGCAAAAGTAGGTCCAACAAAAGAAGTTGCACCTCCAGTTATTATATTTTCATTTCCGCACGTTTTCAAAAAGGATATTTACGATAAAATATATGATAAATTACAAGAAAATGGAATTAAACCAGTTACAAAATTTTTTCTATTAACAAATGAATTCTTATCAAATAAACCTAATTTTAAAAAACTAATAAGTACTAAATTTGCCCAAAAAAATCAAGCAATGCTCTTAGAACTTTTTCTAATGCATTCACAAGAGTATTGGCGAAAAAAGAAAGATCTAACCAAATTTTGTATTTTTATTGAAATATATTTGGATCTTGAAAAGCCAGTTATATTGAATGATGCTAAAATTCTTACAGCAATTTTAGAAGAATTGGATGAAATGGATGAAATAAATTTACCAGAAATTATAAAAATTCAGTGTGAACAGGCATATAATTCTGCTGAAGAAATTAGAAGTGCAGTTAAACCATCAATAATTATACCAGTTGCTCCATATCCAGAAAAATCACAAATTAAAGTGATCCAACAAAAATCAATGGCTAATCTTGAGAAGGAAGCGCAAGATGCTGCGGCTGCTCTATTAGCGGAAGAAGAAGCAGAAGCCAAACCAAAAAAAGGAAAAGGTAAAGGAAAAGGTAAAAGAACAAGAAAGTTAAGAATCAAAGCATAGAACAGCGCCTCCACCTTGAGCAACAGCCCGGCGCCGCGCCTCAAAGATCTCATCAATAATATCATCCAACATAGGCAACTTCACAACTTGATATGTGGGATTATTCGGATGAAGAACAACAAGAGCAAGAGCAGTAACTTTCTCTCCATAACATGTCTGCAAGATTCTCCGATAGACATTCAACTGAATTGCATAATGCCAATAATTGACATCTGGAAGATGAGAACAGGGTCCTAGCATGTTATCAAAATCATTCCTCAACTTAAGTTCCTTAGTTCGTTTCCAATCATAAATAGCCAGATCTCCATCAGGTCGTCTGTACACCATATCAATTGATCCTGCAAGATTCAAGGAAAGATCCCAAACCAGCCATTCAGTACGATAAGGAGTGAACTTTGATCCATGCTTTCGCTGATACTCTAAGAAATATTCCCATTCCTTGGATTCTAAGGCTTCATACTGATCTCCTGCAAGATTTCCAATTGGATCAGAGTTATAATAGTGTTCAATATCCAAGTGAATCCGTGTTCCTGCACCTGATGCTTCATCGCGATTCTTATCCCAACCAGCCTTAATTTCATTATCAGTCTTTCCATAATAGGGACCGACTGCAAACTTCTGTGCATTCTTTCGCATCTTGCGAATAATTTCATCTGCGTCAAAATGTTTATGGAGATTTCCTACAAGAGAAGTTACTGAGATTTGAAGAGGAACACCATCAACGCTGTATACATGGGATTCCTCTTCAAAGGTAATCCGATCATCACGTTCATGATGATTTTTTCCTGCTAGACGCTGCCAAGGTAAGGCACCACCGCTAATAGACTGAGGCATTTCTGATAAAAAATACTAGAAAATAAAAGAATCAATTTTTACGACTGATTAATATGCCTACTAGGATACCGCAAGAAAGACCAACTCCAAATCCTTCAATCCATTGTGAGTGATAAAGTTCTCTAAGAAAATCTTCCTTAGAATCATATTCCCCGAAAAACGGCATTAACATATAATAATAGAGAATTATCTTCAAATTTTATATTTCATAGTTAGGGAATGAAATGCGCCATTCATGCCGTTTTTATTGCAAAGGAAAATATTCTTTTCCTAGAAGAATGGATTGATTATCACATGCAGTTAGGGTTCACTCATTTTTATCTGTACGATAATTCAAAAGTGCAAGCAAAATCTAAATTAGATGGTCCTAAGAAGCATATGGTTGCAGGTAAAATTAACAGATATGGAATTAATTATGATAGCCTGATAAATCTAAAAGAAAGAGATGTTAAAATGATTATGAAGAAAATAAAGGAAAAATATCCCGTAATTTTTATTGAATGGTCACCCAAAGATAAAGATGGATTAGTAATCTATGGACAAGTTGCAGCACATAATGATTGTTTAGAAAGATTGAAGAAGACTGATATTAAATGGTGCGCCAGCATTGATATTGATGAATTAATTGTTCCTAAAACAGAAACAATCACAGAATATCTTGCAGATCTTGATAAGAATATTTTTTGCGTTAAAATGGGCCAACTACTTTTTGAATCAAGATTTAATAATATTCATAAATTAATTACAACTGTAACAAAAACTGCTAAAACTATTTTACCTAGAGAACATTCTAACAAGTATATTTATGATGTTCAAAAAACAGATAGTTTAGAAGTTCATACAGCATTAGGAAAAGGGAAAACAATATATCCGGAACTTGACGAAATCCATTTTAATCATTATAAAATAGATTTCAAGAATAATCGGATAAAAGACTTGAAAGATCACAAAGTAAAAGTTGTTGGTCTACAGACATCTAATGAAATGGATTCATACAAAAAAGTTAAAAATCCTGTTCAACCGAATGCTGCAAGAATTGTAAAGAAACACAGCAAAAATTATATACTTAGACAATTTAATAAGACAAGAAAGAATAAGAAATTAAATAGAAATAAGACTCTTAAATCTAGAGATCAATAGTTACCCGGTTTCCAGCTCCAGCTGCCGCAGCAGCGCCACGACCCCTACCTCTAGTTAGTCCCGAACCACGACCCCTTCCTCTTGATAGTTCAACTACCAGAGGTACCGGAGCACCTTGAACAGCAGGAACTGAAGCAGTCTGAGCTATTCCACCACGAGTCAAGCCACCCCGACCTCTTCCTACTCCTGCTCCCCGTCCCCTTGTTGCAGATACAGAAGGAGGCAAGATCGGCAGAATAATAGGCTCAACTGGTCCTTGGAGTCCAAGACCATCAGATACAAGAACAGGTTCACCTTGGGTAGCCGTAGACAAAGGTCCATACGAGCGACGACGGAAGATGAACCACCGATTCAAGAAAGAAAAGTCCCGAATCTTAGGAGCCATCCCGAAACGATTCTTTACACCATCATAAACCTTCTTAAACATTCCAGTGCTTTCCTTTAACTTCAAAGTGGCCATTTCCTCCGGTAGCAAGAGATCAATACCCAGATCTGCAAGACGACCACGCAAGAAGTTGAAGTTTACAAGATATTCCCTGTGATTATCACCAATTGTGATGAAATTGACATCAATTGCCCGACCAACACCACCAATTGTAGAAGGAAGAGCTAGCTCTTCTGGATCTGAATCATACTGCTTAGTAATTGACCAGACTTCAGTTTCTTCTTCCTTTCCAGTTAGAACGCCGCCCTGCTTCAAGGAAGCAAGCGAATTGAATACTGTTTCACCATCAAAACAGCAGCCAATGAAGAAACCACCAACCTTCAAGCAATCTGATAGATTATGCAAGAAAGCCTCAACAGTTTCTGCACGTTCAAAGAAATAGTGAAGAGCAAACATGCAACTAACCGCCTCAAACTTCTGTGCCGCCCGACCAATGAGTCCAGACTCAATCAAGAACTTAGGAGGTTGTGCTCCACCAAGAGGTGAATTGAACAGAGCCCGTAACATAGTCTGATCTTCAGTCGTAACACCAGCATCGCCTGTTGAGAAAGGACGAATCGCTGAACCCTGCACAAAGACCATAGGCGGTGCAGTCGGAAGTTCAAGACGCTTATTTACATAACGACGGTAAGCACCATCACGAGGATTATTCAGTGAATCCTCCGCAGGATCAATACCAAGAACCCATGCAAGATTTGCAGCAGACCACTTATGGATATCACCAGCCTTTCCGCATCCAATATCTACCAAAGCCATACCAGACTGCAGGACACGACTAAATAGCATGTTACTCTTGATATAATTATGAAAGTCACGGAGACCCTTCACCTTAAACTCATTACGAGAATCAACCTTAGAAACATAGACCTTCTCAGCAGTCGGTGCCTCAGCTGAAGCCTCTAATCCTTCTTCCTCCAATCCTTCACCTGTAGTAACCATCTCTTCCGTAATTGGATCATGGATTGATGCCCAGACTGAATCTGCAACCTTCTCAGCATTGAGTGATCCACCGACCTTACCACGCCTATAACTTTCAGTCTTATCCCAACGTACACGCATAGGAATCCAGCGCCATCCAGGCGCAGCCTCCGGATTATATGACATCTCAATCACCATATTGCTAGAAATTGGCTGAGCATCTTCTACAGTCCTGATAATACCATGGGAAATGTCACTTTCTGCACCTGATAAATCAATAGGAACATGGCAGATTGAAGCGGTAACATCTGGCGGATCTAGTGGATAAAAGACAATCGGCTTATAATCGTCAGAGTCGGTGGAGGGAAGCGGTAGCATTTCAAGCACAGTCTGTCGCGGGTTCTTGAATGCCGGATCACGCACTGAGCCAACAAAGAGACGTAGAGTCTTGTAAGAAACGAGTTCATTTGTATCAGACCGGAGTTCAGTACGAACAATCTCATCATCAGTCATTTCGCCCTTCTCGTTACGATTGCGCTCAATCACGCAGAGAAAGTCAACTGTATTGTGGGAAACCGGCTTCCACTTGAACTGTACCTTCCAAGTGCCCAGCGTCATGGGTAGAGCAAGTGCATTCGGGGTAAAGATAAGACCATCAGTGAAATAAGGAGCAGTCTTTGAGTATTCTAGCATGGCCTTTGCTTCAACAAAGATTTGCCTCTGCGGAGAACCCGGATTTGCAAACTTGAAATTCTTGATTGCAATAGAAAGTTGATGTGCTAGAGGCAACTTTAGAGTTGGCTTGGCTAGACTAATTCCAGAAACAGCTTCGGACAGAAGTTTATAACGAGATTCTAGATTTTGAGGAGCACCTTCTTCAGTCTGCACAATTGACTGAGAAGAGAAGGGAAAAGGACGACAATCCTTGGCTCCGCGTGTTCTGAAAATATCAAAGGCATAGAATGTATTATGAGCATCACCGGTCTTAGTCTTGCGTACCCATTCACCATCAAGCACAGTACCTGCCCAAACCGCAGGATCAACCGCCATACCTGTCCTGTACACATCCATATTCATATCAACAAGATAGAGACCACCATCCACATGAACATAGAGCATAACACGAAGACCATCAGCCTTATCAGTCACATTGTATCCACCCTTAAGAGTCAAAAGACTAATTGTATCAGATGAAGTACCATCAGTACCAAGAGAAATATTCTTCTTTTCAAGTGTTACAGCCTTGGGACCCGGAAACTTGTTGTTCTGTCCGAAAACTTCCTTAAGCCCCGCCTCTACCTCAGCCTTTAGTGAATTCCGGATGATAGCAAAAGATCGCTGCTTTCCCTGCAGTGCATGTCCGACCTTTCCGAGAAACATAAGAGGTTCGGCCCCTGCTTCATCTCTTAGTGCTTCAACTTCAACTTCATACGTAATAGGGCGTCCAAGCACATCAGCTTCTGTGAAGGATTTCATAGTATTGAAAGACTGCCGAACCATACTTAGATCAAAACGAGCACCGGATCCCTTAGGAGTAGAGAATGAATAGCGGCGAATGTATCGGAAAGTCTTGGGGAGAATTGACCATTGAAAGACAACTTCCTGAAACTTGATATCTTCACGAGCTAGGGGCTGTTCCCTACGAACCTTGATTCGCACATCATATTCATTAATATCTAGCGGTTGCACATTGGGAATCTTAGTCTTAATTGTGCAGACTGCTGATTCGGGCAGCCTATTTGTCTTACAGTATTCCTTTACAGCATCTTCACCTGTAATTTGAAAACGCATACCATTCTGAAGTTGAATATTCAGATAGGGAATCTGCACCTCTTCCTGTAAACCAAGTTCACGGAGGCGCATCATTACATCCATCCATTGTCCAGAAGTAGTCTTTCCGACGACTGCTTCCATTTCTGTATCCTTAAGACTTAGCCACGAGGACCAAAGAGTCTTAATTTCTTCGTATTCTTGTTTACGAAGTTCCATTCCTACTTTATGCTAATAAGTATAACATGCTTCAATTTTTAACTTGAACCATTAAGTTCATCTAACACAGATGTTTGAGCTGATTCTGAAATATATTTCTGATACCAAATCAGACCCTTTAGTTCCTGCTTGGTCATCGTAGGTAGAGTTCCACCAGCTATCTTCTTGAGTTCAGTTATTGTCTCGGGAATAGAAGCAGAAGCGGGAGCAATCCACTTGAATCCAGTTGAAAAAAGCATATTCTTAAATTCATGGGGTCCAACTACGCTTCCCTTGCATCCTATCCAGTTTCCTGCACCATCTACGCATATAATCTTATCAGAAAGAGGCACATTTGTAGGATAGCAGAAAAACTGTTTCTTTTCCGGAAGAATTACAGCAATTGTGATTTCAGCAGATAATGCAAGAAAGTCGCAAACAGCGGATGATAACTTATCAGTCAAACATGCATCATAATTCCATGTTAGAACCGGTTCAGCTTCTGTCTTCAAGAACCAAGCAATAAAATGAGACTTGAACCACTTACGTCCACGACCGCCCTTATCACGATAGATATCATCAAACTTCTGCGATAGAACCGAAATCTTAGTGCGAATTGTGGATGCTTGAATTCCCTTGTTAGAATACCGAAAGAAGGGATCTTCTAGGGCGCAGAGAATAGAAAGAGGATGTGGTGGCATGGATTCATGGATGATAGACCAGTTTAGGCACCAGGGAACTTTCTCTTCAATAATATGCATTGTTTGCCTTTCAATTAAAGGAAGCGAACAATGTTTATTAGGATTTTCATTTATAATGGCTTTCAAATCAGTCCAGGATACTGACATCTCTAAATATTTCTGCCCTACTTTTGTTTAAATGAGTTAATTAGTACTTCTCTTTCCGATAGTTCAGCACGATTCTTCTTTACAAATTCAATAAACTGTTCTAAGGAATCAAATGTTTCTTGGTCTAGAGCTGCAACATCAAAAAAAACTCCATTTGCATTCTCGGAATAATGAACATTCTTTTTCTGCAAGAGACGCAAAATTTCTAAATATTCAGGTTCACCGAGTGTTTTAAGTGCTTCAAGGAATTGTTCCCTACGCGAATATTCAGTTATGTCCATTACTTATTGAAAAGGACTTATTGCTCTAAAATGACCGACTGCTCAGCCTTGACTATTGGCTGTGAAACTAGAAACTCTTCATCTATTGATTCAAGCATTCCTACAGCCATGATAAATTCATCATGTGACTGAAAACGTGTCTTGAGAATCTTAACCTTAATCTTGCTTCCCTCCTTGAGTGAATCAAAGTCCATATTTCCAAGGTGAAGATCACGTGGCATTAGAACACGAAGAGAATTCTCAAAAGCGGCATAGGCGCCCATCTTGTTAATCTTTAGGATTTCACATGGAACAATATCATTTACTGCAGGATACAAGACATCACACTGAAGTTTGCAACGGAAAGTAAAATCACCGGTAAAAGTTCCGCTCTTAATCTGGCCTAGAGTGCGGGATAACATCTTCATACTATTTTCCTTAATAAATCCATGGGGAGAGCAACGACCCTCTAACTTCTTGCGAAGTTGAAGCAAAAGATAACCATCCACATCAATTGCGGCAGAGTCAAATTCCCTAGGCTTTAGAGTCGCCTGTTCCTCAAGAAAACATTGATGATACATTACCTAATCTATGTTTTCTTTTTCTAAGACAATTTCATCTTCAATTTTTGGTCCTAACCAAAAATAAGCCTACTTCTTCTTCCACTGTGAGTCAGTAGAATCAAAGGATCTTTGAAATTCCACAGTATTCATAAACCAGCGTTTACCCGCCACACGACGAGCATCCATCATACGACACAAGAACTCCAAATATATGCACAACACTGATTGTGTCATATCAGCCGCTTCCCTTATTTCCTCTGATGTGATATGACGTGTTTCACCCATATTGATTACAGGATACATAACAGCTAACAGATCATTATGCAAGCCCATTTGTTCTCCAGCCTCATTTGCTTTCGTAACTTCATTCACAAGTATTTTAATCTTCTGCAAATGCGGTGCCTTATTACTTACACCAGAACAATCAGCACCTAACTTATCAGGTCCACCAGGTCCATTTGCAACAGTCTTATAGGCAACAGACCCCCCATCTTTTACAGTTAAGATACCGAATGCTGCTCCGCATTCAGATGCCACATTACGAATAGGAGCAAGACCAGATGCAGCAGCAGCAGCTTCAACATAAGCGGTCATGTTACTCGGGCAAGGAGAAAGATCAGTTGTCCCAGGTTTAATACAGTAAGTTTCAACTTTTTTAGATTTCAGATTCATTAAGAAAAATCCCCGAATAGTTGTATCTTGGAAAATATATTTCTGCAAGGATTTTTCATATTCCTTACTTGCTCCACTCAAAGAATGTTTGCTAGGATCTTGCACCGATGGCTTGAATAATTTTGTTAATAAATCTTGGATTGTTTCAGTGCTATAGAAATGATCCAATCCAAATCCAAGCAGCACATCTTTGGTATGAGGAAGAGCCTTAAAACGCTGAGCAATCTTTCCTAACTTTTCTAGACCTTTCATCTTATCAAGAATACGCTGTGATGCTGAGAAAGAAGAAGGTGGAACAGGTGCAATAGCAGATAGAACTAAGGTCACCCAGTCACTAGATTTTTCAGACACTGATTTGCTAGAAGATGCAGTAAAACGTGTCCCTTGGGTACCGGCACTCAAAGATGTTTCACCACTAGCTCCGCTAGAACCACTAGCTCCCGAAGAAACAGATGATGGTGAATCTTCAAGAAGAGCAGTTCCAGCGGCGGATCCAGTTGGTCTCCTTTGAGTTCCCAAATTCACTGCTGGAGCAGCAAATGGACCCGGTGAAGGACGAACGCTTCCAAGCCATAAAGGAGTATCAGACTTTCTAAAACGAAGTGCTAAAGGGACAGATGTATCAGTAATTGACTGAGGCTGAAAGATTACATAATTATTACGCAAAATTAAATATCCTTTTTGTCCATTATGAGTTAATTCAAAAGAGGGATTATTTATGATTGTTGGAAGGGCCGCGGATAATACATCTTCCGGTAATCCCTTATATATATCTTTGACCTGTTTCAATGGAAGAAAGGTTTGGATAGAAAAGATCTGACGCAATGCAGATTCACGAAGAAGCAGATAAGACCGAGCATCACGAACAGTAAATGTAGATGTATTCAAATCACTTCCATCTTCTGAGATCGGTCTAACATCTAGTTTACATGTATACGAGCATTCCATGTAATCACAAATGCTAGAATTATCCTTATCTGCTAATTGGATTTCACCAAGATCATTGCCCTGTGCATCAATGTGTCGTTGTTTGATATCACCCGTTAATTGAATGCCTTGAAAATTTAAATTACAATCCCATGCTCCAATCTTAAGTTGTCTTTGAACCAAACCAATTGCCTTTGCTTTCTGTACTGCAAGTCTGTAAGAATAAATATCACTTGTCTCATAATCATCATAGTATAATGAATACAAATGAATTAAGCAATTACGGAGTTCAGCAGGTAATGCACCATGAGAACAATAACGAACACCACGACCAATGATTTGTTCAAGTCTATTCAAGTGATACCATGGATCTAGCACATGGATTTCACGAACACACTTCAAGTCTAAACCTTCACCTGCAATTTGAGAACCAACAATGACTTTAACTTTTCCTCCACGGATTGCAGATTCTCTTTTAGGATCATCAAGGGGAGGAAAGGTTGTTGCATAGGTAACTGTATCACCAATATTAGTAGTATAATCAGATGTTAGAAGTACGTAGCGCGCCGGAACAAAACCGGGACAGCCCTCCGTTCCAGAAGTTGGAACGTCAGATCCATGCTGCTTTCGTGGGCACATTGCGCACTGTCTAGGCACAGAAGGTGTTCCTTGTCCAACCCTCAAAAGAGGAATTTCTTCTCCAGTACCGGAAACACGAGTATATCCTGCACGCTCTAGAGCCACACAAAGAGGAAGAGCACCCGGCTGAACATAACGTGAATATACAAAATTAATTCCCTTACTAGTCTTGATATAATCTAGAATCTTTGCAATCTTGGGTGCATGATTAGGCAAGGCCTCTTGTCCAAAGACATCGTCAATTCCGTATTCATTCTCTGCACGCCATTCAAGACGTCTTCCTTCTTCCTTGAAATGATTTTCCCAGCCCTGCTTACCAAATTGTTCATTCTTATAGGTTAGATTTCCAATTTGAGTCCATGAATCTAAAACATTCTTTCTTCTTCCGATTTCAAGAGGATCATCCTCATCTGACTCGGCTTCAGCGGCTAAAGAATCTGCAGTTGTTGGAATAGCAGAAACATTCATTTGAAAACGTGAAATCTTTTCACACACAGATCCACTGACAGGACGCACACGCTGTATCGGTAAGGCTTCAAGTCCCTCCAAGACTTCAGGCAGTACATCAATATCATCACCACCCCTCAAAGCAGTTTTGCTAGGATATGAAGAAGTAGGCTTCCAGTCATCTTGTAGAGTAGGACGGAGACGAACAGGGAAAGTGAAAGGATTTTCACCACGCATGTAAGAAACATAGCGACTAGCAATCTCTTGTATCCGTTGTTCAGCTTCTTTCTTTAGTAACCCCTTTTCAAAGAGATCATCTGATTCAAGAGTATCCAAACGCTTAGTGTCGTTTAGGATCAATAAGTTTAGTAAGAATAAAATTTCAGGAGCAGTATTAAACATAGGTGTAGCTGTCATAAGAACAATACGACAACCTTCAGTAAATCGGAGAATATCTAGAAGAAGAGGAATTATTGCTTTAGCCTCAGCGCCTTCTTCAACAGCGGTAGCATCGGGATTTTCATCAGGTGACATTTCATCACTCGTCATTGTCTTGGGATCTTGTCTCAGATTGTGGGCTTCATCAATAATGATTAGACCATCATTAAAAAGTTCGCGGAGGAGATCATGGCGTCTTTCTTCAATTTCCTTCTCATCCGTAATAGATGCAGGAATACGTTCTTTAAAGAAAGCAACAACTGAGTTTTTGAATGCCATATATCCATTAATACGATAGCGTTGTCTCTTTTGTTTATCAATTCGGAAAATGATCTTAGAAGGTTCATCTTCAGCGGTTGCATCCACAAGATCTAAATAAGTAGTTCCGGTGCACTGGGCAGAATACCAACCACCACGGACATAACGAGCAGGATCATCAGGCGTAGCCTTGCGCAGCACATCAGGATTAAAGATCGTCCGCCTAAATCCAGGAGCAATAGAACGAGGAACAATAATATGAACTCGTTTATTAGGTCTTTCAGCCAAGAAATTCTCAGCAATTGAAACAGCAGAACATGTTTTACCGACACCTACACCATGATACAAGAGAAGACCTAAATAAGGAGTGGAAGGATGCAAGAAACGTGAAACTAGACGCTGAACAGGAGTTAGAGTAAAAGCCTCAAAAGCAGCAGCAGAACACTGATCACCTTTATCTTTTAGAACACTGAAGGCTTCAGCCCGTGCATCGTAGAACTCTTTCTTATAGAAAAGTTTACGAGGAAGCTCGGCGTTCTCTACATCCGGATAAATACCTGCTTCTTTTTCAACACTTTTAATAGACTCTGTAGGAATAAATCCTTTTTCAACTAATTGTCTTGATAGTGCATCACGACGAGAAAAATCTTCCTCCGTCAACCATTTATCAAGATATCTTTGTTTTGTTGAAGTCATTACTCTAAACTAGAGTAAGGAATCAAACAATTGGGTTTAGACACACAATTAAATAGTCAGCGCCGACCAAAAACAATAGTTGCGGAGAATGCTAGAAACATGCAGTAAAATCTCCTTTTTTTCAATATTATACGGACGAATCTTTTCTAAAGCTTCATCTGCCTTAAACCAACAGATATCACCAATTTCTCGTTCCATAACATTATCTCCAATCTTAATTGATGGTTCTATATCATCAAAACAAAATGCCAGATAATACTTATGACGATAATGAACATGATTGCTTCCGAAGAAACTTTCTTCCACAGGTAAACAATTCTTCAAAATATTTACAGAAGTCATTGGAAAACGAGTTTCTTCCCAGAATTCCCGATTTGCACATCGTATTTCAGATTCATTAGGACCACGACGTCCTTTAGGAAATCCCCATTCAGGCTCAGACCATGTTGTCTTTGAAGCTCCAATACATTCTGCAAGTAATTCGGTACGAAGTTGTTCAAACTTTGCCTTAGATGGTTCATATTCATGTCTATAAGGTTTAGATACGGGACCGCTCCATAATTGTTCCCATAAATCATTAAATTCCCATTCTAGAAGTCGTTTTCTTTCAGCCATAGAAGTTTGATCAATTAAGACTTGAATATATACACGATCGGATAATTCATATTTTCCCCGCAACAATTCAATATATCCTAGACTATCCTTGCGACGAATCATTAAAAAACGGAAGTTGGCATTTTCGTAGCCGTTAATCACGGAATCATCCAAAAATTTCTGTTGTATTTCTTCTCGTCTGCATCCTAAAACTTGCACTAAAATAATACCAAAACTTGTAATTGGTTCAACACATGATTTATAATAATGTCCAGGTTTCCCACAATTCGTACATGTTACAGACATGTTTTATAACCCTAAAAGGAAACGGCACTCTGTGTTTAAATAGACTTGTTATTCTTCGGTTTATATGATAGAGATGTTAACTATGCCGCCAGCCGTATGGGGGCCCATTTTTTGGGCAACAATTCATATAATAGCCCTTGCCTATCCCGATTCTCCAAATTATGCGCAGAAGAGGGCAGCAAAAGAATTCTTCTTGAGTCTAGCAGAACTAATTCCATGTCCAATTTGCCGCACACATTATGTAGAACACTGTAAGAAAAATCCTATTGAACCATTCCTGGATTCTCGTGCAAATCTATCTGATTGGACTCTTAAGTTGCATAATCAAGTAAATCTAAGTTTAGGCAAGCCTACACTTACTCGTGAACAATTTTTGAAGGCATATTCTAATATGTGCGATCGCGCCTTGCCTATTCCTCCGTCTCCATTTGCTCATAAGTTAGCAGAGACTGCTGATGAGCGTGCATATATACGCGGATTAATATCTGGATCTGTTGGAACACTAGGATTAGCAGGTATTGGACTAGCGATTTACAAGAGTTATGCTTGAAGCTTAAGAAAAAGACCAAGACCAATTATCTAACTAAAAGATAGGGATGCCTAAAATACTTGAAGTACAAGCCTTAATGTCAGATGCTGACTTTAAGAATACTTATGAAGGGACTCATTTTGATGAAAAAGCAGTAAAACAATTAGTGCAAGAAGATTGTGATATTTATGGCATTGACACAGATGGCACACGCAAACTTCTAGCAAAATTCAGAAGAAATGTTTTACCAAAAGAAACCGTCCAAATTGGATGGGATTCTTTCAGGAATCTAGCAATGCCTGGTCGCAATCGCGGAGCTGCAGCTGGACCTATTGATCTGAATTCTCCGTATTGGAAAAAGAGAAAACCGGTAAAGACAGATAAATGGGCAACATGGTACGAGGAGAAGGGCAAACAGGGCAAGATGCGTGTTAATAACTTAGTTGCAAGTGGTGTAATAGGTTTTTATGAAGAAACACCTTTTATGAAAGCCGCATGCCGTATGACAGTTTATACTCGGCGTTATCTCCATCTTTTCTTGCATGGACTTCCTTTTATCCAAGCAATTGACCAGCAGTTTAAGAATCTAGTACCCAAAGAACATAAGAGACAGTTGGATGCAGTATCAAATAAACCTGATTATCAAATTCCCGACACAGCATTTAGCACAGTGACAGTGAACTTAAATTTTAGGACTGCAGTTCACAAGGATGCAGGAGATTTTAAGGGTGGCTTTGGTAATTTATCGGTGATTGAATGGGGAAAGTACCAAGGAGGATATACTCTATTCCCTCGTTTTGGTATTGCATTTGATGTAAGAACAGGTGATTTTATTGCAATGGATGTGCATGAATGGCATTGTAATACTCCGATGTATGAGACACCCGAGGATAAAGCATATAATGCGACACTACCAGATATTAGATCCCGTGATCCAACGACTGGTCTGCAAGGATCGGAGGAGAAGTTTCAACGCTTAACATTTGTATGCTACTTCCGTGATAAGTTACAGGGTTGTGATGCAGAAGAGACAGCAGAGTACTATGCAAGAAGCAATTTTAATGAAGAGGAGGAGACAGAAAAGGCCAAATCTAAACTAACAAAGACATTGTTGCTACCGCAGTATAATACGCTGGATGAAGTTGTTCAGTCACTCCAATCATTTGGCAAGACATATAGACAAAGAATTCCTGAAGGTGCAACGAGAAAAATGGAATCGTTCATGAAAGGAACTGGAAAGAAAACAAGAAAAAACAAGAAAAGAGCAGTATAAAAGAGATGTATCTTGAGGTGGGTTTTATTTTATTTTTGATTGTTTCTTATATTTATGTTCTAAATCAAGAAATAATCCATGGAGCCGCACTTACCACATGGACTACAGTTACACGAGGAGCAGCAGCGGTCGCAACAATCGCAACAACAGTTACAGGTGCTTATTATATTTATAAAAACCCCGATGTGCTAATGTTAATTAGAGAAAGGTTATTAAAAAAGCAGCCTTCCATAGGGGATAAATGAGCAGAAATTATGGATCAGATCTACGAAATGCTGAACGATTATTCCAAGGCGGTAAAGGACAAAGTTATCTATCAGTACCATCCATGTCATCCATGCCAACAATTCCTGACGGTGGTATTTCAACAATATTTCCTCCTGCAACAGAACCGGTCAAACGCGTACTATTTATTATTGGAGGAATCTTGCTTATTCTAACAACTTTAGCAGTTCTAATTTTTACTGTAAATGCCTTTTTTCCTTTTGTTGATATTTCACCGATTAGTAATGCATTTGGTCTAAGTGTTCCACAGCAACTTTATTGGTCAAACACACTAATTCCTGCAGGAACTGATGCACCATCTGCTCTATATATTTCACCGGCAGATTCAATTACAACTAGACCAGCTCAGTTTACACTTATGTTTGATATCTTTATTCAAAGTTCTAAGGCGCCAGCGCTAGGATCTTACAGACACATTCTGCATAAGGGATCTGATGAATACAATCAATTGGCAGGGACAGCAATTACGCAAGGAGTAACGGGCGACACATCAACTGACAAAACATTTGATGCTGCAATTGCGGGCTCTGAAAGAATGCAAGGAATACCACTTCCTTCTCAAATGAGCCCTGGAATCTTCTTACATCCTTATCGCAATGATTTAGTCTTTTTTATACAAACAGAAGCAGCGGCAGCAGATGTTGTTGGATATGATATTCTTTATCTTGAGAGTCTTGCAATAGAAGATGTACCCTTGAAGGAATGGTTCCGTATTACAGTAATGCTGAATAACACAGTGGTTGACATTTTTAAGGATGGAGACTTACTTAAGTCAATAGTTCTAAAGGGTAAAGTGCGACCTGTTCCGAATCAATGGTTTGGTCGCAGTGGACCGGCACCATTCAGTGGAGTTCTCCAAAATCTCAAATTATATAATGGTATTTTATCACCTGCGCAAATTAAATCAGCGGCATCTAGTGGATTCTCAGCCAAACCTCAGATTAAGGATGCTGAAATATGCTAAGGACACATTTTTAAATTTACTGTAAGCAGGGAATGAATCGTTTTAGTTTTAATAATTATAGGCCGGCACCCTCTGTTATTCCATCTGTTTCAACGTTGGGCACACAGCCTGCTGACATAGCAGCATATGCATTAGGTGGAATGCTTTTAGTGGGCCTGATTTTTTTAGTAATAATGTATTATCAACGAAAGAATGTTCAAATGAATCCTGGACCATGGAAGTTTTCACCGACTGAATTTCCAATTGTTATACGTTCAGACCAGTTAGCAACAGTAACGCAAGGATCGTTTAGCATAGTGAATTATTTATATATTTCGGGTGCAAGAGAACAACGAACAAATGCCCAGCCAATCTGGCGTTGGGGAATCTTTGATCCAATAAGAAACAGAAAACCTGCTATCCTAGCATCATATATTCCGGCACAAGAGCAACTTCTGCTAGAATTCTCAAATGTAGCAACAGGTGATGAAAACTCAACTTCATCAATCTTTGTTCCAAATATTGTACAACAACGTTGGTTTCATATGGCATTTGCGTTTGAAGGAAGAACAGTTGATATTTTTGTAAATGGTCATCATGTAAAGAGTCTACAGCTTCCTAACGTCTTAAAGCAATCATCTGATGGAATACAAATTGTCGGCAATTCGGGTATCCTGGGACAGATGGCATTGTGGAAAGTCACCGAAGGAAGAATGAATGAGCAGCAGGCCCAATCTGATTATAAGGAAACCTCTGATACAGGAGGAAAGCCTATTTTACCGGTTGATTTTTCATTTTCTCTTGATATGATACCCAAGCTTAACTTTTGTCCTGGAATGCCCTGGTGCGAAGATATGAAAGGCGACTGCAAGACATATGTTAAATACGACTATGCTTAAATTTTCATAAAATGCATACACTAAAAAAGAAGTAATGATTATTCTTTTTTATGTAATATTAGGTTAGAGAATGAATAGTCTGCAAGCAGGATCAGCGGGAGGCCCCGGTTTAGTAAATAGTATAATTTATGTTCTACTTTCATTTGTTCTTGTGTACTTCGTATACCGTTTGGTATATCCGCAGCAGGATCCGCGTGAGGCACAAGTCTTAGATTTCAATGATGGCAGTCGTGCACTAACTGCATCAACAGACGTAAATTCAGCTCCTCTACCCCAGCTTTTCACAGGTGGTGAAATGACACTATCCTTTTGGCTCTATGTAAGCGATTGGGATGTTCGTGCGGGCATGGTCAAGCACGTTTTGTCTGTCCGTGGTTCATCTCCTGGAACGACTTATAACAGTTTTGTCTGCGCCTTGTACCCGCAGGAGAACAAGATGATGATCCGTGTTAGAACTGCGGGTGCATCTACACCGACGGGCATGGGTTCCCAGTCTAACCCTACATCACCCCAAGGCAGCGGCTCTTCTGATTACACAAACATTGCAACCTTCAACAATCTCCTCAACCAGAATATTGGCCTTGCCGATTTCACGAACACATTGAACTACCCGATGTGCGACTTGCCTGAATTTGATTTACAACGTTGGATCAATGTTACAGTTGTAGTTTCTGGACGCGTGAGCGATGTATATCTTGACGGAAAGTTGGCCCGTTCTTGCATGTTAGACAATGTAATACAGTTCCCTAAGTCAGTTGGCTCAGCGGGTATCGCCGTAGATGTCTGCCAGAAGCAAGGTTTTGGTGGTGCTCTATCACGTGTACAACTCTATTCTTATGCGATTACGCCGGATCGTGTCTACAGTATTTACCAAGCGGGTCCGTCAATCAAGTCTGCTACATTGGTGGACAAACTCCTGGGTCTATTCGGAATCAACTTAACAGTAAGTGCCTACAAGGTAACATCTCCTCAACAGTCATGCAACGGCTCAATGAATGTGAATGTTCCTTCTATTGTTGGAACATCACTAACAGGTGCTGGTTTGACAACCTCTGGAGCCCTTGGTGGAGTATTATCAAATCCGATTGCGGCTGCTCAGTAAAGACTTCAAATTCAAATAGAAACGTATATTTCATTTCATAATGGGTGACCTATTTGAAATAAAACATATCCTTGATTAACTATAGAGAGAAATGAATTTTCTACCTAACATCCTTGGAGACGGAATTGTAGATCAAGTTTTACAGGCTATGGCCGTAATGCTCTTTCTATATGTATTCTTATCAGTTCTGAATAACTTTGGCATTCTTTATCTTACATATTTGGAAATGTCTACTACACTTCAGCCTAATACGACTAATGTAACGGATACATTTACTCAAGAACCTAACATTGATACATCAAAGACTTGTTTTCCGAGTCGTAATGAAGTCAATGGAACTGAATTTACTTACAGTATCTTCCTGAACTTCACTGCAAATAGTTTCTCCAATGATCCTAATAGATTACGTCACATCTTCCACAAGGGATCACCGCCTCCTGACGGTTACCCTTTAATTTCACCTGGTGTTTTCTGCCATGCAAATCAAAATACGCTCCGTGTGATGATGGGTAGCTCTGATCGCTGGGATAACTTCGTAGATATCCCGAATATTCCGGTCGGCAAGTGGTTCCACTTAGTAATTACCTGCAAGGGTCGCAGCATTGATGTCTACATCAACGGAAATATTATCCAGCGTCTAACACTTGGATCTGTTCCTAAGCTGAACTTTGGTGATGTCTATCTCTTGCAGAATATATCAAATGGTGATACACGCGTGAACATTGCTCCTGAGCAACAGTTTAACGTAATTGGTGCCGCAAACTGCAGTATCTCCCGTTTCCTTTATTATGCCTATAGTTTATCATATGCTGAGATTGATCAGCTCTACAGACAGGGCCCTTCCACAACGGTTGTCAGTGCAAGCAACCAGATCCCGCCTTACATGGCCGATGCCTGGTGGGTGCAGTCTTTCAATCAGGGTCAGTAATCAAAAAATCATAAATCAATTATTATTAATTTAATAAGGTTTCCTACTTAAATTAATAAGCAACGATAAATCAGAGTAGAATATGCCGGGAGGTCTTATTGCTTTAGTCGCATTTGGTAAACAAAATGTGATGATCAATGGTAATCCACAGATCACATATTTTTATAAGTCATTTAAGCGTCATTCACATTTTTCTATGGAAAATATTTCAATTCCATTTGAAGGGCCAAATGAATTAAGTTTGGATATGCCGATGAAAGTTCGCGTTAAGATTCAACGATTTGCTGATTTGGCACGTAATTGTTATCTACGCGTCAGACTTCCGGCAATCTATAGTAAAATTGCAGTAGGAAGGGATATTCCGCATCAGTTTCAATGGATTAAGCAATTAGGAGCACGTTTAATTCAAAATGTTTCATGTTACATTGGTGGATCTAAGATCCAAGAATTTACAGGAGAATGGTTGGCAATTCGGGCACAGTTAGATGAAGAAAGTTCAAGTTATTCCCATTGGCAGGAATTAGTGGGAGATGTGCCTGAAATGAATAATCCTGCACTTGGTTATTATTCAGATACATCTTCGGGTACACCACTTTATCCTAATGTAGTTCAAACAATTGGAGCAACACAAAATAATAATCCATCAATTCCTAGTCGCAATCTCCGAATTCCTCTTCCTTTTTGGTTTAGTGAAGGTGTCGGAAATGCACTTCCTTTAAAAGCCTTACAATACCATGAAGTTGAGGTGCAAATAAATTTTCAACCTTTAAGAAATATTTACACTCTGCTAGATTCATTAGGATATCGTGTTCGTTATGGATATGAAAATGCAGGAGCGCCATTTTCTGCGACTAATCCGGAGACACTGAACGATGTATATAATTCTGTTGCAGATGTGAATGGAAGTCCGCAGAATTTTTACACCGATGCTGGATTTGGTATTCCGACAACAGAATATTTTAATTTAAATCCTCATCTTGAAGTTGAATATATTTATTTAACAGATTCTGAACGTTCTTTCATTGCAGAGCATCCTTTACAGTATATTGTATCACAGATTCAAACATTTACTTTTCAAGGAGTTAAGTCAAGAACAAAGTTTGACTTAGATGCACATAATATGGTTCGTCGCATGATCTGGTTTGCTCGGAGATCAGATACATTAGTATACAGAAATGATTACTTGAATTGTACAAATTGGAAATATGCAAATCAAGCACCTTATCTAAAAGGTACGCTAGCTCAAGCAACTAATTATGGAACTTCTGGAACAATAGTAACAGGCGGTCAGCGTACAATTTTACAGACTGCAAGAATTATATGTGAAGGAAATGAAATTATGGAAGAAAAGCCGGCAGACTATTTTGAATTACAGCAGCCGTACGATAATTTAGTTGGAGGACCGATTGGTGTCACGGGTGTGGATTCAATGGGACCATTATATGTATTATCATTTGCTACAAAAGGTTCTGATCTCTTACAGCCATCTGGTTCACTAAATGTCAGTTTAATTAATAATTTTCAACTTGAAGTAAATCCGTATCCTATAAATACCACTGCAAATTATGATTATGATTTTACAGTCTATATTGAAAGTGTAAATTTCCTAGCAATTACGAATGGAATGGGTGCATTACAGTTTGCAGTATAATTAAGAGTCCTGGATAACGCGGAAAATACAATTAAAAATATTAATGTATCATCAATAATGAGATATAAGATCGTTATTGCTAGATACAATGAGTCCCTTAACTGGACAGATCACTTAAAAAGGGAAAATTTAGTCATTTACAATAAGGGTAATCCACTTGATCCGGTGAAATTTCCTGTTGTAGAAAAGCGTCAAAATATAGGAAGAGAAGTTGAATCATACATGCATTATGTAATTAATAATTACGATAATTTACCTGATTATGTAATATTTCTGCAAGGATATCCATTTGATCATATGAATCCGATTGTTCCTGAAGAATTTCAAGAAAAAATAGATAATTTGATAGATTCTAAGCCGAAAGATATATTATGTTTTATGCAGCAGCCTTATGTTGAAAGACATTATCGTTGGCCTTCAATTAAGACAGTAGAATATTGCAAACTTTTTTTCACGCCGAATTTTCCTGAAGTAACAATTTTTTCTGCTGGATGCCAATATTTAATTCCCAAACAAAATATTCTATCTAGACCGATTCAATTCTATATGAGAATCCAAGGAATGTTATTAAATCAAAAACAGTTAACAATAGATATAGCATCAGGAGGATATTATGAGTATGAACCGCATTCAATGAATGGATGGTGTTTAGAAAGACTTCTTGGATATGTTTTCAGTATTCAAGTTCCCTTGCAGGAAGAGATGAAGCAGAAGAAATATTTAGTAACTGGTGGAGCAGGATTTATTGGAAGCAATTTGGTAAATATGTTATCAAAAAATAACACAGTTGTTGTCATAGATAATTTGACGACTGGCGATATAACTAACATAGTAAAGAATGATAATATTCATTTTATAAATGGTTCTGTTCTTGACAGTGAACTTTTAGACAGAGTTGGTTATGTTGATGGAATCTTTCATTTAGCAGCAATGAGTAAAGTTTTACCTTCATTGGAAAACAAGGATATGTTTAATTTTTGCATGGAGCAAAATATTCTTGGAACAATTAATGTTTTGAAGTTTGCATCATCATACAGAAAACCTATGAAAGTGATCTATAGTGCATCATCCACTGCCTATGGGTTAAATCCCATTCCGAATGTTGAAACACAGCAACCTGATTGTCAAACACCGTATGCTCTTAGCAAATACTGCGGAGAATTATGTTGTGAACTTTTTTACAAAATGTACAAATTACCTTCTGTTAGACTAAAGTATTTTATGGTTTATGGACCCAACGAACCTAGTACCGGATCATATGCAATTGTAACAGGTATATTTCTCAAAAGAAAACGTGAAAATTTGCCTCTTCTAATACACGGCGACGGATCTCAAACAAGAGATTTTGTTCACGTGGAAGATATCTGTCAAGCAAATATCCTAGCAATGGAAAATGAGGATCTAGTAAATGAAACGATCAATGTTGGAACAGGTGAAATGATTTCAATTAAAGAACTAGCAGATTTAATATCAGCAGATCAGATACATGTAGAAGGTCGGAAAATTGATCTTAAGCATACATTATGTGACACAACAAAATTAAAAGAAAAACTGGGATTTATTCCTTCAAAGAAGATTAAAGATTATATTTTATCTTTGGTCTGAGGATTAATATTCTATATTATTTATTTAAGAATTTAGAGATGAGATTTGTTATAAATTCGCATAAAAACTCTTCAATTGCTCTTGAACTGGGGTTCTCAGAATAGTAAAATATTATGAGACAATTGACTTATATAAAATACAAGCAAATTGGCAGCAAAGTAATTAATATGAATTAAGAGTTTAGACTTTTGGCATTTTATATTCCTTCAAGATATCGGGTCCAAACTTCTTTTCATCCTCTTCCCTTCCATCGCGCAACCTCAATTCAAGATATCCCGATTTCTTAGTTGCATTTAATTTTGTTAAATTGGGAAATGCGGCATGCAAGGCTTCTGCTGATTTTGTAACACGATTCTTAGTTCTTTCCTCTTGCATTCCACCCGCTTCTTTGTAATAAGCCGTCTTAGGAGCTACAGTACGGAAACGCAGAACACCTCCATCAAGAACATACATAATTAGAGAACGCAAATAATCTTCTTTATCATCAATTGTGACAGTTAAGATAGGCCCCGGATTTGTGATGCCCCAGAAGGCTCCAATGATATATTTCAAATCCGATGTCGCACCTTCCTTCATGAAAAATCCGTTTGCAACAGGATAGATTCCCCATAATCTAAATCCAGTCTTAGCAGATTCACTGAATCCTTTCTTGATTAGTGAATCTAGGCTTTGTAAAGGAATCTCGTGACGACGAGCACTAGAAGAAAACTCCAAGAATCCTTTGATATCATCATCCATATTAACAATTCGCTTTCCAACAGGGAAATATCCAGTGATAAAGTTGCGGATATTAGCCATGCCTGGAACTCCAACAATCATATGTCCGTAAGAACCAGGCTTCAATACACTTCTGTAAAGCTCTTCTTGTTCCTTATTTGCGACAAAGACATAGATTTTTGATGCAGGAATTTTGTATTCTGCAAGAACAGTTAATGTTTTATCGCGTAAGGTCTCAGCCCTTTTATAAGAAGGAATTGCGACAACATAATCTGAGCCAATTTTTCTAGTCCCCTTATTTCTAGAGCGACGTGTTGTCATCCTACTTTACGCCCATTTTTCTTTTAAAAATTACTGACATAGGATAGGGTTAAATGGAAAAGGGATCCATGCAAGATAGATCCACATTTGATGGAAACCGATTTGGAAGAAAAGTCGGAATTTGGTTTGGAATTTTTATTGGAACTTTTCTCGGATTATGTTTACTTGCAGAAGGAACAAGTTTAGGAATGAACGCTTTCATCTACAAAGGACCCTTTATGAGAGCAGTCCTTGGTCTATGGTTTGGAATAGCATTCTTTATCTCAATACCTTATTATATCTTTATTGGATTAACAAATCCAAATGAGTCACCTAAGAGATATGCACTCTTTCCTCTTCATAAGGGCCCCTTTGAATGGCAGGTTATGAATTCATTCTTTGGAGAAGGAAGTTACATGACGACAACTTGGGAACCAGATGATCATGTTCTAGATAGAATGGGTCTGCTAGAAAACCCAGATCCGAAAGATAAATATATTTTACCGATCACTTTAGATACACTAAATATTTAGGCAGACTCATAGAAAGTTCTTGTCGCAGAGTCCTTTATAAAATCCTTAATCTTCATTGGTGTTTTCTTAACAAATGGATTTGGTGTATTGCGCATTTTCTTCTTATCAAATGTATTCTCGGAATGAGCCATTACGAGCATAACACTTGTTGATTTAAGTTGGAGCATAGGAACACTATATTTTTTTACAAAAGATGCCTCTTCTGCATGAGTGACTGTATCATCATAAAAGTGATCTTTTAGGAAAGATCGCCGATATGCAAAAGTTCCATTTGTTGCATGATTTGGTGCATAGGGTCCTAGTTTCCAGATACTCTTATCATCAGTATAATACATGAAGATCTCTGAGGAGCCGCAGATTTCATACTTGGGATTTGCTGTTAACATCTTAACAACGTGGGAAACACGATCTGTAGTATAATAATCATCATCATCCATGCAGATAATAATATCACCTTTGGCCTCCTTGTTTAAAAAGTTTCTCTTCATTCCAATATTCTGTTTTTCTTCTTCTTCAAAATATCGGACATTCTTCAGATCAGATGCATCAAAAAGATCTTTTACTTTATCTGTTCCATCATCAAAAACAACAAGTTCCATTAGTTCTTGTGGGTAATCTTGAGCCTTAAAATTAGAAATTAAATGAGGTATGAAGCGCCGACGATTATAAGTTGGAACAATAACGCTGACAAAAGGTCTGCTCATCTATTTTACATTAATGGAGGAATCCGTTAAGTCCTTGCTTCCCAGGACCGGGGTTGCTTCCTAAATCTATCTAGAAATCTACACCCCCGTTTTTTCAATTTTTTCACCAAAAAATTTGAACCAAAAATAAAAGACACAAAAAAGCAGACCCTAAAGAAAGAAATGGATTACGCTCTTAGAACTGTTGAAAATATCCTGAAATATTCGCTGACACATGAGTCACCTGTGTATCATCAGCCCGCTCATATTCGTCTTCCACTAAAGATCCATCAGCGTGCTCTTCTAGCAGCGGCCCGTAAGTTGGAGTGTAATCGTCCTGCAGGAATTACATGCGAAGATGGAGCGCAGATGTATACCAAGTATGGAGTAATTGCAGATCGTGTCGGATCTGGTAAATCACTAGTTGCACTATCTCTTGCAGGAATGGAGCGTCCTCAGACAGAGATGTTTACTGCAGAGGCATCAACAAATCATGATGTCGTTGTAATTAAGCGTCACGATGAGTCAATTAAGTTGATCAAGAATGAATATATTGTTACAAATGCATCACTACTTATTATTCCCCATGGACTTGTAGCGCAGTGGGAACGTTATATTAAGGATCAGACTTCTCTTAGAACTCTAATTGTAAAGACAAGAAAGATTGCATCAACAAATACAATTAAGGAAGATATTAAGAAGTTGGATCTGGTGGTTGTCACCTCAACGATGTGGAAGGATTTCTGCACGCAGGATAATGTCTATAAGATTTACTGGTCGCGTCTCTTTGTGGATGAGGCCGATACTTGTCAGATTGGTATTTCGGATGAGTCGCAGGTTCGTGCAGCCTTCTATTGGTTTATCTCAGCAAGTTGGCTAAATATGGTCTTTCCAAATTACACAAGTATTTTGCGACATGAGGCAACAAAGACAATCTATCCACTTGCATGGGAAAACTTTAAGAATTCAGGTAACTATATTCGGATTGAGGGAATTCGTAGGAACAATATTGTCAGTAGGATGTGTGTATCAGCGCAGTATCCAACACTTCGGGCAAATTATAGTTGGAGACTAATTCTCCGCAATGATGAGAACTTTATCCAGCAGTCTCTTCAGATGCCAGAAATCATCCATCACAATTGGATTTCAGCGATCCCGCAGAATGTTCAGCTTCTGCAAGATATGATCAATCCGCAGATTATGGAGATGCTTCATGCAGGAGATCACGAGTCAGCACTAGAGGCGCTCGGTATTCAGGAGGATTCAGTCACAAATGTAGTGGAAGGTGTTACGAAACATATGCAGCAGCAGTTGGAGACAGCAGTCAAGTTCCGTGAATACAAGATGTCCATGACCTATCCCTCAGATAAGGCAAAGCAGGAAGAGAAGGAGAAGTGTGATCAAAAGATTGCGGAGTTTGAGTCTAAGTTGAAGTCACTCAAGGATCGTGTCACTGAGTATAAGGATACTGCATGTCCTATCTGCTTCTGTGATCTAGAGAAGCCGACACTGACACCATGTTGTAAGAATCTCTTCTGCTTTGTCTGCATGGTAGAGTCACTCCGCCGCAATCCGGTCTGTCCTCTTTGTCGCACACATATTGAAGTTAAGAATCTAAAAATTCTTTCTGAGGAAAAGCCAAAGCCCAAGCATGTGAAGGAGAAGGAAGGAAAGCCTCTTTCAGATGAGGAGAAGACAAAGGCACACCGTCTGCTAGAGTTCTTGGAAGCAAATCCTAATTCTAAGGTTCTTCTCTTCTCATCCTATGATAAGACCTTTAGTAAGTTGATCCCTGTCTTTGAGCAGAAGTCAATCAATTATAGCATGGTAAATGGAACATCTGCTCGTATTCAGAAGATTATCCGTGAATTTGGAGAGGGTAAGCAGCAGGTTCTCTGTCTGAATGCTCGTCACTTTGGAGCGGGTCTTAATATTGAGTGCGCTTCCCATGTTATCCTGTATCACAGGATGGCGGAGGAAGTTGAGAAGCAGATCATTGGTCGTGCGTATCGTTTTGGCAGATCAACAAATCTGGATGTAATCCATCTGCTTCATGCAAATGAGACTGGAGCACAGTTTGATTTACATGCATATAATGGTGCAATTGATCAGGGCAATGTTATTCTTCACATATAGTTTTCTTCTTACGACGAACAGGTGCTTTTACTTCAACAACTTCAACTAATTCAGTAATAACTTTTTTTTCGTGAATAGCTCTAATCTGAGGTGGCAACAGAACTTCCAACCATTTATCTAATCGTTCTAAGACAGGCATTTCTTTTACAGAAGTTAATTCATACCAAAGACCAGCATGATGAACTCCATTATAGCGTGACTTATAGGCCAAAAGAATACGATACGCTCCTTCAAAACCTGCATTGCGATGTGGTGATTTATTGACAGACAAGAAATCACGAACTTCACCCAGATACTTGAACTGATTGAAGAGCCAAGATTGACGACTTAGAACTGCAGTATAGACCATTGGAACATCTTTGATAGGCTTCTTCATATTGGAAAAAGCATCATAGAAGAGCCGAGTATTAACTGCTTGAAGCTTAGCAGTATACGAATAGGGAAACAAATTCCAATATTGAAAGAAGAAAGTATAATAATCAATACGATCGGACTGCAAGATATCATGCAGAAGAGTTCGGTAGAAAGTATATGATCTTGTTGGATCTTGCACATTGGATTTTAACCAATTAGGTAGGGTCTCATGCAAATGTAATCCAGCCAGATTCATGTCATTATTTTCAAGAGCAACTTCACGGAAGATATCCACTTGATTACTCAGAATTTGGATAACAGCCTGCTTTAAATTCTCAAGACGTGAAATACGATTTGTTGATTCAATGCGTGGTTTAAAATCATTAATACCTTTCCCACCATTCAAGGCACGATGTTGAATAGAACTATTCCAGATCTGCAAGATCTTGCGTAAATCACCTTGATGAAGTTGAGATAATTCATTCACTATATCAGTATCGGGTTCAACAGTCGGATGTTTTTTCACGAGAAGATTCTTAATTTCTTTTACAGATGGAGGGATAATTTCAAAAGAAAGACAAAGACGCATTAAGGGTTTATATTTCTTATCAGCCCATTCATTACTAATGCAAAATATAGCATTCATGCCCTTATATTCTTTAAGAGCCTTGATGATTTCTGTAAGACCACCACGATCACCGGATGACATACCGTCAATTTCGTCAAGAATTACACCAAGAGGGCGATGACCTTCTGGTCTAAAAAAATCAGCGACATTATTACTTTTTAGAAGAGGTTGAATAATTTCAGAGACACCTGCACGATTCCGCACATGACTAGCATTACATTCTACAGGCCTTAAATTAGCAGCAGCGCAAACACGATAAGCTAAAGTTGTTTTACCGACACCGGGACCTCCATAAAGAAAGACAGCAACAGGATCTCTATGACCAGAGGAAGGCTTTTTAGCCCAATCAACAAGTTTACTAAAAATATCTTGATGAATTTCACTTACAAAATCATCTTTAACTTCCATGCCTACCGAATTTGTTAGGCTTTGGTTTATATCCCAAGGCCTAGCAAATGAAAATTTTGATTTTTTATTATTGTTTTTTGATTTTTGATAGGAATAGTTTTACGCACAGCCAGTTCCAGCCGTGATACCGGCCCATGATAGACCCTTACTCTGAGCTGCATTACACTTGGTAGCATTTGAGTCAGAAGGCTTTGTTAGGAAGATATAATCTTTTTGTCCAGGCGCAGGAGGTATCAGAGGATCCGCTTTCTTGAGTCCATTGCGACGAGAAACTCCAATAAAATCTACGCACATATTTGATCCAGTAGCAGGATCATTACCCATAAAAGTTAAGTAATCTGGGCAAGAAGACAGATACGGGGGCCAAGTGGGATATGTGAATTGTGATGTAGCAATAAACCAGCGAACATAATACATCCAGAGCAGTGCAATAAGTCCTAGAGTGCCGAGCATTGCAAGAAAGGGACGTCCCTTATTATCTAGGTAGGTGCCGGATAAAGTAACATACATAAAAAAGATCGTAACTCCCACAGCCACAAATGAAAACACTCGTGCTAGGAAATCCAGTGTTCTTTGCGATATAGCCATCTCTAAATAATCACATTAAAATATTTTTCTAAAATTTAGGTTAGCCTATATTTGCCCATACAGATCTAGTTAAGTAATTGTTACCCTGACCATCATACCAGGTCATTTCAATAAAACCAGTGCCAAAATCTGTATTAGAAGCGGTTCCGGAAGGTCCAATAGGACCATTTGGAGAAACAATCTGAACTTTTTTAAAAGTTGAGTTATAGATTTGGACTGTTTTTGCCATATCTCGTAAAATCACACATCCAGAGGTACTAACATTATTTGTAGTAATGATAGTTGACCACCATGTAGGATTATTTGCAAGAGGTGCGACATTAGATGTAGTTAAATTAATAGAATAGATTTCATTATATGCCGAACTTATATTAATAAGAAATTTTGGAGGCCCAGCCTGAGCAGTATATCTTAATACTGATGACATTAATTAAGAAAAAGAAATTTCCCAGACTGAATATAGAAATGAATGGCAGAATAAATCTAGATTTTACAACTGGCTTTACTGATCAAGGAATTACAAATCAGTTCACATCTGCTACAAAGTTAGGTGATGATGTAGGAAGGGATTTAGTAAAAGGAACAATTGAAAAAAATCTATTGAATCAGACCTATTTCAGTGATGCAAATGTTCAAATCATCCAAAATCGTCTAATCTATGAAGTCTACCAGAAGAGCAATGGTAAGTATAGAATTGGACCCCAGAGTGCTGAAAACCTATTAATTATTATGCGCAGCATGTATTTTCAGTATGGTAAAAATTTAGATTATGCAATTAAGGAACAGATTACTGAATTAAATGATTATGTAATTGCTTTTGCAGTTCCCAAAATTCTGAGTGAAGCCGATATGTATGAGACGTATAGAAAAGATATTACAACTTTACCTGTACCTATGTCCCGTTCAGTGAACTTGAGCCAAGCAGGCACAAAGAGCAGACCCTTGAATCCTTTTTTCTAAGCTTACTTTTTAACAACCTTCTTCTTTGTTACCTTGGGTCCGGCAGGATCAGCCTTATTAATCTCAGCACGATGAGTCTGATAAGGAAGCCATGCAGCCATAAAGTCATCAAGATCAGAAAGCCAAAGATTCTCGGGAGTCATATTCTCAAGAACCCTTACTTCATCTTCAACCCCCTTAATCTCAAGTTCCAATGTATGTACTGCTGATGCCTTCATCCGATCAATACGCATTCGCAACAAGTATTCAAAGTCATCAAGAGTGTCATTCTGTGCACTGAGATGAGGCAGAGATAGTGCCTTTAGACCTGCAAGAAGCACAGAATCTTCCGTCTTACCAATCACAAGAGAACCAGAGATAACAGCAGCAATGAAAGCCATCTTAGCCCGGAGTTCAATAAGTGATGACTTGAGACTTGCAAGTTTATGAGCCTTGCGCTTCTGATAAATATCTAGACGGGCTGTAATAAACTCTTCTAGGATTTCACCCACATGACTATACCTATGAATCTTTCCACAAGAATCAAAAGCAACCATGTTAGTAATTCGGAAACTACTGATTAGACGGAACTTGACCATAAATTCTGACAGATAAGTCTTCGCCAACCAATATGCATCTTCTGTTAGAGTCAAGATAAAGTCTACATCAACATCGTTATAGGCTTCCTCAAAGCTCCGGAGAGTCAATTTTCCACCCTGTTCATCAATACCGGGGGTTTCACCTGCTAGCATACTCTCCAAGAACTCCTTATAGTCCCTAGTCCAAAAGCCAACCGGCAGTTCCTTGATCCGAATCTGAAACTTCTCTTCATTTGGAAACTCAATGATACCGCTCGTAAGCCATCCCTTCTTGTCGGGCATAGGACGAACATCGCCGCGGAAACCGAGCCACCAAGGCTTGAAGGTCCAAGTTGTCAGATCTACACCATCAGAAAGACGGGACTTGATTGCTGCAACCAGATCTGTAGGATTGTACGGCAGAATATCTGTTGAGAAACCAGTGCCAATACCAATTGATCCATTGACTAGAATCATGGGAATTGTACTGTAATAATTCACAGGCTCAACAGGTGTTCCATCATCATCTGTATAAGAAAGAACAGGCTCATCTTCCTTGCGATAAATACTTCGGATAATGCTTTCAAGATAAGTGTGGATATACCTCGGCGAAGCAGAATCCTTTCCACCCATAAGACGAGTTCCAAACTGTCCTGAAGGTGCTAGCAGATTAATATTATTAGCACCGACGTAAATCTGTGCCATTCCGATAATAGTTGAATTCAGAGATGCTTCACCATGATGGTAAGCAGCAATCTCAGATACATATCCTGCAAGCTGAGCAACCCGAATTTCCTGTGTTAGGTTACGCTTGAGACAAGCCCATAGAATCTTGCGCTGACCGGGCTTTAGTCCATCCAGAATAGAGGGAAGAGACCGGATATTATCTGCAGATGAGAAGTGAATGAGTTCATCATTGATAAATTTAGTGTAAGGAACCTGAGAACCACCCTTTTTAATAACAAGTACCCTCTTAATATCATATGTTGAAAGCCAAGTCTTACGATCATCTGCTCTTTTCTTATTAAATGCCATATCAATTGCATCATCTGAAGGATCATCCCACTGAAAATCAACTGTGTGCATATTCTCAAAGTATTCACGGGCTTCAGCAGCAGTTGAAGTGCCCAATCCCTTATAATACTTCGCTTTCCAACCCTTTCCGCCTCCAGATTCAGGTCCGGCAAACCAAACATCATAATCCTGCTGGGAATAGAAGGATAGCGTAGTTGATCCCTTTGAAACCTTGAGCAGAGGAGTCATTAGACAGCAGAGAAAACCCATCTTAAGAAGATTAGGCCACTCAGTGTGGAAGAGATTGATGAGAAGACCCTTAATATGTGATCCATCTACATCCTGATCTGTCATAATCATGACACGACCATAGCGGAGTTGCTCCAACTTGGTATATTTCTTGCCATATTCCAGACCAAGAATCTGCTTAATCTGATTGAGTTCAGCATTATTATTCTTCTTTGCAAGATTGGCTTCCTTAACGTTGAGGAGTTTACCACGAAGAGGAAAGACACCATAGCGTTCCCGACCAACAACCTTCAGACCTGAGATTGCAGTGGATGCAGCTGAATCTCCCTCAGTCAAGATCAAGGTGCACTCATTGGACTTTGCAGTTCCAGCCCAAAGAGCATCTTCTAGCTTAACAATGCCGCGAACAGTAGCCCGCTTTTTACCATCAGTCTTCTTAGCATCCTTGAGTTCACGAGCAGCCAGAATGTGCTGAGCCTCATCAAGAAGACCAATCTTGATTAGTGAATCAACAAACTTCTCGGAGATGACAGGCTTAGATCCAAACTTGGAAGCAGGAGTTGTTAGACATTCCTTAGTCTGAGTATCAAAAGAAGGATTTACAATAACTGAGCGAATGAACCATGTTAGAGAATCCTTGATTAGATTGGGAGTAATTTCAATCTTCTTCTTCTTGGCTTTTTCGCAGAAATCAGTCAGAACCTGCTTGGCAACATATTCAACATGCTTTCCTCCACGCCGAGTTAGAATACCATTTACAAAGGAAAGATGGCGATCATCGGGTGGCGAATCCTTGTACAGAGTGGATGTTAGAATTGCACCGATCTCCCAACGTTCTCCAGCAGAATCAAAAGCAATAAGTGCATCGCGACGCTTCTTGGGCGTCAACTTCTTGACTTGTTCGGGCAGCCCTTCTTCAAGAGGACAGAACAGATCCATATAGGACATGAGTGACATCACAGGAATCTGAGTTCCATTGAGATAGATTGCGCAACCGGGAACGCAGACAGCAGCATCATAGCACCGAGTCGTCAGAACATCCATCATATCTGCAGGAATCTCTTTAACTTCTCCTTCAGCATCATCGGTAGAAGACCAATGAAATCGGGAAAGATCGGGAGTATAGGCAATAGTAGTAAGAGCCGTTGATGACTTTACTTTATTAACCTTTACCTTATCCATTTTAGTCATGTTATCGGTCCAAGTGTAAGTTGTCATTGTTGAGGAGGAAGGAGTAGTAATTTTAACAGAAAACTCCTTACTGAAGATATTGGTCAACTTGGCACCATATCCATTCTTACCACCGACGATCTTCTCTTCCTCCTTGTTGTAGTTGGAAGAAGTCAATAGCTGACCAAAGATCATT